TTTTATAAAAAAATATTCAGACCTTAATTTATTCAATTTTTTTCCTACGAACGTATTAGATATTCAATCGAGAAATATTATTAAGTTGCCAAAAATGATAGGACAACTTGTTAATTTACAAAAATTATCATTGTCTGATAATCAAATTACAGAATTACCAGAAACAATAGGACAACTTAGTAATTTGCAAAAATTATGGTTGTCTAGTAATCAAATTACTAAATTACCGGAAACAATAGGACAACTTGTTAATTTGAAAGAATTATTGTTGTCTGATAATCAAATTACAGAATTACCAGAAACAATAGGACAACTTAGTAATTTGCAAAAATTATGGTTGGATAATAATAAAATTACAAAATTACCTGAAACAATAGGACAATTTAGTAATTTGCAAGAATTATCGTCGTCCCATAATCAAATTACAAAATTACCAGGAACAATAGGACAACTTAGTAATTTGCGAAAATTGTGGTTGTATAATAATAAGATTACAAAATTACCAGAAACAATAGGACAACTTAGTAATTTGCGAAAATTATTGTTGTCTGATAATAAAATTACAAAATTACCGGAAACAATAGGACAACTTAGTAATTTGCGACACTTATTGTTGTCTGATAATAAAATTACAAAATTACCGGAAACAATAGGACAACTTAGTAATTTGCGACACTTATCGTTGTATTATAATCAAATTACAGAATTACCGGAAACAATAGGACAACTTGTTAATTTGCAAGAATTATCGTTGTCTAAAAATCAAATTACAGAATTACCAGAAACAATAAGACAACTTATTAATTGTAAGATCTATTGAACTCGCGCGCAAATCTCCGGCCAACTGCAAATCTTTGCAGTAACTTCAACGATTCATCGAATTCATATGCAAATCTCCAGCCGGTCGCAAATCTTGGCAGTAACTTCAATAATCCATTGAATTTACTATGCAATCTCCAGCTAATTACAAATCTTGGCAGTTACATCGCATATAACTTCAATGATCCATTGAATTCGCATGCAAACCTCCAGCCAATTACAAATCTTGGCAGCAATTTGATCTATTGAATTAACGCGCAAATCTCTGACCAATTGTAAATCCTGGCGGTAACATTGCATATAACTCCAATAGTCTATTGAATTAGCGTGCAATTCTCCAGCCAATTACAAATCTTGACAGCAACTTTGCATGTAACTTCAATGGTCCATTGAATTCGCGCGCAATTTTCCAGCCAATTACAATTCTTGGCAGTAACATTGCATATAATTTCAATAGTCTGTTGAGTTAGCATGCAATTCTCTCGCCAATTATAATTCTTGGCAGCAACTTTGCATATAACCTCAATGATCTATTGAATTCGCATGCAAATTGTGCATAACTCCAATAATCTATTGCAATTCTTGTCAACAACTTTGCGCGTACCTTCAATGATCCATTAAATCTACATGCAAATCTTAGCAGCAATGTTCCATGTTACTTCAATAAATTAATTATGTGTTTTTAACATATAATGAATTTTTGGGAAATCGCGATAGCTTTTGTTGTTGTTTTGATCATCGCGCTCGTATTATCGAACAAAAAGAAAGAACATTTTAATCCGTACAACGATTATACACGAGCTTATCCTGCGCTTTTTGCATACAAACCCGGATTTGGCCCTTATTATGAACCAGATGTACTATTCGGAAGGAATGTTCGTTATAGTCCTGGTTATCGTGATTATTATTACATCCCTGGTCATGATTATATGAATAATTGGATGAATGGTATTCCTCGCGAAGAAGCTGTGAACGCGATGGCATATCAGCAAGGTCTATATCCATTACAATCATATCCTTGGTTCATCAAACAAGGCGTTTTTCAGGATGGACGTGAATCTCCTGTCGAAATTTATCCTCGCGATGACACTTTTACACCAGATTATGATAAAGCCAGAATCATTCCATATCCTATTCCTGCATCCATTTCAGAATATTGTGCTGGTAATAATTTAGATCCTGGTGCAACTTGCGCAGTTCCGACGACCATACCTGAATCGTTTGTTTTATAATCAAAACGGAAATATTGACATACTGTTACCGTTTAGACCCAAATCTGACAAATATACATCTCTTTCAGGTGTCTTATGAACAGGATCGCCGATAAAATAAAATTTTAGGTTCGTATCAGTCAGATATTTGGTAAACGATATTGTCATATTATCTAAATTATTATAAAAATTTAGTTGATCAATGCCGTAGCCTATCATTTTACCAATGACAAGGACAACTAATTCATCCAACGTCATCGATTCATAGAAATAGTATGATAATACTCCGATTGATAACATTTTTTGTTGCTTGATGCAATAATAATAATTTTTATAAAATGAAATAAAATCAGTGATCTCTCCGTCCGAGTTTTTGTTAACGAACGAATATACAATGTTCTTTTTTGGCAACAAGAAATGTTTGGCAGAATCTATCGTAAAAGACATCTTGATCGGAAATTTCCGCATATAACCATTTAATTTGTCAGTCACTTCCGGTAAATCTGCTTCTTTTAACAAATGTAGCGGATTGGTTTCTGGAATATCCGGCAGTTCGGATACATCATTTTCTAAAAATTTGACCTCATATAATTTTTTATAATTTACAGGGATAGCGTAACATTTTAAAGTTATACTTGGATCATATTCGCCGAGAGCTGCTTCTGAAAAAAAGATGACCTCATTATTTTTTTTCGGTACATTGGACTCATTCGGATGGGGTATGTTATGCAAAAAAAGATTTCTTTTTAGTGAATCAATTAATATCTTGTTTAATCCATAGCCGCGAAATTTTTGGTGCATACATAATAGACTAATATATGGGACATTTTTAGCAACGTTGTTTATGATAACATCTATGTAAATTGCTGTGATAAGACCGATCAATTTGTAAGAATCGCTATCATCTTGATAAACTAAACCAATTATGAAATTTTTTGGGACACGTTTAAGATACCAATACAAATAATCCTTTGAATATGTTAATCGACAAGTGTTGTTTTCGTTTTCAACGTAATGATTATTTAATAAACTGTGTATTTCATTGATATGTTTCAAACTTAATATCCTTGGATAAAATGAACTTTTAATATCCGTCATCTCAGTAATTATTGATGGAATAATTTATATTTAATTCGTGACGCCCAATCAGAACTTGATTTATTATCATAATAATAAATCAAGAACAGTTAATACTTAACGAAATTAGGTCTGAAACGGGCCATCATGTACGTCATCTTTAATATTTGTTGATGTGTAAACATACACATTTGTGCGTCATCTGTATAATCCATAAAATTCAAAAAATTAGGTGTTTTCAAATTCTTATCAAAAATATATGCATACGGAGAAACGTGTACTTGCGTTAGTATTCCGTTTATACGTTTTGCTTTGATAGTATCGAATGCTGTACCGAATGTCGGACTAAATTGGGGAGTAGTATCTGCAATCATGTCCCCGCTTTCTTTTGCATCAGAACCAAACTTAGCAAGACTACTCGTTTTACAGGTATCATTATCGAAGGGATGTAATAATCCACACCAATGACCAATTTCGTGTGTAAATGTTCTATATTTATTATATTGTGCAACATTTCCCAAAAACATACCCGTATTTATCAATACCGCGTTTCTGTATTTGTATTTGCTATCAATCAATGTCTCATTATTGCCATCTCGATCCATAAAAGGAAAAACAGAAATCCCTAATAGTTGCTTTCCAGGAACGACAATAATGTTTAAAAACGAATCCGGATCTACGACATTCATTGCTTTGTAAATAGGGTCTAAATTATTTGAATCAATTGATAATCCGCTAACATTTTTGATCACAATGTCCTTCAAATAAAATTTCCACGTAACATTTGTATTTTTTGGCAAACTGTTGCATAAATTTAAATAATAATCCTTTTTTCCTTTATCTGCGTTTGCAAATAATTTGCCCGTTTGCAAAGTGTATTCTGCGCTAAAATTAGAAACGTTCCTATTGTAATCTGTATTTAGTGTAGATATGATATTGGTATTAATATGTTTTGTCCAATATTTAGTATCATTTTTTCGGAGCACAGAGTCAGCCAGATGAAATATAATAGGTATATCTATGGTCATTGGAGTAACACCGATTGTATACAGGATCAATTCTTTTTGTGTCATTGTTAAACATTTTGCGTGAGCATTTAATATTTCATGATAGTTTTTGTTGCAATTTTTGTTATGTGCACATCTAATATATTGATTTTTATTATGTTCGACATCAAAATCTATTGCATCGATCTCGGAGTTGTCAATCAATATATCTCGATTTATGATTTGTTTATTTTTTGTAGTAATATTTTTTAGTTGTAGCGGCGGAACATGCGGACATTCATTAACATTTTTTCTTTTTTTGTATTTGGTAGCTTGTTTCTTTAAATATTTCCAAACAACGTTTATCATAAATGGACACACTACATTATTTATGTATGAATATATCCATGTATATAACTTTTTGATAAAATCAAAAGTTTTGTGGAGAAACTGATTTATTTTTTCGCTAGACATTATATTATCGCAATACTTTTTTCCTGCAACAGGTAGATATATATTTTGATGAGTCAAGTTTCGTTCTAAAGTGTCAAAAAAATAGTAATATATTATTATAAAAGAAAGCATGAATTTTTATGCACATTCTCCACAAAATAAGGAATCACAAAATTTCCAAGAAAAAAAGGATCTTTCGTCCATTAGCAAAATCACTAATAATATCTATCTATCAGGAGTCATGCCAATGGAGTTAAATCCAGGAATAATCAGGGAATATGATATCAAATACATATTGTGTTGCGTCAAAAAAAAGAACGTATTGAGCGCGCACAATAAAATAATGATGGAGAATCCGAATATTATCATTTTGTATTTACCATATGACGACATGTTGTATCAGAATCTCTGGCGTCGTAATAACGACACGATAGATATTTACAAGTACAACGGTTCGATATATGACAACACAGAAATTGAGAATAGAATCAAATTGTACACAAATCGGCCATTAATTGAAATCGGATATCATTTTATCAATGATGCGATATCGTCACGCGAAAATATATTGATACATTGTATGGCAGGTATCAGTCGGTCAGTCAGTTTAGTAACCTATTATTTGATGAAAAAATTTGGCGTTGGTTTTGATCAAACATTTAATTTCATTAAATCAAGAAGGGAAATAGCAGATCCAAATTCTTCATTTAAACATCAACTAAAAACGTATGAAAATCTTCGAGAAAAATTCAACGAAAATTATGCAGACAACATAATTAAGCGCCTCGTTTAAAAAATATTTTTAAACTCGACGAAAATTATGTGGACAACATAATTAAGCGCCTCGTTTAAAAAATATTTTTAAACTCGACGAAAATTATGCGGACAGCATAATTAAGCTCCTCGTTTAAAAAATATTTTTGAACTCGACGAAAATTATGCGGACAATATAATTAAGCGCCTTGTTTAAAAATATTAAAATATCTCATCCTCCAATTGAAATATTTTAATATAACCTATTAGTGTTATAATCTCGCGCGAGATTATAACCACATAAATGTCCCTTTGACATTTTGTGCCTAGAAACACTTGCGTTCCTAGGAGATTTTTCCAACTACCATTATCATAAATATAATGATAAATAATATGAATGGATTATCGGGCATATTTTACAAAAAATTATTTGTCAACAGTTCAAGGAAAAACATTGTTGACCGGAATTAGAGGCGTTAAAAATAGCGCGAGGGATGTATATATTAGCGGATTTTATAAAACTGTGGATGATCTAAAAATCATAGCATTTGTTTATGAAGGGGGTATATTTGGTAACGGTATATGGCATGAATTAGGTTATCCAAGTTCTGAAAATAACACAGTTACTTCAACTAGTTTATATGGGCCAAATAATGGCAAAAAAAAGAGACACATTCAGGTCGTTGGTAATTATACGAACGAAGAGTCAGGAGATTCTGCAATAGGATGTTTATACGAGGGTAATTTGGATGGAAAAGGAAAGTGGACGACGATAATACCCACATCATCAAATCCAGTTTTGAATACTATTTGTCATTCAACAATGGGTGGATTGATTGTAGGAAATTATGATACCAACTCAAAAATTGGTAAAGCGTTCATTTATGACATTGAAACAAAAAAATATTTTGATATTGTCAAACTTGGCGCTATTAGTATCACTGCATATGGTATATGGCATAATATATGTTCATCATATACTATTTGCGGTGGATTTTCAAATTTTAAAGAAGGAGCTGTTGATACAGCTTATTTAGTAGATTGGGATAATCATACACATACATTTCACAATTGGAGAGATTACAGTTATGGAAATAACCATACATTAATTACGCATTTTGATGGCATCACAAGTGATGAAAAAGGAGGTTATAACCTTACAGGTGATTGGAAAGACTTAGACAATAGTACGGATTTAGCATTTTTCGCGAATGTCAAGAGATGTAAATGCAAAAAATCTTTCACGCGAGCAACATGGGAATCGATATCGTATCCGAATCAACCAATCACATCAGGTAATTCTGTATATCAAGATACTGTCATAGGAGTGTACGCTTCACCCGATAGCGAAAATGTAAACGGATATATCTCAATTCTTTTAAACAAATAAATATATAAATAATATTAAATGAAAAGTGTAAATCTACAACAAGAAAGCAATCCTTCTCACGCAGAAAGAGAAATAAATTTTATTTGCAATACAACTAAAAAAAATTATGTTAAACTGATCGGACATTATACGTTTGAGGAAATTGACAACATTCATAAATTTATGATAAAATTTGGCATATGTTCGTCAAATGACAAAATTATACATTCCGTCAGACAAAAAGAAAACGGCATTGGAGCAAAGTATCACGATATTAGTTTTATCAAATTTTTTTATGATATATTTAATGATCCACAAAAGATGATAAAAGTAAATAATCTGTTACTAAATAAAACAAAACAAACTAAGAGTACTCCAAAACATAAAGAAACAAAATCAGAATCTAATAACGATAATGTAGATAACATTAAAAAAAAATGCATTCCTTTGCAAGATGAATCAGATGTATCGTACATATCGAATAATTCAGATAGTGCCTCCGAAGATTCACAAGATGCAGAAAGTGAAAATATGGAAAGTTTTAATGATATGTATAGTGTAGAAGATAGTGTAGAAGATAGTGTAGAAGATAGTTCTGATTCAAGTTCAAATGAATTTAATGATCTAAGTGAATCGTCGGATGATACAAGTGAAGAAGATAATGATACAGAATCAGAATCTCAAACAAATGTTGATGATATAACTTCAGATGAATCATTTGGTTTAGAACACGAGAGTTCAGAAAAAATAACTAAAAAAATAACTGCAAAATTAAAGAACATAGAACCAGTCAAAAAGACAAACAAAAAAGTAACTATCAAATCAGAATCAGAGAATATAGAACCAGTCAAAAAGACAAACAAAAAAGTAACTATCAAATCAGAATCAGAGAATATAGAACCAGTCAAAAAGACAAATAAAAAAGTAACTATCAAATCAGAATCAGAGAATATAGAACCAGTCAAAAAGACAAATAAAAAAGTAACTATCAAATCAGAATCAGAGAATATAGAACCAGTCAAAAAGACCAACAAAAAAGTAACTATCAAATCAGAATCAGAGAATATAGAACCAGTCAAAAAGACCAACAAAAAAGTGACAATCAAGTCGGAGAATGTTGAGCCGATTAAAAAAACTGTTAACAAAAAAGTGACAGTAGAATCATTTGAAAAAAAGAAACCGGAAAAAAAAGCGCCAAACAAAAAAAATAGGGCCAAAGAATTTCGAGAACCAATTCCCAAAAATAAGAAATAGTATTAAAATTATTTATCTTTATAAATAATTTTAATAGTCTAACATAAATATATCTACAATGTACCTAATTTTGATGCAGCAAAGATTTAATACAGGTAGCGAACTCGGACATTCCGCTAATATCATATTTTATGGCAAGGTTATTTATTTGGATGAAGATATGACACATTTTGTCTATGATGGGATAACCTACAATATATGTTATCTGTACACGTTGACTGGCATGGAAACAATGATGAGCATTCCACGAAGCGGAAGAAAAGGTCCCGTGAATGTAAATTATCATGAACATCATTACAGGGCAAGCGATGGTATACGTAATTATGAATTTATTGTTGTGCAAACTAATGACGTAAATATATATTTACACGACAAATATGAACTTAAATATGCATATTTTAGAGGAATGCATTTCAATATGGTTTTCGAAGATGAAGCTGCTTTCTAGGTGTTTACCGACCTCCAACTATCCACACACATCGTTTCTACCGACAATTTAGCGGACCATCCCAGCTCTTCTTTTGCCTTGTTTGGATCACAAAATAAAATCGGCACATCTCCTTCTCGACGATTTGTCACTTTATATTTCAAAGGAACATTATTAACTCGAATGAACGTTTTTATGAATTCCATGACAGATGTTCCGTTGCCCGTACCTAAATTGTACATATTATAACCTGATAAGCTATTCATTCTATCTAGTGCACAAGAATGTCCAACTGCCAAATCCATCACATGAACGAAATCACGAACACAAAACCCATCTGGTGTATCATAATCATCACCGTACACGTCGAGAGTTTCTTCATTTATTATTTTTTTGAGAATAATTGGCATCAAATTGTCAGGAGTGTTTGTATTTTCGCAAATTAATCCACTATGATGGACACCAACAGGATTAAAATATCTTAATGAAATAACATGCCATTTAGGGTTTGATATACACAAATCTTTTAATATTTGTTCTATCATAAATTTACTTTGACCATAAGGATTACTGATGCCAATTCCAACGTTTGATGTTTCTGATAAAGGAGATGGAGAATTGCCGTATACGGTAGCAGAGGATGAAAAGATCAAATTATGGCATTCGTATTTATCCATTGTATCTAACAAATTTAATGTACCAACTAAATTATTTTGATAATACATGAGAGGATGACTGATTGATTTTGGGACAGATTTTAGACCAGCAAAATGGATAACAGCAAAAGGGTGATGTTCATGGAATATTTCTTCGATTGCCAATTTGTTTAGCAGATCAATTTGATAAAATAGGATTTCATTGTGTCCTGTGATTTCTTTGATCTTATCGATGACGGATTTATCAGAGTTAGATAAATTATCGATCATGATTAGGTCGTAGTCTGTGATCAATGATATACATGTATGGGTTCCAATATATCCCGTACCACCGGTTACTATTATTTTTTTTCTAATCATTGATATATGAATGCGTTATATTTTGGGACGATAAAAAGATTATATTTTCAATTTTTATTTAGATATATCAGGATAAAAAAATTGAAAATTTAATTTCAAGGCAGGTGCATATATTTGTACTTGGTATATAAACGAACAACGGGTAATCATGCAGTTTACTATTCAAAGTATTCCCATGCAATTCTCGTTGGTTCCTAATTCACGCAACTTCCCTGTTATTGGTACGTCCATGGGGAACGATCTTGAACAAATTGTCAGTTCGTTAAATGCTTTGAAGATTAAATACGCTCATCATTTGACGGTCGTCGGGCACACACTTGAATTTCAAGTTACGAACACTTTTTTTCATTGCTTGTATTTGGAAGACAAGCAAAAATTCATACTAACCGGCGAAAATACGTTTCTAGGAAATATTTATGAACCAAAGTTTTTAAATTCTCGGCAATTGCGAGATTTCCTTTTTGATTTTATTTTTAATCTATCGATGATGACTATTGGAGCTGCAAAAAATGGTCTTGGGACGATCAATTCAACCAAACAAGTTTATGATCTTGCAAAGACGGAATTTAACCAAAATGTAATGGTTGAATCGGCAAAACAAGTTCTAGATCTTGCAATGGTAAAATATTTGTACAAAGATAAAACTTTTTTAATCTCAGGAAAGATTAATTTCTCGATTATATTGGTCGGAGAATGGTTTGTATTCAAGAATGGATGCGTGACATTCAAAAGAACAAATCAAGCAAACAACGTCCATAGACTGACTGTGAGATAATATTTATTAACCAATTGATATTCTCTCAACATCACCCCCCAAATTGATGATATAACCATCATATCCTAACTGTGGAAAGATTTTTTTTAGTTCATCAACAAATTTTTTAATATTTTCGATGTGCAAAGATCTTTCTTCATGAGAATTGTCTTCTATTCCTGGATAAAATAATTTGTATGCACCACAATCCATATGATCAATCACAATTATTTTGTTGATTTTATGTAACTGGATAGCAAGTTCCACATGTTGTATGAACGTTTGATTCCAACATCCATATTTATTTTGATTGAATCCTAAACTAGCTCCAGCTAAAGTAGTAAAATCAAAATTATTTGTATGACAAGCAGATTCTAAAAATTTCATGGTATTATCGATCAATCGATAATCAATACATGATAAAACAAGAATAGTTGCACGTCTAGGTACGAATTGGTAAAATGGTTTGTCTTTACATGACATTTATAGTATCCAAAATATATTATATTTATCGATATAATAAGTTAAGATAGTTGCATGAACGCTTTTTTCCATTTTTTATCTTCCAATTTTTCAGAATCAAAACAAAATTTTACGGTTTCTATTTTATCAAAACATTCTCCTTTTGTCGGAACTTCAAACTTCTTTTTCATGATATTATAGGCGATGTCTGAAACGAGCGGGATCTCACCATCTGAATAAACATGTCTCGTGTTATTCAAATGTTTTGCCAGATCAAAATCGATATCAATCAAAATACATCTAATATGTTTATATTGGAACTCTAAGCCCAACGCAACGTATGCCATACGACTGTTGTAGTCAACATTGGTATTGTCAATAACAACCGATTTATTTTTTTCTAACGCATCTCTTGTCAATTTTAGACATTTAGCCTTCGTTTTGCATGTATCCCTATTAACATACTCATATCCATTGGGTACAATATGATTCTTTACAAATTCACTTTTACCTGAACCAGGAAATCCAACGACTAGTATCAATTCCTTTTTTCTTGGTTTAAATTCATATTCTTCATCGGGATCACATACGCTCTTCAAAAATTTTTTAGGATTTATTCCTGATAACTTGTATTTATCGTTTGCAGTTTCAAAATTTCGAATAAAAACATCTTCAGGTGTATAAAAAGATAAGCCAATATTGATTGCAAACTTTCTATCTGTATCTGCAAAATCTCCTTTTTTACCATATATATCTTTCTCTAATCGACCAGCAGCATCGCCACAATAAAAAGATTTTTCAGATATCTCTCCACGCAGCATTTTGGTTATCACATTCCACATCCCAATGTTTGGTTTTCGATATATGTCATAACATTTAGCTGCCATGATGGCAAAATAGTACTTCTTGCTTGCACTAAATAACGCGATCGCAATTTCATCAATTTTTTTTTTCCAAGCGTTGATGTCAAAATTTTTCGACACTGTCATCCCGGCTTGGTTAGTAAAAATGATAATCATATATTTTTTCTCGACCAAATCGTGAATTGATTGTTGAACATTTGCATCTATGAATTCCCATCCATCGTTTTTCTTCTTTCCTCGCTGTAACCGGATGATGGTATCATCCAAATCGAACGCAGCTATCTTTAGAGTTTTGGGGACAGCGTATTTTTCTGAATTACTAATTCCTAACAAGTAATCGTTCGTTTCTTTCCAAGTAATCATTTGTTGCAAAGTATTGTTAAATTTATGAATTAAAACGTTAAATAAAATCAATTTTTTTTATAAAAAATTGAAATTTAAATGAATATAAACAATATCACATATATAATAGCAAATATCATCATGAAGAAATTTGAGGGCATGGTTTTTGATTCTGACGTTAAAAACGATCACATTAATTTTGACGATAAGATTGATATCAATATTAAACATGTGCGCGAAAAGACAGATACTGATGAGACGTTTCGTATTATTATGAAAGGTATGTCAGTTGACTGTAGCGTAGTAAATACATTACGTCGTACGATATTGATGCATGTTCTGGTTTACGCATTCGAACGGAAGAATGTTTTTATTGAAAACGAAAAGTGTATTTATATGTACAATAATGATTTGATTTATAATCAGATAGAAACTTTACCTATATTTGATATTCCGAACAACTTTGATTTAGAAGACGTTGAAGAGTTAAAAAATGGGACTGATAAAAACAAAAAATTAGTCAACATCGAAATTTTTTTAAACGTAAAGAATGTTTTGGATACTCCGAGATATATTACCACACATGATATCGTCATGAAAGTTAATGACAAAGTATCAACAGGGTATCAAAAACATCCCTCATTATCCATCATTGTTTTGAAACCACAAGAAGAGATTCATCTGCGAGCGATAGCTAATTTGAATGACAGTACCGTTCATGCAGCATACGAAGCTACTACTTTTGCATATCATCATGAAATAAGTTCTATGGAATATATGTTGATATATGATACGTTAGGTCAGTTAGATAAAGATGTTATTTTTACAAAGGCATGTTCAATTCTCATCAAAAAATTAGGCGCGCTACAAACCTACGTCGAAGAATTAGAAAAAACAAATCCACCAGATCCAACTTCAAAAATAGGCGAGTACGAATTGTTTGGCGAGAATGATACTTTAGGAAATTTATTGGCTACGATCTTACAAAAATGTGATTATACAGAAATAGCTGGTTATGTAACTCCACATTTATTTGTAGATCATGTCATAATAAAATTTAAATTGGGAAAGAAAGTGACGTTCACACCAACTCAAGTATTTATTACGGCAATATTACATGCTAAGAAGATATTCGAACACATCCTAAAAATATCAAAGAAATCTTAGAATAATAACATTATTATTTTAAGAAATCCAATAAATGTTCCAAAATGAACAATTCTACCGAAAAAACTTTTAACGGAAAAAAAGTACATTTAATGCCCTTTATTTTTTTGGCAGCTATTTTGTTACTTTTTGTAATCAAAAAAATATCATACATGATATTCATTAAAACACTTCTATTGCTAATTATTTCCACCAAGCAATTCATTAATGAATTATCATCCAACAAATTTTGAATATCTGCCTTTTCAACACGTTTTTTGTTAGATTTTTTGTATTGTTCGTGGATGGCATTTATGATCGTTAACAACGATGAGATAATTTTTTTTTGTATGTTACATGTTTCCAACATTTCTTTTTCGTGTGGAAAAAGAATACAACGATGATATATCATCAATAATTCATCAATTATTGTACTTTGGACATTATCCATAAATAAATAAAAATAAGTTTTGTCGGTTGCGTTAAAAGTTTGGCGCAAGTTATCGGATAAATTTTCAATTTGTCTATTATAGTATGCATTATCGTTGATGCAAAATTTGTTAAATATGTGCACGAAATTATCGGCGCATATATTTTTTTTAAGTATGGAAAGCATATCGTAAAATTTTTTGATATATATTTCAGAATTTATATCAAGATCGGATAAATCTTCCCTTTTAATGGAAATATTTAAAAAAATTACTGTGAACAATTCTATTTCAGTGGTATTCGACATTTTATACATAATCATAACAAAAAATGTTCACAATTCGGTCATTCTTACACTATTTTTATTATAGTACACATTTGGATTAGATATAAATTTCTTTGGAAAAACTAAAAATATTTGTTAACTATATGTATACATAATACGATGTCAGTGAACCAAATTGATGACATTATTGATCAAACGTTGGATCAGTTATATCTAGAAGAATTAAATTCCAACGAAACAATCAAAATTTTAACGGAGGAAAATGTGATCAATTTTGTTGAATATTTTGATGGTATTAACAATTGTATCCGCGATTTTACCAATAAAATCGATAAATCAAAGATTCAAGAATTGGTCAACAGTAAAGAAAATACACAACGTATTTTAGATATCATCACGCGTTATGTGGCCTATTATATCTTTTTGTATATCGGATTCTATTACACCGGGACGTTTAAAGATTTTCGTAACAATTTGATCCAATTTTCAAAATTACAAGAAAAATCATTGTATTCTATCATCAACTTTTTTGATACAGAAAATAATTATCGCATCCTAACGTTCTATAAAATGATGCGGGATGTCATAAAAATTATTTTAATGACTGATTTACAAAAAAAATCAATCGACATCAATGAAATGAAAGACGCATTGGCGTTTTTGGATAAGATTGGGGAAGATAATGTTAACGAATACTTTCTTATCATTACTCCTGATCCAGAAAAAAATGATGACGCAACTATTCAACTAAACGTTCATAGTATCATTAAGACGATTGTGTTTGGAGAATTATATCAATTTCAAGAAAGACATGTCATTTTTGGTATTTTGAGTGAAATCGAAGAGAATGAAAGTGAATTTACGTACATTGATATTGTTGTTATGGCAGACGCGTTTGATTTTGATAGTATTCGTAAAATCTTTTTGGGTTACAAAGGGGATACAGAGAAGATGGCGAATAATTTATTTGAGTTATTAAATGCTACAGATAGTGCCGTAAAATATCGAGACAATGAAAAAATCAATAGATTAATTAATTTTTATGGAGTAATCCCAATCGTGGATGATTTTTTACGATACCATAAGGATTCTATCAAGCTCGAGGGCAGTGAACCTGTACCCATAATTTTTTCTAACACTGCCAATAAACAAAACATTCAATTATTATTAAAATCCCAACAACGAAAGAAAAAGGAGAACACCAAAGCGCAAATGATAATCAACAAAATTGATGCTATCCAAAGTTTGTACTCTAATAACGTCAAAAATAATCCGGCAGTCTATGATAAAATAAAACAATTATTTTTTGAACCATACATTCATCGAAAAATGGTTTTGCATAATTATTTGGAAGAACTAGAAATTTTGAACAAAATGCACAAAATGGAAACATATATTACCAGTATTGACGAATACTATTTAGAGTTATTGTATGCGGTCAATCATGCATATTTTAATTTTAAAGATTTCCTCAAATACGGTAATCATGTCAACATTGAGTATGGAAAAACGATCAATATGCTTCGATATTGCAACATTGAACACTTGAATAAAGGTACCACTGAAATGTTGGATGTCAGAACAGGAGCTATTAATAATCCCATTAACGTAGTTGGTCTGGCGCTCGGTCCATTCAACGGTAATTACATTCAGTGTGTCACCAAAGATAAACTAATCGATATCCGTTCGGTAACAATTAATTACACTAAAAATAAACAAAAAAAATCAGTAACGTCAAATAACGGGTATAAAATGTTCATCAAATGTTTCAAACGTATATATATTGACACCATAACCATCGTGCGCGATCCTAAGTTATCGATAATTGTTAACACTGACAAAATCAAAATACTTAATCCTGATCTGTTTGATAAGGTTATTTATTGGGCATATGATGTGACTACGGATATCTACAAATCTAAAACGTATGAATTGGGAAGTCAGAAGTCATTGTTGGCAGGAATATCAGACTCAGAAAACTCTGAAATAGATTTTCAAGAAAAAATTAAACAAATGAACTCTGATTTGTATGATAAGATTGTTAAAACGTTAAAAACAAAACTGAACACGTTAATCAAAGAACATATTAGTCTCAGTATTTTTGAAACATACACATTGGTTTATTTGTTTTCGAATATTTATGGATTAAATATGAGCGAAAAAGAGGTCAACATTATTGTTAGGGAAAACTATATTTGGGAGAAAAAGGACAAAATTAATATCACTCAAGTGACCGAAAAAGATATCATCCAAAATCCAGAAATAGTTTTACCTCCTCGACCAACTCCAATCATTGTAAAGATAGATATTACCGATCCATTACATCCTAAATCTGCTAAGGCAATCACTAAGAAAATGGACCAAGAAATGCCGGAGGAAGCAGCAAACTTCGGAGAATTTATAGAGAATAGTAAATGTAAACATGAAATCGAATGGGATGATATTGTCAAACTTTATGAAAGTGGAGACGCATATAAATCAGCAATCAACAAATTTATTGCGATGTATGCAATTCAATCAAATGATTCTAGCTTTGTCTGTAAAATTTGTGGTCAAACGTTGCAGGTGTTACAATATGTACAAGATGGAAAATTTGATAACAACGTTCAGAAATACGTATCATCATATTCTTCGTCAGATATCAAATTAAAAGACATGAAAGAGTACGTTGCGTATGTAAAAACGTTGAAACATTTAAAAAAATCTACAAAGAGAGTATCTTTTTTGATGGGTATTAATATTGTGTCAGGATCAGGACCAATGGTTAAGCAAAAACAAACATCCTTGACAAAACAAATGATCGATCTGTTAATTAAACACAATCAGATGGTTTTAAGAAAAAATATTGACAATGATGTACGTTTAGATTTTTATGCGAAAAATTTTGGTATTGATAAAAGATTTAGCAGTGTATATTTTTTCAAATTGAATGACAATCTTTTTAGTCCTGAGCAGCGACAAATCATTCAGGCTGATGCAGATATCACAAAACTAGAGATTAATAATATCACACTGTACGTTTCGCTAATTATTTTAACAGAGTTAAATGGGTCGCAAATATTTATGATGAACACCGATAAATATTTGAATATTTATTTTTTTGAAAAATATGGTAAAAGATTGTTCGACGGACTTTTACTCAAACGAAATATCACTGACAATGAGACCATCCCCTTGTTAAGTCATCCAGTTTTTTGTTATTGCATTTACGTTGTCGCATATGTTCTTTACACCTATTTGATATGGAAGTTTGCAAGTGACGAAAAAAGTAAAAAGACATTTAATCCCGCTATTTTGAAAAACATAATTCATTCTTTGTGCGAGTTGTTGAATAGCATTTTAATTGAATGTGAAATACAAAATTCTGGTGGTACTATCAATGATTATGTATATCTTTTGTTTTCTAACAAATTCTATTCGCAATTGAATGGAATATATAGCGACAACAGTGTTATTGCCATTTTGCAAAAATTACATTCTAAATATTCTGACGCACCAAATAAAGCTACAACTGTAGAAAAAATTCAAACAAATTATATTGGCAAAGATTGGCACATTGTTAGTACTCCTTACAAAATTACGGTGTTTAAAGTATCGACTGGAGTCGCATATGACAGACCAGAAGAAGTAGAATATCCATATGATAAAATAATAACCAGCAAAATAATTTGTGATTCTGGAGACTTTCATAGTTGGATATGGAAGAACAACGATTTAGTATGTAGAAAATGTGGCGCATTGTATTCCAAAGTGGATACCATCGTCGATAAACTTATTACTAATTATTATTTTTATCAAGATAAGAATCTCAAAAAAGAATGTGAAAAAGAAATGGATAATAAGGAGTCCCCTCTTTTTAACATTTGTAGCAATCACAAAGAAGGGGAACTGTTTTCACATACTTACATTGACAAATTTAACACCATAAGCGAAAAAGAAAAGTTAAACAGAATAGAAGAGCAAATCACAAGCAATATTGAAGAACAAAAAATGTTGAAAACGCAAACTACAACGAATGAAGCACTTATTGAGAATTTGTATGCGCAAGTAGAAAAAAAATATAACAAAACATACGGAATCATTAACGATATAGTCGATGATTTTATCAAAACTCTTGCTACGTTACTCGGAACAAAAACAAATTTAAATATCCACGAGGAAGCTGCTCCTGACCAAGAGAAACCGATGATCGAAAAAAACCCTTATCCTATCTATCTGAATGATAACGTCTATATTATCGATCATTCATATGATCAAGTTCAGTTACCTTCTCCGATCATCATGTTAGAAAGCGAGAACAAAATCATATTCAAAGAAAACCATCAATTCTTCAAAACAGACGTTTACTACTATGCAGATAATAGAACAGTGCAAATTAATGTTTTTTACGACGCGATTACGTTCAAATTGTTAGGATACAAAGCAAAACATAAGGACTTTGTTTTGTACAAAAAATCGAATCAATTCTTGAAAGTTAATCAATCTATCAAAAATAAATTGCTCGTGTTTTCTTACAGAAACAAATATATTGACATAACCGATGCTATTAATAAAGCAAAGATCGATGATATCAATTTAACCTACTACGAAATCATTAATGAGTTGATAGAGAAACATATATTGACAACCAGGAATACTATCGATATTATTAGTCGGATGATATACAAAATCAAAAATTATGTTGTAGTACAAAAGGCAGCAACGTTTTTGGAGTCATCAAAAGAGATAGATAAATTAATCGACAGGTATGTGAATATATTTTCCAATAAGATCAGACTTGGAGAAAACGATGATGCGTTTGATGATTGGCGCAATATTCGTAATATGTTTAAATATGAAGAAATTGATTGGTCCAAAACTAACATTGTATCAAGTATCTACAAAGACGGAGTTTTTACGTATGTTTCTACGGATACAATTAATTATTATGATGTTGCGAGTACTGTTATGATGTACTATTTGATTGATCAGCTTTCCAAAATATTGAATGACAATCCAGAGAAGGTGACTAAAACAAACATCACAAAACTGTACATTGATCTTGTGAATTATGTTTATTCTATCAATAATATTGATGAGATCAAGAACACGTCCGACATCAGACGATTTGAGTACATATTGAAAGGCTCACCAATTGCGGTTGATATGTTGCGTAGAGGTCAAGGAATAGCCGCAGTAGAAAAAATGGAAAAACAGTTGATAAATATAGAAGCTGATCAGACGATTGAAGAAATAACTGGCGAACCAACTGAGCCAATAGAAGGCGACGAAATGGATAGTGATGATTTGGAGGATATCCGTGAAGAAGCTGAGGCACTCGACGTAGAAGCGGATGAATACGATGATGATGACAATGTAGAATATGAATCGGAATAATAATATCTATAATAAATATATAATGATTACGTTCGTATTGTTTTTGTTCATAATTTATTTCATAGCATCGCAAATCAAAGTTTATCATATTTCATCGTTGCCTGACAAACAACAAACTGAATTAAAAGAAAGAAATAAAACCAGATCAAGATTGTTAAAAAATCATATTTCGGTTGATCCTGATAAAAAAGAAGAATTCAAAACATTGCCCACTAAAAATAATCCGTTCAGCAACTTGCCATACCCATTAGATTTGATAAGTCTGATCAAAGAAGAATATGGTACTGATCAATATAAGTTCAATAACGTAAATTTGCCAGTATCGTTCAAATACAATGACGATGATCCGATATATATCAGTCATATTTTGCAGGACATGCGATCGTGGAATAGGCTATTTCCAAAATATTATGATACTAACAGACAATTATTGGCAGTTAATGCGATACATATAACGTCCATTCAACAAACAGAAGCGGAATTCATTATCCACGCAACTGCATCTTTGACATATTTATCGCGGACTATGCACGTAAAGGTGATATATTATGGTGAAATTATTCGAACAGATAATATTTTGAGCAATGATACTGACACATACATATTGCATTTAATCGATATCAAAGCCATACGCAAGAATGATTTTGGCACAAAAATTTACGAACCAGATCCATTCTTAACGATGAAAGATCAATTGTCGTATGTTGAACGCATCAATTACATGCATAAAAATGAAAATAATATGTAAAATAAAAAATATAAATCATATTTTTTATTTTTTTCGTTAATAATATAAACATTATAATATTACTTGTTATTATGACTATGATAACAATTGATTCGTACTTGGCAGGCAACATCGTTATGGCTATGACATCCGTAACGATAGTTTTTGGATATTTCTTCTACAGAATTATGTCCAAAACATTGGATCACCGATTTAGTATGGAAAGAACTGATCAATATGCTTCTATTTTTAAAAAGAATAGAACATGGTTTAGTAATTTATTTTCAACCGTCGAATCTCATATTTATAGATACAGTATGGTATCAGTTATTTTGCCAAAAATTATGGATATGATTTATGTAGCGATGGATATGATGAAATTTAAGTCCCAATGCTCTTATCCGACCGAACCATTTTTGTATCCAGCAATAAATAATCCATTCATGGGAACGGACCGCATTTATCCAGCTAGCGTTTTTAATGAAGTAGGTTGTCCAGCAACATGTTTCTATGAACCTACAAAATATCCAACAGAATGCCCATGTGCGGTGGATTTTAAGTGTCCTTGTCCATGTCCAATGATCGATAATCCCTTTATTTGTCCCCAAGAAATCAAAATAGGTGACAACATTGTTAAACATAAAGGAAAAAAAAGAGGTAGAAAAGTTAACAAACATCGAGTGGCAAATAAACGACCGCAAAAGCGTGACCGTAACCTTTTTGAAAACAATTTTAACGAACTAAACTACTCTGATGCCCCTATTTTCACCGAAGCTGCGGCACCAGAAAAAAAACCTACCAAGGACGACTCATCTGATTTAATGAATTTGATTGGCAACGTCCTCAACAAAAATACAGACACTGCTCCAATATTTGGACAGCTCATGAAATTATTACAACCAACGATGTCTTGCCCATCTGATGCCAATGTAATATCAAAAGATGCTATTTCTAATTTATTCAACGGTCATAGGTCAACGAAGAAAGAACCAACACCTTCTCCAGTAAGTGAAGGATCGATTCCTGACAGTACGTTTATTTTTCAAATGGCATCATCATTTGACAGAGCGACCAGAATATGCGATATAGATGAATATGAAACTCTATCAATGGAAGATGTTAACAAACGATTTTATGATTTAGCAAATAAACTGGGAGTAGAAAAAACGGCAGATTTGTCATCATTCAAATTCGATAATTTTTTGAGAGCAGATGATAGTGTTGCAGACTTTATCAGACTCATGTATTTTCAAATGGTCGGCAGAGATGTTTTTCTCGCAAACTACAAAAAGTACATTTCGCAATCTAAATCAAACGACGTTATTTTAACTGAATGTTTAGACGATTTGGAAAATTAGATAATAATACAATCAATGATTTTATTGTTATAAATATATAAAACGCACCTATAAATATATTATGTGTGGAATAATTTTTTTGGTAAAATATGATGACAAGTTAGATACGCATGTTATCGTACATAGTCACGATCAATTGATACCTCGGGGACCTGATAAACAGAACTCGTTTAGAATCCAAGAATCTAACGCAGATATGTTTTTTGGATTTAGCAGATTGTCTATTATGGATACGAGTGATGATGGATTACAACCTTTTTCTGACAATGATGGTAATATTGTAATTTGCAATGGTGAAATTTATAACCACAAAGATCTTGCAAAAACGTTCGATTTGAAATTGATTACAAAATGCGATTGCGAAGTTATTTTGCCGTTGTTCCAAAAAAATAATTTTCAAGATACGATCAATCTGTTTGATGCAGAATTTGCTCTCATTTTATTTGACAAAAAAAATCAAGCAGTTTACGCAGCAAGAGATCGATTCGGTGTTCGCCCGTTGTTCTATGGTTACAACTCGCTCACTAAAACATACGGATTTGCTTCAGAAATAAAAGCGTTCCACAATATTATGGAACACATTGAACCAGTAGAACCTAATAAATTTTATCAATTATCACTACCAACCATATCAGTTGAAATAAAAGAGTATTATGATTACAGATCTATTATTGCGTATCCTAGTATCAATGTTGTTGAATATATTCAAAATATGATTAGAGATATTTTTACAGAAGCTGTTGCAAAAAGATTGTTTTCAGATAGACCAATTGGATTTTTATTATCCGGTGGATTAGATTCCAGTTTGATTGTTGCGATTGCTGCGCGAATCTTGGGTCCTGATAACATAGTTTGTTTTTCGATAGGTTTAGAAGACAGTCCAGATGTCATTGCTTCAAAGATAGTAACTGCACATTTGGGGATTAAGAAACACCATATTATCAAGTTTGACGTCGAAGAAGGAATTACAGCGATACCAGATGTTATCAGGGCAACAGAAACATACGATATTACAACTATTAGAGCATCTGTACCACAATACATTATGGCTAAATATATTAGTCAAAAAACTGACATTAGAGTTGTTTTGAGTGGAGAAGGATCTGATGAAATACATGGATCGTATCGTTATTTCAGAGATGCGCCAAACGGATTAGAATTTCACCGGGAAACTATTAGGTTGTTGAAGGAATTATACATGTTCGATAATTTGCGGACAGATCGAACGATGAGTGGCAACGGATTGGAAGTTAGAGTCCCATTTTTAGATTTTGAATATGTCCAATTTATCAAAAGAATTGATCCTAACTTGCTTATGTATCGTACAGATTATATGGAAAAGAAAATTATTCGCGATAGCTTTGTTGGCTACTTACCTACAGAAATATTATATCGAAGTAAAGAAGCCTTTTCAGACGCCGTTTCATCAACTGAAATAAATTGGTATAAAACGATCCAAAAGAAAGCAGCCGAAATAATTACATCGGGAGAACTGGATAACAATCCTTTTAAAATTAACAAACCAAAAACATTAGATGCGCTGTATTTCAGGCGGATATTTAATTCTATTTATCCAGAGAGGGATAATGTGATAAGTCATTATTGGTTGCCGAGGTTTCAATCGGTTGAAGTGGTCGATCCATCTGCGACAGTATTAAAATGTTATTGAATAAATTATTGATGTGTTATTAATAATTTATTTTGCTTTGATAGCCTTGACTGGCGGTGGTTTCTTAGGAACTAGATGTGTTAACAGATTTTTATTGATGATCAATTCTTTGATGACACTCGCAATGAACCAATCCATATGCGGATTATCACGTCGTCCAGGTACGATATTGTGTTCTGCGTCCGCCGCAAATTGTATGATCTTAATGTTAATATGATCGATATTAATTATTTCAATCAATCTTTCCATAATATTTATAATAATATCATCACCGTTGATTGTATTTGTCCATATATCATGAATGTTAGATCGAATACTTTGATAAACTGTCACAACATTTTTACATTCGATTGTAGACAAAATCAATTTGACGACGTTATCATACGCTTTGTATAATGGTAAATAATGAGACGCACCATAACGCATTTCATCTAATATCCATATTGCTTCTTTAACGTTATTATTACATTTTGAAAGAATGGTAGTTAATTTATCATCTGACAGTTCGATATTTTCCATCAATGAAATGTGTAAAATTATTTGTCGGATTTCTTTTAATGTTGGAGACGATACGCAAAATATTTGACATCGACTTCGCAGTGCATCAAATATTTTTGAAGTGTTGTTACATATCATAATAAATCGACAACTATGCGCATATATTTCCATTGTTCTTCTCAATGCTGCTTGCGAATTATGAGACAATAGTTCGATATTATGTATCACGATCGTTTTAAATTTCCGTTTAGTTTCAAAAATTTCGAACATTTTATGCGTTGCGTACTGTTTTATTATTTCTTGTAAGATATATTTATCATTGTTCGTACTTGTTGGTTCGATGACAATATGATAATCACTTTGCATTATTTCAATAATATTTTTTTTGGACGCTCCATGAATACGATATTTTGTTTTAGTTAGATTATTTATGTTTTTGTCATATATCGATTCTAAAAAAAATTTAACGATCGTCTTCTTACCTCCGCCATGTGGACCGGAAATGATAATATGTGGAATATCTTCATACGATGCTATATGTATTAACTGTTTTAGCACATCATTATTTGTTAACGATTCGCTCAATATTTGAGGACTATATTTATTAACTAAAAACATCCTTTATTACTTGATTATGATACAACATTTATATTAACATTCCATATATCATTTTTTTCTAACATATATATATTATGAGCGATTTCGTTGCCACGAATCTAATAACCAAACCAACATCGAACAATAGAATTCGAAAATTGGATGATTCTTCAAGTGACGATGATGATAAAAAAGAAACTTTTGAAGATGAATCCATGTCATTAGTTGAATTTAGCAGATTGTATCAGATCCATGGAATTCAAATTTTTGATGTGTTATTAATTTATATAGCAGTGTATTATTTTGTATATATTTATTTGGAAAAAAGTTTGACCTTTACTTTTTTGGTGTTATTAGTTGTGACAATAATAGTAGTGATGAAAAATAATATAACCAAGTAATAGTTTATGGATGATTCTTCGATTAATTATGCATTAGAGCTAAATAAATATCTTGAAAAAGCTAAAAAAATATTTTGCAGAGAGAATAACAAAAAACTTGTATCAGAACATGGATTTATTAGATACTATTGGTGGCAGATACATTAAATTCTGAAAATGAGCAAGAGTATTGCATTTGTGAATCTTAATTTAATGAATGAAATTAATTTTGGATCAAGATTAATTTTATTTGAGTAGTAAATTTGAGATGGATGCAAAATCAGTAGTTGTTTTTTGCTTAAACAAACATAACGTTTCATAAAGTTGCGCATTATTTTCCTTAATGATAATATTTTCTTTGATGAGTCTTATATTTTCCCCGTTAAGAACTTTATTTTCTTTGGCAAGTCTTTCGTTTTCTTCTAAAAGTTGCTGATTTTTTATACGAAGTTCATGAACTTCCACGTACGAAGCAATGTAACCATCTGATAAATTTGCTTTGGTTTTGAACATTTGAAACAATTTATCATTTTTATTATTGATGGCATAATCTAACAATACATTTTCGTATTCAGAATGTTTGATCGCTAATTCACATACCCATATATGCGAAGAATGATCTCCTAATTCGATTCCTTTAATGTAAAAATCGTACGCTTCTTCAGTATTCTTATCTTGAATGTACAACGCATACAATGAATACCCATATCCATTGCCATCATCACCTGCTTGTTTACATAATCTGAGCACTGCTTCCTGATGTGATGTATCTTTATTTTGATTAATAATTTTGGCCATTTCACACATAGCATTTGTGTTTCCTTCATTTATTTCATCGTTATAAATATGTAGCATCATCGCTCGCGTAAAATCAGGATAAATTGTAAGCCCTCCATATTGATATGAGTTTGCGCAATAAAAATTAGCATTCATATTTCCTTCTTTGTATGCTTTGTAGAGTAATTCATCTCCGCGTTTGTGATCATTGAATTCAGAATCTTCATATGTTAATATAATTCCTAATCCCACCATCGCGTTCGTATTATTTTCGATATCGGCAGATTCATAAAGCTCAATTGCGCGCTTAAGATCTTTTTGGACAACGAATCCTTTTTTATGCATATACGCTAAATAATTAGCGGAATGAGGATATATACTGAAAACGGAATAAAATTGCAACATTTTTTGATGATTTTGTTTAAGATGCAGTTTTTTGTAATAGTCATTAGTTAATTCTTTTATTGCAGGTTTGTAACCTGAATTAGCAGACATTGTCATATATGCAAAATAGTCATCATATTTTTCTGCATTTTTGAAAGAGAATGCTTCTTCGTACCAATTTTTTGCATTAGTAAATTCGGATGCGGTGAATTCGTTGATCAAAATTATGATTGATTCCATCGTTGCTCTTTTATTATATTGTGATTTGCCCATCTGGAACTTTAAAAATCATTTTTATTGAGTCCAATTTCCTAATATTGAGTACCATCGACCATTTGATGATCTCAATAATACATTCCCGTGAAGGCCAAGCGAAACGGGATTAGCTATATTATTTATGTTTGAATCTATGGAGCTGATCGTTACTGTATTATTTGTTGCATCCACGCGAGTGACTGTAAAACTAGTTCCTTCGCCGGGATTTTGAGGAATCGTCATAACAATATTGCCCTCTGACGCATCAACTAAAAAAGTATTGTATCCTAGATTAAGTGTTGCGTTTGAAGTAATCCAACTTGTAAAACGGGTTGTTGACATTTATATATTATTGCGATATATTTATTTTGCAGATACGCATAAATTTTATTTTGATAAACAAAATTTTTATTTATCAAAATTATTGAACAAAGGTTCCTAAAACAGTGTGCCAATGACCATTTGATGATCCTAGCAAAACGTTTTGACCTAAATTGAGAGAAACAGGAGTAGATAAACCGTTAATGTCTCCGTCGGTTGAAATAATTGTAACGGTGTTAGCAGATGAGTCTGTGCGACTGATCATGAAATTAGTTCCTTCTCCAGGATTTTCGGGAATGGTTATTAAAATGTTACCACTCGTTGCATCAACAAAAAAAGTGTTGTATCCTAAATCGATTGTTGTGCTTGACGTGACCCAAGATATGTAAAGACTTGACATTTATATATTATTGCTATATATTTTTTTATACATATTGTCTCTAAGAAACGACCACACTTGCAATTGCAATTGCAGGATTTTTAATACCCACGCTACTTTTGTGGGCCAATGTTATGACATCAAATTTATTTACATGAATCACAATACCAGGTTTAGATTCTTCAATAACATCATCACCACGTATCGTTACAGACAATTCTGTATCTTCGCAATTCTTTCTGACAACAAACGTTCTAAATTGTCCTGCACCAGGGGCAGGGTTTGATGTACCTGTAGTAGTATTTAATTGTACAACTAATTTGGAAACTGACCCATTTTTTGGCATGATAATTTTAGTTGTATTTTCCAATGATGGCGAAAAGCTACCATTTCTTAAATAATCAGACGTACCATTGTTTGACAAGTTTGCACCACTATTCCAGTTTATCATTTTTGTATATAATCATGTAATAAAAAAAAATTATATTTAGTTAACAAAATCTATACTGGCAATTATAACAGAATTAGTAGGGGAGTTTGTTGAAGTCATAATTAATGATCCTAAATCTAATTGATTGACAGCAATTGAGTTAACATTATCTACTCCGGTTGTCGCTGCCCCAGATATAGTTACACTGAGCGCAGTATTAACACCACCTATGCGGAAAGTAACAGTTCGAGTGGCTCCAACGCCCGGTGCAGAACTTAAGAAGACCGTTAAATTTCTGACAAAACCGGTGTGAGTCATAATAAACTGGGCATTGAGTTCTGTATTGTTTGTCGAACCATATCGAAGGAACATTGTGTTTCCTGACATAGGACCACCACTACTGAAAATAATAATACCTCCGCCTGATCCAGTAATATTACTTGGTCCGGTCGGGCCTGTAGCTCCTATACCAGTTGGACCGGTAACGCCGGTAGCTCCAGTTCGTCCAGTTGCACCAGTTGGTCCTGTAAAACCAGTTGATCCTGTAAAGCCAGTTGGACCAGTAGATCCTGTTTGTCCAATTGCGCCGGTTGGCCCTGTAAAACCTGTTGGCCCTGTAAAACCTGTTGGTCCTGTAAAACCTGTTGGTCCTGTAAAACCTGTAGCTCCAGTTATTCCTGGCCCGGTTGCTCCTGTATTACCTGTAGATCCAGTAACTCCTGTTGTTCCTGTATTACCTGTAGATCCAGTAAAACCTGTTGCTCCAGTATTACCTGTAGATCCAGTAATTCCGGTAGATCCGGTAACTCCTGTTGCTCCGGTTATTCCTGGTCCGGTAGCTCCAGTATTACCTGTAGATCCAGTAACTCCGGTAGATCCGGTAACTCCTGTTGCTCCGGTTATTCCTGGTCCGGTAGCTCCAGTTATTCCAGGACCAGTAGCTCCTGTATTACCTGTTGCACCAGTAACTCCGGTATTACCTGTTGCTCCGGTATTACCTGTTGCACCAGTAACTCCTGCTGCACCAGTAGCTCCTGTATTACCTGTTGCCCCAGTAACTCCTGTTGCACCGCTAGCTCCGGTAACTCCTGTTGGTCCTGTGCTCCCAGCGACTCCTGTAGCGCCGGTAACTCCCGTAGCGCCAGTTGATCCTGTCCGTCCTGTAGCTCCAGTTGATCCTGTAGCTCCAGTTGATCCTGTTCGACCGGTGACTCCAGTAGCTCCAGTATCACCAGTTGATCCTGTTCGACCTGTGACTCCAGTAGCTCCAGTATCACCAGTTCTTCCAGTAACACCTGTTACTCCAGTTGGACCTGTTACTCCAGTTGGACCTGTTACTCCAGTTGGACCTGTATTTCCTGTTGCACCAGATGGTCCAGTTGGACCTGTAACTCCTGTGGCACCTGTAACTCCCGTAGCACCTGTGAATCCAGTAGCGCCGGTAACTCCAGTAGCACCGGTGAATCCAGTAGGACCCGTTGCACCAGTTACACCTGTAGCTCCTTTGGCACCTGTTGGTCCTTTATATGGTTGATAAAATGTGCAGCATTCTGGTTCTGGTTTACATCCACTGTGACCTCGTTTGCATCGACTATAGTAGTTGGAATTATTATAGCATGAATAATTTTGATGACTCATATATCATAACTTTATATATTTTTTACGAACTTACCCGACAATTGTCTGTACTAAAGTGGTAAAATATAGTGTCTATTGACATTGATAATATTTTGAATATGACGGCATTGATCTATTCTGCGCGATATTATGGTGGTTGTATTGACAAGATTTTTTTAAAAAGGACAATATTGGTGTGTCGTAAAGAGATTTGCGTTGGGAATATGCAAATGTTATGTGTTTAAAGTATCGTCAGAAATTTATTGAAATTTGCATCGACAAGACTTTGAACGCGCCAATATTGGTCCATTCAAAGCGATGTCGAGAGACTTGCAAAAATTTACGTCGATGGGACTTTGAACGTACCAATATTGGTCCATTCAAAGCGATGTCGAGAGACTTGCAAAAATTTACGTCGATGGGACTTTGAACGTACCAATATTGGTCCACTCAAAATGATATCAAGAGATTTGTGTAGGTTTACATTGACAGGACTTTGGACGTACCAATATTGGTCCACTCAAAATGATGTCGAGAGATTTGTGAAGATTTACATCGGTGAGACTTTGGACGCCCAATATTGGTCCATTCAAAGTGATATCAAGAGATTTGTGAGGATTTGCATTGACAGGACTTTGAACGTACCAATATTGGTCAATTCAATGTGATGTCAAGAGATTCGTGAAGATTTGCGTTGACAAGACTTTGAACGTGCAAATATTGGTCCATTCAAAGTGACGTCAGTAGATTCGTGAAGATTTGCGTTGACAAGACTTTGAACGTGCAAATATTGGTCTGTTCAATGTGATGTCAAGAGAGTTGTGGAAGTTTGTATTGACAAGACTTTGAACGTGCAAATATTGGTCCATTCAATGTGATGTCAAGAGAATTGCGGAAGCTCGCATTGACAAGACTTTGAACGTGCAAATATTGGTCTATTCAATGTGATGTCAGTAGATTCGCGAAGATTTGCATTGACAAGACTTTGAACGTGCAAATATTGGTCTATTCAATGTGATGCCAAGAGATTTGTGGAAGTTTGTATTGACAGGATTTTGAACGCCAATGTGAGCGATTTCAAATTTCCATATTGGCGATCTCAAATTTTCAGGTTATACACCTCTTGTCAGCAATATTAAACGAATCAATATTGATGATTTCAAATCTCCTGGCAACGCAATTCTCGCCAGCAACATTGAATGATCAAATATTTGGACCTTCAAATCTCCTGGCAACACAATTCTTGCCAGCGATATTGAATGATCAATTATTCAAATCTCCAGGCAATGCAATTCTCGCCAGCAACATTGAATGATCAAATATTTGGACATTCAAATCTTTGGCGATACAATTCTCGCCAGCAACATTGAATGATCAAATATTTGGACATTCAAATCTTTGGCGATACAATTCTCGCCAGTAACATTGAACAATCAAATATTTGAACATTCAAATCTCTTGGCGATACAATTCTTACCGATAACATTGAACAATCAAATATTTGGACATTCAAATCTCTTGGCGATACAATTCTCGCCAGTAACATTGAACGATCAAATATTTGGACATTCAAATCTCTTGGCGATACAATTCTCGCTAGCAACATTGAATAATCAAATATTTGGACATTCAAATCTCTCGGCGATACAATTCTCGCCAGTAACATTGAACGATCAAAAATTTGGACATTCAAACCTCTCAGCGATACAATTCTCGCCAGTAATATTGAACGATCAAATATTTGGACATTCAAATCTCTTGGCGATACAATTCTCGCCAGTAACATTGAATAATCAAATATTTGGACATTCAAATTTCTTGGCGATACAATTCTTACCGATAACATTGAATGATCTGATATTTGGACATTCAAATCTCTTGGCGATACAATTCTTGCCGATAACATTGAATGATCTGATATTTGGACATCCAAACATCCAGACAACGATTTTTGCCGTTAAAATACATTGAACAGACCAACATGAATTGACAATTGCATTAATCTAAATCTAAAAAATTGAATAAAAAATATCTAATATGCCCATAAATTTATCCAACGATAAAACATGGATACATCAAGAAATGAAAGCATCAAACGATGTATTTATAATTTTTGTGATTATATGGTAAAAAATCCTCACTGTGACAAAGATCAGTTTCCAACTTGTATTTATTGGCTTAAAATGGCAGAACCGAAATATGGTTGCTTTGAATTGTCAAGAATTCGCAAACAAATGTTAAAAATCGTACCCGGTGAGTTTAAAACAGCAATATTGGCGACACATATATCATCCGATTATATCCTATTAGCAAAATTAAGTATCAATGGGAACTATAAAGCTAATTGTCCAATTTGTTCAGGCGAAGAGATACGGGACGTAAATTATTATTTTCCACATAATGTATTTCCTTGTGGTCATTCAATCTGTGATGATACTTGTTTCAACTTATTCAAAAAAACGAACAACGTAAATAATCCCTTTCCTTGTCCAATATGTAGGCAACAAGTAACAAGAATTTTCGATTCTGAAAAAGTTAAAATGGACCAAGAATTTTACGATTCATTCATAACAGACGATTTGGTGTTCCGAATATTATATTTTTGATAATTTTATCTATCAAAAATATAACAAATATCGACAAGCAATATTTTTGATTCATTGCAAGAAACTCAAATCCCAAAAACACAGGACGAAACAGAAATAGATAAATTTATCCAATATCTTAACATAAGTATCAATTTGATCGATAAAGATCCAAACGCGTCAGATATTCAGACTAATAATACGTTATACGTAATCGCAAAGAACGGTTCCAAAAAATAAGTGTTAAATCTGAATCGCCAGTCAGATCACGCAAACATCGGAAGCAAGAATCATTCGAATCAGATCTATCATTTTAGGAAGCTCAAAATAAACAATCAAAAAAGCACCCGCAAAAAATTACATATCCGATTCAGAAACTAGCATCACAGGAATATCTGTTAACATTGACAGACATCATTATTCTAGCGAACACATTGACGAAATAAACAAAAAAAATTGACAAATAAATAAGTAATATAAAGAAATCGCCTTCTAGATACAAGCATCATCATGAGCAAGGGCAAAGTTTCAACCAAGACGTTAGAGGAAAGATACAAAAAAATCGATCCCCATGAACATGTATTGCTTCGACCTGACATGTATATTGGCACTGTGAAAGAAACAACCGGACATATGTGGGTATATAACAAAGAAGGTGATAGCAAAATGGTTTACAAAGAAATATCATATGTGCCTGGACTTTACAAGATTTTTGATGAAATTTTAGTTAATGCTGCTGATCAAAAAACTCGTTGCAAGATGATGAACATGATTAAGGTGAATATTGATAAGGATTCTGGTAAGATATCTGTATGGAATAACGGTGCAGGTGTTCCCGTTGAAGAACACAAAGAACAAAAAGAATATATCCCGACGATGATTTTCGGAACATTATTGTCAGGTGAAAACTTTGACGATGATGAGGATGACGCAAAAGAAAAAAGAATAACTGGTGGCAAGAATGGTCTCGGAGCCAAATTAGCTAACATTTATTCTACAGAATTCATCGTTGAAACGTGTGATGGTACTAAAAATTTCAAGCAAGTTTTTAATGACAACATGTACAAGAAAGGAAAACCAACTATTACTGCAGCAAAGAAAGCTCCCTTTACTAAAATCACGTTCACTCCTGATTTTGCTAGATTCAAACTTGACGGTTTTACTGACGATATTTTTGCATTATTTCAAAAACGAGTGTATGACATTGCAATGACAACAGGAGTAAAAGTATATTTCAATGATGAGGCAATTACACCATTGCCGTTCCAGAAATATGTTGATCTTTACTTTCCAGAGGATTCAGAACACAAGAAGGTTGTTGAAATGACAAGTAATCCTCGATGGAAAATATGTGTCGTATTTGATCCATTAGATAATATGGAACATCAAAATATTTCTTTCGTTAATAGTATTTGTACTCATCATGGTGGGACACATGTTGAACACGTATCCAGTCAAATTGTAGCCAAATTAAAAGTTGCGGTTGAGAAAAAAGCCAAAGGAATAACCGTCAAGGCTAATCAGATCAAAGAGAATTTGATATTTTTTGTAGATTCGACGATAGAACTGCCAGAATTTGATGGTCAGACTAAAGATATGCTAAAATCTAAAGTTGCTGAATTTGGATCTAAATACGTTGTGACAGAAGCATTGATCAAGAAAATAATTGCGACTGGTGTGGTCGATCAAATTATTGAGAACGCAAGATCCAGGGCAGAATCGAATCTGGCTAAACAAGATGGATCTAAAAAAGGAGTCGTACGAATCGATAAACTTTTTGAAGCACATCAGGCTGGCAAAAAAGAAGCTGCCCTGTGTACATTAATGCTCACAGAAGGAGATTCCGCAAAGGCATTTGCAATGGCTGGATTTAATGAAACCGGCAGAGATCATTTCGGTGTTTTTCCATTGCGAGGTAAACTTAAAAATGTCCGAAAAGGCAAAGATGATGCTAACATCATTGATACATTGGAAGAAAATAAGGAAATCAAAGCCATTCGAGAGATTATGGGTCTTGTTAGAGGAAAGAAGTATACGTCAGTCGAAGGATTGAGATATGGTAAGATCGCAGTTTTGACAGATGCAGACAGTGTAACCGGCGATACTCCGTTGTTATTGAAGGATATTAAAGATCAAATTGACATACGAACTATTGAAACTTTATCGAATGACTGGTTTATTGCAGAGGATGGTAAAGAATATAGTCTTACAGATTATGAGATTTGGACAGAACAAGGATGGACAAAGATTGTAAAAGTGATCCGACATAAAATCAACAAATCGATCTATCGTGTATTGTCGCACACTGGAATTGTTGATGTAACCCAAGACCATTCATTGCTTGATGTGGATAGTAATAAAATTAGTCCGAAAGATTGCAAAGTAGGTGATCATCTTCTACATAGTTTTCCAAAATTCGATAATACAAACATCCCGTCGAATTTTAAGAATTTAACTAAGAAAAATTTGCAAATACATGCGAAAGTCCATAAAATATATGGTTGCGAAACCATGAATAAATCTGAACTGATTAGAGAAATTGGAAAAATTCATGAAATTAACACGATGAATTTCAACTACGATTCTGGTATCAGTACGGATGAGGCACTTTTGATGGGATTTTTCTGGGCAGATGGTACATGTGGTATATACAAATTTGTGAGTTATCCAAAATCGAAAGATGGTACCAAAACATATACCCGTAATAGAACAAATTATAGTTGGAGTCTTTCTAATCTGAATCTGGGTCTTTTGGAAAAATTTAAGAAAATATTAGAAAAATTATATGACTATAGCGTCACCATCGTAACGTGCCATAAAAAGAATTCGTATTCTACCAAAGATATTTACAAATTAGTGGTAAATGGTGGAAAAAAAATACTTCCGTTGGTGGAAAAATATAGATCGATGTTTTACGACAAAAATAAGAAAAAAAAAATTCCGCAAGAAATTCTTAACGCACCTCATGATGTCCGAAAAAATTTTATCGAAGGTTTTTATCAAGGGGACGGTTTGGGACATGATTTATACGATAGTCAATATGGAAGAAGATGTTTTGCGGTTGATGGAAAAATAGGAGCGCAGGGGATTTTCTTCTTATGTAAAAGTTTGGGTTATGATGTTTCTATTAATCACGACATTGAGAAACCAAAAGTTTATCGTTTATTTTTGACAGATGGTAAGCAACGTAAAAATCCGAATGCCATCAAAAAAATATTTAACCTTGGACAAACTGAACAATATGTATACGATCTTGAAACCGAGAATCATCATTTTCAAAGCGGCATAGGAGAAACAATATGTCACAACACTGATGGTTCCCATATTAAAGGATTAATTATGAGCTACATCCATCATTATTGGCCATCTCTCCTCAAAATAAACGGATTCATTGAATGTTTAACGACCCCAGTTGTCAAACTAACCAAAGGAAAAGGAGTAAAACAACAATCTGTCTCATTTTACAATCTTAACGAACTCGAACTTTGGAAGAAAAAGAACAACGATGGAAAAGGATGGGATCTCATGTATTACAAAGGATTAGGTACTAATGGCAATGAAGAAGCGCGGGAATGTTTTACTGATTACAATGATAAAACGATCAAGTATTGTTGGAAAGAAAAATTAGACGAAGACGATACCGATAATACTCTTGAAAATTATGAACCTAAATGCAAAGACATCTGCGAAGATGCAATAACTTTAGCATTTGCCAAAAAACGAGAGAATGACCGAAAAGATTGGATGAATTTGTACGATGAGAATCTTTTCATTGATAACAACCGAAAAAACGTCTCCTATGCAGAATTCATTCACAAAGAACTCATAGCATTCTCTGTCTACAACGTCGCACGAGCTGTTCCAAATATCATGGATGGATTCAAACCCTCGCAGCGAAAGATCTATTTCGGTTGCGTAAAAAAGAACATTTACAACGTCAAACAAAAAGTATCGCAATTATCTGGATACATCGCCGAAAAGTCAGCGTATCATCATGGTGATACTTCCTTACAAGAAGCTATCATCGGTATGGCGCAAACATTTGTCGGCAGTAACAATCTTAATTTATTAGTACCAGTCGGTCAGTTTGGTACCAGGTTATCTGGTGGTCATGATAGTGCAAGTCCGAGATATATCTTTACTATGTTAAGTGATATTGGTAAAACTATTTTTGTAGAACATGATAACAACATATTGGATTATCTCACAGACGACGGAGAAAAAATAGAACCAAAATTCTACGCACCAATCATCCCAATGATTTTAGTAAATGGAGTCGTTGGTATTGGTACTGGTTATTCGACAACTATTCCACCATGTAATCCACGTGATATTTATGAGAATTTGCTACGAATTAATGATGGATTGAAACCAAAACCAATGACACCATGGTATCGTAACTTTAAAGGTACCGTTGAGAAAATTGATAAGACAAATTTTATCATTCGAGCGAAATACAAAGTTGTTGACGATGACACAATTCATATTTCCGATCTACCAATTGGTGTCTGGACCGATAATTACAAAGCGTTTTTGGATAACATCATTTTAGGTGCAACTAAAGCTAAGAAAAGTGCTAAAGAAACTGAAATCAAGAAACCGGCTCCTAAAAAAGGTAAAGGCGGCAGTAAAGCTCGTGCACCTAAGAAAGATAGTAAGAAGAGTAACACCGCAAAAGTAGCCAAGTCAAATACTATCAGTCAATATGTCAAGTCATTCACTGAAGATTGTACCAACGTCAGAGTGAGTTTTACGATCATTTTTCATCCAGGTAAATTGAATGAACTTATCAAGAACGGTAAATTAGAAAAGGATCTGAAACTTCAGAAGACTGTCAAGTTATCTAACATGCATTTATTCAATGAAGAAGGTAAGGTTATCAAGTATTCGAATTACGGGGCCATTCTCAATAACTTTTCTAGAGTCAGAATAGAAATGTATCAAACCAGAAAAGATCATTTGTTAGGTAAGTGGCGTCATGAATGCGATATTTTGAAATGGAAAATGAAATTTATCGATAGTGTAATTGATGGAACGATTATCATCTTTGAAAAGAATAAGACCAAAAAGATGGAAGTGATCAAAGAGCGATTGAAGGAATTAGAATTTCCAAAGTTCATGGTCGGCGCCGAGACAAAGCCAACTTATAAATACATCACTAGTACTGGATTATTTAGTTTGACAACTGAAGAGGTTGAGCGACTTAGACAGATGTTGGAGAATAAAGAAGAAGATATTCAAACATTGGAAGGCAAGACTACTAACGAAATGTGGAGTGAAGAACTAGAGACCTTTATGAAAGCATATGATAAGTGGGAAAAGATTGCCGATGAAGAATATGCCAAAGAAATGGTCGATAATTCTAAAAAGACAGCTAAGAAGAGACAGACTAAAAAAGTTGTCAAAAAGAAAGAGGCTGTAGCAAGTGCTTAATTGTTTTATTGATTATCAAATTGATAATCAATAAAAATTTATTTTTGTTAGCTTTGTTTGTGAATTTGATTGCATTGATCGCAGTCATCATCACCGCACAAGTTCTTGTTATTTTTGCATACGTTGTTGCGGTGGAGATATGCCATTTGTGGTTGTTTGGCGTGAATATTAAAGAATCTCCCTGGAACTGTATTTCAATTTTTTATCAAAAAAATTATATCGTTAGGTAAGATAATCATTACAATGATAAAAATGGATGATTAAGCAAATTATTCCACGATAGAAAGTGCGAGAATATATCTTCATTTTTTTGTGCAGCTAAAAAAAATTGAAAATATATATCCCGACGCTTCCTATCTTATCAATTCAGCAAAAAAACATGCAAATAAGCAGCAATGAATTCGTTGATTTTTATTTCTCCCAATATCGCAGCGTAGATAACTTAGACAAAATGTTAGGAATAGACAAATATACATCGCACTTTAAAATAGCTAGTCAGCCCCCGAATCCATGGCACGATGTTCTTCGCAATGACGATCTTTCTGCGCCCCCAGGATTTGAGCCTCCCGTATTTCGCATTTTAAACGTTAATTATCGCCATGGTGAACAAATAACGCGCAAGTTATGCACTAAATGTCATATACGCAAACAATATCTAAAGCTGAAATATTGTAGACGATGCTGTAAATAAATGTTAAATAATTTATTCAACATTTAGAAAAAATTGCGTCTGTATAATCGCATCGCTTCATCCCGTGATTTTACTATTCGACGTTGTGGCGCCGAAGCAGGGCCAAATGCTTCTATCTGTTCTTTCATTATGGTCGGCTTCTCTGTAACAGGCTGATTTGCAAATTTGTAATATGATGCTAATGCTATCGGATCATTCTCTCCTCTCGTCGCTATCGTATCCATATTATCACTTTCCTTATCTGCATTATATGTAGATATCTCTTGCTTAATGTTGGCGTTAATAGCCTTCTGTGCAATATCATAATCCAATTCATCCTGAAACGTATTTGGACCAATATGATATTTGTCATATCTTTTATTAATTTTTTCATACTGTTTTTGCGTCGGTACAATATTATCTGTTAATCCTAAATTATCAGGTTCAGGTATCATCAAGACAGGATCCTCATCAATATCATCATATCCGGCGTACTGGTTGAGCGCATAAATTGCATCTAAATGAGGAATGTAATCCGCATCATAAGTATTTCCAGTATTTTCATTGTATCTATCTTCATTAGTAATAATACATGAATAATTATATCTAGGATCTGCAGTCATATTTGTGCATCTATAGTTATCGGGACATCTGCCCATAATACATTTGGGGCATAATCTCTTGCACTGTTTACGACTTACAGGAACACGATAAGCACTGTTACCATCGTTATTCGCGACATGTTCAAAAATAATTTTATTTCCATTACTGCGGATCATATTATTGACCGTTTTCTGTCCATATTCTTCAGTGTTATTCGGAGTACGGTTGTATCTGTCTCTGTCATAATCGATCGGAGGATCAATCATCATGCAGCATCTATTTGGAGAATCAATGTAAAATCCAGTACAATAAGCTGAATCATTACAAACGGACATACATTGGTTGATGTTTTGAAAATCGACACAGTTCTTCCCTGATTCGATGATTTCGTCCGCTCGTTTTTGCGCGGTGTCTGATTCTCGTTTTTTATCTGCTTGCCACAATAAATAATATGTGTTACCAAACATATCAGCATTAAAACTGTCTGCTTCTGCCAACGCTTCTGAAACTAAGGAATTACCTTCGTTGAATGGTCTAATTTGTCCACGACGATATGAAACGATGTCGTTATATGCAACTTCAGCGGCTCCACTTAATGATGGGGCGCGCAAGATAGTCTGTCTTAGTTTATCAAGTGTATCTGGATCTGTAATCTGATCTGGTGTTAAAAATTCGCTGTTAGAATCAGCAAAGACATCTTCGGGATGATTGTCTGATTTTCTAACGTACGATGCTTCAAAATTCTCTGTTTTGTTTAGATTGTACAAGAAAAATAAGATTAAAAATGCCACAACGACAAATATGACTATAGTCTCTGTTGAGTAATTCATTATGAATATTGATTAGAATAAAAAATATTGATCATCGTATTGTACACTAAATGTGTTCTCTGACAACAATATAAACGCTAAAAACTGGATAATATTAAGCGCATATGTATAATATTTCAAAGAATATATCTCATAATATCCCGGATAAAGTGACTGCATGTTCAAACTATCACACGTTACAGAAAATAATCTTTCCAACGCAAGATCAACGATTTGTTCTTCAAGAATGGTTTTCTGCGTTTATCAGAATGTACAATGAAACAATTGATCATATACAACAAGGGAATTTACAAATTTTAGATTTTTGCAAATTACGCTACCAAATGAGTGATGTTCAAAATTATATCATTAAAACTATGGTGAATAAGATGCCGCCAGCGTTATTGGTTGAAGCTATCAGACGTGCAGTTCAAGGGATCGCTGAATCAATAAAAAATGGTGGGAAACTTCGAATACGAAAGATAAGTGCCTCTAAGAAAAAAAAGGTATTGGTCATTCCTTGCAGATTTTTGAACGACACAACCTTTTGTCTCCGAATTTTTGAATCTGCAACCATTTTGAACGATGTAACACAATCAATTACATTGCAATATGATTTGCATACCAAAGAATACAAATTACTTATACCTGAAACATTACTGCAAAAAAATGCTGAATGTGGAGTAGATCCAGGATGTCGAACGTTTATGACAACATTCTCTAACGACGATGTTTACTTAATCGGTGCACAAATAACAAAACATTTAGAAAAATATTACATCAGAATACGAGAAATTTTAAATCGTATTCATGATAATACTTTAACTACGGGAGAAAGAAACGAAATGAAAAGGATATGTCAAAAATATTACAACGCGGTTGCAAATATGGTTGATGAGCTGCATTACAAAACTGCACATTTGATGGTAACAAAATATGAAAACATATATTTGGGAAAATTCAGGCCGATGGAAATATTGGCGCAAAAAAATAACTTATCAGAACAGGCACGTTGGATATTGAGAATTCTTGATCATGACACGTTTAGGATCAGATTGTTCCAATTAGCTGATAAATATGGATCAAAAATATATGAGGTTGATGAATACTTAACAACAAAAACATGTTCTGGATGTGGTAACATCGTAAATGTAAAAGGAGAAATTTATATGTGCAATAAATGTAAATTGGTAACGTATCGTGATGTGAACGCTGCTAAAAATATTCTTAAAATAGGGAAAATGATGATTAAAAACTAATACATTAATTTTTAATCAACGATAAAATATTCAAATCTCTTGCCGGTAACATTGAATGACCAAATATTGTCGCATTCAATTCTCAAGGCAACTTATAAATATATCACCAGTACTCGTTTGTTCAGCTTGACTACTGAAGAGGTCGAGCGACTTAGGCAGATATTGGAGAATAAAGAAGACATTCAAACGTTAGAGGCAAACTCCTAATGATATGTGGAATGAAGAATTAGATGTCTTTATGAAAGCGCATAATAAATGGGAAAAAATTGCTAAAGAAAGAGGTTAATGCGAGTGCTTAATATTTATCGATTATCTATTTGATAATCAATAAAATTTTAATTCTTTTTAGTAACGAATTTTTGCCGGGTTGGATTGTGTTGAATTGGATTCTTCTGCCAAACGTAACATTTCGTCGTTGATTCTTTTTAGTTCTCTCATTTGTGTAAAAATTTGCTTACACCGGTGGCATTCTTCGTCATAGCACAAATTCTTGCTGTTTTTGCAAGCATGAAAATTGACTGCTGTATCGTTACAATACCGATATGCCATTGTGTTTTGTTCATTGTAGATAATAATGGAAGCTCCTAAAAATCAAAATTTCAATTTTTTAAAAAAATTGAAAAATATTTCATCACAATAACTTTTTTCTTTATACTACATTAAAAAATGAGTGCTACAATAGAATATTCTCAAATCGATGATACAAAATCGGATTCCAGACCCGAAATATTGGTGTTCTATATGTTTATATATGCATGTATGACAACTTTTTTCATATTCGAATTTATATTTTTATTACTAACTAACGAAGTAAAAAATAGATGTACAAGTGAACCATTTATTTCATTACCAAAATATGTATCTACATTCGCAATATGTAGTATAATATTTATTTATATGACGTCAGTTAGTGTTTTTTGTTCGCAATGGAGAATAATATCAGTACAAAGAGCATCTATCATCATTAAGCTACACAATATTTTTTCCGCTATTACGTTCCCCGTCGGGATATGTTTACTTATTGCAACAGAGTGTCCGATATATGTAATAAATCAATGGCCAAATATAACTATCGCATATGTCACCCAGAAGGCAACACAAATATTTGCAGGATTGCTGATAGATTATTTGGCTAAAAATATAAATTAATAATATTTATTTTTCTCTAATAAAAAAATGAATAAGTAATTCATATGATTACGTATTCAATTATGTTGAACATGAGCAGTGAGGAGTTACATACTATGATTGATGAAGATATTAAAACAAATAAATGCAATTGTATAGGCAATTTTCTTGCCGGTAACATTGAACGAGCAAATATTGTCGCATTCAATTCTCTTGCCGGTAACATTGAATGACTAAATATTGTCGCATTCAAATCTCACGGCAATTCTCTTGCCAGTAACATTGAATAATCAAATATTGTCGCGTTCAAATCTCAAGGCAAGAAATCGCTAAAATATTGAGACGTTCCAATTTCCATGAGATTGTCAATGAATAAGATCATTTTTAATCGGCTACCAACGAATTTAACAATATCATATCTAAATTTTTCATCGAATATGCCTTAAAGTTTCTTTTACCAAAAATACCATAGAATTCGCCATAAATAGTTTCTGCATTTTTAACTGTTACAGGGGTTTCTAATTCGTTTTTGTGAACGTAGCAATTATCGATCATAAAATATACATTATCGACCCCATACGCTACAGGATATGGAACATCGCTCTTGCCAATCGGTGAAACATAATCTTTTATTTCATCACTCGTCGAAAATGTGTACACATCTTGCCCCACATACAAATATTTATGAATAGATAGTTGTACCAATATGGAATTCCCGTGCATAGCATATGGACTAGGATCATAACCTCGCCAATATCCTTTGAAATTGGTGACCTTTTTTAGTAATTTGGAATATATGGTGTATTTTTTTTCATACGTTGCATATGTGTAAATATATAAGCCAGTATTGTCGACAACAACTTGATAAGGACGTTTTTCATTATCGTGAATCAAATATTTTCGCTTTTTTTCTGTCAGTTCTTTGTTAGATACGAATGATTTAGTATTATGCATATTACTTGTGGTAAGTTTCCTTTTGGATGTTCTTTTTTCCCACGCGACACTCTCTTTTTTTTCCATCTTATATTAACGACATAAAAATAGTTAAAAATTAGATCATCAAAATGATTATCTAATTTTTATAATCGATATTGTACCATAACCTTTTTCACAACAATGTTTTCTTTTTCATAATTGCTACTATAAAATTGATCATACAACTCTATAGGATGTTTTAGTGTCAATTTACCTCGTTTCATTTTTAAATATCCTGTGTCACCTAACATGTACGCATAATTATTTGCAAGTAAAATAGGATGATGCATAATATCATTTACTGGAGAAACGTATCCGATTATCGGATCATGTATTCTGAATTCATACACGGTACATCCAATGTGTATATACTCGTATGCTGATTTTTTAATCAATAAAGTACTACTTGTATAAAATGGATCTTGGCTGTACCAATATCCCTCGAAATTATTTATCAATACACACATTTTTTGATTGCCAGTATTATCATATCCCATAATACGAATATCATTTTGGGTTAATATGACCGAAAAAAAACCTATTTTATTCCTGCAGATATCATATTTCACTTCACCTATGTTTTTTCGAAAGATGAAGGAATTGATCATTTTGTGTAATCCAATGATTATCCATATTATGTAATCAAAAAATCAATTTTTTATTGCAATAAATAATATTCAAAAAATGTTATTTATTAGTATTTCGTTATCTCCAATCCTTGTGATTCTGCCAATAAAACAATATTGCGCATATCTTTTTTCTGTTTCATATTGAGTTCGCTAAAATCAACATATAGATCCATTGCGTTTGCGACCGTTGTCTCTCTTATATCCTTTTTATTGACATAGTTAAAATCGTTCATAAAATAAATGTTGGACTTACCATATGCTACAGGATATGCAACGTCGCTATTACCAAGTGGAGAAATGTAATCAATAATTTTATCTGTAGTCTTAAATGTAAATATCACTGGTCCTATGTGCATATAATCGTGATCGGATATCTTAATCAACAACGTATTGTTATGGCCTCTATTTGGACTCGAATCATATCCATACCAATAACCTTCAAATTCATCAATCGCCGAAATAAAAAATGAATACGAATTCTCATCATCTTCGTCCAATGCAGCATCACATGCTAAAATGATAATATTTTTAGCAGTTACTATCACCTCAAACGGTCTGAAACCATTATTGTGAATGAAATATGTTTCTTTCTCAATATTTTTCCTAGACACGTAAGAGTTCGACATTTTTTATACTACCATAACGAAACGCTTGTTTATATTGATTTTTTCGATCATTTTTTGTACAGATCCTTGGATAGATACCTTATCCTTAAAAAAAGATTTGATATCGTCGAGCATTTCGTCATCACAAACAATATACTCCAATGTACCAATAATACTTTTTAATCCAAAAAAATTATGTTGGTATACCTGCCAGATCATATCCCAGTTCTTTTTGATGTATGTATACATATGCTTGTTTAGATTCTTATTTTTACCAGCCACACGAAATAATATCTCCATATTTGCATCAGATGTTATATGTTGATTAAATAAATCCAATGTTTTGATATATCGCGTCAAATCGTTTGTAAAACCTAATACATAAATCACTGACGGATTATTTTTAACGTTAACGAATAGTTTGTCAAACAGTTCATTATTATCACCAATAATAGAAGGAAAAGTGACTGTCATAGATTTGTTCAATGATTGTATAGGATCTGCAAAAAAATCGGCGACATCATCTATGCAATATTTTATCGCCAATGGTGTTCGTAATTCGCACATCAACTTGAAAATCACATCGTGCGCGCACATATCATTAAGATCATCTGATTTATTTCCCGAATATTTTTCTTCCAAGCGCATGACAAATGGTTTCAATATTTCACGGAATGTCGTTAAGAATCTTCTATTGTTAACGTATTTGGTGTAAATAAAGTGCTCATAGATAACATGCAACAATAAATGCATTGACCTCAAGTCCGTTGTAGAGATGTTATCGACGATATATTTTAGACGCGCAAAATAGTCATTTGATTTAGTTTGATTAATAAATAATAATGCAAATAGGTCTGCAACCATGCCAGATAGATCGATCATTGATAGAGATGTGAACCGTTCTGATAATATTTTTGATAATATTTTTTTGCTGTAACAGATACGATAAAATCCCCATACATTTTTATTAATTTTGGTAAATATTTTATCCTTACCAATGATCAATCTTTTATCTGATAGAATGACTTCATCTGTTAATGGAATGGACCATAATATGTTCGAATCAATTTGGCAGAACGAATACTGAGTAATATCTAAGTAATTATCGGCTACCCCGTGATAACTAATGTGAATATATGGATAATTTTTTTGATTTAGCCAGTTATGCATCATGTTTTTAATAGATTTTTGCGACACAAACTCTAGCGATTCCCATAAATCATCAGTTGTAGCATTTCCATAGCTATGTTTTTGTAGATAGTGACGGATACCTTCTCGAAATAATTTTACGCCCACTAATTTTATCACCAATCGGATGATATTTGATCCTTTAGCATATGATATGCTATCAAATCCTTCCATTATTTTATCCGTTTCGGTGACATTATTGCAGATTGAATGAGAACAAGTCATGCTATCTAATTCAAATGCATCAGTTGTCTCTTTTTTGTAGTAATGTTCCCAAACGCGCCATTCGGGGAAGATATGATCTAGGGTCTCCCAACTCATCCATGTAGCAAAACTTTCATTCAGCCACAGATCTGACCACCATTCCATCGTCACCAAATTACCAAACCATTGATGTGCAATTTCGTGACTTACCGTAGTCGCAATTACCAATTTATCAGCCGGAGTAGTATTATCCTGACACAATAATGCCGACGCAGTAAACGTAATTAATCCCCAATTTTCCATCGCCCCCGCCATAAACTTCGGAAGTGATACCAAATCCATTTTTTTCAAAGGATATGGTATTCCAAAATACTCGGTCATGTACCTTAAAGATTCTATTGCAACTTTCAGCGCAAATTGAGAATATTTAGGATCTTTGTAGCTATACACACGAACGCTAATATTATTTATTGAATCTTCGATAAAATTATCTGTACCGATGTAAAATGCAACGATGTATGTTGACATTTTAGGAGTCGTTGCAAACGTATGCAATATATATTTACCGTAATTTTTTTGTGATATTTCTGGTGTATTTGATAATACTATTTTGTCTTTTGGAGCAAATATTTCTAGCTGAAATGTCGCTTTGAAACATGGTTCGTCAAAACAGGGAAAACAATATCGCGCATAATGCGATTGAAATTGAGTAGAGATTATGATATCATCTTTTCTGATAGATTTATAAACTCCCGTAGTCTTATCGCTGCTGATTTGGCCAACATAACTAATCTTTATTGTTCCCTGTCGTGGCAGATGGTCAAATATTAATTTAACCTGCTGATATTCTGTTACGTAAATAATTTTTTTGCATCTAACATTATTTAATGTTGCCGATACTATTTGCAAATCCGCGCCATGTAGTATCATTTCTGGACTGTCGTTTTGCTGTTCGTAAGTAACATAACATATGCCACCAAAGATATTCCCACTTGGTTTTATGATAACGTGATAATGTTTCGGTATTGTTGTAGTTTTTAATCTAAAATCATTCATTTCATGTATATTAGTAAGATTTCGTTAATGAAACAGCAGCTTTCTCTAAGGTCTTTCGATGTAAAATAAATAAGCCATTAATTATAGTTATAATTAATGGCAGGAGCGATAATACAATTAGTTGCATATGGTGTACAGGATCTCTATTTAACGGGGGATCCACAGATAACTTTTTTTAAAATTATTTATCGTCGTCACACCAATTTTTCTGTAGAATCAGTGTTACAAAATTTTTCTGCCCCCGCAAATTTTGGTGACACAGTAACATGTACAATTTCAAGGGTAGGAGATTTGGTTGGCGAGATCATATTGTATATGAACATTCCCGCCATTCCTAAATTTGTAAATCCGGTAACTTGTGCAGAAGATCCTATTAAGAAGTTTGCATGGGTAAGATTTTTAGGATATGCGTTAATACAAGAAATAACAATTGAAATCGGGGGCAAATTGATCGACAGACAGTATGGTGAATGGTTATATATATGGGAACAAGTTAGTGGACGACAAGATAGAGGAATAGATAAAATGGTCGGTAATGTTCCGTCGATGTATGAGTTTAGTAACGGTAAAGATGGATATGAATTGTATGTTCCGTTAAAATTTTGGTTTTGTAAAGAGTCCGGTCTAGCGTTACCATTGATAGCATTAGCATCTTCAGATGTCAAAATTAATATCATGTTTAGAAGATTAGAAGAATGTTTCCGTATCGGTCCTACATCATCCATAGAAGTAGAGGACAATGTAGTGCCATTTGTTTATGGCGATTATATTGAACAAACAGTTAATGGTGAAAAAATTGCAGGATATTTCATGGGCTTCGACTATTTACTAAAAAAAATATATTACATTAAGATAGTCGATCGAAATGCTATCAAAAAAAGATTTGAAAGTTCGCCAATTTGTGGAGCAGCAAATAGTATTCCGTTTCGAATTTACAAAACTTCCACGGACGATCTCGATCTACCGCGATCGTATTGTACTCCTAAACCAAAATCGATCGAGATGATAGAACAAGTACAGTTACCTTACAAACCAATCTTTGTAAATTCGTATCTATATGTCAATTACATATATTTGGACACTGATGAGAGATTAAAATTTGCAAGATCTAATCATGAATATTTGATAGAACAAATACAGTACAATCAAGAGATAGGAATAAACAGTCCGAATATTAAACAGAATTTGACATTAGATCATCCTTGTAAGTCACATTATTGGATTGCGCAGTTAGATATGTTAGTAGGACCCGGTACAATTAATGATCTATTCAATTATACGACGTCTTATCTGCGCAGATCTTTGCCTATTGGATATCAAGAAGATCCTGATATTGCGTTGGGCGGAAATGGTGAGTTGGTAGGAACTAATCTTGTAGAAAATGCGACGTTGTTGTTGAATGGCAGAGATAGATTTGGTGTTAGAGATTCAGAATATTTTAATTTGACGCAACCGTATCAGCATCATTATCGGGGACCAGAAGTTGGGATAAACATGTATTCATTTTGTTTGTATCCAGAAGATCACCAGCCTTCTGCGACCTGTAACATGAGTAAGATAGATTATATTACGATGCAGATGCAATTGAATAATATTATTAATTCAAAAACTACATGTCGCATTAGGTCATATACTATCAATTATAATGTATTGCGAATATTTTTTAATTTAGGGGGACTCGCATTCGTTTAATATTTAATGATGATTGAATATTAAATTTATTTACGTCCGTTTACGGTGACTGTCAACATAGCAACAAGTCCTTCAATAAACTTAGCACTTGATCGTTCTGCTTCCTTAGTCTTGCTTAAATATCTTTCTTCGATATCTTTAAGATCACTGCCTTCGATACCATCAACATCGATACGATTGTCAGTTACTTTTAAGATTTCTGAACGTTTGATTCCGTTCAAAAGAATCTCGTTTGCTTTTTTCTCAGCTTCAGCGATTCTATTAAGAACATCATCCATTTTTGATCTACTGTTCAGCGACAGTTCAACTCCACGTTGTCTCTTCAACATCAAGATGATTTGATCATACAAATTTTTCAAAAATGAAGCAGATCCGTCCTTGCCTCCCTCGAGAAATTTAGTGATATCATCGTGTCCACCATATTGTTGTTGTGGCATATCACGATCAAACATACCTCGACTAAATGGAGCATCAATATCCACCAAGCGATGATGTTTCATATCATTAAATAATGCTCTGCGTTTGTAAGCATACACTCCATCTCTAAAGTTACCACCTAACTGTCTCAAACCACGCAAGAGCATTTGCAAGTTGCCTGCATTTTTGGTACCAGGTTTAGCAGCTGGATAATATTCGTAGATTTTCATGTCTTCAAATTTGATCGTCGTTGGTTTATTCTCTGGACCTTCTGGTACATCTTTGACAGAAACCCAACCTTTATTGAGAACTGATGGATGCGCATTGACCCATTCAACCAACAATGATAAGTAGTTGATAAAATATGGATTTTCTTTCATTGTTTTAACTGCATCAGCAGCACTAACTGGAGGAACAGAAGTTAGTACAGCGAATTTGTCTCGGAAATCAGCTGTATCTAATCGTTTGAACCATCTGCTTACTGGTTCTACTTTCATCAATGAAATATTAGCAAGAGGACCACTACCAGTATCTTTTTCGGCAATAGTATCGAAATTGAATTTCTTCAAAATATTATATGCGACTGTTGGGCGAATTTTCATGATTGTTTCTTTGTTTGCAAGACTCTCGCCCCATTTCTTGTTTTTATCGATTTTTTTAACAACTTCAAAACATTTTGAATAAGTTCCTTGTTCTAATGCACATTCATTTAAAAATCCGAGACAATTTTGACCAGTTACATCATCAATAAATCCACATTGACCGTTAATGTCAAATTCAGTGTTGTTTTTGTTGAACCATTTTCCACCTTCATCTTGACGCCATGGGGTTTCTTTGTTTAACATGAGTGCTTTCAAATCATTTTCTGATTTAGCCATCGATGTTGATACGCCGGCATTTCTATCAAGGATTGCCATAATATCGTCCGGCTTCAATTCAAAAATTCTATCACCGAGAATTGTGATAATATTTCTAGCAGCAGCGTCTTTTTTGAGAGGGATAGGATCGCCATTGGTTCTTTGGACATTAACAACATCAGTCGGGTCAGATGGATCAGATGTGAAGACTCGTTGGGCGATAATTCTTAATCCGTATGGACCTTCTGTTGTGTATAAATCACCTTCAGTGATCCAGTCAGTATCTGTTAACCAAATTCTTCGTGCGCTGCCTGCTTGAAGTGCTGGAAGGCGACCTAAAGCGTTGATGACGTCAACTTCCCCGACACCACCATGCATTCTGTGTCTGCGTCTGCCTCCAGTCATTCGTTGGTCTAATTTTTTAACGTTTAGTCTGAATTTTGCGAATTCTGCTTTACGTTGTGCTTGTGGGAGACCGTTTATGTATTTTTCAAACGCTTCGAGAGTGAGAGGTTGTCCGGTAGCGTTTTCGACGACGTTAAATATGTCATTATATTTAGCTGTATTGCCAGAGATAACTTCGTTAAATACTCGGCTTTGGCAGGCAGTTTCGTTGTCCATGTTTGATTTAACATTGGGCGGGATTGTATTACCAGTATAATTAATGAAGTTGTTAATCATAGCATCTTTGAAGGTGTCAACAATTGATTCAATGTTATCATCGCCAATCTTTTGATTGACATAATCAATACGACTGGCAAAAAAATTTACATAATTTTGGAGGAAATTATTTATGTTCTTCTCGTATACACCCCCTCGAGCAGATTGGTTAGCGATAAATGATCCGGGATTTGATATGACTGCATTAAACAATGCGATAGATGCGATTTGCGAAAACACTTTATAAGTTTTAACTTCGTCCACAAAATTGTTTATTTCATCATGTTTGTTCGTTGCCCCAACGGAGTCCGTGCGGTTATATTTACCTAAATCTATTTTTGGTATATACATAAATAATGGTGCAGATGATGCGGCGTGTGTGCTGGCAGCTGGTTTAGTTGGAACCATCCCAGCGGCCACTACCGTAGCCGCCCCGATATCATAATTTCCTTTCATTGTGTTGTATATAGTTACCGCGTCGGCCGCGCCATTAAATGCATTTTCATCGTTGTATCCCGATTCTGCTGGGGTGGCTATTGTTTTCCAGTATGCTTTTAAAAGACTTCTCCAAGCAGATTCTTCTTCAGCGGATGTAAGCGGAACACCAGCGGACGCATAATACGGATCATCTAATGAAACTACTTTTTTGGATGTATATGGCATAAATCCAGAATTTAGATATACATTTCTTATGATTTTTTTGGTAACGTTTGCATCATCATTATACAAATTTGCCAAAGCGGGAGGTATTATTTCACGATGAATAGGTTCGCCAATATTGTCCCAAAAAAAGGAGAGGTTAGCATGATCTACACCTGTTGATTTGAAAATACTTGCCAACGCCTTCTTGCTGTCACCGCCGTCACTAAAATCCCAGTTAGCTGTCCCCAAATCAGTAATCATAGATTTAAGTTCTGTCGAAGGAGCGACAGCAGATTCGTTAGCGCTAATTTCTTTTTTGATTGTTTCGGCAATTGGCATCAGAGAAGCTAGGATTGCCATTTCGAGTTTATCAACACTGAGAATTCCAGATAACTTATTTTCTTGTTTGTAGTGTACATCATCAAACATTTTAACAACCGCCGCTATTAATTTGTGAAAATTAATAGTATCGTGTCGATATAAAAATTTAATAATAGAATCTCCGCGCGGACTTTTATCCAAATCTAACTGCGCGATAAACATATACAAAAAAGATATGAGTGATTGGATCGGAGTATTATTCGTAGCTGTTTCCCAAATTCTAGTTCCAAGTAAGTTGACTCCAGGAAGTAACGATTTGATGTCGGAGAATTTTTTTTCTGCATCATCATGGAACACAAACGTTTCAACGTATAGTTGTTGAACGTCATATTTAGTAGCCGTTTGAGGCTTATTACTCACTATAGCACCAATTACTTTGCTAATTGGTTCGCCACTTTTCAATAACGCTTCAGATCTTGCCTTCGTTGGTTTCTCAATTTGATTAAGCGCTTGACCAAACGCAGTCAAATATTCCATATATTCAGGAACAACATCCTTGGGTCCAACATTACCACGTCGAAATGCAGTATTTTTTTCACCCGTAAATGCGTCTAATCCAGCGTTAGCCAACATAAAAAAGTTTGGTGCTTTTTTAACAATATTTATAATCTGCTCACATTGCAATGCACCTCCCCTTTGTGAAGGTCTGCCTGCGTGTCGTTTGGTATGTGACGATTTACTCATGACAAGAATATATTAATAACGAAGAAAAAAAAAGATAAAAATCATCCATTTCTATACTATCTAAAAATTTTATACCAGATTTTCTATATAAATTATAATAATTATATTATGCCCTTAATATATAACATGTTCGATAACATCAGCAATACACAAATTCTATTATTTATTGTAGTCATCGCAGTAATTTTATTTGCATCGATGTATTTTTCCAACAACAAAAAAGAATTGATGCACAAATTACCATCCAAAACTGGTTGTGCACCTAAACAATATAACAAACGCGCAGATAATGGACCAAAAAATTTTACATTGTACAATTTTTATAATCCCGATTGCGTCTGGTGCAAAAGATTTATGCCAGATTGGAACAAATTAGTAAATGACCTCGAAGATGTTCAAGATCTATCCCTCAAACCAATCGACTCATCAAAATCTGAAAATGGCGATCTAACTTTTTATTACAACATCAAAGCTTTCCCGACAGTCATTCTCGCAACACCAGATAGACACATCGAATACGACGGCAACAGAACATCCGCTGATATCAATAAATTCGTTCGTAATGTTATAACCGAATACAATAATAAATAAATGTTTCATCAAATATTTATTTAATATGGACTTCTCGAAATGATATCCCGTATCATTTTGTAACCGTAATGTAGATACATATCATAATAATATGTCTTTAACATTTTATCTCTAAATTTAGTTTCTTCAAACATTTTTTTTGTTAAAACAGGATAAAACTCCAATTCTTCAAACAATAATGAAACCATATCAAAATTTTTAGGAGTATTATATATTGCCCCAAACCAACTCATCGCAATAGATCCAACAGTATCTGAATCGCCATGATGTAGCATCGAATATACAATTAATTTTTCTAACGATTCGCCACTCTCCAATAACGCATCATATGCCATAATCACAGCATCATCAGCATCTCCGCCTGGAAAATTTAGATGTCCTTTGCTAAAATTTTCCGCAAAATATTTGATCCGTAATACCGGATGTTTGAACATTTTAATATCCAATAACGGTGTCAAACCAGAGAAGCGTTTGTTAACATACTTCTCCCATTGCGAATAAAATAATACTTTATCCCTTGCGTAAAGATGATATTCATCTGGCCTTGATTTTTTCATGTACTTATCTATTTTGTCAGATTTTAACGTCTTTAATAATTTATGCGGCCAAATTGCGACTGGTACTTGTTCAATTGCATAAGATGTAAATAATGCTGTAGTGATGCTACCTAAGATCGCTGTTGCTGAATTATGTGTAATTCGACTACATTCGACTGCTAATGCTATCAATCGTTTGCGATTTATCCTGCCTGGATAAAATATTCCGATGCAACCAGATCGCATAGCAGATCCAGATCCCGTTGCGTTAGCATTATATGGCAATTTATTCCATTCGATGAATTCTTGATTACTAAGTGATTTCGTTGTCATTGCCCCTGGATGTCTACCAGTCATCTGTGGCACTACTTCCAAGTATGCTTTTCGTAACTTTTTTCCATATTCATCAACAGTTGTTATTTTATCGCAAAGTACATCAAATGTTGCCATATACAAAATTGTATCATCCGACGCGCGCCAATTTACGATACTCATATCATTGATGCCACCGAGAGATATATATTCGTATATCATATCATTCGCAGACTCAGGATCGACATGCACAAGACCAGAATTCATCTCCCATTTTCCATCGTGATACCCAATAGTATCCCCCAATGTTTGATAAAAAGGAATCACTGAGTTTACAAAAATCCATTGACTAAGATTATCATCTTCTAATTCGATGGGCCCTGTCATCACGGAAACATTCGTGAGAATCAACTCTACTGACTTAAAAATTTCGTCAGCTACTTTGTCGACATCGCTTTTCTTCATTTTGCCCTTTGTTTTTTTTTGAATTTTTTGGATGATTTTCTGTTCAGCTCTATTTCGATATTCAGCTCCCTTCTCTAAAATTTTATCATCGTTATCATCATTCATTTAATATTAACACGGAAAAAATTAAGTTATAATAATAAAAAAAAAGATAGATATAATTTATTATCTTTAGTATGGCAACAGAATATGGAATTAAGAAGGACAAAACTATAAATTTATATAGCATACTTGGTTTGACAATCGATGTATGTAAAGATCAAAAATGTAATGAATTGATCCAGAAAGCATATCTCAAAAAAGCTAAGCTCTGTCACCCCGATAGACATCCAGGAAGAAAAGATGTTGCCGAAGTATTTGAATTGATAACGGGGGCCTATGATATTCTTAAAAACGAAAAACAGAGGACTGAATACAACCATAAAATGGCGATGATGAACGAGTCTTCTAGCGATTTTTCGCAGTTGAAGAAGAAAACAGAAAATTTTATGACCTCACAAGGAGAATTTGCACCCGCGACAGACGCCCAAAAGTTAAGTTTCGGTGCGCAAATGGTGTTACAAAATGAAAAACATGGCTTTGACGAATCTATCTGTAAGGTTCCAATACCAAAAAATGAAGCTAAAAAAAGATTGGAAGAATTAACACGAGATAGATCTAAACAAGATAATGAAATTAAACATGAGCGATTATTTAAGGGTATGGATTGGAATGGGGCAAAATTTAATAGAGCATTTGAATTATCGCATAAACGCGAGGATGATGCGTTAGTAGAACATGGTGGTGTTCCCTCTGCATGGAATTGTCAAGGGGCGGTGGCAAACTTTTCTGCTTTCGATGATCTTGGTAACTTGTACGTTGATGATGGCTCTCGTGTTGATACTGAACGACAAAAATACGGTAACATAAATTTTGGTAATCTTCCGCAACATAAATTTACAGCTGAAGAGGTAAATACCTTAGAAGGTGTGGATTATTTTGCTGGTCATAATGAACTAGGAGATGATTATTTTGCCGACATCAAAGAACGATTGCGAAATAGAGAGTCCAATAATATGAATTATGATAGTATGCAGTTTGATGATTTCAAGCGTGATGATTTTGCAGGTTATGGTATTCATGATCAATTGGGACTTCATTACGAAGACAGATTATGCTTAGACGATAATACAGAGGATGACATTTCTCAGCGCTTTGAAAATTTGATGGCGCAGAGACGCATGGAAGATCTTATGCTTGACAAAAAGAAACAAAAATAAAATTAATTGATTAATTAATTTTATTTAGTACAAAACTTATCAGCTGCATCAACGCCAGCTTGATATATGGCTTTTTTAACATCATTATTGATATCAAATGAGAAATCTGACATCATATCGTCACATGACTTATTTTTTTCTGCAAATTCTTTGGTCTTCGTCACATGAATTGTATTTTTTTCATATTTAGTGTGATCTTCAGCATAATAATGTTTCATAATTAAATGCAACACAGCTCTAAAGAATTGTTCAGGACAATTATACGTCGTATCATATTCAATACCGAGCAATATTCCGATAGTTTTATCAATTTCATCAGCAAACAACTCCATTGGATAATTATCGAGAGCACTGCCGTCAATGTATTTTTTCCCATCAATATCAACAGGAACAAACAAAATAGGAACACTTATGGAAATTCTAATCGCAACTGACACTTTAAAATTCGGAGTGTTAACATGATTATAGCGGACAGCAATTGAATCAGTTAAACATGTACCAGTAACGGTAAAATTAATACCAGTCAGTTCGAATAGTTGTCGGAAATTTATGTGTTTGATTCCAGTTGCCTTAGTAAGAATTTCTTCTATCAAATTAAAAATAGTACGCCCATCGTCGACCCCACACTTGTTTAAAAATAATGATACATCTGGATTGATCAATTTTTTCATATCTAAACACATAACGAAATTCAATATGTTAGTCATGTCAAATCCCAAGACAATCAACAGACCAGCAAGAGCCCCTGCGCTTGATCCAGCGACTCCTTTTAACGTTGATAAATCTAATAATCCATTATCAATCAACTTTTGAATAGCACCGATATGTGCAATTCCTTTAGTTCCGCCACCACTTAACACCAGATTTGTATATTGAGTCACCGATGGTACTTCAACCGGGGGTGCATTATCAACAATAACTGACTGTACTTCAATGGGAGTTGTGCTATCAACAATAGGATCATCCATATTTTGTTAATAATTTAATGACGGTTTTTATATTAATCCAACAAACTCGCATATTTTTATTCTTACCAATATATAAATGGAACTAGCTCACGAAGATTTGTATAGAAAACATGACCAGTTAGCTAATCTTAAACGGCAAACATATGAACAAATATATAAAAGGTGCGCCAACACTATCAAATATACAGCAGATATTGGCGAACTATTTTGCATATTTAAAATTCCTAATTTTTTATTTGGCAGCGATTATCCGATAATAAATATACCTTCGTGTGCCAGATATATCACGGAAAAATTAAAAAAAATATCAAAACAAATGAAAACAACATTTGTTGAACCAGACATTTTGATAATTGATTGGCGCAGAGATGTTGATGTTTAGTTATCATTTAGTTAAACTTTTTGTCATTAAATATAGAATGAATATTACGATAACTGCACCTACAACAATAATAAGGGTTTCTTTCCAGGAATCTGATTGTGTAGTATTAATATCCGTTTGACGATTAATATTACTGAATAGCATAATATCGTGTAATCGATCATTCACTTTCCTATCAACCATTTTTTTGAATTGCGCATAACATCGATCACAATTTTGCAAATGGTTGGTGACTGCAGTGCAACCTGGTTCATCACGCTCAACAAAATCGGAGGTATTAAATATATCATCTCGTTTGTAAAGTTTTTTTTTGTAAGGTGTCGTGTTGACTGATAATTCTGATAAATTAATCGATGGGGAGGAGAAATTGTAGATATCTGTTCTGGGATTAGAAATTTTATCTACGGGCTCCGTATCTGAGTTTGGTTTCCCAGATAATTTTCTGGTCATAGCTTTTACCGGATCATTTATCCATGCGTCATCCCAACTCGAAAACATTGTTATAGTTATAAATAAAACAGAAATTTATTGTCATATCAAATTATCGTTAATTAATTTGATATAACTTTCTAAGTTATACATATATTTCTAGCATGTCAGCAAAACCAAGAAACAAACGAAAAATGGTAACTGATAAGCAAACAGATTATTGTTTTGATTATTTTGTCAATCCTGATAAATTTGATAACCAAAAAAAGCCAGAGTGGGATAACGAAGATAATAAAAACTTGGAAAATCATTTGGCTAAAAATCCAATGCGAAAATTAGACAGCAATATCACCGAAACAAAATCGATCAAATCATTGGCAAAAGAAGATTCGTCTGATTCTGAAACATCTATCAAGATGGAGTTGCCATCGAATCACAGTAGTACCAAAAGCAACAGTTCTGCTAGAAGTGAAGAAGATTCTCTTTCAATTTCATCAGCGACGGATAATGCAACGAGTCCATACATGAAAAAAATACCCGGAAAGACAGAAACGAAACCAAAAACTGAGACGAAACCAAAAACGGAGACAAAGCCTAAAACAGAAACCAAAACGAAGACTGAGACAAGACCGAAAACTGAAACGAGACCGTCGCCACAACCAGTAGAAACACCTGAAGAAAAAAGGGCACGAGCTAGAGAAGCGCATTGTACGATTGAAGATTTAAAACGCAAGGGAGTTTTTTTTACCAAGAATTACACATCAATGGATGATCCTGACGAAATGGAGGCGGAGATAGCGATACAACGGGAGAGAAAGAATAAACAAGTGCAAGTTAAATTTTATAAGCAGATATTATTAGGAGTTGTAAGTGGTACAGAATTTTTGAATACTAAATATGATCCATTTAATATTCAATTGAATGATTGGTCTAAACAAATTGCACTTGATCAAGATGATTACACCGAGGTTTTGGAAGAGTTGTATGAAAAATACAAAGATAGGGGAGGTAAGATGCCGCCAGAAATACGATTGTTGTTTATGATCGTCATGAGTGGTGTCACGTTTCATTTGAGTAAAACAATATTTGGTGACAACAACACAGTCGATAAGATGGTGACGAACAATCCAAATATTATGGCTGAATTATTGAAGAATTTTACAAACCGAGGAGCTCCTGCGGCAGTGGCCCCTGTTGAAAATATTCCGTCCAGAACGAATGATATGCTATCAAAAATCCGTGAAGCAAATAGGGAAGCACCAAAGAACACTGAAGTACGACCAAAAAGAGAGGAACCAATGACACCGATGAGCGTAGATAGAACTGTTCAATCTGAAATGTCATCAGTAAGACCTCCAGAAAGACCGTCAGATAATAGAATAAAACAAGAACGAGATGCTTTGGCAGAGAAGACAAGAATGTATGAAATGCAAATGCGCAAACAAGATGAGATGTATAGAGCACAGTTAGAACAAACTCGAAATCAACAAGTCAGAGATCAAACGCAATCAAATTTTGTGCCAGTTAATAGAGTATTATCAGGAAAATCAGAAAGTAAAAATATATTTGAAGCAGAAAGCAAATCACGATCGAAAATGAATGAAAACTCTGTTGAATTATTTGATTTGATAGATTCATTAGAAAGTTCCATAGCTTCTGACATCAGTGATATGAAATCAACAACAAATAATAAAAAATCTAAAAACAACCGAACATTGACTAATCGAAGTGTTAATTCCCAGTCAGATAATCTTTCCACATTGAGTCGGGGAAAGAAGAAATCTCTTGTCTTGTAAATATTAATATAAAATTTACAAGATACTTACTATTACCTGTTGGATGATGATGACTAAAAAAATTGATAATTCAAAAGATAATATATATGTCAAACATGGAGAGAATGATAACAATATGAGTAAAAAACCTACTAAAAGTATATCGGGGTCAAAATCAGTGTTGTCTAATAGACCTGAAGGAACTATTCCAAAAAGACGGGGTCGTCGGCCAAAAAAAATTGTTGAGAATGATGCGATATATAATGAAAAAAACACAAATAAGAAATCTGAAGATTCTGCGATTATATTACAAATGAAGATAGATCCTGCAAGATTGCGCAATCTCGAACTAAAAAAAAATAGTACCCCCAAAAAAATTTTGATTGACGATGATTCATCAGAAGGTATGTTCAAAAACGATATTCCTCGCGATCTTGTGTGTAAAAAATGCATCAAAAATGAAAAGATAATCGCGACGTTGAAAAATAAGATTGATAAATATGAACAAAAAGAAAATATTATTAAGGCCAATAAAGCATATGTTAGTAATTTAAATTTAGTATCTTATCCACAAGGTAACAATTTTGTCAAAAAGAAGAATGTTTGGTGCTTATGGGATGCCCATCCATTTCCAGGTGATCCATTTCCTTTGCCAGAAATGTTACATAAAGGTAAATATTATGTTACCGGATATTTTTGCAGTCCAAATTGTGCTCTAGCACATAATTTATTCGTTATCAAGGATTCAAAGGTGCATGTTCGAAAAACGCTGGTATACAGCATGTACCGTGAAATGATGGGTTTGAGTATGGACGAAAAAATCGAGTTGGTAGAAGCTCCACCTAAAGGAACATTGATTAATTTTGGTGGTACAGATTCTATAGAGGCATTTAGACAAGGATTTTTGAATGTCAATAGAGAATATATCATCTATATGCCGCCATTCAAATGCATATTACCTGTTATTGAAGAAAGGACTGTTGGATTAAACGAAAATGATGATAAAAAATATGTTCTTGAAAGAAAAACACCTATCAAAAAGAAAAATTCTATCATGAATTCTATGAAGTTACCAGCGTATGATAACGACGACGACGAATTATAATATTGGAATTATAAATATTTTATAATTCCAATGCTTTCTTACGCTTGTTTGCTGTTTTGGATCCACCAATTGCTACTTTCTTTTTCTTTGTAGTTTTTGATCCGCCAATTGCTGCCTTCTTTTTAGTCTTTTTCTGTCCAAAATCATGTCGCTGTTCCAAATAATAACGACCTTGTAAATAAGAATCACACAAATCATCTTTTTTTGTGTAAAGACTTAAAATAAATAAACTAACGTCGTCATCTTGTAATAATTTCTTCGTATATTCAATGCCAAGTTTTTTGGTCAACTTATATTTATCCTTTTCGTTTTTATTAGCTTTAAAAACTTCCAAAGTATTGTCTTCGTTAATTTTTAATTTATTACTAGCGGCAAAAAAATTTAAGAAATCAAGAGTTATTACTTTATCCTTTAAACCCCTAATCAAAAAATAATCATATAAAGTGTTAGCAATGGATTTCATCTGAGCGTTTATTTTAACAGGTTGGTTTTCGATGATTACTCCCTTCACACCAAGCTTACAGAAACGTTCCATCAAACTATCCAGTTCGTTAACTAACTTTAATTGAAAAAATCCCGTTGAAAAATCTTTTGTTTTAGCTTTCTTGATTAAATTTGGCGATAACTTTGTTGTCATTTTTTTAATCATGGCCTTCGCATGTGCCGAACAATAATAAGTGTCACTAATTGAATGAAGGACAGTGTTAGCTTTTTTCATACATAAATCACCCGTTTTTTTTTCATAATCACACGTATGCGCATCATTCTTATCTAATTGCCCGAACATTTTCAATGTATCTGCATTTGTCCAATAAGATTCATGTTGCGGTAAATGCATTTTACAGAAGCCAATTTGTTCGCCAGATAATAAATTTTGACAGTATGTGGCTTTTTTGGTGCACTTTTTGGCATCTTCTCCTTTCTTTTTGGTTTTCATCATACCACAGCAAGGTATGATGATTCGTTCATCAAGCAAGAGATCGATATTATCCCAATCTAATATGGTTACATCATGTTTATCTTTGTCAACATCATATTCATCTTTTAGGATACAATATGCTAAATGCGTTATTCCAACATCCCATGATAAGACGATCATTTATATTAATATTAATGCGCAGAATATTTATATTAGAATCAAATAAAAATTGATATTTTAAAAATCTGATTGTTCCATTAATCCATTTCATAATCAAAAATGATCCAATTAGCTGTCTTCAAACATCGATATATGGGTCTTGTACAAATATTGGGAGGGATAGTTTCAGGCTACAATTATACATGTCTGATGCTAAACCAACTAAAAGAATTCGATTTGCCTCACAGAGAAGATGGCGAGGACTATTACGACGTTTTAAATTCGGATCATATGCATAATCATAACCTTTACCTCGGTTACGCAATGACTGCACGAGAATTGGACCGGTTCATTACATCAGGAATAGCCGAATTGAAAAATATAGCAGAACAAATTCGCGAGTTTGAAAAGCCCATACTGGAGAGTTACACTTTATCTGGCAATTCTCAGATTAATTATGATGTTCTCCAATCAGAATTAGACGAAGATGTCCAACAAAATTTGGAAGAAATGAGCGACGTCTCTGACAAAATTAAATTGTTGCAATCGATTTTAGATAAATAAAATTTTTAATTATCTAATAGTCTGTCAAGCTCATCCCACATTTTCTTCTCTTTCTCACTGTTAATAGTGCCTCCTTGCTGTCCGAATGATGGACTTGAAATCGAATCGGAAGATATGTCAGACAATGTTGTTGATGGTTGTTTTTTCTTATCTTTTGTAGTTCGCTTAGGAGTATCTTCTGTAAAAAATGATGATTCCGATGATATTTCGTTACCCTTTTTAATTCCACCAAAAGATTTTGATTTTTTGTGCGAATCAGATGATATAGTTGACGCTGACTGAATATGTTTTTTAGCGCCGCCAGCTGACGAAATAGAACTTGATATAGAATTATTTAATTTGATATGTTTTTTAGCATTGCCAGCAGACGAGAATGAACCTGATTTGCTATGTTTATTAGTGTCATTACCCGCAGACGAAATAGAACTCGAAACTGAATCGTTCCCTCCTGTTTGTTTCTTCATATCATTTGTTCTCCGGATGATTTCTTTTAACGCAACGATCAATTCATTATCAATAAAAGTGCTACTCATATTATAATTATAGTAAAGAATTTTACCAAAAAATTGACTTTGAAACCTACTTGATATAAAGATTTATTTATCAATATGTCATATTATCATGTCGTCTGGTTCTAAAACTAACAAAAAGAAAAAGCAAGCAATAATAAGACATAAATCAGCTAATTCTCGTAACTCGGGATCAAAATCGGCCAAAAAGAAACCAATTGAGGAGTCGTCAATAGATATCAATAAAGTGTTCGATATAATGAAAAATAATAGTGAACGGGAAACGAGAGATACTAAATTGAAAACGGAAGTCATTCTTCCGACCAATCAAACAAGTGAGCCCACATATAATATCAATGAAAACAGTCAAGAAGTGTTCAATTCTTACAAAGAAGCCCGTCATTTTTTAGAAGAGAACGGAATATCTATATCGACAATAACATTAGATTGCAAATTACACACGCTGATCAATGTCAATATCTTTTCAAAAAACGTAGAACTGAAAGATAATGAGATTGCAAGCGTTAAATACGGAAACAGGAATGACACTGCTACAAACAGGACAATTATAAATTTGGACACAAAGAAAAAAAAATCAAGTGGTAAAATGTTCTTTAATCAAGTTACAATTCTGATGAAACCTACCAACAATGCCGAACGTAATTACATCAACATCAAAGTTTTCAAAAATGGTTCGTTGCAAATGACTGGGTGCAAAGATATGAACGATTTTAACAATGTTGTACATACGTTGATAAAGCTGCTAATAAAGGGTACTACGATAACAAGAAATAGAATTACTCGTCATTTGAATTATATTACCAACCCAGATACAATTGGGTTGTATGATACTAAGATCAGAATGATTAATTCTAATTTCCAATTTCAATACAAAATATATCGCGAAAGATTATCACAATTATTGGTCGAACATCATAATAAATATACCAAAGATACAGATATTGGATATGTAGAACATAAATATTCATCTAACAGTAGTCATTCGTGCGTTAATATCAAATTTAAATATGATGAAAACAAGAGTCCGTCCATTTTTGTGTTTCAAACTGGATCTATCATCATTACTGGTGCAAAAAATTTACAACATATTATTGCGTCATATGACTTTATTCAAAAAATCATAGCGAAATATAAACAGCAAATAATGATCGTTGATTTGGATCAAGATGCAGTTAGAGCAGAAATAGCAAACTATTTTCTCGAGAAGAGGAAAAGCTTAATATAAAACAATTAATTAAATTTTTATCAATATTTAATTAATTTTATACGTCCCATAATAAGGAATATTGTAAGGATTATTGTTGAGCTGTGCAGCCAGTCCTGGATTCATATACATAGTTGCTGGTACATTCAATTTTGGCGCAGAAACAGAACCTTGTTGTACTGGTCTATCTAAATTATTATTGACTGATGATCCCATTATCAACGACGCGGTTCTATTATTATCGTCACGCACATACGACATACTCATATCCTTATTTGGTCCTAAATCTACGTTGCTGAGAGTAGGCGCGTGATAAACCTGTGTCATTTCTTTACGATCATCTCTCTTTGCATTGTATGCGTCACAATATGATCTAGGTTTATCATCACCCTCAGGTCCGTTGACGAACATCTCTTGACCTGTAAATTGACGAGTTGTATTTGGTACATATGGTTTCTCGGTTATATATCCATATCCCTTTGAATTAACATCATTAGTTGGCATACCTACAAATTCTTGATCTATTGTACCTTCTTTCGTTGTTGTCTTGGCAATATCTTGTAAATTTGTGCGGATAGATTGATTAGTTGCAGCCGCCCGTGTTGGATATGGAATTTGGATTCCTTCTTTTTGAGTCATCTTAGCAACATCTTGCAAATTTGAATGAATAGATTGACAAGTGGCGGTAGTTCGCATCATTGCAGGAGTTTGAGTTCCTTCCTTTTGTGTTGTTTTTGCGACATCTTGCAAGTTCGAGTGAATAGATTGACCAGTTGCGGCTGCTCGTGTTGGATACGGAATTTGTACGCCTTCTTTCTGTGTCATTTTTGCGATGTCTTGCAAATTTGAGTGAATTGATTGCCCAGTTGCTGCTGCTCGCACCGGATAAGGGATCTGCACTCCTTCTTTCTGTGTTGTCTTCGCAACGTCTTGCAAATTAGAATGAATAGATTGACCAGTTGCAGCAGCTCGCACCGGATAAGTGATCTGCACTCCTTCTTTCTGTGTTGTTTTTGCGACGTCTTGCAAATTTGAATGAATTGACTGACCAGTCGCCGCAGCTCGCATTGGATATGGAATTTGCACTCCTTCCTTTTGTGTTGTTTTGGCAACATCTGAATATCCTCTTGCCCCTTGCGCTTGATCAACCGGAGCAGAGAAAGTGTTCTGTTGCACTTGTCCCGTTATGGACTTGAGAGTTGCTCGCGCGTTATCAGTATAGTTTGAAGTACGTTGATGTTGATTTGACATATTAATAAATGTCTCTCGTTGGATGCTATTAGTACTCTCACCAATTGTAGTTCTGGCATTATCTTGATAGTTAGATGTTCGTTGCGACTGACCGACCGGAACAGCAAATGTATTTTGTTGAATTTGAGTTGTGACAGATTTGAGTGTTGGCTTTGCAGTGTCTTGATATCCTCGAGCTCCTTGCGCTTGATCAACTGGGACCGAAAAAGTATTTTGTTGGATTTGAACAGTGTCTTGTTTGAGTGTCGTTTTGGCATTTTGAGTATAGTTGGAAGTACGTTGCTGCTGATTTACCGGTGTAACAAATGATTCTCTATTAATACTATTTGTACTTTCATTCGTTGTTGTTCTAGCTTTATCTTGAAGATTTGGAGTGCGTTGTTGTTGTCCTACTGGCGCTGTCATAGTTTGTTGCGGGATATTGCTTGTTGTACTCTTAATAGTCTGTCTTGCGGTATCACTATATCCTACTGCTCCTTGTTGTCTATTAACTGGGACTGTCATTGTTTGGTAAGGTATGTTGACAGTCGTTTCACCGATTGTTGGACGGGCAAGATCTTGATATTCTGTTGCCCCTTGCTGCTGACCGATAGCAAGTACTTGAGTATTTTGAGGGATCTGCACGACTGTTTGCTTGAGAGTAATCTTCGGACTGTCTAAATAATTCGCATAAATATTAAAATCAGATGTCGCGTTATTTGGTTCAACTGCACTTTCTGTTGATTCACGCGTGGTTGTTCTTGCAAGATCTGAATTATAAACTCCGTGACCAGTGTTCAGACTAGTTGCATGTGGATTTAGTTGATTTTCGATAGTCATTTCTTGTATTGTAGGATTAGCTACATCCATCGCGTGAACGGTTCCTCGCATAGTATTCGATTTAGCGAGTCCAACATTGTGTGCAACTGTAGCAGTCGATTGTTTAATTGTTTCTTTTGCATTATCTTGAATATTTGTAAAACCGTTTGTAGCACTTGATGCAATACCCATGTGTTCTTTTTGTTCAGTTGTCGAACGAATAGTTGAAAAGTTTTCGTAAGAATTAAAGTTAGGATTGAATTCTGTTTCACCTTTTGCAAATTTTTGGAGAGGCTTAGGTAGCGTAAATGTTGCTTTAGTCGTGTTTTTAACTTTAGATCGCATATATTCTGGCATATTTTGATCGACTGCTCCAGCGTTTGTGAATGCTCCTCCAGTATACTCCATCTGTTGATTTGCCCGATCAGTTTCTTTCATGACATAATTATCTCTTGTTTTTGGCCCAGAAACATCAACAGATTTGGGTAACAAGTCAGCCTCTGTAGTAACCTTGAAGCCATCTGGTCTGTATGATATTACTTCTGCTTGCACTGCTCTAGCTTGCCCTTTCATACCCATGATAGTACGTCCTTCATATGATTCTTTAGGATTATTTGTTGTGCGTAATTCGTCAACGGTCTTAGGCAACACTCTGACCATTTCGTTATAACCCCCAGTACCAATCTCATTGTAATTCAAATTCAAACCAGGAGTAATTCTTTCTGGATCTTTTAATGATTCATTTTGGTACCAACGACCGATTTGGTATCTTGATTCTTCTCCTTCTGGACGGATAGGGGTACCATAAACATATCCCGCATCAGCTACGACAGGGAACATACGTGGTATTTCATTTTTTTTATGCCATTCGCTTGATAAATTACCTGTAAATAACTCTTTTTTGTAATCCATTGCATGTGTATTCAATAAATCATTTGTACCATAACCTGTTTTTCTACTAAAATATGGCATCATATTATCATGTATCAATTCATTATCTGGAACAATACCATAAGCCATAGATCCTTTTTGATCATACTGAGTCCAGCCTCCGTCATAAGATAATTGTCTTTCCAAATCTGATAATTGAACTTTATTACTTGTGTTAAATATGTCATTAGGAGCAGAAGGTAATCCGTTTGTATCGTACGTTTGTTCATCAAATTGTGCAATGTACGATGGATAATCGGGTACAATTTCGGGCACATCTTCAATTTCTCTAAATTGAGGGAATTGTTCGTTGAATTCCTTGATTTGAGGATAGGATGTCTCTGGAACTCCTTTATAGCGAGGATATTTAGCGTTTTCATCATCCAATATTTGTACTTGATAATCTGGCTTGACACCAATTAATCGTTTGTATTTCTTTTGCGATTCGGGAGATCCCAATCCAAATTCGCCTTTCGGATGTTTAGGCTTACCCGTAAGAATTTTACGCAACGCATCAGAATTATCTGTTAAACTTTCACTAACACTTAACAAATCTGGATCTTCACCATTTGAATCTAACTGCCAATCTGCGACTGGTTTTGTTTTACCAAAACTTTCAACGACAAAAATATCACTATCAGTTCTAAATTTTTTCGGCGTGTTGACTGGTCTGTTGGTAGCAGGGTCAACAAAGGTTTTTCTTTGAACTTTTGCAACGCCAGGTATGACGAGTGGTTTTTGTCTATTCTGCTCTTGATGTTCTTCATATAAATCGCTTAATAGTCGATGATCTCGGTCATAATAATTTGCTTTGAAGACATTATTTGGCGTTTCTGCTTTGGTGGAATAAGAGCTGCTTAGGTCATCACTGTAAATATCATCTAAATCTTCATCTGCGTCATATAATTGATTGATGTTACGAGCTTGTTTGGCGCTCTTATCTAAACGTGACCTATTTATCAGTGGACCTAATTGATTGTAATAGTTAGGGATGATGTTAGTGTTCCGCGGATCTTGACTTTTATTGTATGATATTCCTGCAAATACTTTTTCCTTTTCTTCGGACAAACTTAATCTATTTTGATTATAAACGTCAAATCCGTCCGGAACGTCATTAGATAGGATTTTACTTTTTTTTCTTTTATCATCATTGGTATTGTGGTCATTATCGTTAAGATAATAGCCAACAAATCCCATTGCAGCTATCAACGCGATCTCCATTATTATATATAATGTATATATAATAATGATATATTTATTGTCGGTTATTCGATAATGTTAAGATATTACCATCAATTTTTAGTTGAACGATTGATGATGGAACAATTATGTTAACATTTTTAATTTCGATCAATTCAAGATGTGTTACGTTACTTGGGATATTTTTTACGATATTATTTATTTTTTTGGTATGCATATAGCTAAGAGTAAGATGAGTTATGCTTGATGGAATTATCAAATGTTCTAGTATGCCACATAATGATATATTTTTAACACTATTAGGAATACATTCATTTATTTGTTGATTAAAATAATAACCAAAGACAAGTTCTTCTGTATTGTCAGGGATAAAATTTTTAATTGGTTGATTGAACGTGTAACCAAAAACAATTTTTTAACACTAGTAGGGAACGTGGTATTAATTGATCGGTTAAATCCGGAACCAAATGTGATGTTTTTAATTCCCTCTAGAAAACAATTATCAACCGACTGATTAAAACGTGTTCCAAATATTACGTTTTTGGTTCCTGCCGGAAAACGACTGTTAATCGGTTGATTAAAATACTCTCCAAATGCTACACTTTTTAATCCTGGTGAGAAACAATTATCAACAGACTTGTCAAAATCACGACCAAATATGATTGATTTAACGCCAGCAGGAAAACAACCTTTGACCGATTTATTAAAATGAGAGCCAAATTTTATAGTTTTGATACCCATCGGAAAACATCCTTGTACATCTTGATCAAACGCGCTGCCAAAGGTGATAGATTCAATACTCACTGGGAAACATTTTTTTACGCAACGGTTAAACATCATCCCAAACTTTACTTTTTTGATATTCAAAGTCTGCAGAAATTCTACGCTGCCGGTGTAACCGCTCTTAAATGTAATTTTTGATACATTGCTCGAAATAAATTCGGCATTATCTCTGGCCCCGAATGTTATATTAGTAAAGCGCGAAAAATATGGCAAATCGCAAACATCGCTAAATCCTACATTTTGATTAAAAAAAACTACTTGCTTCAATTTATACGACGCTGTATTTGTTGATAAATAATTATTTTTATAGCGGTTTTTCATATGATTTGCGATTAAAACGACAACATCAGATGGGAAGTCCATTTTGATCCATTTTAAATCATGAATATTGTGACTATTCAATAATCAATTTTTTGATAAAATATAATATATATAATATAAGTACGCTATGGCAGGACAATATACACGATTAATGTATGATCAAGATGCATATGTTGAAGAATTAGAAAGAAGTACGGAACCATTGACGTACATGTTGGATCCAAATTTTGCAAATAATTGTAATGAATGTTTCGCTCCGTATGGTATGTTAGGTGGGCAGACATCAATACAGACTACGGGTTTGCAAGTAGATGTTGATTCGTTGTTACGCGGAGTCAACAAAATCAATTCAAAATCAAACAAACAATCGATGCCAGAACCAATGAGCGAATATAGTGTTAGAATGAGAAGGGATTGTTCTCCTGCATTGGAGTCAGAGAATACCCGTTATACATATCCTGCATATGACATCAGAGGATTGACCGTTCGAGATTTGCGATTTGATTATCCGTTGTTCGATCCACAGTGTCAAATTTTTGAAAACTTTGCTGTGGACACGCGTTTGCAAGCGAAGGATAATCATCGAGCCACCTGGCAAGTTCCGTATGATCAAAGAGATTTGTTGCCAACAGAACGACTAGGTAAACCTGAAGCATGTCGGGCGCAAATCAATTGTAATTTGGCGTCATTTACCTCCTAAAAAAATTGATTTTATAATTCATATTTATAAAATCAATTTACATAGAAATATAAAGATTAACCTCGATAATATCATATACTTAGTATGGACTCAAACAACATTAACCTCGAAAACATGACATATCGAACCACTAAAGTTGGCGGATTAACATGTAAAACAAACAAAGAAGAAGCATTTTTTTTAAGATCTTTCGATGATATGATCCCCACATATGATCCAGAAACGGATCGGTTTTCCATAGCAGCGGAAAGTGATTTGACTGGAATGAGAACGGAATTCCCTTTGAATAAAGAAATAATTAAAAATATGTGCATCAATTTGCCCAATGTTCAAGATGAAACGGATGCAGAATTTTTAGAAAGATACAGAGAATACAGAAAAGATTATTGGAATCATATGATAGAACGAATATATGCGAAAGGTTATGAAAATCCGTCGACGATTCAGACATTGGCTATTCCAGAGTTGATCAACAACAGGGATTCATTGTTTCAATTTAAATCCGGAACTGGAAAAACATCTGCATTTTTAGTTGGATTGTTATGGGGATTTGAACCAGAATTCAAACGAGAGAAAGGAGATAATTTACAATATGTATTCATGACAAGTTCGCAACAAATAGCCCAACAAACGTATGCTCAAGTCTTAGATATAGTACCACCCCAATCTAGACAGTACGTAACACTTTGCATTGGTGCTAAAAAGCAATCTACAACAACTAATGGTGCATTCAGAACAAGTGTCCAAGGAACATCAAGCTTGAACGGTGAAAGGCGATTATCAATGCGTGAGGAGGCAGAAAAGATCAAACATGCGCAGATAATTGTTTGCACGATAGGTAAATTTTATGATGTTCTTATCGAAAAGAGATTTATTCCTACCTTAGATTATTTGAAAGCTTTTTGCGTAGATGAGTTTGATTTAATCGTAGCTCCATCTAATAACTTTTCCGTTGATAAAATTGGAACGATAATGAGTAGATTGAAGCCATACACCCAACGAGTCTTTTTTTCGGCGACTGTCACTTCATATACTTTGGAAATTACGCAAAATTATTTTCGAAAATATTCACCCAAAATAGGCGAACCTATGATAGCGTTACTCGAAGAAGATGATTTCACGTTAGATGGAATTAGACAGTATTATGTTGAATCGCAAACATACGCTGAGAAGAAAGATATATTGCTTGATTTGTTAAGAGGGTTACGAATCGGTCAAGGAATAATTTTTGTAAACGAGAAGAAGACAGCCATTGATTTGGAAAAGTTTTTGCAATCTCAAGATATTCCAATTGCATCTGTTGCCTTTCATGCAGATTTATCAGGTACAGAAAGGGAAGAGATCTATCGAAAATTTGAAAAATATCATTATCGATTATTGATTGCGACAGATGTGTTAGCGAGAGGAATTGATGTACAATCCATAAATATTGTCATAAACTTTGATATGCCGAGACATCAAGCTACATATATTCATCGTGTAGGTCGATCTGGTCGATATGGTAGAAAGGGAACTGCGATTACTTTGGTGATGGTGAACCCCAAAACGAATGAAATGTTGGCAGTAAATACTATCAACGATTTTTCCAAACAAAATAAAATGGAAAAGTTACCGGGAGACCTGGCTTCATTATTATAATGATTTTTATTCATATTAACATAATATGAATAAAATTCAATGTATAAATCTTTTTGTAATAAAATCTTTGATAATAATATAACGAATGGCAGGTTTATATACTAGAAAAATGTATGATAATTGTGCATTACAGCAAGATACAAAACAAAGTACTGATCAGTTAGAATTATTGCTAGATCCAACAAAATATATTCATTGTAACAACGTATGTCAACCATCAAATAACACGAAATACACAGAATATCCCCCTGATGGAGCTTTATTGGTTGATGTAGAATCGGATTTGACAGGAAGAACAAAATTTGCAAGCAGATGCGATAGCGAACAATATCCATTTTGTGCTGCGTCTGGTTGCTTATTACCAAATGATGTTAGAGTTCCTGTCAATATTGATCCTGAAGCATGCAGTTGGGGTCATAATGGTGAACGGGCGGTCATAACAACAAATATGAGAATGCCAAACGGACCCGGATATACATTACCACCGACAAGTCCATGCGGACCACGCATGAATAATCGCCGAGCATAATTAATCATTATTTACTGAATGATGATTAAATAAACTGTTTTTTAAAATTTTCGATGTCACGTTTGAAAGTTTCATCTTGTTTTTTTCTTTCTCTTTCCATATCTGCATTTATTTTTTTGTACCTATCGATACCTATTTTATTAATTTCTTGTGGCGGAGTAATAATTTTATCCTGGCCAACTTTATTACATGAAAAATATGAATGAGGAAGAGCTGCGTCACCATCCTGCAAATATGCGAACATATCCGATAATCCATCCATTTCTTCCTTGCTGAACTCCAATACTTTCATTTCATTTTGAGGATTACCTAGATTCTGATGAACACTTTGCATATATTTTTGTTGTGCTTGCGACATTTTCTGCATCTGCATATTTATCCGCCATTGTTTTATTTTAGCAAACCACGCAAATGCATCACCAGCAACATACGGCATTGGTACTCCTTTGATAATAATAGTTGGGGTTACTTTTATTTGTGGGGGATTTTTTTTATTATTGTCGGTACAATGCATATGAAAAAATCGTATCAAATTTTCCCCCTGCATCAAACTAATCAGCGCTTTGGAACTTTCACAGTTGTTACTAAAAAATAATATATTCATTAGTTTTAGTGAATATATTATATCAATAAAATGAACCTAATCGAAAATATTTTTTTACTTTTGCTAACAAAATATGCATAATACTGGTTCAGCGATGTATCCGTAGATACAAAATTTCTATTAATAACTAATCGATGATTTGATACAAACCAATCGTTAGTACAGAAAAAAGGATGCGGTTTGGGAGTAATTTGGCAGTAATAATCATTCTTATCTGCAAATAAATTAACATTGTCTAAAAAATGAAACACTTCATCAATAGACATATCAAATCCCATTGATCTTAAATATTTCTTGATATCATAAATAAAATCATCACATTGATCATCTAATTCAAATATATTTTTATCAAATTTATCAAATCCATACAATACTATTTCTAACAACATGCAAAATGCGTCCAACAATTCTATTCCATCGTCAAACAACAAGCCCGACAGATGACCACCCAAATCATCTATTTTTTTGGAAAATAAAAAGTCAGCAAATAATCTAACAGAACTATTATCTTCTGCTAACGTAACATAATTTTCTCGTTGTTCTTCAACATATTGATAATATTTTAACTCTCGTTCGTATTGTGAACGCAAATCCATTGATATATGCATTTATTCGTATTTTTTTATATAACTATACAATTAGATGAGACATCAAGGATCAGAATATCAAAATTCGCAAGGTAAATATCCAGAAAGACCACAGTGTATGTCCATAGGCGATAAATATACGTGTAAAAGAAGGGATCAACAAAGAAGACAAATGGATTTAGTTTGGACGGATAATAATTATCGAGATGTGCAGGACGCAGTAGCTTATTATGATAGTAGATCGCCAAGTGACACTCGTTATTTTAATCCTTATGAGTATGGATCAAGACAGAATGAGTTGGGGCCATTAAGGGATCTTGAATATATGGGTAGATGTAAATTAAATAGATCAACGTTGCAGGATATGGGACTTTCTGAAGTAGATTATGATGAACAATTTCCTGGCGCTATTAGGAATGTAAATCTTGAGAGTTCTCTTTTGCAACGGGAATTGACACATGGACCGGGTCAGAGGGGATTGACGGGGATGGAAATAAATAGATTTGAACTGTTGCCATTTGATCCGCAAGATACAAGACATATAGTATGGCGGGATAATATGCCAAGAGGGGGCTATCCTTCGAGATCTGATCGATTAGAAATAATATAAAAATTCCAAAAGTATATATTATAATGGAAAAAAAAGCATCTACACCTGATATCGTATTGATAGCTAACTCTTTGAAGAGAGTGAATGATAAAACTACTCAAATAGTGATGGATATAGCAAAACAAGTATCGAGGCAAGAGGTTGTTTCATTATTTAATCAAGCAGCTTTGGATTTTTTTCAAACAGTATTGAAAATCACGCAATCTATGGGACAAGAGCGAGAGTATGGTATTAAAGGATATTTAAGTTTATTTGAAACTGCAATAGGTATTAATAAAAGTATGCCGATAGATCAATTTACAATGTCGATTTTAGAACATGCCGCAGAGATCTATGCTGAAGATGAAGATAAATTTTTGAACATGGATATTCCTGACACTGAGATCAAATCGGGCAACGAATTTAATGTCATCAAATCGGGTAAGATAAAAAACTTGTGGAAAACGGGCAGTCCTGAAAACAAAGAACTGGTTAAGGAAAAAGTTATTACACTGACAACTTGGTGCCATGTCTTTTTTATTCAAAAAATAATGGAATTGCATAAATAGTATCAATATATTTAGCTTAAGTATATTGATAAAAATTGATGAATGAAAACAATAGGGAACATATTGATAAGTTTTTGCAAATCATATGATAGACGTATTCTTTGAGATAGGGAAATTTTTGAACGATAAAGGAAAAATATATCTTTCGATGATATCAAAATCGATGGATATGTTAAAGTATAAATTTATGTACATTGAAAAGATAAATATTCAAGAGATAATAAAATTACCATATTTTGATAATTTTGAATACGTTAAGATAAATAAACGAACAGATAATCCTCCACGTAATGCAAAATACGTTTATTTTGTTTCGAATGGCGTACTTATACCACATTTTGTTACACATTTGATATTTGTTCATTCTTTTAATGAACAACTTAACGGATGTATTCCATCATCTGTTACTCATTTAAAATTTGGCATTGATTTCAATAAAAGACTCGAAAATGATATCCCTCGATTTGTGACACATTTAATATTTGGTTTTCGTTTTAATCAATCAATAACTGGCAAAATCCCCGCGTCTGTTACACACCTCGGATTCGGTTATGATTTTAATCAGCCCATTAAAAATAGTATTCCTTCGTCAGTTACTAGTTTGTGTATCAGTTTGTGTTTTTACCAACCTATAAAAGATCATATTCCTCCTTCAGTTGCTCATTTAGAAACCCATGGCATGTTCTTTCAAGAAGGAGATTATGACTTACCGGCTGTTACCCATTATACTTATTTTGGAAACGGTAGCATAGAATTACTTAGTCATCTACCATCGGTTACGCATTTAGTGTTTGATGATAATTTTAATTTTCTGATTACTACAACATTACCTTCAACGATAACACATATTACCTTTGGCGAACGATACAACCAATCAATCGCTAATATTATACCACAATCAGCGACACATTTAAGATTCGGTATGCATTTTGATCAGGCGCTAGATGAGATCCCTATATCAGTAGTGCAAATTCAGTTATGTGAAACTTATGGATTGAAGATTAGCGAAAATATAATTACAAAAATAGTTATGCTGTAAATAAATATTTGAACATACAAACATTTGTCTGTTCAAATCTATTGACAAGAGACTATGTTATTTAGAAACTTGTTCGATTTTACTGGCAAGAATTGTATCGCCAGAAGATTTGAATATGTTGCTGGCAAGAATTGTATCGCCAGAAGATTTGAATATGTTGCTGGCGAGAATTGTACTGCCATAAGATTTGAATGTGTCAATATTGGTCTATTCAATGTTACCGACAAGATTTGTATTGCCATAAGATTTGAATGTGTCAATATTTGTCCGTTCAATGTTACTGGCAAGAATTGTATTGCCAGAAGATTTGAATGTGTTAATATTGGTCCGTTCAATGTTACTGGCAAAATTTGTATTGCCAGAAGATTTGAATGTGTCAGTATTGCCAGAAGATTTGAATGTGTTAATATTGGTCCGTTCAATGTTACTGGCAAAATTTGTATTGCCAGAAGATTTGAATGTACCAATATTTGTCCGTTCAACGTTACTGGCAAGACTTGCACTGCCAGAAGATTTGAATGTGCCAAGATTTGTCCGTTCAATGTTGCTGGCAAGAATTGTATCGCCAGAAGATTTGAATGTGCCAATATTTATCTATTCAATGTTACTGGCAAGAATTGTATTACCAGAAGATTTGAATACGTCAATATTTGTCTATTCAATATTACTTGCAAGAATTGTATCGCCAGAAGATTTGAATGTGCCAATATTTATCTATTCAATGTTACTGGCAAGAATTGTATCGCCAGAAGATTTGAATGTGACAATATTTGTCCGTTCAATGTTACTGGCAAGAATTGTATTGCCAGATTTGAATATGTTAATATTTGATCATTCGAGTATGTCGATAAAAATTGACAAACCAAAATAACAGAGGAATATTATGATAATATTTGCAAACTAAAATGATAGACGCGTTCTTCGAGATAGGAAAATTTTTGAACGACAAAGAAAAAATATGTCTTTGTATGATATCAAAATCTACCGACGAATTAAAATATAAATTCATATATTCGGATAAAATAAATGTCAAAAAAATAATAGAGTTACCATATTTTGATAATTTTGAGAACGTGGCGATAAATAATTATGGAGACGTCCAACCAAATCGTGTAAAATATATTCATTTTAAAGCGACTGATACAAATATTCCATCATTTGTTACGCACTTGAAATTTGATTGCAACATTTTACATAATATTAATATACCTTTGTCTGTCACACATTTGAGTCTCAAACAAATTTCTGACATATCAAATATACCTCGTTCAGTTACTCATTTGGCGACTGAAAATTTGAGGTATCAATCGACAAATTACAATTTGCCATCAGTCACACACTATACTTATTATGGTTCGGGTCACGCGTGGTTATTGGAACATTTACCATCTGTCACGCATCTAGTATCTAATCGTGATTTTGGTGCTTATCGACGCCTGAAAATGCCAGAAACGATTACGCATATTTATTTTGATGACGAAATGATTGATCCGATTCCGAATGATCACATACCATCATCTGTGACTCATTTACGATTCGGACCATTTTTTAATGAACCTATTGATAATCTGCCTAAAACTGTGTTGCAAATCGAACTGCCCGAAAGGTATAACGTTAAAATCAGCGAAGAATTAATTCCGAAAATAATTAGACGATAAACAAATATTAATGATATTTGTTTATTCAAAATTGCTGGTGAGAATTGTATCTCTAAGAAATCTAATTAGACCAACATTCAAACGTATCGAAAAAATTGACTAATGAAACAATAGAAGGACACAATAGTTATATTTGCGATCAAGATGATGATAGATGCACTCGTTGAAATAGGAAAATTTTTGAACGACAAAGAAAAAATATGTCTTTGCATGGTATCAAAATTAACAGATACGTTGAAATATAAATTCATGTATTCAAACAAAATCAATGTCAAAAAAATAATGGGATTACCATATTTTGATAACTTTGAGAATGTGGAGATAAATCATTATGAGGATATTCAACCAAATCGGGTAAAATATGTTCATTTTATAACAGATGACACAAATGTTCCATCGTTTGTTACACATTTTAAATTTTATTATGCAGGTTTTTCTGTTGTTGAAATACCATTATCCGTCACACATCTAAAAATTACATATTATTTCGACATACTTAACATACCTCATTCAGTTACTCATTTGACAACTTTCTATCTAAATTATATGATAACCAATCACAAATTACCGTCAGTCACACATTATACATATAACGGAGGTTGTAATGTATGGCTATTAGAACACTTACCATCTGTCACGCATCTAATATTTCATGATAATTTTAATAGTTGTCTATTTGTAAAAATGCCACAAACAATTACGCATATCACATTCAACGACAAATTCAATACATCTATAGATAGTTTCATATCACCGTCAGTGACTCATTTACGATTTGGAGCAAATTTTAATAAGTCGATTGACAATTTGCCTGAAACTATTGTACAAATAGAGCTGCCTGCAACATACAATATTAAGATTCGTGAAGGTTTGATTTCAAAAATAATTAGGCGATAAACAAATATTTATGATATTTGTTTATTACCACAAGAATTACATTGCCATAAGATTTGAATGTGCCAATATTTGATTGTTCAATGTTGCCGGCGAGAGATTTGCATGCGCCGATAATTTGATCGTTCAACGTTACTGGCGAGAGATTTGAATGTACCGATAAAATTAATCATTTAATGTTACTGGCGAGAGATATGAATGTGCCAATATTTGATTATTCAATGTTACTGGCAAGAGAATTGCCGAGAGATTTAGATATACTAATATTTGCTCGTTCAATATTACTGGCAAGAGAATTGCAGAGAGATTTGAATGTGCTAATATTTGATCGTTCAATGTTGCTGGCAAAATAATTACCGTGAGATTTGAATGCACCAATATTTGATTGTTCAATGTTGCTGGCAGAGAATTGTCATGAGATTTGAATGTGCCAATATTTGATCATTCAATGTTGCTGGCAAAATAATTACCGTGAGATTTGAATGCGCCAATATTTGATTGTTCAATGTTACTGGCAAGAGAATTGCCGGGAGATTTGAATGCATAATATTTGATCATTCAATGTTGCCGGTGAGAGAAACGCCGAGAGATTTGAACGTACAAATATTTGATCGTTCAATGTTGCCGGCGAGAGAATCGCCGAGAGATTTAATATTCTAATATTTGATCGTTCAATATTGCTGGCAAAGGAATCGCCTAGAGATTTGAACGCGCTAATATTTGATCATTCAATGTTACTGGCAAAATAATTGCCGTGAGATTTGAATGCACAAATATTTGATCATTCAACGTTGCTGGCAAGAGAATTGAGCGCACCAATATTTGATTATTCAACATTACCGGCAAAATAATTGCCGAAAGATTTGAACGCGCCAATATTTGATCGTTCAATGTCACTGGCGAGAGAATCGCCGAGAGATTTGAATGCACCAATATTTGATTGTTCAATGTTGATGGCAAGAGAATTGCCGAGAGATTTGAATGCACTAATATTTGATCATTCAATGTTGCTGGCAAAATAATTGCCGAAAGATTTGAACGCGCCAATATTTGATCGTTCAATGTCACTGGCGAGAGAATTAAATGCACTAATATTTGATCATTCAATGTTGCTGGCAAAATAATTGCCGTGAGATTTGAATACGCAAATATTTGATCATTCAATGTTACTGGCAAAATATTTGCCAAGTGATTCGAGATTCACCAATATTTGTCCATTCGATATTGTTGGCGAAAAATTTGAACCACCAATATTTGTCTATTCAACGTTGCTGACAATTCCCTTCCTGAAAGATTTGAATCCACCAATATTTGTTCATTCAATATTAGCATCAACAATATATTACCATAAAATTTGGAGGTCCAATATTTATTTATCCGAGTGCCAATAAAAATTGACTAATGAAAATAACAGAATAATATGATGATCATCTTTACAAAACAAAGATGATAGACGCGTTCTTTGAGATAGGAAAATATTTGAACGATAAAGAAAAAATATATCTTTGCATGGCGTCAAAATCGACTGACGCGTTAAAATATAAATTCATATATTTAGATAAAATAAATGTCGAAAAAATAGGTAAGTTACTATATTTTGACAATTTTGAAAATATAGAAATAAATCATTACGAAAATGCTCAGCCAAACCGTGCAAAATATGTTCATTTTGAAGTTATCGATACAAATATTTCACCGTTTGTTGCACATGTAGGATTTTGTTCTGTTTCTCATAATATTAAAATACCATTATCTGTCACACATTTGAAATTCTCTTATGGTTTTAATATGTCGAACATACCTCATTCAGTCACTCATTTGACAACTTGTTATTTAAATCATCAAACGACCGCTTGTATTTTACCATCAGTTACGCACTACACATATACCGGCATGGGAAACGCGTGGTTATTGGAATATTTACCATCTATTACACATCTGACGTCTGATGGTTATTTTAATCATCATCAAAATCTAAAAATATCGCAAACGATTACACACATTACATTTGGCGACGCGTTCAATGAATCTATATATGATTCCATACCACCGTCAGTAACGCATTTACGATTCGGAAAAAATTTTAATCAATCTCTTGATAATTTGCCTGAAACTGTCATGCAAATCGAGTTGCCTGAAAGGTACGATGCTACGATTCGTAAAGGTTTGATTTCAAAAATAATTAGACGATAAACAAATATTTATGATATTTGTTTGTTGCCATAAGAACTGCATTGCCAGAAAATTTAACCATTTTAATGTTGTGGCAAGAGAATTGTCGAGAGATTTGAATATACCAATATTTGATCGTTCAATGTTGATGGCAAGAGAATTGCATACCTTAATATTTGGTCGTTCAATGTTGCTGGCAAGAGAATTGCCTTGAGATTTGAATGTACCAATATTTGATCATTCAATGTTGCTGGCAAGAGAATTGCCTTGAGATTTGAATGTACCAATATTTGATCATTCAACGTTGCTGGCAAGAGAATTGCCGAGAGATTCGAATGCACTAATATTTGATCATTCAATGTTACTGGCAAGATAATTGCCGAGAGATTTGGATGCATTAATATTTGATCATTCAATGTTACTGGCAAGATAATTGCCGAGAGATTTGAATGCACAAATATTTGATCATTTAATGTTACTGGCAAGATAATTGCCGAGAGATTTGAATGCACTAATATTTGATCATTCAATGTTGCTGGCGGAAAATTGCCGAGAGATTTGAATGCACCAATATTTGATCATTCAATGTTACTGGCAAAATAATTGCCGAGAGATTTGAACGTGACAATATTTGATCATTCAATGTTACTGGCGAGAGAATTGCCGAGAGATTTGAACGTACTAATATTTGATTATTCAATTTTGCTGGCGAGAGAATTGCCATGAGATTTGAACGTCCCAATATTTGATCATTCAACGTCACTGGCGAGAGAATTGCCGAGAGATTTGAATGCACCAATATTTGATCATTCAATGTTACTGGCAAGAGAATTGCCGAGAGATTTGAATGCACCAATATTTGATCATTCAATGTTACTGGCAAAATAATTGCCGAGAGATTTGAACGTGTAAATATTTGATCATTCAATGTCACTGGCAAGAGAATTGCCATGAGATTTGAACGTCCCAATATTTGATCATTCAACGTTGCTGGCGAGAGAATTGCCATGAGATTTGAACGTCCCAATATTTGATCATTCAATGTTACTGGCGAGAGAATTGCCGAGAGATTTGAACGTACTAATATTTGATTATTCAATTTTGCTGGCAAGAGAATTGCCTGGAGATTTGATCATTCAACGTCACTGGAGATTTGAACGTGCCAATATTTGATCATTCAATGTTGCTGGCGAGATAATTGCCAAAAGATTTGAATGCACTAATATTTGATCATTCGGTGTTGTTGACGAAAGAATTATCCAGAGATTTGAACGTACCAATATTTGATCATTCAATGTTATTGGCAAGAGATTCGAATGCACCAATATTTGATTATTCAATGTTGCTGACAAGAGAATTGCTGTGAGATCAAACGCCGATATATTCAAATTCTATTAATTGATCACTGATAATATATCAGTAATCAATTTCCAACGTTATTTGCGTTTCCGTTTTTCGTATTCGAATATTTGGAAAGCCCTTTAATTCTTTCTTTAACGCAACCAGTTCATTTTTATCAAACAGTGCAATATCCATTTGGGTCAAACAAAATAACTCCTCCTCGTAATATTTTTTGATCACATCAACCAATTTCTTAAATCCAAATCTTTGATAAATTTCAACCAACGAATTCATATCATCGTCATAAATCAATGTTACCTTTTCAAATAATTTTCTTTTCGTTTTCTCTTTCATATATTTTAATATTTGTATATACTCTGCATATGTAAAATGTTGAATCATATCCCTAAAATATATAAAATGATCTAATTTATTTTCGCTAACTCGCCTTCACTTGCATCAAAATAAAATTCATTTGTTAATATCCCAATATTTTGTATATCTTTGTTCCCAATCATCTGCACCAGACGATAAAATTCTGCCCCGTCATCATAATCATCCTGCTCCTTTGTGATGTCAATTAAGTTCGATAATGTGTAATATTGTGCATCGTCAACAAAATCAATCAGTTCCTCGTTTTTATCAGTTATTTCGATATCGTCAAGATATTTAAACCTACAACCACCTAATTTGCATACAACACATTGCGATTGGCCACAGCAACCTCCTTCATTGTAATAATCTAATTGTTTGATAATTTCCAGTTCTTTTCTGTTTGTAATATAAAATTGTGCAAACTTCGATATTTTAACTTTGACCAAATATCTTTCCATGACAGATACTTTGTTCCTGTAGTATTTTTTTTCAAGATCTTTTATTTATCAATTTTTTTGATAAAAACCAAGTGCGTATAAATTCAAAATATTTTGATAGTCCAATTATATATAGTACAAATGGAAAATATTATCAATATTCGCGCATTCGTCGATCAGCTATCTACTTATTTCAAGATTTGTATTCTTGCTAACAAAGGAACACGCCATGACGTCATGCTCGAGAGAACCATTCAATTATGTAACAAGATTCAAAAAATAGCAGGAATTGATCAAATTACAAGCGAAGACGAACTTTTTATCAGAAAAACTCTAAAAAGATTTAATCTTGTCCTCAAATTAGACGGTAATAATAATCCTGTGAACCTCAAAGACAAAGAAAATCAGTACAAGCTTTTATCTTTGCGAGAACATTCATCGTTATGTAACAATAATATGAATGATATGTTAGCACACATTTCCCAACATAAAATATGCACTTTTCCCAACATTACTTTATCATTTTTCTTAACTGAAAACAAATATAGCGAACTATTATGGGATCATACTAGGTTAATATTTTACATGACACAGTTCCTTTTGGCAAAGAATCATAATAGCGATCCTGAAAAAGAACAAGTGTTTACGATAGCTTCTAAATTTATTGAAGAAACATTGACCGTTATTGCTGACAAGGAAGCTGAAAATAATATCAATAAAATGATGTCATTAGATAATTTTTTGAACAACAAAATCGTTAAATCTGGAATAAATGCAAACAACGTTGGAGATGCTACAAAGGAAGTAAAAGGAATTTTTTCTAAAAAGGGTTTGGATGGGAATAATTCTATGTTTAAGATGATCGATTTGATTGGACAGAAATTAGAAAGCGAAGATTTAACTGGTGGTAATATTATGCAAACAATGCTCGGAATCGCACAAAATGTTGCAGAAGAGTTAAGAGGGGATTTAGAGAATGATCCTGCTGCATTTCAAAGTGCTATTGGCGCAATTACAGAAGTATTTGAAGATACTATGAATAATACCACAAACGAAAATGGCGAAGTACCGCCAGAAATAAAAGGTATGATGGGATCTCTCTTGAATCTTAAAAAACAAGAACAAAATGGGCCCGAAAAAGATAAAGCAATGGCGGACCATCTTAAACAATGTGCTAACGTATCTAGCCTAAATACAAACGATACTGGAGCAATTGATCCGATGTTGATACAAAATTTCTTACAAAAGAATAGTAAAAAATAAAAACAATGACCAATTATTTTTATTTTTTTTCATAAAACAATATATATGCTTGATGTGTAATAACATTCTCGGTCATAACCCTGCATGAACTATCATTCATCAAATACCATTTGTCGTTTATCAAAACGTTTGCAGTGTAATGTCCACCACTCAATCCACCAGAATGATTTATAACACCGATTAGTTCATGTTCGCCGTATTTATTTGGCACGTTTACAAAATTATTTATTTTATTCGTCTTAGTAAATCTTTTCAAATGAACGATCAATACATCTGGCAATTTCGAAATACTGACTACCTTCAAAGCGTTGCTCAATTTTTTACATTTCTCACAATAATATTGATTTTCACCGAATAACTCTTCTGAATGTGATGACTTCTTTATCAATCCATCTAAATCATCCATATCACTATCCGATACAGGCAAAGTCAAAAACATAAAATCTTCATATGTCTTTGTCATTCCGTCGCAACTTTTGCATTTCACGATCGTTTCATATTTGCCATAAAACGTATCTGATATTATCGATATTCTATTCTCCTTCAACGATTCATGCATCGCGTCCATCAGCGTATTCAAAAACTCTTGCGCATCATGTTGACCATTATTTCTAAATTGATCATTCTCTAACGCTGTCCCAGTTCTAATTTTCTGTGGGTTATATATTGTAGTCGCTTGCCAAACATCCTTAACGAATTCTAAAAAATGACCGGTAACATCATTTTTAGAATAATCACTTGTCTGAACATATCTTTTTAACGTATCAACACAGCGCAAACATTGTAATGATGCGTTCATATAACATGTATTTCCTAAATTCATCAATCCTACTAATCCTTTATTATTTCCTGCTGATACAATATTTGAATCTATTCGAGTACCTTGCCGCGTGATGTAGTTTGATCTCGAAGAAATTTGTGCAAGAGGTTTTGCAGATAAATCTCGAACTGACGGATTTGATCTCAAAGAAATTTGTGCAAGAGGTTTTGCAGATAAATCTCGAACTGACGGATTTGATCTCGAAGAAATTTGCGCAAGAGGTTTTGCAGATAGATCTCGAACGGACAGGTTTGATCTCGAAGAAATTTGTGCAAGAGGTTTTGCAGATAGATCTCGAACTGACGGATTTGATCTCGAAGAAATTTGTGCAAGAGGTTTTGCAGATAGATCTCGAACTGACGGATTTGATCTCGAAGAAATTTGTACAGGTAATAAATCGTTGATAGGTGAATTTCGAGTAAGCAATTGTGGTTGAGAAGATGATCTCGTTATCAGATCGCGTTGAATAGTATGCATAACTGGATTTTTAGAACGTACTGTCAAATCTTTGACAAATCTAGTTCTTACTGGCGCAGTTACCGTATTATCCTGAGAGTTTGCAATTTTATTCCTACAATTTGCGCAAGTACAGTGAAGATCTGATTTTGCTGGCGTGAAACTATATTTAGTTCTAGTGATCATATTATATAGATGTTAAAATAAAATAGCCCTCATAACTATTTAAGAAACCATACGTTTCTTAAATAATTTTTGCATCATCCGTTTCTATGCGAAAATCTTTCAACATTTTAATGAGTTCGTTACCTGGATTTTGATTACCCAATGGAGTTCCACCAGTCCCTTCATTGGCAATTGCTGATCTGCTATCACTTGATTGATTAAAAATGTAAGTGTGAATGAAACCCATATGAATCGATCGTAACAACGATAATTTTGTAATACATTCATTATATAAATTTGTAGTTTCATTATCGTGAATTAATGACGGACATTCAGGAGAAGATTCTAGCCATGTCAAAAATTGTCTATGTTTTGTTGGCATATACTCGCGCATTTTGTTTAGAAACGGATGCGCGTGTTTTATGCCAAAGAAAATATCTAATACTTGAATGATTGATGATTGTGCTGCACTACCACCCGACCAACGCACATGCGATTCAACATCTTCCAAATCCATCCCATTCGGAAATAAGATCTCATTCGTCCAACCTGTCAAAAAAATTCGTAACACATCATAAAAGAACTTTGGATCGCATCCCGCACGTAATTTATTCATAATATCGATAATCCTAGTAATACTCTTACTTATTTTTTGTAAAGCATCAGTAATGTTTGTCTGGCCAGATATCAACAAAATTATTGCGTTCAAAATATCACTGCCAATATATTCAATCGCTACCATCACAAGATAAAAATGCGACTCTGATTTATCACCTGTTATCGTAAATGCATTCGTTAAATTTTCTAGTTCAAATTTGCCATTAGGATCGATCAATTGCCAGTTATATAAATCTAAGGCGGCATGTGTTGCAAGAGGTGGTAGGCCGAGATATTTAGATACATGATGTAGTGGTACGGCAAGTTGTTTTGGAATTTGACGATGATGATTACCTTCTCCTAAATACCAAATATAACCGGCTTGAATGACCGTCAACATTGAATACAATGTTCGATATTCTTCTATTGATGTATCTTCTAGTATTTTGATAAGTGGCAAATCGCCGATTACCTTTTGGATCTCACGTGTTCGCACAAGTTCGGGTAATTGGTTAGCGATGCGCATATATATATCGTATGGGGGCCGAATTGATTTTGGCGTTGGATTTTTTGAAAGAAAACCGTGAGTTGGAGATAGATCGAACAGTTCGTAGATGTTCATTTTGTTTATCAAATATTATATTAGGATGTGTTATAATTTATTTTTTCAATTTTTTAATTTAAACAATTGAAAAAAATCATTGTGGTAATTTACTCATACATGTTTCTAGATCAGTTTGTAATTTAGTCATCTGACCTTGTAAAGCTGTTAACGTTGTCGTAATTTTATCAGCATTTGTTTTTTCTAGCTCTGCATATTTTATGTCAAATGCGCTTTGCATCGATTTCATCTTATTTTCCATTTCGGCATATTTTGTATCAAATGTACTTTGCATTTGAGTCATCTTTTCTGTTAAATTTTTTTCCATTCCCACTAATTCCGTTTTCATTTTTTCACTAAATTTAACAATTATATCATCAACAGTAGTTACTTTTGCAAATATATCGTCTAACTCCTTATGCTTTTGAGCCAGCGCTTCATCTAATTCTTCTTTAATTATATAATCGTCTGACATATAAGAAACGTCTGTCCGTAATGCTTTATGACCGTCCTCGAGCACAACCAGTCTCGTGTTAATTTCATCCTTCAATTGTGAAAATCTGATGTTGGTAGAGTTTTTATGAATGTCTACATTTTTGAGGATCTTGTCATTAAATCCAATTGGTTTCGGATCGATCAGAATCATTGAAACATCTTCTTTTTCACTATATTGATATTTTGTAATAATTTCGATGACTAACGCGGTGTCCGCATTTTTAACTTTTTTGAAACATACTACATATTCCTTAGGGTTCAACATTTTATTGACATAATCATTTATGATGTTAAATTTATCAGTAGGCGTATAATTTGTTACAATATACGATGTATCTATTTTTGATTCATCAGCGATTTTTTCGTTACTCAATGCGGTGCATTCGATAGTAGTGGTCCACATTGCATAGTCGGTTTGCCAAACAGCTTCAATATGTAATACGTTCTCAAATAATGTAAAGGTATATGATACGTCATTCTCTTCATAAATAATTTTACGTTCGACGTTACTGTTCATCTGATCAATCGTATGTCTATAGTTTGTTGACTATCCTCTGGCCTTTTTAAAATCAATTTTTTTCAAAAAAAATTGACAAAAAAACAGTCAGGAACTATGTAATTAATAATAATAATCATTCTCATATGGCCGAAGACCAATCATTCTCATACACTCACGATGAATTAACATATACCTTTAAAATGGTAACTCATGTTGATGTCCAATATTTATCTATTAGCGTGGTTCGAAAGGAAGATTATGCTGTTTGGGAAACTATAATCACATCAGAACAATCTGCGAATTCAAAAAATGATTCGTTAACTAGTTCCTTTTATGTAAATTATCCTCCTCTCACAAAATATCGAATTATCAATGATTTTGTACTAAATCAATTAGATAACATGCACACAATTGTCTTTCCATCAAAGAGTGACGAATACAAACCGTTGACCATTCAAATCATCGTCACTCCCAAATACGGGGACAAAGCGACCACTAATATCGAAATAAATCCTAAACCTTTATCGTTTGAAGAAAAAACACGTAAGAATTTGGACAATCATAAAGAGTGCATGTCCGTCAAAAATAAAGAGTTGCGAAATCGCATCGTTGCCCTTGAACAAGAAACACAATCATTGCGCGCTCAAAATGATGCGTTCCAAACTCGTCTTGCAACAGCAGAACAAGGAACGGCATCTCTCATCGCAAGAGTTGCCACTTTAGAAGCTAAATAATGTGAATAATAGATTTTATTTTTCACATTATGGTATGAATGTGGGGCAGTTGCGATCCAATTTATTATCACTTGTATATCTAATGCGTTGTTAATGGTAAAATCAGTTGCAGTTGTTGTGATAATATAAGAATCAATGTTTATGGCGTAATATTGTGGGATTAGACAACTGGTGCACTAGAGAATGAAATTGGGAATACTATTGGCGTATTGTATATTCCTGACACGCCAATTGAACAGATATTAGTACTCCCCGCTTGAAGATCCGGCATTGCTCCGATTGGACCCGTTTATCCGTGAATACATTGTAATCCAGTTGGTCCGCCAGGAATCCTTGTGGGCCTGTTGCTCCTGTATTCCCATCAATTCCTTGTGGTTCCGTAACTCAATCAATTCCGATTAGTCCAGTTGCTCCTGTTTTTCTACGACTCGTGACTAATAATATATATATATACATAATCTGTCGCATAGTGAGAGATCTAATCTGTGTTACCAATTAACGTAACACATGAAAATTCCCAATTTCCGTTTGTTTGTATCAATTCGTCATATATAAATCTTTTCCTCGCCAAATCTTTTTTGGTATACGAATAATTAACGACAGAATTCTTACTAACCTCTCCTTCATTTTTCTTTGTAGGATAAATAGGAGTCAAGTTTTCGGCTAGCATATGATCGTGACTTCTACGTAATGCACGAATCAATCTAATTTCAACAGCAACATCTGCAACTCTTGCTTCTTGATAAGCCTTTGAAATATTAATTATTCGATAATAATATTTGTCTGCATCGGTTTTCACTTTATTCATAATATCAAGTCTGATACCGTATTTGTTCGCCCATTTTTTCTTATCAGCTGCATCAGCATACTCTTTGAATATTTTCAAAAAAGACAAATGATCGCTATCTTTGACGATAATTTTTTTGAGTATCTGCTTGGATGCTTTACCATGATCATTATCATCTGATGATTTGTAAAATAAATTCGAAAAATTACCCTTTAATATTTCGATCATTGTCACAATGATGCTAGCTTCTTTGGCGCAAAACATCTGATAAGAATAAATCAAAAACAATGATTGTTGAATTTTCAAAGTACTAAATTCTGTAATATCAGAGCCAATATGTGTCAATATTCCGTTCGCATCAATAACATGGTATAATTTGTATAAATCATATGCTACTTCTAAAATTTTCTTTTTAGGAACATCCATAAGCTTATTTATTGATTCTATGCCTGCAAAATAAGATTTATCGTCGGTGGTTTTGATTATTCCTAACAAATCGATGGTGATGTCTTGCTCTAAGATATCTGGCGCTGGATATTTTTCCAGTGCGTCAAATTGTTTCTTCGTCAGCAGATGATAACAAGTACCGGGTTCAGTTCTACCTACTCTACCTCTACGTTGTAACGCTTGTGCTTCTGTGATCAATTTTTTTTCCATAACATATCCCATTGCATACGGATCATAGGAATTATGATATTCGTGGCAAGAATCTATCACATATTTTAATCCATCTATCGTCAATGATGATTCTGCGACATTTGTCGCCATCACCATCTTGAGATCATAATTTCCTAATTCATGATATTGATTTTTATCCGTCGCATACAATCTTAATTTTGGATCCATATCAGAAAATACTTCAATGCAATACACTTTTGGATATTTTGGTCGAATCATTTTGCACAATTTTTTTGCTTCTTCAGATGCAGTGATGAAAAATAAGATATCCTCCTTAACTCCTTCATTTAAGAGTGTTTCAATCAACAACGGCCCCTCTTTCATATAATTAGTGATAGGATGATCAAGAAATTTGACATCTATATCGTAGTTAGGTTTGCCACTAATGTTGATAATATGACTTTTGATGCCGCTAAAGTAATTTTGATATTTTTTGCCATCAATCGTTGCGCTCATAATAATTACACGCAAATCTGGTCTTTTTCCTGATTCCAATATCCCTTTCAAAAATAATAAAATAAAATCAATTTGCACTTTACGTTCGTGAGCTTCGTCGATAATAATGACGTCATATTCAGATAAATATTTATCTCGTATTTGTTTTGCGACTAATGTGCCGTCTGTCATATATATCATTTTGGTATTTTGACTTATGGCTTCTTTTGGTGACCCTCGATGTACATAACCAATGTCGTTCCCAATGGGGACATCAAGCGTTAACGCTGCAAATTCTGCCGCTGATGCTGTCGCACTTTTTTTTGGTAACGTTATGGCGACCTTGCCTTTGTAATTAGTATAATGTAGGGCAAATTTAGGCAGCAATACCGTCTTCCCTGATCCAGTACCAGAAATAATCAAAGTCAATTGGTTATCATGCAATGACTTCAAAATTTCTTTAGCCTTATCGTAGGCTGGATAAAACGACCATCCTTTATCCGGATCGACGCTTAACTGTCGATATCTGTCGCTATATGGCTCTTGGGTCAATGGGTTGTTATTCTTGCCCTCCGGATCCATAATACCTATTTTATCAGAAAAACCTAGATGATCAGACATTTATACTATCACAACATATATTTTTCCTATGAAATCCAAAAAAAATTGATAAAAAAATTGCCAGAGACCAAAAGGATATAAATAAATAATCATCATAACTTATCAGTTCAATATGTCTAAAAAAAACAGCAAAGTTGTCCCAGAATCTGAAGAAGATATTTCTGACCAAATATCCCAAGATGAATCATTGGGCCAAAGAGACGATTCAAATGAGGAGGATATTAGCGCCGATGAAGATGGTTCCGATGAAGCTCCAAAAAAAAAGTCACCAGCCAAAAAAGCTCCAGCTAAAAAAGTTCCATCCAAGAAAACTGCTGCAAAGAAAGCAGATGAAGACGACGAAGAGGAAGAACCTGCTAAAAAACCTGCTAAAAAGGCTCCGGCAAAGAAAGCTCCCGCAAAATCTAAGAAAGGTGGAGAGGATGAAGACGAAGAACCTGCCAAGAAAGCTCCCACTAAAAAAACTGCTGCCAAGAAAGTAGTAGATGATGAGGAAGAGGATGACGGTGAAGATGAATCTGCTAAAAAGGCTCCCGCAAAGAAAGCCCCTGCAAAGAAAGCCCCTGCTAAAAAAACTTTAAAGAAAGCAGATATTGAACCTGAAGAGGAAGATGTTGGTGATGACGATGAAGAGGAAGAAAAAGCACCCGCTAAAAAAGCACCTGCAAAAAAAGCACCTGCAAAAAAGCCTCCAAAGAAAGCGGACGTTGAACCTGAAGAAGATGATGAGGAAGATGGCGAAGATGAACCTGCTAAAAAGGCACCTGCTAAAAAAGCACCTGCTAAAAAGGCACCTGCCAAAGCACCTGCTAAGAAAGCACCAGCTAAAAAAGCAGATAAAGGTGATAAACCTAAAAGAGAACCAACTGTATATAACAATTTCGTCAAAGAAATGATGACAGAGTTGAAAAAACAACATCCAGATTTAACTCAAAAGGAAATCATGAAACAGGTCATGCCAGATGCTTGGGCGAAAGAAAAGCTCAAACGAGGAATAATTACAGGTGGTTCTAAAACTGCTAAGAAAGTGCCTGCTAAAAAAGCGCCTGCTAAGAAAGAACCTGCTAAAAAAGCGCCTGCTAAGAAAGAACCTGCTAAGAAAGAACCTGCTAAGAAAGAGCCTGCTAAAAAAGCGCCTGCTAAAAAGGCAGTTAAACCAGTTGATGCAGATGAAGATTCTAACGAAGCGATAGATGATAGTCAAGATTCTAACGAAGATTCTAACGAAAACGAAACAGAATCTGAATAAATAATATTACATATTCATCAATAAATTATTGATGAATATATAAATGCGTTCAAAAAAAAATCTCACTATTAATAAGTAACGAATGTCGGAAAATAAACCATATTGTGGTGTTAAAGAACAGGCTCCTCCGGGTAGAAGAATGGGTACTGCAGAATACTGCGCTCAAACTAATCAAGTTAGGCGGTTTGGTAGAGTAGCTATCGCCCCAAGATTCCTTACGGAGAAAGAGAAGAGCGGTAAACGATATAATCTTATCGATGAACAACTTAAATTAAGAAGATTACAGGATACAATTGGTATTTTAACTAAGGAAATTAGAATGGTTAATGTTGTTATAAAAGATGATAGATCTACTCCTTCTCAACTTAAAACAGCAAACGGAAAAAAACAAAGTATTATTAGAAGAAAAGAAAACCTTATGAAAAGAATCGCAGCGCAAAAAAAAGTCGTTGAACATGTAAAACAAATAGAAGCTGATAAAAAGAAAGAAAAGGCGAAAGGAGGAGCAATAACTCATGAAGCAATGCTAGACAAATTGGATGAAATTGTTAAAAAGAAATCAACAAAGACTCACAAGAAAAAACAAACTGGTGGCAAAAAACCTAAAGCAAGCGGATCCAAAACCGCTAATCCTAAAAAGAAAACTGCCAAAAAGGCTAGCGGATCTAAGACTGCAAAGAAAGCTAGCGGATCTAAGACTGCAAAGAAAGCTAGCGGATCCAAGACTGTTAAAAAAGCGAGTGGATCTAAGAAAAAAGCGAGTGGATCTAAGACTGCAAAGAAATCAACAAAGAAACATGTCTCTAAAGCGCAACATGGAGGAAAACCCGCAAAGAAAACAACAAAGAAACATATTAGTGGTTCCAAAACACAACATGTGGGAAAATCTGCAAAGAAACGTACATCTAAAAAGACAAAGAAACCAATGCAATCAATGTGGGAAACTCCAAAAAAGACAACTAAAAAGACAAAAAAAACTACAACTAAAAAGACCACAAAACCTAAGAAAAAAGTCAGTGGATCTAAAACCAGCAAACCTAAAAAATAGATATTGATAAGTTATTGATCAATAAATTATACTATGATCTTATAGTATAATTTATCGCATGATTACCGAGATTACAACTCTCCCTGACCTTAAGAATGCATTGGATTCGGATAGATTGATCATCATAGATTTTTTTGCCATTTGGTGCGGACCATGCATGCGTGCACTTCCAAAAATAGAAGCGATGTCTGTTAAATATCCAGATATCAAATTTTATAAAATAGATTATGATACAGTTGCTCTCAAGGAAGCATGCGCATTATTAAAAGTAGAATCGTTACCAACGTTTTGTTTCTTTAAAGATGGTAAATATTTATCGCGCTTGGAAGGAGCTGACGAAATTACATTAGAAAACATGATTTCAAAATACAAATAATTATGAAGTAATAGATTCAGTGTAGGCATTATTATAATAGATCGAATTATAAATCGGATTGTTGATTAAGCCATTATAAGCAGGATTTGACGGAAAATGTTGTTTAGTGATAGTGCAAGATTGGAACGTAATATTGACATCAATCGAGCCGTCTCTTTTTTTTACCACTTCGCTGCATAAAATTGGTTTCAAATCGAATACATTATCAAAAACACTCGATGCTAAATTGAAACGTAATATGTTACTAGCGCTATTTTTGACGCACATTCTTGAATCTACTGGTTTACATTTCATTATTGGACCATTTGGTTGATACGCAATATCGAAATTAACTGAATTATTATAATTTTTAAATAAATCAACAGATATTATTGTTTTACAACGAAATATTGAATTGAATATCGATGATGTTAAATTCATTTTCATCAAATTGCAATCATTTGTTTTGACGCACAATACAGAATTAACTTCAGTGCTCATAACAGAATTGACGACATCCACTATATTATCGCCATCTTTGCAACAACTCCCATCACCAAACACGATATTGATATCAATCGATTCATCTCCTTTTTTAATTATGCTGACTGACGATATAGTTTTTCTGTCAAAATCGCAATCAAAAATAGATGATGCTAAATTAAAATTTGTGTATAGACAACTATTTTCATATACGCACATATTTGAATCAACGCGAATCCATGAATCGCACATTTTAATACTAATTGGTTACATTTTTAATAAATTATATTTGTCATTCAAAGTGTTATCTATAAGATTGTGTTATTTAGCATTCAAATATGTTGATAAAGCGCTGTCAAGAGATTTGCAGAAGTTTGCGTCGAGACTTTGGATGTGTCAATGTTGGTCTATTTAAAGTCAAGAGATTTGCGTCGCGGAGACTCTGAATATGCCAACATTGGTCTATTCAAAGTCGAGAGGTTTGTGCAAAGTAGAGTCAAGAGATTTGCATTGTTGAAACTTTGAATATGCCAATATTGGTCTGTTCAAAGTAACATCGAGAGATTTGAAGAAGTTTGCATTGACAAGACTTTGAACGTGACGATGTTGGTCTATTGAATGTGATGTCAAGAAATTTGCATCGACGAGATTTTGATGTGCCAATATTGGTCTATTCAACGTAACATCGAGAGATTTCAAGAAGTTTGCGTCGACAAGACTTTGAACGTGACAATATTGGTCTATTGAATGTGACGTCAATAAATTTGCATCGACGAGACTTCGAACGTACCAATATTGGTCTATTCAAAGTAACATCGAGAGATTTGAAGAAATTTGCATTGACAAGACTTTGAACATGGCAATATTGGTCTATTCAAAGTGATGTCAAGAAATTTGTATCGATGAGACTTTGAACGTGCCAATATTGGTCATTCAAAGTAACATCGAGAGATTTGAAGAAGTTTGCATTGACGAGACTTTGAACGTGCCAACATTGGTCTATTCAAAGTGATGCCAAGAAATTTGCATCGGTGAGACTTTGAACACGCCAATATTGGTCATTTAAAGTAACATCTAGAGATTTGAAGAAGTTTGCATTGACAAGACTTTGAATGTGTCAATATTGGTCTATTCAAAGTGATGTCAAGAAATCTATGGAGTTTTCTTGACAAGACTTTGAACGTGCCAATATTGGTCTATTCAAAGTGATGTCAAGAAATCTATGGAGTTTTGCATTGACGAGACTTTGAACGTGCCAATATTGGTCTATTCAAAGTGATGCCAAGAAATCTATGGAGTTTTGCATTGATAAAACTTTGAATATGCCAACATTGGCCCATTCAAAGCGACGTCAAGAGATCTGTAAAAGATTTGCGTCGACGAAACTTTGAACGTGCCAATATTGGTCTATTCAAAGTGATGCCAAGAGATTTGCAGAAGTTTGCATAGACGAGACATTAAACGTGCCAATATTGGTCCATTCAATGTGACGTCAAGAGATCTGTGGAGATTCGCATCGACGAGACTTTGAATATGCCAACATTAGTCCGTTCAATGTGATGTCACGAGATTTGTGAAGATTTTCATTGGCAGAACTTTGAATACGCCAATATTGGTCCATTCAATGTGACGACTTTTGAGAGCCCCATATTGACAAGACTCGAAATATATGAAATATAGATAAACGTAGTTGATATTGAGTCGGTCGTAAAAATCACCAGTGATTTTTCCCCCCAGTGCATAAAAAAAAATTCACTGGGGATTTTTCTCCCCAGTGAAATAAAAATCTTTTTTCTTCCTAGTGATACGAAAAAAATTCACTAGGGTTTCCCCCAGTGAAATTAAAATTTATATGATACATAATGTCCTCACAAAATATGTTGTTGTATGATAGCAATCATACAAATTAAATTAACATTTTTTACGTGTTTAAATCCCACCAACACAATATTTCGATAATATTTCGAGTGTTATCGCTCCAAGAAACTATTATCACAAAATTTGAACACACAAATATTTGTTTGTGAACTTCTGATGCATAATTTTTGCTGATCCAATACGTAAACAATTTAACAAGATACTTAAAATTATGTTATATAATACGAATATTGACATGCAAAATAACATTAAAGAAAAAATTATCAAAAAAATATTAAACTTACCATCCTTTCGCGAAAATCTCCAAAAAAGTTTCGAAAATATGAACAGTACAGGTGTTTTGCCAGAATTTATCGTCGATACATTAGATGTTGATATTCTCGATGCAGATATGTTCGAAATAGGTACGTTGACAGATAATTTTTTACAGATTGCAGATATATTTCCTACACCTATCATGATCAATATCAAATCAGTCATCCATAACGCATTGAACAATAATCGACCGGACATAATCAAAATGTTAGCGGATAAAGTTACCTTGTCCAATTATGTGAGTAGTATCATGATGTTATGTGCAAAAATGAAGATGTTTGAATTATTGGCTTATTTAATTGACAAACAAGTAATGATTGATACAAATAACTACGAGTGCATATATTACTTGGCACATGTAGGACAGCTAGATTTATTAAAGTTAATCTTGCAAAAATATAAATTTCCGAATATATTTGAAGTAGCTAGCAAAATTTCAATTCAGGCTATCATGAATAATCATTTAGATATACTAAAATTTTTTTGCCCCGCGTCTGGATTCGAATCAGCGCCAGATCAAATGTTCGTGTTTTTCATTAACAGTATTCGATTTGGCGGACATTTGGACATCGTAAAGTATTTTGTTGACGGAGGAATATCAATCAAACAACAAAACTATCAAGCCGTAGGGATGGCTAAGAAATGTGAAAGGTGCGAGATAATACAATATTTTGTACAACTTGATCATGAGATCCTAACGTTGCTTTCTGTGGATGATAAAATAAGATTTGGATTGCAAGAAGAAGTTAAACACAGATTTATCGGTAATGCCATCTGTGGTATCATGCAAGAACCAATAAATGAAGGCGATAAATATGTGTTGTGCGAAAAAGTTCTGCATTCGTATGGTTACGAAACTTGGAGTGAATGGATCCGAAAAGGAGCGAAATGGGTATGTCCACTGTGTTTCTCCAAAGTCAATTATATGATTTATACGAACTTAAAACCAATGTAATAATATAATAATGAAATACTCCTTTTTCAAAATAATAAAAACAGTTTGCATTTTGCCTAATCATGGATTTCTTTTGTTAACTACGTATCCTAGTCGTGTGGAAGTTGATACCGTGTCATTTATACCCCCAAAAGAACCATACGAGCTAAATGTTCATGAATTTGGAGATACGTGCAATAATGCCATTGGTAAGCAACTTATTAAAATCGATAATAATACCATCTCCACGGACATCAATTTAGTTGGTAGAAGTATTGCATTATCATATGGTCCCATTATGACATATGGGATAATTGCTTATCGGGAATAAAAATTGATTTATTAATAACACATAAATATGTTTTTAATAAATTAAAACAGTACAGATGCATCAATTATTGTGCAAAAAAGATAAAACAGTCCAATCCAAAAATCCTACAATACCTGAAGAAAAACCGACTAACCAAATTTCTTTTGATTTTCAACAAGTAGAACCGTTCGTAATGCAAGAAGATGTACCAATTGTTTTTCCTAAACAAGAAATCAATCCGTACATGATCAAATTACAAGTTCTAGTGCGAGAATTTTTAACAACAGTTATTACTCATCATGAACAGATCATATATAATATTGTCATTAAAAATAGTTATGATAAATCGATATTAACGACAACAAACAGAACAATAATTGATATGATCGTAGAATGCACTAAATCATTTTACAATAAATGTTATATAAACCTACAAAATGAAGTTGTCACAGCGGAAACTACAAATATATTAGAAATGTCATATTATGCACAATTCAGTCCACATATATTATTGAACAAATTGATTCATTTAACATTGGATATTCATATCGACGTTGTTCGAGAGAATTTAACATTGAAAGATGTAGATAAATATTTTAGTGGAATACAAACAGAGATAGATTATCAGTTCTTATCATCTGTTAATTTGATACACGTATTATCAAAAGGATTAGACGAAAATGAAGATTTTATTAATATCGGTAATGGCGAAAAACCGTTTGATGTTATAATTGACAAACATATCGAAAAATAATTTACATTAATGATATAAATTATTTCTTTCGCGAGACACGTTTATTGATATTCTCAACATATCGTGTTAGCTTATCTTCATACGTGTCATTACTCTGTGCCAATTTTCTTTTTACCGGCGGTGTTTTGCCACTACCAGATATATCGATCCTATTTGTTTCTACTTTGCAGTCCGAACAAATTATTTCGTCGTTTGCGTTATATTCTATTATTGGATACTTTTTAGTGGGTAATTTACGAATCAAAACTGGTTGGGGAATATTTTTATCTAATATCTTACGTTTTCGCTCAATTGGTACCTGCGTTTGGGATTTTTGAGGTTGGGCAATATTTTTATCTAATATCTTACGTTTTTCCTCAATAGGTACATGTACCTGGAATTTTTGTGCGTTGTTTTGCTGCTAGGTATTGATTCAATTTCATCAGCGATTGCATTTATTATGATAGATATCACTTTGATAATTACACTCACGATTATTTATTGGATTTGCTGCGTCAATTATAACTTACGACATAAATTATAATTAACATTCAATAGCAAATTTTTTACAATGGTTTCGTTCTTGTAAATCTTTTTTGCGGTCTTTCTATTTGAAGTTTAGGTGGAGGATTTTCTTTCATAGTATTAAGTTGTCCATATTTATTATACTTTTGTTCCTGATTTACATTGTTTGCACTATTTAGCTTGAGACGGGTTGCATATTTGGAAGCCTTGCCAAAATTATCTGGATAGCTGAGATTTTTAAAAGATCCCGGCTCAGTTGATCGTCTTACAAATTCCGGATCGATAATATCATCTTCGATTATAGTGTTCGTTACTGGATTAAATACCGGAGTCGGAAGAACACTTGTTGGTTCGACGATACCAGGTCTGTATGTAAAGATCATATATCGCATTTTTTGAATTTGATTGTATGTAAAATTAGTAAGATATTTATCATATGTATAATCCATAAAATTCATGAACAGAGGATTATAATCTGGATTTGTCAATAATTCCCGGCTTGTCAAGATATCAGTCGGATCATACGTTGGTTGAAACTGAATTGGAGTGTCTGCGATGTAATCACCTGTAAATTGACCGCCACCATCAAATCCTACTTGTTCTCCTTCATTGATGTTCACCGCTGCGTATTGTGCGTTATCATTATCATTATTAAAAATGTGCAAGAGACCAAAATAATGTCCTATTTCGTGCGAAAAAGTTTTAAATCTATCATATGGAAAAAATAATCCATTTGCTACCAATTCTTCTGGAAAAAATACGATACGATTGATAATAATTCCATTATGCAAATCATTTACTTCCCAAGGGAAATTAGAAAATCCCAAAATATCTGTATTGACCATATCGACGATCCAAATGTTCAGGAAATTATCTGGTCGGATAGCAAACGCTTGATTTCGGGATATGAATTGCCGAATCGCTTGATATTCTAATTCTATTTCGTTAATATCATCATACGCAGCCAGATTCAATAAAGATGTCACTGGGTAATAATAAATCTCTCCTAATTCAAACGTTATATTTGACGGTGCCTCTGGGATAACGTCCAAATAATCCTCACTCAGATAGACATCTTGTTTTTCCAAATCCCCTGTAAAAACTTGGCTCACAACGTTAGTGTATTTGAGATTGTTCATTGTACGCGGATTCGTCGAATAATTATTAAAATCATCATTGATCACAGCAACAACTTCTAATGCGCGACTAAATACGTCAGCTGTATCAAATGTGCCAGGTTGGGCTAAAAAATGGAAAGCTATCGTTGCATTTATGGGTGTTGTCATATCAACTTGGACTTGATTAGCAACAAGATCATTGACGATTTGATTATGCATAGATACGTTGCTTGAATAATTATACGAATTTGCATGATGAGCACATTTATGATGTGACCTTTTTGAGCCGACTTGCTTGATATCTCTATTTGAAATTGCAAAATTTGCTACTTTTTTTCTACCGGCCATAGATTATATATCATAATGGGAAAATAATTTATCACCATATAATTATTAATATGGATGAAGTTAAGAAAATCAATGAAAGCATCGTCAGAATCAAAAATGATTTACTAAAAGTATTGTTATCTGCAGGATACATAACCGGTATACTAATGATGATTGTAGGTTTTGTAATGTTGCTATCCGAATTAGGAATGTTTTATAAAATAAACGAAATAAATGGATGGGAAAAACAAAAAGGAATTGGTAAAATAGTTGAAACATATATTGAAACGAAATCGGAAAGTGACGGTTTTAGCGGCTTGATTTGGTCCAACTCGTACAGAATGCTATTATATCGCGTAAGAGTTGCGTTCACTTATACATATAATGGGAAGGAATATACTAGTTATAAATTTTCATACCACGAACCATGGTACGATAATCCAACTATTCCGCAATATGAATCTCACGTTTTGAAGCCTGGTACAATCGTGGACGTTTGGGTCAATCCAGCAGATCCAGATGATGCATATATCGCTAACAAATCATACACTCAATATGATCCTATTGCAATTGATATTGCTATCATTTTGGCAGGAGCATATATCGTTTATAATAGTACAAAATGATGTTTTTAATAGATGATATAAAATAAAATATTGCGTAAGAATATCGAATGTCTGGCCTAACTCCTGCAGAATCAATCAAATGCGGTAAATTTAAAGATGAAATTTGTGGCAGCAATGTTGTATGGTGGGTCGTAGTCATCATACTACTTTTAATTATATTAGGTGCTGGCGGTTATTTTGGTTATCAATACTATGTCGACAACATCTGCTTCCGTGACGAAAATAGCAGACAATGTGCTCCAAAAAAAACATAATAAAATGATATAATGATATCATTTTATTATTTCTAACATCATCCCTTATTTGTGATGTTATCTTCTCTTCAGCAACAAGAATTTCAATAATCTCGGTTATTGTAAAAACAGCATCAACTATATTTTGTTTACCACGTTGTTCCCTATCAACAAATATAACAATATTTGTCACATCAATATTATTTTGTTTAAGGATTGCTGTAATTTTCATCACACTGCCGCCACTTGTTACTAAATCTTCAACTAATAAGCACTTGTCATTCTCTCGATAAATCACTTCAATCTGCTTATACCATAATCTTTGGCCTCTTTTCGGATCATCAACAATGGAATATTTTGATTTATCGAAATGACCGTCGCCAATAGCAAAGCGGTGTTCGGAACGCCACAACATTGATCAAATTCATTATTTTTAACGATATCATACATCATCATTGCTATCTTCTGCAACAATTATGGCACACCGATTATCAACCTTAGATCAATATAGAATAGGGAAGAAATACCAGATCTTAATTTGTATGTGGTGCCAAATTTAGAGCACCAATATCAAATAATTGTATTATTACCTCGTTGTGTGACGCATAATAATATATAATATCTTACTAATAATCAAAAATGGCAATGATTCCGTATGGAATAATAACGCAAGGGCTATACGGTGGCCTAATATCAGGCATCAGTACGATGACATTTGGGATGTGTAAAGTTATTAAATCGATATATAGTCATAAAAATCCAGATGTTGATAATTTTATCAAAAAATTGGACATTGAATATCGTATCAATTTAATAAGTACCATTCTAAAAAAATACAATAAAATTAAAACGATCGATATCAAAGAACACATTTGTGATAAGTCAGTTATTTTTACAGTTGTAGATGATAGATCTTTGACAGAATCAACAAAATATAGGACAGCAGCAGATCCATTACAAGTGAGCTTAATGTATCTTTCTTCCGTAATTTGTGATATACACAATGATCTGACACTCATCAATCAACAAATTGAATATCATCAATCTAAATGGTTCAATTCGTGGCGAGAGATGAATATCAAGAAGTATTTGGATTCGCTAGAAACTGACAGTCATATTCTCGCAAACAGATTTGATGATTTTATGAAAATATCAGCATTAGCACAATAGAAGTATCACTCATTTCCTAAAATTATTTATATTGTAATTTGTAGAAGATATGAATCTTGTGATTCAAAATGGAAATGTGGTTACACATATAAATAAATATTTAGATGATGTGGAAATAATAAAATCATTTGAAAAAGATGTTTCTGTAATAGATTTGAATAGATATAAAACGGTTATCATATTGGGGGGGCATCATTCTATATGTGATGCTGTCGATCAAAATCTAGCGCATGTTATTGATCTGATAAAGAAATGCATTTCTTTAGATAAACCTTTAATTGGTATATGTTTAGGCTGTCAATTGATAGCGTATGCATTAGGATGTAAGATAGAATCATCGCAAAAATTGAACGTAGGTTATGATACGCAAGTATGTGGGTTCAAAAATATATTGCGTTGTCATACTAATTATATTGTTCCAAACGTTACATTTGAATTTATGGAATATTATGATTCGATGTTGTATGTTTTCAAGCATAACAAGATTTATGGCGTTCAATGTCATCCAGATATTCCGCCAGAATATGTTTCAGATTTTGTAGAAGATACGACAACAATTGAATATGCTAGAAAAAATAATAAAGAGATAGATGAAAATAACAATGGATTGATGATGTATATATTGAGTAATTTGTTATGATAAATTGATAATCAGTTTATCATAAAAAAATTGAAAATTGATCAATTACGACGTCAAATTAAAATAAGATGCTAACATTGCTAAAATGGAAGACGTTACTATTGAAGTTATTGATCCATATCAACAAAATCAAGATGATGAGAAAAGTGCAAGTGATTCTGGGTCAGATGAAGATAAGATGAATGGAAGTGACTCTAAATCAGAATCTTCAAACGACGATGAAGTCATGATCGCTGAAAAGAAAGAGAGGGTACCTATCGATATTGATCACTATTATCCAAAATATATGCAAAAAGTTAAATATGATGATGTTGACCAATTTACTGCGACACTCGCTCGGGAACAGGAAAATTTTGACGAAAAGTCAGACATGAAAATTTCGAATAAATTTATTGGCGAATATCTTCCAAAAAAACCTAAGACATATGATATGGGTGAAGTTAAGAAATTTGCCGAACGATATTTTCCAAAAAAAGTAGAATTAGATGATAATTCCTTAAATTCAAAACCAGTTGAAACGGACGATTCTAGCAAACCGTTACAAACAGAGGAAGAATCTGATGATTTCTCTTCCTCCGAAAAAGATGATAAAACTGAAAAGGGCAGTGAATCGTCGAGCGATCACAGAACACCATATCAACTTTTTATGCAAGAAATGGTACCTATTCTTAAAAAAAAGAATCCGGGTATGGGAATAAATCAAATATTAGCGCTGGCTGGTGAAGAATGGATTAAGAAAAAGGCTGAACTTAATTGTAGCAAACCACAGATTGAAGGGAATTCTAGCAAATCAAACGGCGATGAGGAAGAATCGGTCAGATGCATTAATTTGGTAGCTCCTTTAAATCAAAATCCGATTGATCAGTCAGCATTGGCTGAAAAAATTCAAGAGTGGACAAGAAAAAAAAGCGAACCAATTGAAACCTGCAGATCAGACAACGAAAAAGAGATACCAGAAATAAAAGATGATAAAATGACTGTCAAAAGCGCAAAAGAATTATATGTCGATTTTATCAAAATGTTATCTGATAAGGATATTTGGGACTCATGTTTTGTGGATCCATATGCTTTGTTAGCAGATTATATCAACACAAGGATGTTCGTTTATGTGATTCAAAAAAGTCAAGCAGCACAAATTATCAGTATCATTATGGAAAACGATACTATCAAACCAAAATTAAAAAAAGAAATAATAGGTTATTTGACATATCACGGTTTGTTAGATAATCAAGATGAATTTTTGTTCCGAACATTAGCAGAAATAACATTAAAAAAACAACCCAAACTATTTGATTTACTTTTACAGTTTTTTCTAACTAAAAAGATCAATCCAAATTTCCAAACTAATGTCGGTACAATGCTTCATATTATTGCGTCTACAAATCATTGTATTTTTCCAATGGGTATCGTTTTGAAACAATTGTTAGATTATGGATGCAGTCTAAACATATTAAACAGTCGAAATAAGACGCCAATAGAAGTAGCCAGATCATGTGAAAATAAATGCTTTGCTAACGCTTTATATAGGTTACGTGACGAAGAAAATATGCGGGAAAGAAAATTATTCCCTGAACCACTTTCAAATCTGAAAGAGCTGGCATTATTTGGAATATCTTGTTCTGCCATCAGTGTTGCTGCAACTTTGTTGGTTTGCTGGTTAAAAAAATAATCATTAAAAATAAATCGTTATTTTTAATGATCCATATTCTACAAATGTCTTGACATTACGTTTAAGGTCAATATTGGCATGTTCAATATCTCGACGTTGCGTTTGATAGACCAATATTTTGACGTTCAAAGTCTCGCCAATGCAACTTCCGCAGACATCTTGCCATCACATTGAATGGACTAATATTGGCACTTTCAAAGTCTAGTCAATGCAAACTTCTACAGATCTCTTGACATCACATTGAATGGACCAATATTGATATGTTCAAGTCTCGTCAACGCAAATCTCTTGACATCACATTGAATGGACCAATATTTGTACGTTAAAAGTCTCGTCAATGCAATTCCTTCAGATCTCTTGACATCACATTGAATGGACCAATATTTTACGTTCAAATTCTTGTCAACACAAATTTCTTGACGTCACATTAAATAAATCAATATTAGCACGTTGAGTTCTTATCAACGCAAATCTCTTGACATCATATTGAATAGACCAATATTGATACGTTCAAATTCTTATCAATGCAAATCTCTTGACATTACATTGAACGGACAAATATTGGTGCGTTCAAAGTCTCGTCAATGCAAACTTCTACAGATCCCTTGACATTACATTGAACGGACAAATATTGGTGCGTTCAAAGTCTCGTCAATGCAAACTTCTACAGATCTCTTGGCATCGCATTGAATGGACCAATATTGGTACATTCAAAGTCTTGTCAATACAAACTTCAGCAGGTCTCTTGACGTCACATTGAATTGACCAATATTGATACGTTCAAAGTTTTATCCATGCAAATCCGTTGACATCACATTGAATTGACCAATATTGGCACGTTCAAAGTTTTATCCATGCAAATCTCGCGATATCACATTGAATAGACCAATATTGGTATTTTCAAAATCTCGTCAACGCAATCTTCTGCAAATCTCTTGACATCATATTGAACGGACCAATATTAGTCCATGCAAATCTCGCGACATCATATTGAACGGACCAATATTGGCACTTTCAAAATCTTGTCAATGCAATCTTCTGCAAATCTCTTGACATCATATTGAACGGACCAATATTGCCACTTTCAAAATCTCGTCAACGCAATCTTCTGCAAATCTCTTGACATCACATTGAATGGACCAATATTGGCACGTTCAAAGTCTTTGTCAACACAAACTTCTGCAGATCTCTTGACATTACATTGAATAGACCAATATTAGCGCATTCAAAGTCCTGTCAATGCGATCGTCTGCAAATCTCTTGACATCACATTGAATGGACCAATATTGGCACGTTCAAAGTCTTTGTCAATGCAAACTTCTGCAAATCTCTAGACATCACATTAAATGGACCAATGTTGGCACGTTCAAAGTCTTGTCAATGCAAATCTCTTGACATCACATTGAATGGACCAATATTGGCACGTTCAAAGTCTCGTCAATGTAATTTCTGCAGATCTCTTGGCATCATGTTTAATGGATCAATATTGGCACGATAAATGTCTTGTCAACGCAAATCTCTTTACGTCACATTGAATGGACTAATATTGGCACTTTCAAAGTCTCATCAATGTAACTTTTGCAGATCTCTACACATCACATTGAACGGATCAATATTGGCACGTTTAATATCTTGTTAATGCAAATCTCTCGACGCCACATTGAACAGATCAATATTAGCACGTTCAAAGCCTTGTCAATGCAAACTTCTGCAGATCTCTTGACATCACATTGAACAGATCAATATCAGCACGTTCAAAGCCTTGTCAATGCAAACTTCTGCAGATCTCTTGATATCACATTGAATAGATCAATATTAGCACGTTCAAAGCCTTGTCAATGCAAACTTCTGCAGATCTCTTGATATCACATTGAACAGATCAATATCAGCACGTTCAAAGCCTTGACGAATCTCTTGACATCACATTAAATAGATCGATATTGGCGCGTTCAAAGTCTTGACAAATCTCTCGGCATCGTATTGAACGGATCAATATTGGCACGTTCAAAGTCCCGCCAATACAAACCTCTACAGATCTCTTGACATTACATTGAATGGACAAATATTGACATGTTCAAAGTCTCGTCAATGCAAACTTCTACAGATTTCTTGGCATCACATTGAACGGACAAATATTGATATGTTCAAAGTCTCGTCAATGTAAACTTCTACAGATCTCTTGACATCGCATTGAATGGACCAATATTGCCACATTCAAAGTCTTGTCAACACAAATCTCTTGACATCACATTGAACGGACCAATATTGCCACATTCAAAGTCTTGTCAACACAAATCTCTTGACATCACATTGAACGGACCAATATTAGCATGTTCAAAGTCTTGTCAATGCAAATTTCTTAACATCACATTGAATGGACCAATATTTGCACATTCAACGTCTTGTCAATGCAAATTTCTTAACATCACACTGAATGGACCAATATTTGCACATTCAAAGTCTTGTCAATACAAGTCTCTTGACATCACGTTGAATGGACCAACATTGCCACATTCAAAGTCTTGTCAATGCAAATCTCTTGACATCACATTGAACGGACTAATGTTGGCACGTTCAACGTCTCACCAACGCAAATCTCTTGACATCACACTGAATGGACAAATATTTGCACATTCAAAGTCTTGTTAATACAAGTCCCTTGACATCATATTGAATGGAGCAATGTTGGCACGCTCAAATTTTCAAAAAAACATAATTTGTTTCTCAACATCATTAAAAATAAGTTATTTTTAATGATCTATTTGTTATTCATCCTCAGATGTCGTTTGAAAACTATCATCAGTGTCCGACAACGAAGACAAAGTATTTTCATCATTTGCCAACGCAATTTTATTCCGAACATGTTTGATGATAATCTCAAAATCTTGGGCCGACTTCTTCCTTTATTTTTTGGAGACACATCTCTTTGTTTTCTGAATCCAATTTGCATAATGTTAGTATTATATTCGCCAACGCATAAGTTTTACTCCTAACATGTTCGATGATGGGCTTAAAATTTGGGGATGATAATTCCTCTTCCATTTTTTGTAATATATTCTCTCTGGTTTCCGAATCTAAACCAGATAATGTTTGTATCATATCATTTGTTGCAGCACAAATATTACTGATATCATTTCTATCCTGGTTATTTGTCGCCATTTGGCTAATATTTGTTATTATGAGCATCGCTACTAATTTTTTTTTCATTTTTTCAATAATTATCAAAAAATTGATAAATTAACGATCATATTTCAATACCATCATATTCTTACTAACAAAAATGCGAACGTACACTTCAAAACCATTTGTTACCCCCGCCAAAATATTTGGAAACAAAAAATTACCCTCACCATGTAACGCTGCTATAATCTGTTTCTGTCCTATGCCCGAACAATTCAAATACTATCTTCCGTTCAAATCCCCTGACCGATTATTTTTACACGTGCACCCTGACCAAGTCAATTTTTGCCAGTACAAAGAACATCATTTTATAGTATTAGCAGAAGTTTATGGCGGTCCAGTATCCGTTTCTGTCGTTGAAGAGTTGCATCATTATGGTATATCTAATATAATTGGCTTGGGATTCGTCGGATCGTTAACTGCTGACTTACCAATTAGTAAAAATATATGTTCTGGTAATTCTTTGGTCGAGCAAGGGACTTGTCCGCATTATATGTCCACATCTGATTGTGATATGATCGAAAGTGATGACATCATCGAAAAAATGTTTAATAATAAACTAGAATCGTGCAACATATGGACTACAAATGGTATTTATCGAGAATATGAACATGATATTCAACGAGCCAAGGAATTTAACTGTCGTGCGGTTAATATGGATACCGCTCCATTATTTGCATCATGTAAGATGTTAAATTTATCATATGGTTATGTAGCTACGGTATCAGATGTATTGGATGAAAAATGGACCAATGATTTGACTGCATCCATCGATAACGGCAATATTGCCCAAAATAAATTAGCTCAAATTGTCATCGAATTTATACCCCAAATGGATAAATTATCAAACGATTCTTACGGTAAAATAGAATTTGATGTTCTTGCACTCGTAGAAAAGCTGTTTGTCCAACTAAATATTTGTAAATCCCATTCAATTGATCATATCAAACGAGTTTTAGATCATACTATCAATGCGTTAGTTCATGAACAGTTATCGTTGAAAACAAAATTTTTGATAAGATTGGCATCCATATTGCATGATGTCGATGATCTTAAATTTGTAGATACTGTTTCATATGCCAATGCAAAACAAATTCTTACTGGACATGTTTGCAACGAAGATATGGATTTAGTAATTGAAATGATCTCATATGTATCCGCATCCGTCAACGGTAATACGATTCCGAATAGGGCAAAACTATTCCCATGGTTATTAATTCCTAGATATGCAGATCGGCTAGAAGCTGTTGGAATAATTGGAGTCATTAGGTGTTATCAATACACTAAAACTAAATCTTCCCCGTTATTTACAGATAAAACTCTTAAACCCAAAGTCATTGACGACGTCTGGAACATTGCAACTGAAGAGAGATATGCAAAGTATAATGGTCAGAGTTCGAGTATGATAGATCACTATTATGATAAATTGCTTCGGCTGGGAAATTTTGAAACTGATAATCCGTATATCAAAAAAATCCAAATTTCATCTTTAGATCCATTGCTCAAAGTGATCGACTTATTCATCGCAGATAAGCTAACAGACGAATATTTTGAATCACTAATCAATTAATATTTACATACATTATGAAAATATTAACTCATATCCAACATGAAATTAACATCAATTTCCATCGATATTAATGAAACATTGATGCGATTATCAAAATTAGGTAAATTTGTAGTGTACTCATCGATATTGAATCGCCACGTTGGCTGGATACTTTCTATTTCCTCAACATCGTCGTACACGTTATATCTAAAATTATTAGGATAACTTTTCTTGTATTCACTTTTAATGTTATGTAAAACGCTGTCCCGCCATGCCATATCCATGTGTCCTGTATAGATATCATACTTGCATGTACCGACCGCATCATTGTAAAATAAAAAGTATCCTTCACCGTACCGATACATCATTCTAGTTTTGATTTGACAAATAAGTATGTTGTTGCTTGAATCATTGCATTTATAAATTATCTTGACATTTGAAGTTGGTTTTACAAGTTGATCAATTGTATCATACAAAACTCGTAGTCTGTCTTGTTTGGGCGATTGATCATTGACTAACGTTGTAATTCGATTATTCGGATTTATTAACGGACGAATATCAATGTATTCTATCTCAACACCTACGTTTTCATACAATGTTAAGTTATTTTTATCAAATTGACCTATTAAATATTCAAGCATTTCATTAAACTTATGTTCATTTGTTATTTTGATAGTGTTATTAGAATAATAAATCAATACAGGAATGTCAATGAATCCTGCAAATTCGATATCTTGTATCATGTAAGTAATTTTTCGCCCTAATGGATAAATAGTCATCATATCTGTGACGGCAAACGGATGCGGCTTTTTTGAATCTACGAAACCATAATATGAAATATCAATTTGACGTCCATATAATTGAATTCCTAACGTAATATACTTTGTTTCCATCTATATATTATTGCCATATTTTTATGAAAATATATCCAATATTTGATAAATTCTTTTTTGAATCAATACAGATGCAAACGTTGTACCCTCAGAAATATTGTTGATGATACTTCGCAATTTTTTCTTGTTATGTTGACTAGAAAAATATTTGTTGATTATTTGGTAAATATATGCTATTGGAGACGTTATTGGTTGTATCGCTTTAATATTTGGAATAAATTGGACCATGTTGAATAAATTGAGCTCTTTTTTCAAATTGGTAACGAATATAACATACAATTCATCTAGTCCGTTTGCGTTCGTAATTTTTTGTGACGATAGTAACAACTTGCAATCTTGTAACGATAATATGTCATTATTGTTCAAAGGATAATAATTGACAGTTAATATCAACGCTTTCATGCAAAAATTAATAATATTAGTTGATTCTTTTTGTTGCGGATTTTTGTATGAGTTAGAAAAAAAACTTAACAATCTCATTAATGTTTCTTCGTTAATGTTAAATGTTAAAGGACGAACATCAATTTGAATCTTAACCGTATTATCGATGTTACCGTTGATGTCCAAAATGATCGATAATGTTACATCATCTTCGTAAGTATTTTTTAAGAAATATTTGTTCTTGGGATTGTTACATAGCACATCGATGACTGTCAGTGACCGAATGCTCAATTCATAACACATATCGTCGACATTCTTTTGATAAGCATTTATTTTAATATTTTTGATCACGATTGACATAAATCCAGCCGTACCGTCCCCGTCTGATAAATATATATGTACAAAAGGAATACTGACAATCCATATTTCATCTAATTTATTCAATTCATAATCATCCATTATAGCAGCACACAAATTGTGAATTGAATGAATCAACGATTCAGCGTTTTCATCCTGTAACATTTTTTGAATATACAATTCAAATTCACGCGCGTTATTGGCAGATGAGGTTTGTGACATTATTTGAGATGCTCTATTTTTATCTTCATCAGTTGTCTCGTTTAAAATTCCAAGTAATCCATTAATTTTATCAAATATTTCTGGGTTGATATATATTTTTACAGAATCAATGATACTATTTATTCGGTTTACGTGATTAACCATCACATTTGCCAATAAGTGTTCATCTAAAATAATATCAAATTTAGCATTAGCGATCTCTTTTTTGGTAAAATTAATGTCACCCTGATGTATTGCTATATTAATCCACGAATCCATATGCTGATGAAGAATTTTAGACTCATAAATACGAATAATTACATCAGATTCAGATTTTTCTGTTGTGGGAAATTTTGATTGATACATTGTAACTATGTTCGCAATTGATGATATGATGGGCGATAAATTCTTCGCAGATGCATCAAAAAAGCTGATATCATTTGCATCAATGTTGATTTTTTTGACCAATAATAAGAATTCTTCATCTGATGGATAAAATTTTAAATCTACGAACGATTTATTTTGCACGTCGAACATCATATTCTGACACGTTAAAATCATATTCTCATGTTTGGTTTGCAAATTATAAATATCGATATTGGTCGCGATACATACATGATCGATGACTAACTCAATCATGTGCGGATCAGAAACTACCATTAAATTAATATTTTTGATAAAAAAACAACTGTCGCAATCATCGTTCGCGACAATTACTTTTGTCAAAAGATCATTAATAAAAGAATTCATTAGATTTATCATGTGTCTAAAATTATATACATCATTGATCGTTAGTGTTACATATTTATTCAATTCAAACGTCTTTGTTTTCTTTTTAAATGTTCCAATATATCCCTTACTTTGATCATAAAATATTGACTGTGCACTTGTATGAATATTTTTAACCTTAGAGATAATAATTTCATCATTTGATATTATTATTTCGACATTATCCATTTGCATCAACGTTTCATCAATTATCATTTTATTAACGATACAAATTGTCGTTATGATATCATCATTTGCATTTTCTAAATATATTTCGGGTAAGTACTCGATGATATTAGAATTAATATATATGATATCGATCGACAAAAGATTATTTTTATCAGCGACAAATTTAACATCCTTTATTTTGGTAACGATGTCATCTTTTGAGATATTAATTTCCCGGCATGAAAAATGATCATTATCAAAAAATATATCTAAGATCATAATTGTAATTTTATTTACTACATTTATGGTTATCGTTTGTACTTTGCAACATATTGCGTTAAGATATTGTAATATAATTTTTTTAATTTCAAAGAATATATTGTTGATATTGTGATCATTTTTGAACGATTCAGCAGTCAATGTTGTCGTCATTAGCATCAAGCTATTCGATGCATCAATGATATCTATCGTTAGATTTATACTACTGACCGTTATTTTCGTAGAATATGTTGCACTTACTCCAAGTGATGGAGTTGTAATAACGACGCCTGCAAGGTTACCTGACTTGATATTCAATGTATTAAGACCAAGATGTTGCGTGGATTCTTTCAGGGCAATTGGATACAGATGAAATAAATTTTCATCTCCATTGCACTCATTTTTCTCAATTTTTACATCGTTGAGACTGAACAATTTGTCACCATAAGTATTTAAAAATATTTGGGCGGCATTTGAGATTAGATAATTTATGTGTTTAAGACCATAATTTATTGGTATATCGCACATCTTTTTCAACCACTCTGTCATTTTTTGCTAATTATACATAGATAAGGTTTTATGTTATTGTGATCTTATTAACACATTTTTTTTATGTATTAATAAAATTATTCTGGCAAAGTTACTACGAAATTTCCTGTATCAGTTGGGAGATCAAATGTATTCGAATCGTAAGAACTGAACATCCAATATATAACGCCCAAAACAACAAGGAATAAAATAATCCATACGAAACATTCTAGTGAACTTGTTCTCTTTCTCTCAATAATCGGCATATTTCTGTAATAGTTTTGTTTTGTTAACATATTATTTTTTTGTTGTGGTGGAATATATACTGAATTAATAATGTCATCAATTTGATCTGCTTTTGATGAAGTTGTCCTTGATAATAAATTATTCAAATTTGCGTTGATTTCGGCAGTTTCGGAAAGAGGTTTCTCAGAAGGAGCTCCAAAAAGTGATTTCTGCATCAAATTGTTTTTAAATTCCGCCATGGTAGGCGTGTATGAGTACGCGTTTTGCAAATCCGCAAACTGAGACTGATCATCGCCGGGCAAACCGATAGATTCATAAGTATAATTGGAACGCATTTTTGTCATCGGTTCCACCATAGATGGACTTTCAGGTCTATCATATTGATTTTTGTTACACGACATTTTTTGTTAATCTATATTGAGATAACATTTTTTATTATTCTAAACATATCGAGTCTTCTACGATCGCATTATTTATTTTATCATATTTGAACGATAATGTCGTTAAATATGGCGTGCTACCGGCGTTTAACATTATATTAGGAAAAGATGTTTGTAGATGACTTATTAATACTTTTAATACTTCTCCATGTGTAACAATCATAATATCGGAATCATGTTTTTCTAACAGTTTAAAAACAATAAAATGTATTCGATGGACAAAATTGGCATAAGATTCAGGAAAAGAAAAGCCAGTTTCTTGGCCATTATAGATAGTTGGAATTCCATATGGATACAAATTGGTATAATCTTTCATTCTCGGTTGATACTCTGCAACTAACGGTTCTATTATTATTTCTGAATTAACAAATGATGATTTTATTTCTGTTGAAGTTGCTAACGTGCGAGTATATGGGCTGGTATAAATATGCGTCGGATTATAACCATTCTTTTTCAACAAGTTACCTTTAATTTTAGCCATTTTGTAACCATTTGAGGTCAATGGTGAATCGGACCAATGTTGACCAAAACAGATCATCCAATACACAGGATTTGTGTAATCTAATCTTTCTGAGTGTCTTACTATCTTAATCTGTATCATATTGGTATTCATAATATGTTACTGACATAATTTTATATAATATAATATATCGCGTCTCTCATCAAATAAAAATTGAAAAAATTACTCACTAATACATCCAATACAACAATAATTTTAAAAATGGATCCAACTAAAACTCTGGATGAAATAGGTATGGCATATCATACACCTGATTCTAAATCGGGAAAATATGAAGGTGGTGATAAATTAAGTGATGGGCAGAATTTTACGCAATTCTATCATGAAATAATGTCACCGCTACGAGATAATGATGTTAAATTATTGGAAATTGGAATTTTTAATGGCAAATCTATTGCAATGTGGGCAGATTATTTTCCTAATGGAACAATTTATGGTATTGACCAGAGTTTGGTCAAATTAGAATACAATTTGTCTGTATTATTCGAACAAGGGGCATTTAGAACAAAGAAACTGACACATATCTACGCGAGACGATGTGACCTCCATACTTCTGATTTTTTGCCAAATAACGACGTTAAAATAATCAAATGTAATACTTTGCACGATAATTTCGAAATAGTCATCAAACATCTACCTGATTTTAATATTATTGTCGATGATGGTAACCACAATGCTGATTCACAATGCAGGAACTTTGAATTGCTATTTGAAAAAATAATTTCTGGAGGTATGTATATTATCGAAGACATCGTCCAACCAATTGATTTTTATTCAGTTGAACATTTTGCCACGTATTTTGACCAAGATGCCAGTATTGATAAATTAAAGGAGGATTATATCATCAAAATGTTAAGTGAACACAAAAATCGATATGAAAAGTTGGATAAATCTCTCGCAGTTGTTACCAATCTTATTGAGATCAACACTCTTAGCAAGCCAAATCAGTTGCCCGGTCTAATTAAGAGTCAACAACAAAAATTAGAGGAGAAAAAAGAACTAGATATGATCAATAGTGATACATTAGGACAGAAATTTGATAAATTTATGGAGATAAAACAAAAATTAATACCTTTGATCAGTAGGATAGAAAAACGTCCCAATAACATCATATTCTACCGAAAATAGCATTATATAAAAAATATACAGTATTGATATTATACAATGTCGCGAGTGATCTATAAAAAAATGTTGAAAGATGCCGTTCTATCAGGTAATGATGATTTAGTTGATTTAGTTGTTGATAATATTCCATATGGAGTAGGATATTGTGATAATTTATTGATCAGATTTGCAGCAAAAAGAGGATTCCATAAGATAGTGAAGAAATATTTGCCGTTTTTGAGGGCAAATCCAGCTGAGCATCGAGATTATGCTATTAGACGAGCAAGTGAATTTGGACATAGCGAAGTAGTAAAAATTTTGTTGAATGACAAGCGAGTGTGTCCGGCTGCATGTGATAATTATGCAATAGTATGCGCTGCACAAAATGGTCATGTTGATGTAGTCAAAGAATTACTAAATCATGTATCTGTTGATCCCACCGTCGGATATAACGCCCCGCTAAGATATGCTGCCATTTTTAATCACGTTGACGTTGTTGAATTATTAATGATGGATTCGCGAACTAATGCCGCAGATGTAGATAATCATGCTATTCGATGGTCAGCTTATTATGAAAATAATAAAGTTGTAAAATTGTTGTTGTGTGATCCGAGAGTGGATCCGTCGATTGAAGAAGATGTGATATTATCTGTTGCTGCAGAAAATGGCAATGTTGACTTAGTGGAGATACTTTTAGATGATGAACGAGTAAATCCATCAGCGCGGAATAATCAAGCATTGTGTTGGGCTGCATCAAATAATCATTTTAAGATTACCAATATGTTACTCAGTCATCCAAAATTATGTATCACCGCCGAAGAATATATGACAGTAATCACATGCGCAGAACACGAAAGAAATATGGTCAGATTGTTAAAAGAATTTCAAAATAAAATATCATTTGTTCCAGAACCACAACCTGATTTATACGAAAATATAACTCAAATTTTGCGAAATAAACGAATCAACATCACTAAATTCAGTATTATTTGCAATTCATTTGGAAAAAACAAGTTAACAGTCGAATTCTGATTTATAAAAATTTTATTATTAACATTTTTATAAATTTAGCTAAGATAACGGATATTCATTGTTAAGATTAACTTGTACGATAACATTTTCGTCATATAACGCACACATATCATCATCATACTGCACAAATAATCTCTTGCGAACTCCAGGATCAGGATCGTCAAAAAAATTATTTGATACATGAACAGTATCATTATTTGATACTAGATAGGTTAAAATATGTGTCACGTTAGAATATTTTTGACTTGTACCGTATGTAGCTTTCACAATTTTTGGCATTATTATATAACTTGCGTTAAATATTTTAAGCAATTGGTCGCAAAAAAAATTGATTTATTTATTTCCAAGATGGTCTATCATTAACAATTTAAAACAAAATGAATCGACCACAAAAAATGATTATGTTATCAAGGAAAAGAACCGGAATAATTGAAAAAATCATCCCATCAAAAGATGATGAAGTTAACATCTGTGGTCAGGCGCATGATTTTCCACGTGGAACTACTCGAAGTAAAAAAGAATTCAAGAGAGCCCCTAAACGACATTTAGAACCTACCCCAGATTCTTCGAGCAAAAGAAGAAAAGTAGACTCAATGATATCAATAAAAAGACAAAATGATTTTGACATCGGAGAAGAAAAACATATAGAAATCGTTGACACATTAAAATTGGTAACAAAATTGCGACAATTCAAAGCGATTGATAGTCCAGAAAAATTAATGGACTTGGATGACATGGATCCTGTTAATTTACCTTTTATGGAGTCACCTAGGGATAATTCAGCGAAATTGAATTTGAAATGGGACATATCCCGTTCTACACAATTATCGTTATCGTTCGATCCATGGAACATTTTTGGTGATTTAGATGATTTCTTTCCCGATGATTTTCAATAAAAAATTGATTAATTTATCACAAAATGTTTGCATCCATAATAATATAGTATATAATCATGGATGCGCACAAATATTACACATTTTTAATTGTTTGTTGCGACAATGCAGTACCGTTAAATCAGAATGGGATAATTGGTGGCGTTATTTATGTTGAAAAAGGATGGCCTTGCGAAGATCTTTCTTTTGAAATGTGTGCAAACAAAGGAGTTCGTTTTATCGAACTTGTGCCCAACGGTTATCACAAAGTTTCTGAACAAATTGTCGCTAAAAAGTATTCTGTCTATGTTGGCAGCTCTAGACATGATGACGTAATTCGTATCAATTTCCGTCTTTCGCTGTCTAAATGTGATAATTCGTTGTCACAATTTGCCGAGGGGTATGACAAACAACATGGATGCTTTGATGTTATACATGATTTATTTAGTGTCGAAATGTCATACAAAACAAACAATGGCGCCAGAACCATTTCAGAATGTTTATCCATATGTCGCCAAGTAACATTAATTGACACTGTAAAATATTCATTAGAAACTGTTGTAAGATATCTATCGAAACAACAATACATATACGCACAATGCGAAATGATCGACATCATTCAAAAAATAAAAGCATTTGATGTGACTAAATCTAAAAATTTGTTGTTTGATCTAGAAAGCTATCATGATCTTTTGGTTTCTGCGACAATCGAGACGTTGACTTGTAAAGCTGACAAAATAATTTCGAACCTTTTGGAATGTGAACAAAAAAATTGATTTTATTAAGATTAGAAGAATCCTAATGTTAATAAATTTAGCAAAATGGCCCTAAGAAAACAGGTTGGTAAATTTGATCCAAATGTCATATGTAGAAAAAATGATGTCTATATTGCAAATGCATCGTACGATACTCTTTACATGCTACTATGTTATGTGATAAATGACAAATTACACGCCATATACAAAAAGCTTCAAAAAGATATCCGTGAAAGTCTCATCGAAGTTGTCGCACACATGAAGGAAATATGTAAACTATTAATCAGTATTAATGATCGATTCGGTGAATACAAAGATTCGCAAATCCACGAAGTTTTAAAGGCCAAATCAGATCACCCAATGCCTTTCGTGTTGACGCGATGGAAATACAAATATGATTTTCACATTGCAATACAAATTAATAGATATGGGGCAGTTCCGGCGATAGACATAATATTATCAACCGTGTGTTTTAGATTAATCAAAAATAAAACCCTAATTACTAAATTCGATGCACCGACGAAAAAAGCAATGACCATCTTTGATAAAGCTGTCCAAACGTTCGAAACAGTTTTAAAAAAGTTACAACAATTTCATTGCCATAATTACACCGATGTTGCAAAATATATTTCACCTAAATATCGAATATATCAAGATATATTTATTGAAATAAACGAAACGAAAAGAGATACAGGAAAGGGTTATTTTTATAATGATATTAGAAGGATACATGATAATTCAGCACAGTCCTGGGATTTATATCAACCGGGATTTTGGCCAAACGATGTTCCTATGACACATCGTATCATAATAAAGCCATTTGAAGTCCCATTCGAAATTGAGTTGGATCTTAACGTCCCTATAACCGAAATTCCTGACAAAAAATATGATGTAGGTGTTGGAAAAATTAATAATGGAAATTTAGAAGTATGCGAACTTCAATTATCGCGGCTCGAAATTAACAACATGATAGATCGAAATATTCCACCTGTAATAATATTGGTTATCGCTGATAACAAGTTAATTGAACGATATGTTATGGTTGATAAAGATGTGTATAATGATATTAAAAATGAAAAGTGTGGTTTATTATGCGTTGGTTATACGAAACTTTCTGAAACGAACATAATATTCGAAAAAAGATTAATCGATAAATATTCTTATGATCTTATCCAACAACAAGGAAACAATTTCACCGTATTTGGAATGATGGCGACTGACTATATGACAGTTGATAATGGTATTGTTGAACTTCATAAAATTTTAATTGACAAAACTACATTTCGTTCAATTAAGAAAAACGAGTTATTTTATAAATTTGCGCCTATGGTCACCAGCATAGGCGGAAATAAATTTAAAATCGTTGACATATTGGCTCATTCAACAACATTAGCTAATATAATGTACGATAAATACAAGACAGTATGCATGAAACCAATTATTAGCGTTATTTCCGCAGGCGTGTATTATGAATACGCGTTAGTAAAATTTCCGATCGATATGCATCTTGTTAATGTCAATATTTACGATCCAAAAACATTGATTTGTACCAATGTTGTTTTGGACGAAAATACATATTTCAAACTACCCCCTACTTTTTGATTTACAATGCAAACTAATTTTTTTAAAAAATTAGTTTACATTTCAATAACTAATATTGATTTGCCATCCTTTTCAGTATATTCAAATCGTTTGATATCACTCACGTGTTTTATCAACAATTGCGATAAATCAATAGAAAAATTATTTGTTTTATTCGGTTTAATATTTTTGGATCGCCATGAATCATTAAAATTTCTAATCGGCGTAGCTGTGGATTTTTGTCGTAACACAACGTTTTCAGGACCAACTATCTTTTGACCGATTGTCAGATCAACATCTTTGTGGGATGTTAATAAATCTACACACCGAATATGACCATTAGCTGTCGCCATGCGCAGACTATAATCATTTTCAGCAGATGGATCAACGCGCTTGTCTTGCAATAGTAATTTGACAGTATTTGCAAATCCATTCTCTGATGCTATCTTAATTGCATAATTTTGAAGAGATGCTGGATCCGATCGTCCATCATCCAATAATATTTTGACAATATCCGAGAATCCATTTTTTGCGGCAATTCTGAGCGCGCCAGAGTTTCTCGGGTTAACAGGATCAACTCGCTTATCTGCCAATAACAATTTGACAGCTTCTAGATTATTACACGTCACCGCGAATATTAATAATCTATTTTGTTGATGACTTGGATTAAATCCTGGTTGCGATATTAATTGTTGTAGCCGCGACGTGTTCTTGTTTCTTATTAAATCGATAGCTTTTCGAAAAGAGCCAGACATGTTGATAATAGTGACATAATGATGTTGACAGACATCGTAAAACTTAGAATTTCATTTTTTTTATCAAAAAAAATGAAATAATTAATCATATTCATAATTATCTACATATATATTATCAAACATGCTGAGTCTATTTCGAAAAGAATATTTACCGCATGAAATTTTTATCAACATAACTAAATATTTAGACATAAACGCAATTAAATCTTTGCTGAGAACTTGTAATGAGCCAATATATCATGCATGTCAAGATAAAAATATATGGATACGGTTGCTTGACGCAACATATAATCTACAATATCAGAAATATGATGCAAAGGATATATTTATAGGATTATACAAAGTTTCAAAATACAATTCGTTTCCACCGACATATCCTGAGTTCAAAAAAATAATTAAAAATAGGGATATCAAATTGATCAAATTAATTATGGAGAGTAAAATTGATAACAAGTTGTATCCGTTGCTGATAAACGAAACGATAAACATGGATGACACGGAAATTGCGTTGATACTTTTGAATTCGGATATGTTAAACCATAGAAGTATGAGGTATAGGTACAAAGTTCTCGATAATGCTGTTCGAATGGGTAATTTTGTCGTTATTGACACACTAATTCGTGATTATAATTTTGTGTATCTTTTATATAACTTGATGCAAACATGTGTTAAATATCAGCAATATGATGTTATGAAGTACTTGACGCATAGTTATGATATTTCTGATACGATAATTTATAATACTCTTTTTGCATTATTTCATAGAACTAGAAATGTATTTAACGAAAATCATTACAAGATGATAGACTTGATGTTAAAATCAAGTGCTACCTCTAAAATATTGTTCAATGAAACATATAATATCGCAATAACTGGTGTTCATTATAATAACATTCGAATCGTAAACATTGCGCTCAGTGATCCAGATCTACTCAAAACTATCGATTGTTGTAAAATTTTATGGCGTGCGATGAAGACTAACAACGTGTACACGGTGATGTTATTGCTAGATAAAGTGGATATTAAGATGGAACGAACAAAATTAGAATGTTTACTCTGTGAACTTTATGTATTTGGTATTAAACATTTGGTTTGTGGCACATTTGATGATGAAAAATTAATAGAGATACGAGAATATGTTCCTCAATTAAAATATGTTGATATTCTAAAATTTGTACGCAATGATCCTTCATTTGATCCTTCTCGTTGTATTATTCAAATAATGCATGCTTTTCCGACATCTACTAACGCAATTAACCAACACATACTAAATCTGTTTGGTCTTATGACAACAAATCATTTAGATATTTTAATTGATCTTGTAAAGGAAAAAAGATACAATAATATAAAAAAGTCAGCAATAAAACATACGATCGAAAAAATAGGATTAAGAGAAATGATGATCAAAATCAGAGACCCATGCATGCGAGATAATGAAGGATGTACAAAACTTATTTCGACGTTAATAAACGATTGTCCTGGAATTATTGGAAACGAGTTATGTGATTATGTAATTGATTATATGGATGATGAACTATTATGTTATATGTTATCACATGATATTGATTTATCAATTAATTATAATTATATAATTAAGAAACTATTTACGAATACTATTTTGTTCGAGCGCTCTAACCAAATTGGGAAGCTAAAAATATCGTTTGCGATGATAAGGCAATTGTACGCAAATGATAAGGTCAAATCATCGTTAATCTAAAACATTTATGATGTAAATGTTTTAGAAAAAATTGATTAAATTTTAGATTAATGTATCCATGTATTATATAACAACAATCTTATTTGATGAAAAGGAAAAATTTGATCACTAATCAGGATAATATCAAACGAATAAAAGTTTATGATTCTAAAAATGAATGGCTAAAAATATTAGAATGTTATGATACACTTGCGAAATTTGTTAATAACGATCCAATAATTTGCTTTGACCCAAAACCAGAATTTGATACCAAACGATATTTCACAAATGTGTGTTCAAAAATATTGCACCTTTTGAAATTCACTTCAGATAAAATAGTAATTGACTCCGTTGCACAAACGTTCGCGAATGACGTTCCGCGTCTCATCGAAAATATTACTAAAGAATTACAGTCAATGTTAGATATATTCCCTGATGATTTTCTAAAAAAAGGAGAAACAGATCGTATAGATATATCATTTTATATTCGTAATTGCTTAGAAAATTGTAATTCTAAATTTTTGTGTATGACGTCACATGATCCAAAGCTCGTAACAATTTCAAAAACGAGAAATTATGAGTCACAAATATTAACTATGATAGAAAACGGATGTTCGACAAATCATATTCGATTACTCAAATTGATGATCGAAAAAGGAGCAAAGACGAATGTAACATCTCTTTTGCGAATGTTTTTCCTAAGTCTAGTGCGATACACTATTGAAATATCATGCATATTCATTGACATATTACAATCATTGCATTATACGACTACATTTCCTGATATCATAAAAAATGACAAATTGCGGCAACCTTACAAATTATTAAATATCGATGATGATAATATTCTTGATTTTGCGTTATCGTGCGTTGTATTAGATACGAAAAGAGAACATCAAAATTTTATTGATCCACATCATATCATTAAGTTTATTAAACATAGACGACTATCTATTGTCAAGTCAAGTTTAACCATATTACTGAATATCATTCTGTACGACGCAAAAGATAATACCGAACTAGTTAACAAACTGTTGTATTTGATGTTGGATGATAATTCTGCAATTGCAAATTTAACGTTTTCTTGTTTTACATATTTTGTATTTTGTAATTTCCGCAATTCGAAAAAAAAATACTTTGATCAAATATACGCATTCGTCACAAATAATATCAGAATGTTAAACAACATAGCTATCGTTGAAAAACTATTCATATTGTTAAAAATTTTATTTTGTTGTTGTAGTAAAAAAATCTTCAATAAAGAGTCATACTCATCACAGGCAGTAATAGATTCAATCACGAACGCGTTTAATACCAAAAAAAATACACTCCAATTGTTAGATGTAACGGTAACAATATTATCAAAAGATTTAGCTGTGAATTACGGAGATGATTTTTATGCTAAAATTATTGATTTGATGACCAATGATGATCAGTCGGTGTATGTGATTGCGATTGAATGCTTTTGTAGATTGTGTCAAATTGGGGATCAGTTTGTTTGTAACCATAAGGGATTAATGATTGATACCATAATCAATTTCTTAACGTTTGAAACGTTAAAATGTAGATCACAATGTTCAAATAACGTTACGCAAAAGATTACAAATTTTCCTATTTTGACACATGTGATACCAAATCAATTAGACGGAGAAATATGTCCTCTCAAGAATGTTGCTATCACGAACATGTGGATCTCACTTGGAGCTTTAATATCACGGGTAAAAACTACCAAATTATACATATCATATATTATTGATTCTGGAGTGCAAAAGCGTGTGTTCGATCTATTCAATATTTCCGCTATCAAACATTGTGCAAATAAACACGCCAGTTTTATAATTGAATCTTTACTGCTTTTAGGATTTGATGATTGTGCTAAAAACGATAATGTAAAAATATTGATTGAAAAAATGATGACAATTGCGTGTGCTAAAGATATTTCCGCAGAAAAAAAGGGGCACGCGTTCGATAATCTTGTACATTTAAATCATTTTTTGAACAATCTTAGATACTGTTTCAAGATAGTTGACATGTCTATATTACTTGATTCAAAAAATCCTGTAGAAGTTTCTTTCTCTTTGGAATGTTTCAGACAATTATACGAAAAAATGAACGAACAAGGGCCATGGGACGATCCAAATCAGTTAACTGAACGAGCAATAAATAAATGCACAGAATTGGTATTTCGTGGAAACAAATTTATTAATTCATCGATAGGATCTTTATTGCGTAGTTTTTTAACTATCGGATCAGAAGAACAAATTTTGAAAAATGTGGAATTTTTAGTTTCGTTGGATATCACTAAAATATTTATAAAATTAGGCAGAAATGATCAAGAGGGGACAATTCGATGTATTTGCGAATCTGCAGTTATCCTTTCAAACTATTCCTTTGCATTAAGAGCCCTCGCACCAATCCATAAGATGATGACGAATTATTTAGAACACCACGATGACAACATATCTGAAAATGCTATCAAATTTTTACACGCTGACATAAATAGAGATAATTCAATTAAAACTTTGCCCCATATTATTTCATCAATCTTTTTAGGACAACAACCTAGAAAATTAGTACTTTTATGTCAATATATTGATACAGCATTGCAGTTTCAGAATTATAGAGTTTTAATATTGGGAGATGAAAATCTTATGAACGAAATGATCAAGTTGCTCGTGCATAAAGATGAAACAGTAGTTCGCTTATGTTGTAATTGTTTGCGCTTAACTATTAATTATGATGAATGCTACAAAGTATTTTACAATGATGAAAATTTATCACATCTTGCTGAAGGGTTAAGAAAACATCCATCAATGATTGCGCAATTGGTAACACGTTTGTCTAGAAAAACAAGATTGGTATTGATAATTTTCTCGCACACCGATTTTGTTCGTGTCTTGTTTAATTTAAGGACTACAGATATTGATTGTGAAAGATTATGGGATATTGCCGTAGATAATGATAAATTAATATCGGAGCTGAAAAGGGTCGTATATACCGAGATGGATATATCTGAATGGGAAGTTTATGCGATGTTGTGCGCGAAAGGAGCGTCTCTTGAAAAACGAGCGGTCACAAAATTGGCACAGATGGACAACGTAGACCAAGAAGATTTTAATATATTTCTTAAAATAATATCATTAGGATATTGCAATGATCCATCATCAAAAATGACCTTACCAGCTACGTTTGTCGGTCATGATATCAAAAATTGTCATGAAGCTATATATATTGAGAGAGGATATTGTGATGTTACATTTAATGTCGACGATGTGGCGATTAAATGCCATCGATGCATATTAGCCGCAAAATCGGAATATTTTGATGCTCTTTTTAGTAATTCAATGGCAGAGAAAGAGACGCGTAACATAACTATAACAGAGGCGAGCGCACAATTATTCCAAAAAATAATCCAATATATCTATGTACAGACAATGAATATTGAATCTGTTGAAGAACTTATTGAAGTATTTTATTTAGCGGACAGATTTGATTTACCTGAATTAGTTGAAACATGCGCACATGCATTCATTTCAATTTTGTCGGCGGAAAACATCGAATTGATAGATGAATTTGCAGAAAGAAATGAAATCATGGAGATTAAATATGGGATATACAGATGGTTAGTGCTAAAGTATGCCACTTTGCCTCAAAATTTGATGTCATTTGTTGATAAATATTGGCCGGATATTATGAACTTTTTGATTTTGAGTTTTAGAGTTCCTAAATAAATCTTAGTTTAAAATTTATTTAGAATTTTTTTAAGAAAACGAATTCTCTTTTGTTATTGATCTTTGCATTAGAATATGCATCATTACGTTCCTCGAAAAAATTAGATTTAACAAACGTATCTATCTTTTTCATATATTCAAACGGTTGCGAAACATTGTACTTTTTATTATATCCTAATTGCACCAATAATCGATCTGCTGTATATTTGATGTATTGTGACATTAGTTTAGAATTCATGCCGAGTAGCTTGCAAGGTAAACTAGATATGATAAATTCTTCTTCGTGTGTAATTGCTTCTTCTAAAATTTCATAGACGACAGATTCTTTCAATTTATTATTTAACAATGCATACAACATGCATGCTAATTCTACGTGTTGAGCTTCATCTCTGGCGATGAATTTGTTAGATTTTATTAAACCTGGCATAATAGAACCAGGTCTAGTTTTTAACCAAAAGATTGATGCAAATGAACCGCTAAAAAAGACTCCTTCAACAATTGCAAAAGCTACTAATTTATGTGCATATGTTTTATCACTATCAATCCATTTTTTACACCATTCTGCCTTTTTTTTAATAGCAGGCATCGTTCTGACTGAATTAACTAAATTATCTTTCAACGCATCATCTTTGACGAACATATCTAACATCATAGAGTACGCTTCACCATGAATATTTTCCATCGCAAATTGGATACCATATGCGCACTCAGCTTCTTTAATCTTGACCGCGTCAATCAAATTTTTCTTGATGTTTGCATTCACAATACCATCACTTGCGGCGAAAAATGCAAGAACGTGCATAATAAATTTTTTGTCATGATTACTTAGTTCTGTTTCCCAATGAACAATATCCTTTGACATATCGATCTCTTCTGCGACCCAATGCAAACGTTGTTGCAATTTGTAATTGTCCCATACTGATTTATATTTTATTGGATAAACAGTATCTTGTGAACTTTTGGATGACAAAATAGGTTCTTGTTTTATAATACTGCTAATAAATTCAGCTGAATATTTTTTGTAAGATGGCATATATTCATCTTCATTATCTTTTTCTTCTATTATTTCTGATTCGGGTATGAATAACATATCAACATATTCTTCTTTGGTTTCGTTAGGAATCGCAATATCTGTATCTGGTTCAAACAATATTTCGCGTTCTAATTTTGATGAATGTTGTATCTGTTCGCGCAGAAAATTTTCAATGAAGGACATGTGTATTATGATATAATAAACAGTAATATTTAAGTAAAAATTAATTATTACGATTTTTTTTTCAATTTTTTTTATAGTATTAACATATCTTTGGATGATTTTGAATATATTTTACCATTGTGTACGACTGGATATCTTAATTTATTATTTGCTTCTTGTATGCCTAGATTTATCACATCAACTTGTAAATTGGTAAAATGATCATCATCTTTTTTGTGAAGATAATAAAATTCAGTTCTGATCCAATAACAAGTCAATGGTTGCGTTTCTTCAAAGATAACTCTTATGTCTTGTGCAATTTCGATATCGGTCATCATCATCGTCGTCAATGAATCATCTGTATTGATGTCAATGTTAATTTTGATTGGTGTGTTTAATTGCTTTAGGATACTTTCTTGGTCTCCTGTAATTTTGCCGTCATGTTCTAAATCAGATAGTTTTAGAAATACAGAATAAATGATGTTTTTACAGTTCTGACTCTCGATTGAATTGTAGGATCCCATTTATTGATCATTATGTTAGTTTTAATTTATTAGATAGTTCAAAACATCAATTTTTTAATTTGTCAATATTCTATTTACAAATTAAACGCTCTACGCAAAATCTTAACTATTAATTCTGATTGCAAAACGGGTGACATATGTTTTCCGGGTACTATATGAATTTTGTTCTCAAATAGACACTCTTTGTTAATTTTCATAAGATAATCTAAATTGATAACTCCATCAGATTCTGCATGAATAATAATTACGTTTTTCATAGCCTCTATTTGAACAAACTGATTCTTTGTTGCCAAAGTAGTTAAACAACCGGACCTAAATAAACCATCGGTCGATTCTGCGTGCGCGCACATCAGAATCAACAATTCTCCAGTGACTCCTGTATGTACAACAAATTTTCGCGCGATTTCCGATGTGAATTGTTCGTGAGAACTCAAGAAAGGTAAGAGTTCAACAGCTTCAGGATCTGGAGAAAAAGCTTTCACGAAATCGTCTGCGTTCGATAATGGTGGTGTTCCTGCAAGGATTATGTTTGCGAACGGATAATCAATAAAAGCTATAAGATGGCCACCAAGCGAATGACCAAAAGAATAGGTTGTTCTTGGATTTGAGTTAAAAGATTTTACAAAAAGAGAGACGATTTCACCGATTGATTCCATAGAATAGGAAGCTAATCTGGCTGATCTGCCACAACCGGGTAAATCTGGTGCGATAACTTGAAGGAATCCTGACGTTAATTCTGCGATCCGATAAAATGTTTCCGCAATTGATGAATTGCCATGAAAACAGAACAATACTGGACGCTCTGGATTAAAATCGGTAAAATTTGAGGTGTAATAAATTTTGACGCCATTTATTATACACGTTGCCATTTTAATCTGATAAGTAGCAATATTAATGAACCTGTCTGGTGATGACAAATTCAATTTTTTGATAATTAGTTCGCTTAAAGTGCTGCCAAGAAATTTATGGGGGATTTACGTTGACGAGATTTTGAACGCGTAAATATTGGTCCATTCAAAGTGCCATCAAGAGATTTATAGAGGTTTGCGTTGATTAGACTTTGAGCATGCCAACATTGATCCGTTCAATATGATGTCGAGGAATTTGCAGAAGTTTGCATTGATAATACTTCGAACGTGCGAATATTGATCCATTCAAAGTACTGTCAAGAGATTTGTAGGAGTTGGATTGGCAGGACATTGAACACATGCCAGTATTGGTCCATTCAAAGTGGTGTAAAAAGATTTGCGTTGACTGGGATTTGAACCAATATTGGTCCATTCCGAGTGATGTCAAGAGATTTGCTTTGACGAGGATTAGTACGTTCTAATCCCAGGCAATACAACTCCTCGCCGACAACATTGAACGATCAAATATTTGTACATTCAAATCTCCCGGCAATACAATTCTTTGCCGGCAATATTAAATAGACAAATATTTGTACGTTCAAATCTCCTGGCGACACAAATCCTCGCCGGCAACGTTGAATGGACAAATTTCCAGGCCATACAATTCTGTGCCAGCAGCATTAAATGATCAAATATTTACACATTTGAATCTCTTGGCAATACAATTTCTTGCCAGTAACATTAAACGATCAAATATTTGTACATTCAAATCTCTCAGCGATACAATTCTTGCCAGTAACATTGAATGATCAAATATTCAGACGTTCAAGTTTCTCGGCAACATTATTTCTTGCCAACAACATTGAATGATCAAATATTTGTACATTCAAATCTCCAGGCAATACAATTCCTTGCCAGCAACATTGAATGATCGAATATTGGGAGGTTCAAATCTCCTAGCAATACAATTTCTCGTCGGCGACATTCAACAATCAAATATTGGAGAGTTCGCATCTCATGGCAACATTGATTGATCAAACGGGCATTCAAATCTCTCGGTAATACAATTTCTTGTCAAGAGATTTGAACAATCAAACACTAAGACATTCAAATCTCCTGGCAATACAATTTCTCGCCGATAACATTGAATGATCAAATATTTGAGCATTCAAATCTCCTGGCAATACAATTTCTCGCCGATAACATTGAATGATCAAATATTAGAACGTTCAAATCTCTTGGCAATACAATTCCTTGCCATTAATATTGAACGACCAAATATCGGAACATTCAAATCTCCCAGCAACACAAATCCTTGCCAGCAACATTGCGCGTCTAAAAATTTATCGACACTCACAAAATCAAACAACTAAAATATTCAGTTATAATAATGAAAGAGGAAGGTTTATTTGCTGGAAAAAATGGATGGATTTTTACGGGAATCATATTAATCTTAGTTGTAATAGCGTTTACAGTTGTCGTATATTTCTTTATTACATACAAAGATGATAATGCGCCGTATACGTTTACAAAAAATTTACCCATGACAAACAGCACAACGCCAGGCACCAACATTTATGACGCAAAATGTAATGATGGAGCTTTTGTCACGTCATTTAATAGTAACGTCGATAAAGGTATCAATCAGTTATCTGCAGCATGCTCAAACAAAGAAATTCTTGGTCCGTTTGGCAGCAGTTTAGCCGGTGTCCCAGGTAACGATGTAAGAAGCGAAAGTGGCTTTACCAAGGTCAATGTATGGTATGATAATCGTGTAAATGGAATGAACGTCTTTAATGGCAACGAATTTCATACGATCGGAACATTAATTGGCAACGAGAACGTGCAAGATTGTGGAGCTGACGGCAGAATCGTTGGATTGATTGGCAATGGAGATGGATTAGTAAGTAATTTGGGTATGATTTGTGGTTACAAATACAAACAACAATAATTTATTTTTGTTTGTAACAGATGTCGTATGCGTTCATAAAAAACGATTTAGTACCATATAATAAAACGGCAGTCAATGCTATTTGCCCCAAGCCTATTGCAGCCGGTGCAACTAAAAGTGAAGGAACAATTTTGCCGCTGCTGCTACTAATAGCCAAAAAAAATCCAGATATGTATGGAATTGATTTGGTATTGTAATATGCGGCCACCAAACATGCGCTACTAACTCCAGCGTTGGCTACGAACGGCAAGAAATTCATTCGGTGCAGAGAAAACTTTTTTGGAGTGTCTTCGTTATCTGGTTGATAATTACCAAAAAATCTGACGTTTCTCATTCTAGAAGTCACTGATTGGAGTCTTAGTAAGATTATGACTGCATAAGGCTTTGATTTTCAATTTTTATTAGATAAAATTGAAAATTGAATGCTATATACTTACTTTATAATTTTATCATTATCAAACATGTTTTACACATTTTTCGGAATTGGTGTTGGCGTCGTAGTTGCTGTGATTGTGAGAATTACTGATCGTTTTCGTGAATCTAGAACAAATGATGGGGCGTTAGGTGGGATAATTAAAAGTTCGGAAAGGACATTTTTTGATCTTTTAATGATAGCTGTACTTGCTGGTGCTGGTGGTATTTGTGGTGCGATTTATGGATCTTATCGCTTAGCGCAAGGAACTTATCCATAATAATATCAATCAATATTATTGGTTGATATTAAAAAATTGATTATTGAAGCACCAGATTTATCTAATAAATCTAGACAATAACAATCCTAATGACAGCAAACGTCAAAACTTCCGTAGATGTTAAAATTGAATATCCTGATTTTATTCCAAATCAGCGAAAATTAGAAGTTACAGAACAACAAGAAGGTCATTTAGTAATTATGACGGTGACAGATGGCGTTAACCTTGCAGAAGTTTATCTCGAAGATGATTTTCATATCGAAAGAAAAAATTTAGAAGTGGGTGTCGCTATTGTATGTACTCTGATCCTTGAGAATTTATCGAACGGTAAGAGCGTACGCATCACCAAGAAACTCAAAATGCTAAATGAAACCACTGAAGAACACCATAAAATCAAAATTCCTTCCCATGGTACAATCGAGGAAGAAAGATTTACAAAATTAACAGATAATGGTTTGATCAAAATATTCGATGATGCAATTGCAAATGGAGGACAATCAACGTTAGAAATAGTCCATAATGAAAATCATTCTCGAGACATTCATACATTGACGTTGAAATAAAAATTGATAAAAAATATTCTCATCAAAACATTTATTAGAATATTAGCAAAATGCAACCTTCAAAAGCAGAAAGAATTCATTATTGCGCAAAATTTGGTATACGTGTCAATGTGGCTGAACGAAAATGGGAAAATAAATGTGATAATTGTGGAAATAGTTTTTTGATGACGTATTTAGAATCTAATAGTATCAAACTGTGTTTTTCTTGTGCAGAAATTATTAATCCTCCCCAGAAGGATTTATTTGACCCATTTGATTATCTAAGTGATATGTGCGTTAAAAAAGATTCGCATTTTTCATCCAAACACGACGAACCAAAATTCAATTACCGATTGAAGTGTGATATTGGATAAATTATTAATAATATATTGATAATTCATTCACATGGATGTAACGTCCAGAAAACATCCAGCAAAAAATAAAATAGTTTGATGCCTGTGTAAACTCCTGCTGCGTAGGTCCAATAATTTGTATCATCGGAAACGCAATTAGAATTAATCAATGAACATATACCAGCTCCAATAATAGCAGCTGCAAAGAAACGCCATATCATTAAAACAGCAGATGCAAGGGAAACAGAACATTTTATTTTGCCGCTTAAATTAAAAGTAATGATCACAAACGACGTAGTTATGTACAATATTAAATTTCCTAATGATGATGCGAACACGTATTTCGATAATGTTAATAAAAATCCATTGGTGTTACAGTTACCATTTTTCAATGTACTCGATAACACAACAAATGTCAATTCATACACCAAATAACAAAAAAGAGGAAATGGTTCATTGAAAATAGTTCGATGATTAAAGATGGTAATATTTTTGGTCTCATTTTCAACAAATTTTGACTGTTTATCATATTCTTCATCAAACGAATCCAAATTATTATCGACATCTAACTCATCTTGTGTGAGTGGTTCGTAAAAAGGATTGGTTTCCATTGTTGATTATGACCATGAAATTGAACACATCACAGTCTTCGTTTATCAATTTTTTTGATACGCCAAAGTGCCACAAAAAAATCATATAAAAAATTGATTATTAAAATCAATTTAATATAAACACTATGTTTTATAGGAAATCATCACGATGCAAGCAAATAATGCCCTAAAAGAACCGATTCACGATGACGATAACATCTACATTGTCATTGATAATAAGGTCAATGAACTTAAAAAAGAGTTGATATCTTCGCTTTTGAAAGAGATATGTACGCTGAACAATTTGATGCATTTGGATATAGCCAAATTAGCAGATAGGGTGTTTTCTTATATGAAAAAGTTTAATACCATTGATGATATCAACAAACAAATTATCTTAACCGCATCAGAAATGGTTACGGAACATTATGACTATCCAAGTATTGCAACATTCATTCTGTTATATGATTTACACAGCAAAACATTGGATGATTATTCTAAAACGGTGAAGCAAATGAGAAGTAACCTTAATCCAAAAGGTGAATCTGCGCCATTGGTTTCCAATAAATTCGCAAAATATGTTTTCAAAAACAAGCATGCGATCAATAAAATATTAGCGACGAATAAGAATCGCGATTATAATATTTCATTGTTTGGATATCGAACCTTAGAAAAAGCATATCTCAAAAAGTTATCGCATGGTAAGATCCTTGAACGACCTCAATGTTTATTCATGCGTGTGGCAATAGCGATACATCATCGAAAAAATGATTTGGCGAAAATAGAGGAAACATATAATCTCACGTCAGAAGGTTATTTTACGCATGCCACTCCTACTTTATTTAATGCGGGGACATCGTATGAACAATTATCAAGCTGTTTTTTGTTAGGAACTGCAGATGATATGGGTAAGATTGGCGACTGTTGGAAAGAATGCGGATTAATTAGTAAGCATGCAGGTGGTATTGGTATTACGATGACACCGATACGTGTTAACGGTGCATATATTAATTCGACACAGGGTACAGCCAGTGGATTGAAAGTATTGTCAGTCTTTAATGAAATCTCGAGATATGCTGATCAAAGCGGCAAACGTCCGGGATCGATTGCAATTTATATTGAACCATGGCATGCAGATATCTTTTACTTTTTAGATTTGAAGAAGAATACTGGTGCAGAAACTGAACGAGCGAGAGATTTGTTTTTAGCACTAATGATTAATGATATCTTTATGGAGCGAGTTGAGGCAGATGGTGTTTGGTCATTGATGTGTCCGCACGATTGTCCGAATTTGCTGGATAAATTTGGCGATGAGTTTTCTAAAATATACAAAACATATGAGAAGATGGGTAAATTCGTAAGACAAATATCCGCTAGAGAATTGTGGTTTAAGATTATGGAGGCACAGATAGAAACAGGAGTACCATATATGTTGTACAAAAATGCAGTTAATAAAAAGTCAAATCAGATTAATATCGGAGTGGTTAACGGATCCAACCTTTGTTGTGAAATTTTAGAAGTATCCACTTCCGACGAATATGCCGTTTGTTTCACTTCAGATACTGAAATCGTAACCGACAAAGGTATTAAGAAAATCATTGAATGTGACGGCGAAAATGTACTGTCTTACTTTAACAATGACATAGATCTCCAAAAATCTGAACACTATGAAAAAGCTACACTGATACATAATGGCCAGAAAGAAGTTTACGCACTTAAGACAATCGGCAACAAAACAATCAATGCCACAGAAGATCATCCATTTTTAATCGCAGGCAATGAATGGAAAAAAGTTAAGGATCTAAAAATCGGCGACAAAATTATGACTCCGGAGATATCTATTTTAGATTCTTATAAATCTAAAAGTGCAGTCTCCCTTCAACAAGCTAAATTTTTATCTGATTATTTTTCAGTGAACGGCCAAATAATCGAAACAGAATCCAACACATGTATTTATACATTTTCAGATGATGGAGATAAATTATATCAAATACAGGGTATGTTGATTCCATTTGGAATTAAATCTAAGGTGCAATTTGATAATATCGTAAATCAATGGAATTTGCTAATCAGTGGCAGATCAGTCGTTAACTTTGACGTTTATATTGGTTTCGCAAACTGTCCTGTTAAGAAAGAACAACTGAAAAATTATGTCGTAAATGCCCAGACGGATGATTATAGCGCAGTTGTGTCAATCCAAAAAGTTGGTGTAAGAGATGTATATGATCTATCTCTCAAACACAGTCATAACTTCATCGCGAACGGACACGTAGTTCATAATTGCAACTTAGCATCAATCTGTCTCCCTAAATTCGTCGAAAACAATGAATTTAATCATCAAAAACTCTTCGAAGTTACCAAAGTAGCAACTAGAAATCTCAACAACATTATCGACATCAACTTCTATCCTGTCGAAAAAGCGAGAATTTCTAACATGAAACATCGGCCAATTGGACTAGGGGTACAAGGGTTGGCAGATACATTTTTCAAACTTAAGTTGCCGTTTGATTCGCCAAAAGCCAGAGAACTCAACAAACGAATCTTCGAAACTATCTATTTTGGCGCAATGACCGAGTCGTGTCTTATGGCCAAAGAAAGTGGATATTATTCTACTTATCCTGGCAGTCCAATATCACAAGGAAAATTTCAATTCGATTTGTGGGGCGTGTCACGAGATACTTTGATGTGGGATTGGAATTCGTTACAAAAAGAAATCGAACAATATGGTGTCCGTAACAGTTTAACGACTGCAGAAATGCCGACCGCAAGTACATCTCAAATAATGGGTAACGTTGAAACTATTGAAGCGATTACTAGTAACATTTACACTCGTAAAACAATTGCGGGGGATTATTACGTTATCAATAAATATTTGATGTCAGATCTCATGGATTTAGGATTATGGAACTCGGAGATGATTGATATGATCAAATATTACGAAGGATCTATTCAAAAAATCCCAGGTATTCCACAAGATATCAAAGAAATATACAGAACAGTGTATGAGATTGATCAACGTTCGATAATTGACATGTCTGCTGATAGAGGACCTTTTATTGATCAAACACAAAGCTTAAACTTACACATCGCAGAACCAGACTTTGCAAAATTAAATTCTTGTCATTTTCATGCATGGAAGAGCGGATTGAAAACAGGTATGTACTACTTAAGATCCAAACCTGCGTCCGAAGCTAATAAATTTGGTATTGATATTGATACTATCCGCATGATAGAAGAAAGAGATGGAATTGTACCAATAGAAAAGGTAGAAGAACCAGAACTAATAGTTAAGTCTTGCCAATATAACCCAAACCGAAAGAATGGAGAAGGTTGTATGATGTGTGGATCATGATAGAATAATTAAAAAGTATGATCATATATTTTAATTAATCGTTTTTTTCTTTCATTCTCAAAAATTTTGGCGAGGATTCTAATGACGCCATCAAATCCATCGGTCGTAATTTTAATATATCTGAATTTTTACATACAGATTCAATTTGCTCAACAATAATAGAAGGATGCATTTCAACTTGAATAGGTTTTATTTCATCTGCTTGCGCACTTTCTTCGTCGATTAGAACTTGAATAGGTTTTATTTCATCTGTTTGCGCACTTTCTTCGTCGATTAGAACTTCAATATCTAAAGTTTCAACAGTTGGCGTTTTAGTTTCAATCGGCAATTCAACTTCTGCTGCGTATTTTACAAGTTCAAAAATTTTAATACGCGTAAATTCTGGGACAATGGATTGACCGAATACATATCCTGGTACTTGTCTTGATATACGCTGGTAAACGTGAATTTGATTTGGTTCAGATATAATGCGGTATAGCAAGATGGTATCGACGAGAGGTTCTGCTACTTGATTTAGCGAATGTGCATCAATAATTTTCATGTTTTCGATCATTTCTTGCCCTTTTGTATATGCAACAAATGCCAAAACTGCGTTTTCTAACATATTTTCAGGAGCTACATCAGAAGCGTGGGCAACGATTTCTCCTGAAACGTAGCCTCCGTTTTTATCTATATTATTTTTAACCACAAAAAACATTCTTTCATAATATATATCATTATTTTATTTTTTAAGCAGGTTTGTCTAGTTTCAAAATAGTGCCAGATATATTTACATCCAAATGATCGATATATAAATATCACTATTAAATAATCATGTTTAATAAAATTATTTCTACCATCATATTTGTGGTATTAATGATAATTTCATACCGCATTTTGAAAACCATAATGTTATATCATCCAGTTACATCAAACGCTACAAAGTATCAAAAATTTTATGCGAAATTAACGAAATATTTAGTGGAATCAAGTAATTTGATAGAAAATATTTCGGTGCGAACACAAGATGGCTTTGTGTTGGATACTCTTTACGTTAAAAATCCACATACAGACAGATGCATCATTTTTTTCCATGGTAACGCTGGGAATTTATCAATGCGATATGATATGATAAAATTTTTGTACAACTTTGGATCAGTTGTGATATTTGACTATCGATCTTACGGGCGCTCGACTGGGAATATTACTCATTTGACAGAAGAAGGATTGTATCAAGATGGATATGCTATGTGGAAATATGTCACATCCGAGTTGAAATATGAGCCAAATAAAATAACATTGTTCGGAGAATCCCTTGGCTGTTCGATAGTAATAAAATTAGCTGCAGATTTAAGTAAAACTTTCAATAACGAAACGTATCCGCACTCTCTCATACTAAATTCTCCATTTAGTTCTTTATCATCAATCGTCAATCATATGTTCAATAAATATAACTATGGCTTTCTAGAATCCCTAATAACATTTGTAGAATTAGAATATGACTCAATCGAATGGATTAAATATGTTAGTCATACTATCAAAATCATTATTGCTCATAGTCCTAATGATGAGATAATTCCTTATCCAGATGCGCGAAAATTATATCATAGCGTACATCGTAATCCAAATATTAAATTTATTGATATACATGGGGAACATAATGATATTGGATTAACTACCAATTATGTTTATTCTGTATCAGAAATGTTACAAGAATAATATTATTATGATATAGTAATGCGAAATTATACAGACGAAACAAAAATATCTCAAACGTATAAACTAAATCATCGCAATCAGACATCTGATTATGTAAAGTCAATGTTAGATATTCATTGCACACGATTTGATAAATGTAAGATGAGTATCAATGATATCTTAGCGTTACAAGATAAAATTATTGATGAAAGTGATCCTGACTTGGAAAACGCTCAAATCGTGCATGCGTATCAGACGGCCGAACGAGTGCGACAACAATTTCCTGATCAAGATTATTTGCATCTAGTTGGTTTGTTGCATGATTGTGGTAAAGTTTTATTGTTGGATGAATTTGGTGGTCTGCCGCAATGGAGTGTTGTTGGCGATACCTTCCCTGTAGGATGTAAACACTCCGACAAAATTGTATACCCTGAATATTTTAAGGATAATCCCGAACATCAAAAAATGTTATTTGGCGATTATTTTCCAGGTTGCGGTATTGATCATTTGTTATTCAGCTTCTCCCATGACATATACGCTTACTTAGTGTTCAAACATAATGGTTGCTTGATCCCTGAAGATGGATTAAAAATTATCCGTTACCATTCATTTTACAGTTGGCATAATCATGGTGCATATGAACATTTTATGATCGATGGCGATTATAAAATTAGGGACATGTGTCAAAAGTTCAGTTTATGTGATTTATACTCTAAAAAGGATGTACCAGTTAATATTGATGAAGTTAAGACATATTATGACGGTTTAATAGAAAAATATTTTCCGAAAACAATTTTAGATTGGTAAATAATACAAATTATGATTATGATTTGTATTATGCAAAATTAATTCCTAATGCTGTTGCATCAAGAATTACAGTACCTGGGATTGAAATGTTGTCCACGAACGAATGATTATAACATATCGCTCCAGTACCCCATGTTTTAGTATATTTTTCAACCTGTTTGATGTTGCGAGGAAGCAAATATTGCACAGTCGTGCAAGCGTAATCTTTGTATTCTAACCAATGTATCCGAACTTTATTGATATATATAACATCGATGAAAAGTATATCTGGAGTCACAACTGCGCGCCCATGCGATTCCATTTGTTCATTAACTAATTCTTCCTGCGTAGATAAATTGATACCCATTTTTTTGAAAAAATCAACAAATAATATCTCATTACTTGTCGCCACCTCTGCAATTTTTAATTGTTGAGTCATACTATCGATATCAAATCTCTCAGCCAGACCATATTGCTTACAATCATAAACTGATAAAACTTCAACGTCATCCATTTTGAGACGAAACAATTTGTTAATAGATAGCTCATCATATCCTTGACATATGAATATGGATTTTAAAAGATTACATGGTGGATGATCATATCGCTTAGATAGAATCATTATGTTCTCTCCTCCGTTATATTCATCAGTTGCTGACCCAATCCTTCGTTTGATTTGATAATAATTATTAATCATCTTTTGTTTTAATAGAGTGTTGCGCAAGGATATATACTGATCTATTTTGATATTCGTCCCATAATACTTATTAATTCCCTGAAATTCTCCTAATAATCTCCGTTCGTTCCTTTTATTAAGTATCGTGTAGTCGTTTGATTTTGACAACATTTTTTTGATGTGTGTATAAATTTTGTGTTGGATAGGCAAATTTATCCACTGAATATGATATGTGTTATCGTCAGTTACGGAATAATCAAATCGTTGCATCATGTGCTAGATATATTATAACATACATATATTGTTAAACGATTTGTCAATTTTTTGGAATAAAAATTGAAATCTACAATCCCAGGTGGATCCATTATATATTTCGTCTCTCCAAAACATGGAAGACGATTATTCAAGCACTGAAACCGCTTATCGTACATTCTGTAATAAACGCAAAAATGATGAAGTTGAAGAATATTCAACCCAGGAACTAATTCATTATTGGTCAAACATCGTTAATGTCCAAGCTCTCTATGGATTTGAATTGATCAAAAAATCGCCCCGAACAATTTTTGTCTCTTCTAAAACAGAAAGAAAAAGAGTGTATCTTAGTTACTGTCGCTATTTTTGGCATGTTGATTTTTACGACGACGATTCGTTCCCGACCTCGCAAAATCCAATCTTTCATACAGACATGTTACTCAACATCACTATGATCGAAAAAATAGCAAAGTTCTTTGGTTTGTCGAAATCTTCTTCAACAGAGATCGAAGAAAGGATTGAACTGCACAAAGAGAATCTTTTCATGGCGTTTGATCAATATCGATTAAAAATTGAATAATGCAATATCATATATAACATTATTCATCACTTCAATAATAATGAAGATCATCGGTTTAATGGGCGTTAAAGGATCTGGTAAAAGTACCGGTTCTGAATATTTGATTTCTAAATATCAATACAAAGAAGTTGCATTCGCTGATCCGCTAAAAAAAGCCTGCCAGGCATTATTTTTATTTGGCGATGAACAATTGTTTGGGACACAAGAGCAAAAAGAAACGGGAGATCCTAGATGGTTCAATTGTTCCCCAAGAACGGCCATGCAATTTGTAGGCACCGATTTGTTGCGTAATAATTTAGACCAAATAATGCCAGGTTTGGGAAACGACATATTCACTTACAATTTCAAGTTACGATATGAAGGAGAAAGTAAATTGCATCCGGATCATCGAATTGTAATCTCTGACGTGCGTTTTTCTAATGAAGCAGAATGTATTAAAAGTATGGGTGGAATTATTATCAAAATAGATAGAGATCTTGAAGTTAACGACTCACATCCATCAGAAACAGATCAAAAAGAAATACCATATGATTACATTATCTATAATACTGGTACTATAGCGGATTACTGCCATGAGATCGATAGAATATTGTCTGGTTAATATTTATCTTAATCTAAAATAAATATTAATAGCCTAATAACTCCAACTGTTCGTCGTTTAAATCTGGAATACCCAATTTATCATAAACTAGTTTGGGATCATTTATCATTTTCTCTATTTCATCATGTTTTGGAGTTACGTAACTGAATCTGTTACCTGGTTTCTTGCCAAACATTTTAGTTCCCCAATGGTTCGTCACGCGATTTTCATCGAACACTTTCTTCCTGCGCTTGATGTCTGCTGCAGAAAACTCTTGTTTTGGTCTATAGCAAACGTATATCACGCCGCGCCAGCCTCTATATCTATCTTTGGCTGTGGGCATCACAGAGCTACATTGTAATCTAGCAGAATGTACAACACTTGATGCCCAAACTATAAAGGATCCTCGTTTAGCTATAATGGGGATTTGCCAGGAACCACCAACATCCAATACCATCTTCTTAACTTTCGTGATATCTGCGTCACTGAACTTTATCCAAATAGATTTAGGATCGTGTTCTATTTTGGTTAGCATTTTATCAAATATTAGGTGACTTTTGGGTGACGCGACGAATGACGCTGAGGTATTTGTCAGTACAGCCTGACCTTGGATGCATTTATATATATCATCTGGAATGGTTTGGTCGACGTGGGCCCAATCTTTTGTATTTTCTTTCATAAATGGACCTACAAATCCCGGTTTGATATTAATTCCGTCACCGGAAACAATAAATTCATCTACTTTCTCATCACATAAGTCAGAGTATAATGTTGTGAATATTTTTTTGACATTTGGATGTGCTCGTACTGTCCAAACTGTTTCAGTGTTTGACATCAACGCTTGAAATAATCCTGGCCTAGTTTGTGGTGGCAAATTATAGGTGGTCCATGTTTCGGTAATATTATCTTTATCTATTCCGGTTCCTAAATTGACAAATTCATCAACTATATTATCCATATATTCGTTACACTCTTTAGACGTGAAAACATCATTTATGACAACAACTCCATCTGCCATAAATAACTTTGACAACTTGCCTTTGAATTTTGGATCGTTGATCGAGATACTTGGATACATTATACTCGTCTTTCTTACTAAAACTTAATAACGATATATTATGGTTATTAAATTTTCATTTTTATGTATCCGACTGGAATAATTTTATTAGCGTCTTTGGTTATTATTTGATCTAATCCAAAAACTATTCTATTATCAACTGATTTATTATCTTCTTCGCGCGCTTGTGGTGAAATCATTTTTGCGATTCCTAGTAACATAAAATTTATCAAAACATACATACATCCTTTATCATCGACGCGTGTGTAAGCCAGAGCTTTATCGAAATGAGGACTGGAATAAATACCCTTTCCATATACAGCACCATTTTTAACGCGAACATTTTTCTTGGTACCGGGAATAATGTATCCTTCGTTCATTATCGCTTCCACTGTTTTTAGACAATCGGTGCCATGGAAGGTGATAATGGGATGTCTCTTTTCGGTTGTCAACATCTCAGCTATTTTTTGGAATTTATTTTCGTTTAGATGAAAACAAATATCCTCGTCCTTAATATTTTTGTAGACCTTGCCATATGTTATATCAATGATTTTAAGATTCTCAGCTCGGTTATGAACCTGGTTCAGTATTTCGGCAGTCAGTGATTCTATGTCGTATGGTACAGATTTAGCTGCATTAATATTTTTTAACTCAAACCAATTCCCAGGTACTAAATAGATGTAATCCATTAAGTATATATCAATGGATAATATTTATATTAAAAAAAAATTGATTATTGGAGTACCAGGAGTACCTAAGATAATCATCTAATATCAACACCACAATCATATTCATATAATACGATATGCAACATAAACGATCATACCAAAATAAAGTCCCATTGTTTCTTGTTGATTGGAGCAGGCTTTTAGACCACTTGAAACTTCTTTTTGCTGACGAAAAGAAGATGCAAGGATTCAAATCTGATTTTTTTAAATGGTGTGTCGACGTCGTTGGTTGCATAAACGCTGCTAATATCAATAGGAATTCGGTTATGGGAGTTTGGTTTGAAACAAAACGATTCATCAAAGACTTAAAAAACCAGACACCTGAACAAATTGAAGAATTTAGGGAAATCTCTTTTCTTGATATGTCATGGGCAAGTCCATATCAACCGCAACCGCATAGAAATCTCTATGATGCGACCTTCAAGGAAGTGTTAGACGAAATATGCAAACGTCTCTCCGAATTGATCAAAAATGTCCAAGATTTGGAAATGAACGATGGAGAGTGCGATTGTTTTGAGGGGTTCAAAAATGTGCACGAAAATTTTTCAGAGATTTTCCAAAAAGGAACTCCATTGGTCCGTCATAACTCGCAGAAATCTGTCAACATTCAACCGCAACGGTGTTTCAAACCTACGACCAGTTACGCTAAAATGGTTGCAAATGACATGAAGCGAGAAATCGAAGAAGCTCCTAAAAATGTTGCAAAAGAGGTTCCGCAAATTTTTGAAGAACCCGTAGAGTGTAAAAATGTTGAATGTCGCTTAGTTTCAATGATGCACTTGAAAGATGAGAAAGTTCAACTCTCGCCAGCAATTTGCACCGATGATATTTCCGAATATCGTTTTGATTACGGAGAAGGTAATGACGATTCGGTGTTTGCCTATACTTTGACGATTGATAAAAATGCTATCAAAGTGGTAAAAGTGGTGACATCTTATGGCATTATTCGACTTTTGAGAATGTTCAGGTTCAAGGTCAAAAATGAAAATTTAACCGTTTTTGTTGATACCGCAACAGCAAATATATTGAAAGGAAACGATGAGTTGACATATGAAAATGAAAGAATACTCGTTGTACAGCAAGTATCAAAATCATTCCTTGATAAAACTGAGTGTATCGTCGGACGATCTTTCTTGGATTAAAATATCTTTATTCAATCAATATTATTAATTGAATAATTAGAAAGTAGTGAAGTAGTCAGATCTGGTATTGATATTTGGAATACCGAGGTAGTTGTAATATCCACCATAGACTGGGTTTTTTGGGCGGTTGAAGTAGCTTGCTGCTCCATATCGTCGTCCGTAAATATTATCGTAGTATGGATTATCAACACGGTAGTTATTCCATCCGTGACCGTAGTTTCCATAGCCATTATGGAAACCACCATCACAGCAATAATCTGCTTTTGGAATTCCGCATCTGCATCCATCTGCTTTACAACCATGTAATGGTTTGTAGTCGTTGAAGCAGTTGTTGTGGTTATGACATGATTTACAGCTCATCTTTTATAATTATTAGACACATTTATTTTTTTTTATAGAGTGGGATTTTTACCACGACCTTCCAAAACTATACATTATTTCATCGCATAAAAATATTACCTCTAATATATGAACGCAGGAGTGTACGTTAGATGCTTCAAAGGTTTTGGCAATAAGGTGTTTGATTTTATTAGTGCACTATATTTGCGAAGAAAGTATCCAGATACAGAAGTTTATTTTGCCATAGATAAATCCATTTATGATACTGATGAAGATCCCTTCTTTGGCCAAATCTTTCCCAAAATATCTGCCGACGCAATAATCAAATTTATGTTTATGAATAAATACAAAAAATTAGAGGCAGAATTGCCCATCAATGAAATATTAATAAACAATCTCGATGATTTACCTGACAACGTTACTGGACACGTTCGATTTATCAATTTGCATAAATTTGCATACGTTATGTATTCCTCATTTAGCGATACAGATAAGCAGTACTTCACGATCAATTCTAAACTGATTTCTAAAAAAGTAGAAGATATTTCAAACACATCATACGGATGTATTCATATTCGATATGGCGACAAATTATGTCGATCAAAATATAAATATCCAGTGTATACACCGGCATACTACAAATTACAAATACAAAATTTATTAGACGCCGACGTCCCGGTATATATCATTACAGATACAATTGATCTTGTAACAGAATATATTATGCCCACATTTGTTAATAATCGCAAAGTGCATTTGATGGACAGCGGTTTTGTAGAATCATTTTATCTTTTAACAAAAGCAGAGTTCCTTATCCTGAGTCATAGTACGTTTTCATTTTCAGCCGCATATATAAATGAAATGGCAACTTGTCACATCGTAAAAAAAGTTGTCGTTAATGATCAAGATGACTACATATTCGAAGATGATGCGATAGATCCTAATTGGGTGTTAATAGATGAGCCTCGATTCATTCTCAACACTGACCAGGAATTAATTAAGGAAATGATCAGCAAGACAGATATGTGTCAAAAATATAATTTGTAATCATATAAAAAATTATTATGTTTACTAATTACATAATGTATTGCGTTTACCAAAAAGAAGTCCAAAATGGAATTGAGAATATAATCTCAAACATAAAGAGTTCTGATGCATTTGTTTCAACAGTGCGCGACATAATTGATAATATTTATAAAATTAAGTATGTTGTAGCTGAAAACGCTGATCACTTAGTGACAAACAATAAATGTGAAGATGGATTCTATTTATTATGTTTAGATAATCAAATTACGCTTACTTCTAGAAAAACAACCGTACGTCCAGGATATATATACAATTCAAATGATGTTGCTGTAGAAACAGTATATTTATGGAAAATGATTCCGTTCAAATTACCATTCTCTTCAGAAATCACTGAAGTAGAAAACAAGATCATCATTTCTGACGATGAATCACCTGTTATTTCATACGAAAACTCTTGTGAAGGTTATCATTCTACCGAACTTTAAAAATTGAAAAAATAATATATACAATAGATCATTATATTATCATATAATAATCTATTTCTTTCATGGATAATCTTATCAATACACTTCTAAGTTCTCTGTTCAGCGTCTATCTACCTATACATGATATGGGATCAAGAATTGCAATTAGTCTTGCGTTGTCAGGTATCGTTACAAATATATTACAAAGGATATATTCAGTTTTCTTCTTGGATGGTATCATGAATTATTTTAGTAGACAATATGTTGTCACAGTGAACGAAGACAATTTTATGTTTAACAAATTATCGACGCATATTTATGAGAAACATGGTACAAAAATTAGAGATTTTGTATTTAAAAATGAATCTGGTAAAAACAAATTAATAGGAACAAAATGTTTGAAAAATATTGTTGAAACATACGATTATGATAACAAAAAATATAATATGACAATTAATTTGATTACAAAATCAAACGCCGATAAAACAGAACCAGAGAAGGTATCTATTCAGATAAGTTCCAATTCTGTTGCCGCAATTGAATCATATATTAATCATCATGTTACTAGTTTATCTAATAACATCTCTAATAAGATACCAATCTATCGGATAAATATCAAAAAAACATCTGATCGAAGAACAGCTGATTGGTCTTGTTCTATCGTTAAACTGAGCAAAAATGTTAAAAATACAATTGTATCTGACACTGTCAAGAAAAGTTTTTACGATGATGTCCATAATTTTATAAACAATGAACAGTTTTATTTGGATAGAGGATTACCATACAAACGAGGATATATCTTACACGGACAGCCAGGTTGCGGAAAAACATCTTTAGTAAAAGCAATTGCGAATCAATACAAGCTACCGATCTTTATCGTCGATTTGAACATCGTCAACGACAACGCAGAATTTATCAAACTGATGGGGGTTGTTACTAGTAACATTTTTCTTGATATTTCTTGATATTTTCCCTTTGTTTTATCCTAAAAAAATTGATTTTTTTTCGCCCAGGGGACTTTCGTTTTACTATCATACTTTCAATTCTAACATGAATATTGGTCGTAGAATTGCTTCTCACGATACTATTTCCCCTATTTTTTCAACTAACAGTGATTGTAAACTTACCGACTGGATTCCTCCTGTTCTGCGTATTGGTGACTATGTTTCTTCTAAATCTTGGTTCGACGTCAAAATCCTCGATCGAACTGTTCCTGAATTGGTTGATGAAGGTCGAATTTCCTATCCCATCATTCCCCACGATTCTTTGATTCAACAAAATAAATCTATCGGGAGGAAGAAGGCTTCATTCAAAAGAATGAACGCTAAACGAAAAAGAAAAAAATTACCTCCTCTTAAAATTACTAACCGTGATAAACTCGAACCTGCTTTTATCACCACTAAAAAAATTAGAATTCACCCTACCAAAGAACAAAAATTTATACTTGATTCTTGGTTACGAGCCTGCACTGATATGTTCAACATCACTGTCAAATTTATCGAAAGCAGAATTTATTGTAGAGATTACGACGGTTATTTTATCTTAGATATTTTTGGACATAAAATTCTCGTCCCCAATATTGAGAACATTTTACTTGATTTTAAAAAAGTCCGTTCTTTTCTCAAAACAGAACGAGATGGAATTATTCAGAGTTTGAAACATAAAATTAGAACCCATATTATGGATGAAGCTATCGCACAAGCTGTTGCTTGTTTTAAAACTAGTGTTACTACGATGCACAAAATTTCAGAAAAACAAAACAAGTTCATTGAAGATAATCCTAGCAAACCAATCCCTGTTACTCCTACTTTCCGTATCAGACCTTTGAAGCATTCTAGACCCAGAAGAGTTTTGAAACTTGAACCTGCCTGTTTTAATAGGCTTGGTACGTTTTGCTTTCCTATATTTAATCAAATAAAACCGGTAGAAAAAATTAAAAAGTTTAGTTCGACGGTTACATTATTACACGATAAAGCTTCTAAAAAATATATACTTCTTGTGCCTATCCGTAATAAACCAAAAGAAAATCGAATTAAAAAACAAGATGCTTTAGGAATAGATTTAGGAGTTAGGACTTTTATTACAGCTTATTCAAAAAATCGGACTTGGTCAATTTGCAGTCATTCGAGACAATGGAAGTTACAAAATTATATTAGAAAAATTGATGGAATTAAAAGGGCACTGACTAGAATAAAAAATAAATTTGATTTGAAATTATTAGAAGACAGAAAAATATCTCTGATGGACCGTATTAATAAAAGTCGTTCAAATTCAGAAAAGGAACAGTTAAGATGCAAAGAAAAGGAGATAGATGAACAAATTAACGTAAACAAAGAAAAAAAGCATAAAATGATTGATATCATTAATGAACGAAATGTTACGAACAAAACAAGGCGTGCTAAGAAAAACATAACGCATTGTTTGGATATTATACGAGAACCAAACAAGTGTGTTTTAACTCATGCATTAAAAAAGTATGAAATAAAGAAACAAAATTTAGTAAAAGATATGCACTATAAAGCAGCGAATTTTTTAGTCAAAGATTATGATCGAATATACATAGGGAATTTGAGTACCAGAAAAATAGTATCGAGAAATAATGTAACGATAACAAAAAATACGAAGAAAACAATCTTAGCATTAGCTCCTTATAAATTCAAACAAATATTAAAACACATGGGAAACAAAAATGGATGTATAGTTGAAGAAGTAAGTGAATATTTAACAACAAAAACATGTTCGAATTGTGGAAATATGTATGAAATAGGAAGCAGTAAAATATATAAGTGTGGAAAATGTGGAATGGAAGCAGATAGAGATGAGAATTCAGCGAAGACGCATTTAAAGCTAGGATTGAAAAAAGAAATATTGGCTTTGGTCAATAGCCGACCCCGCAAACGGCAAGTGGATAAGGAAGGTTCGTCAAAAGGGAACTAGAGACGGATACGAAAACCTTAATAAGAGGAAAGTAAGCATTTTTAGATATATCAAGAAATGTTAACTTTTTTGTTGCGGATATCAATTCGCAAATAGTTGATGACCAAAAATATTTAGTCATCAACTATTTGCGGATATCAATTCACAAATAGTTGATGACCAAAAATATTTAGTAGTATTCGAAGATATTGATAGGACAAGTTTGATTAGCAGCAGATGGGGGAGAGATAATATTACAATGGACTGCTTCTTGAACGTATTGGATAGTTTGGATGAGTATTATGGCCGCATCACCATTTTGACTGCGAATGATGTTTCAAAAATGCGTGAAAACAGTGCTCTTGTGCGGGCTGGTAGGATTGACGTCATCATTGAAATACCGTCATGCACTAACCAAATATTATCTATGCTTCAGTTTTACTTTAAAGATTTTGATCCGTCTAATACAGTGTTAGATAAAAGCATTGTAATTACACCTGCACAGTTAACACAATTGATCCATACTCTTAATGATAGCAACAAAATCGTTGTCGCGATAAACAAGCATGTAAATTTTGCCAAAGTAAATCTGGAAGTAATGAATTCGATATGTTATGAAAATGTTACTGTTGAAGATCAGGATAATGGAGATTTACCTCTTCAAAATTTATCAGGAGAAATGAGTGAATGTATGAATAAAAATCGTCATCAATTATCATATGAACGAAGAATTAAAAATATGACAAATAAATTGATAATATATGACATGAAAATCAAGAAACGATTAGAAATTCTTGATAAAGCCACAGAGCCAGACCGAATAGAATATGATCGGTGGTTATTAGAAAAAAGAGCCTTAGAAATTCGATTATCAAAGGTCACATCTCAATCCGAGATATATGAACGTACATTATCTATGCGAAAAAATTGAAAAATATAGTGGTTGATATATCCTAATGATAATTTATCATTAAGATAATGAAAGCTAAACTATTTGATTTGAATAAATTATTATCTGGCAGTCTTATTCATCTTACATGTAAGTTACCGCAAAAAATAGATCCGATACAAGAACAACAAATAAATCTAAATATGTTACAATCTTCAGCAATTTCCAACATCCTAAACTTTATTACCAAAATCAAATTAGCCGATAATAGATCGTACTGTCATACACACTATGATAACATCAACAAACTAAACGTTCGACTAAGTATATATAATATTATTGATGAATATAATCAATTCAAGGATATTCACGCATACAATATATTCACAATTTTTGAATCAAAGACTCTTATCAAAAAGAATGAGAAGCTTAATCTGATCAAAAATGTCAATCTCGCTAAAAAATACGGCACAATAATCGTCGTCATCAACTATAATGAGTCAAAACAGACCAATTTAGCAATGTATGACCATATATTTTCATGTAACATTGATGACATTAACAAAACATTACATGATAATAAAATAGTACCATTTGTCAATAAACATAATGATATATTAAATTATGTCATACAAAAGAATGAAATATCATATTGCCTGATCGAAGAAAATCAAACGTCCTATTTTAAATATATGACGATAGGTAAGAATAATCTTTTCAATCTTGTTAATTTGATGAAACTAATCAACTCCAACAACAGCATTCATCATTTGCCATCAGGTGAACTGGATTTATTATTGAAAAAAATACATCAAACGTATATTTTTGCGAAACTATGGTTTAACACGATTGATGACATGAATACTGACGTGTGTTTTATTATCTTTTACAAGTTATCATTGGTTTCCAAAAGCTTTTTCAACCGCAAATTGTTAGAAAACTAGATTTTTGTTATCATTAACGTAATAATAACAAAAAAATTGAAATTCAAAAATTTATGCTGTCCCATTATTATTGTCCATATCTCAAAACAATGGAACAATTAATCAAAAAGCATGTTGAATACGCATTCAATAACGCAGGGATCAAATACCATAATAAAAAAAGATTAACGTACTTGGCAGAAAATATAGTCTTTACCTTTACAGAAGAAGGCTTAGTAAAGGCAAATTCGAGAACCTTGAGCTTTTATGAATTCCTACATTCACTGAGGGGCGACAGAATCGTTGAAAAGGAAGAGGCTCTTTATAACGCTGAGATGATTAAGTATTTGGATAGCAGAAAAATCGAATATTTCGAAGAGGCCGGTATGTTTATATTATATGATATGAAGATAGAGTTAGATAAATATGGAAATTGGGATGTGAATGGAGAAGAGGTATCACATTTTGAGATTTTCGAATATTTGGGCAAAAAATAATGATAAAAAAATTTTTTAGTTATTATTATTGAAAAAATTGAAAAAATATAGCATACAATGTTACATTTTTATCATTTATGTCAAATATCATGAATGCATGTATCATCGATGACGATAAAATATTAAAGCTGAAAAAATATGCGGAGGAGCATGAAATAACGCGTGAAGAATTCATGTTGATGTATAACAAACAAGCCCCATTAATAGGTGATCGAGTTGATCATATTTTGTATTTGGATGTAGGATACAGATTTGTTTATTCTATTGAAAATGTTCCGCATTCATCAAAGCCTATTACGTATCGGATCAGAAAATTATCTGGATCGGTCAATAATGGTGGCGATGCCAAGTTTCCTTCTCCTATAGTGATGGAATATGTTGCCGACAAATTAGGGTTTGCAAATTTCCGAAAATGTAATGTCAAAATTAATTCAAACGAAGTCATTCCGAACATCGAAATACACGAAATCATAAGTTAAATTGCTTATTTAAAATTTGATTCTAAAATGTATAGCTTCTTAATGCAACCTTACGTTCATGATACAACAGTCGATAGAGTAATGACCGAAAGAAGTATGTTTGGTATGAGTACAAAATTACGTTCCCGAGATTACGAATCAAAATCATCGTTTCCCACGGACGCCCAATTATCAACTGTTGCTGGACCGTCCAGAAACTTCTATGAATTAGAAACTAAAAAACCGCCAACGAACAATTTATCATCCATATGCAATAACTTTAATTTTGTTTTTCTAAACCAATTTATACGTAATATCAAAAATCGAAAATCGGTCATCGTTTCCCCGTTCAGTATGATTCAATTATTTATCATGTTATATGTCACCGCAAAAGGACGGACAGATACAGATTTACAAAAATATTTCTCATTTACAGACAAAGCAGAAACGTTCAAATCATTAGTGCAATTGAACGTTGATCTTGCCAAAACTAGAGTATTCGTGAATTCTAACGTTATTTGCATTCCAGAAACTACGCAACTTGATGATAAATATTCCAAATTACTAAGTAATGTTGGAAATATTATTCGTTACAATTATGATACAGCAGGTAAATGTGTTAAGATAATCAATGATATTGCAGCAAAAACAACAAATAATATGATAACAAATGTTGTTAATGATAGTATGTTAAAATATCCAACTGAAATGGTATTGATCAATATAATTTATTTTTATTCGAAGTGGAAGTTGCCATTTGATCCGAGTTTGACAGAACGAGCAAGATTTTATGGTGGCAATTCAATGGAAGTTAATATGATGACACAACGAGATGGTCGTTTTAATTATTACGAGGACGATACACACCAAATACTTGAGATGGATTATAACGATGGATTTTTTTCTATGGGCTTCATATTGCCCCATGAGACAACTGGCAACATTGATTTTAAGAGCAAAGATGTGGAACATTATATTCAACGATTGGCTTCAACAGAAATAAATACATTAAAAATTCCTAAATTTATACACGAGTTCAAATATAAAGTTGATAATGTTTTTCGCGAAAATGGATTGAACAGTTTATTTCATAAATTAGAAACTGATTTGATTGACGTTCCTGTTGAGATATCATATATCATACATGGTGCAGTGATAATAGTTGATGATACAGGGACTAAATCGGTGGCGTATACTAATATGTTGGCGTCTCTTAATTGTCACATTGAAACAAAAAAGATAAATTTCATAGCTGATCATCCGTTTTTGTATTACATCAGGTACAAACCGCAAAATTTGATTATTTTTGTAGGTCAACATTTTTAGTTTTAAATTTTTTAGAACTAGGTCTGTTTAAATAATTTGAAATGACTCTGACAAAATGTCATTTTTTATAATTAAATATATTCGATATACATCTAACCATTCTCTGTACGTGATTTTTTCATAATGTCATTTATATTTTTAGTTAATGTATCTAAATTTATAGCGTAAGAAATGTATACAATGTTTCCTTCTTCAGAAATCTCTTTTCTTTTCTTTATTGCAGGAACGAGATCTATTATTTTTCCATCGGAGTTTATCCGAATACCTTCTAATCCAATACAAACGGTGTTAGATTCTGATTTAAGTTCTAAAAATATTATTGTGATCTCAATTTGATCTTTCCGCACATCTCTAATTGCCTTCCCTAATTCAGAAGGATCTCCTAATACGTTAAAAATGTGCGGTGTCTGACCACTTTGAATGGCCCATTGTTTACTTTTCGTAGACAGATATTTAATTTCGGAAGAAGCTTCCATTGGTAATGGTTAATCTCGTTTGTATAAGAACGGATTGTCGTTAACTTTATTTTTTCAATTTTTTTTAAAAAAAATTGAAAAATGAAGAGATATAATATCGCGTCATTATTATGAATAACAAAAAACGCACGATCATGAAGCGGCAACTGGCGAGCGATTCGTACACAGATCGACCGGTTAAACGTTTCATGTCAGATAACACAAAAGGTAACGTAATTATTATCGCAGACGATTCCGAAGATGAAATAATATTGTTTGCCGATAAAAGTGTTAATTTGCGAGAACCTTTTAGATCATCTGAAGAACGCCGTATGATTTCTGAATCAGATAATGACGATCTTGTCATTACCATAAACAACATTGTACCCACTAAAAGAACATTCAGCAAAGAAATCGTCAGAAGAAAGCAGGATCCTAAAATTATCAATTTTGATAAAATAGGGGACAGTTACATTTTTAACAGTCCATTATATGATATTCCCAACGTCACTATTGACTGCAGAAATGTTTTTCATTACGACGGAAAATATGTTCCAAAAAGAGGTGGGGAAATGATTACTGTTCATAACGCAGTTGATGTTGCGCAAGAGACAATGCTATTAATTCGTTCCATTCCACAATCATGTGGCACGTTTTGTGTTCTAAGTGATTTATTAGGACCAGCAATTGTTGACATAATAGCTCGTGAATTATACAAATCATGTAAAAAACTTTCTCGAAGAATCATAGTAATCTCGTACACTGGAAACAAACCCAATGGCGATGACATACGCGCGACAGAACTAAACATGCCCATCATTACCAATGATCAAATGAACAAATACAACGATGTTTATTTTTCAGAACATGACAGTCATGATTTTAGATTCATTGCGCCGCCAATTGATTTTCAACGTAAAAAGATCTACATACCACATGTAAATAAATGTTCTATCAAATCTTATTAATTATCTATTTTTACAAAAAGTAGATAATTAAAATATCACATTCATGTATATATGCCAAACTCAAACAAATATAACGAAAGATATTATAAAGAAAAATATATCAAATATAAATCAAAATATTTTGAGGCTAAACAGAGAAACTTGATTGGTGGAAATGACAATAATCCTGCACTCTGAGGGTCGTATTTGGCTCAACAAAAAATGCAAGTAAATTTATGACAATAGTTTGCATAACTAAATTTAAGATATTATACCTAGTTAATCATAGATGAATGTATTATTGTGAATCTTGATTGAAAAATAATACATGATAAGTTGATTACGTAGTTAGCGTATAATTAAAATATGTATATATATTATTCATTATGAAATGGTTAATATATGGAGCAAACGGATGGATTGGCGGACAAGCCTGCGAATTATTGCGCAATCAAGGTGAGACTGTCATTAGTGGAGCCGCAAGAGTGGATGACAAGAAGACAGTAGCAGAGGAATTATTAAGTGTGCAACCTGATAGAGTCATGTCATTTATTGGTAGAACATCTGGCCCTGGATATAATACGATAGATTATCTTGAACAAAAAGGAAAATTGATTGAAAATTTGCGAGACAACTTATATGGGCCGATGGTTTTAGCATTTTTATGTACAAAGTATGATATTCATTTTACGTATTTAGGGACAGGATGTATTTTTTACGGATACGATGCGTACGATGAAGAAGCAGAACCCAATTTTTTTGGGTCAGAATATTCGGCTGTTAAGGGTAAAACAGACCAATTGATGCATTTTTTTGAAGACAGTGTATTGAATGCGCGTATTAGAATGCCAATTATTGCAGATGATCATCCGCGCAATTTCATCACTAAAATTAGGTCATACAAAAAGGTTTGTTCTATGCCAAACAGCATGACCATTTTACCAGAATTGTTACCTATTTTGTTAGATATGGCAAAAAAAAAGGTAACTGGAACGATAAATTTAACTAATCCTGGTTTGATTACGCATAATGAAATTTTAGACATCGTAAAGGAATTAGTTGATCCAAATTTGACATATGAAAATTTTAGCGTTGAAGAACAAAATCAAATTTTATTAGCGGGGAGATCTAATAATGAATTAGATTCGAGCAAATTGACAGCCATGTATCCTGAAGTGTTACCCGTTAGAGAAGCGTTGCGAAAGATACTCAAAAAAAATTGATTTATATATCTATATGATTATTCTTTGTAATATATGCCATATATTACAAACAATGGATCGCAGACGTGTAAGTAAACTCCTTAACAAGGAAATCGCTGAGCAACTAACAAAAGTGGGACAATATAATAATAAACTAGATATTATCATGGAATGTGTTAAACCTGGTATGGTAAATCATTTATTAAAAAAATCATCTACAGATAGTCTAGAACAAGATTGCAAAAAATTAGCATGTGAATCGGTGACAAAAATAGTAGTAAACATGACATTAGTTGGGACACAAATAACTAGGGTCAAGCGAAATATTATTAACGAACAAACTGATAACGATGATAGTAAACGATTAATTCGGTGCGAAAAAAAAAATAGAATCAAGAAGATGAAGAGGGAAACTGCGCGAGTTTCGGAACATACTGATAATAGTATGTATAGCTCTCTGCAAGAACGGATACAGCGTATCGGCATCTCACGGGACTCGTTACAGAATGAACTAAAAAGAATGGACACTGAATGTAAATCAGCGCAAACAAGATTATTAGAAAGTCAAGAAACGCTTAGTTCTATAAACAGTCAAATTCAAAATGGCGATGATGTCGGTAACGAATTACTAAATCTCGCAAATTCACTCTCACTTTTAGAAACTCAAGCTCGCAAAATGATAGACATGCGGAAGTCGTTGCGGGAAGAATTATCAAATCTGATATCATCACACGACACAGTGGATCAAGAAATAGAGACTGCCTCGAAGAAAAAAGTTTTGACTAAACACTCGGATTTGAATGAACTGCTAACGAAACAACTGTCTTATATTAATGGAGTGTTATGTTCAAAGCTCGAAATTTCTAAACTTGTTCCTAAAAAATGCATATGCAAAAAGAAAAATAAATGTAAACCATATATGCATGAAAATGTTTTAGAGGACTCTATTTTTTATACATTTATTGAAAAAAATTGTACATCTAATAACGTAAGATTGGCGAAAATAATGGAGAAACTAAATCCGATGTTGTCAGACAAAAATGACTATTCTTTTGAGTTCGACATAGGTAAAGAATTATACAACATAGAATTCGTGTGGGCGCTAAATGACATCATTTATCTAATACAATCGGACATTTACATAGATGGAACCACCAAATTTTTATTTAACAAGAGGTGGATCAAAATTACGATTTAACGTGCATTGTTAATGTGCGTTAGATCGATTAGGTATTAGTTTTTCGTCCAATTATTCTATAAAAATATTGTGTGATTATAAATGTCACGCAGATGTTGCAAACCAAAACTTAATTGCCGTCCACGATGTGAAATTCCTGACTGCCAACTTCAATCAGGTCCAAGAGGATTACCCGGTGCGACAGGTTCAACCGGAGAAACTGGTGCAACTGGAGTTACCGGATCAACAGGACTAACAGGCGCAACTGGTGCAACTGGTGCAACTGGACCAACTGGAGTAACCGGCGCAACAGGAGTTACTGGACCAACTGGTGTCACTGGACCAACTGGTGTCACTGGACCAACTGGTGTTACTGGAGCAACTGGTCCGACGGGTGCAACTGGTGTTACTGGTGTTACTGGTCGAACAGGTGCCACTGGACCAACTGGAGCACCATTAATAGCTATCAACGATTTATATATGATAATATCTTCCATTGTAGGATACACTGGCCCATCAAACGTTGGTCAAATTATTGCATTTACCAATAACACTGTCGTTCCCGCAACGGCAAATGTATCTATTCCGGTAACATTAGATAGGATAAATTTAAATACACCTGGATTGTATTCATTTTTGTTCAATACACATGTATTAGTAGGCAATGCGTTTTTCGTTCAATTTTTTATAAATGGTTTACAACAGTGGTCGTCGCAGTTTTTGATTGTTGATTATTTAACCGGTACAGAAAAAGCAGTTTCTATCCCATTCTATTACAAAACTACAGTAACAACCGATTATGCCCAATTTTTTATCAAAGGAGCTGAATCTGCTGCACCGCCGGCAAATCAATTTACCACTGCGTCAGGCGCAGATTGGACAACTGGACTTACCACAATCGAAATTACCCTGGTTGCATTCTCTTAATCTAATCATAAATATGATCAGATTAAAAAAATGAAAAATAAATATCTAGCAACATTTATTCAAAAATGATGACCAAAATGAGTGATAAACTAGTAAAATTAGAATTCACATATATCAATTTTGAAGGCGATAAAAAATCTCTCGCGTTAGAATATCTGGAACGGGAGATTGTTGACGCCTCAGAATACTTGAAGACACAATTGTCTGGCGGATTTGTCAAATCTGATGCGTTCCGCTATGATTTAACGTGTCTAGCATATCCCATAAGTGCAACTTGTATTAAATTTGTTTTTGATTATGCTATTAAGTATTCTGTCGAACAAAAGAGGTTAGTCAAAGAATGCGAAGATGCGAAAATTATAGAATCTAATACGTGCGAGCGCACACCATCTCGCATAAAAACGGCCACAAAGAAAAAACCTACAAAAAAGGTAGCGACAACTAAAAGAGATCCAACGCTTAATAACATATTTGTAAGAGAAATAACAACTAGTAGAGCGATAAGCAAAGATAAGTTAAAGTCAGTTGAGGACAAGTTCGAATTCATTCTAACTAATTCTAATAAAACAGGTGTTGATACCATAACTCATAACTTTGAGGACGAATTTATTGAAAAAATAGGTATTTCTTATCTCTTTTCTGTACTCCAAGTGAGTAATTATTTCATGTTTAACCAAATTACGAAGTTAGTAACTAAAAGTATTGAAAATTTCCGCAGATACTTTATCAAAATAGCGAACGCTAACCATTATATTGAATCAAACATATCGTACATGACACTTAATATTAAAAAATATGCCAATATCAATGTTGAAATCGATTCCATATTAGATGAGTTAGTTGATTACAAAAAAATAGTCATGACAAAAGAATTTGCTGACGAAATATTGTACACATTTCTCTCCTTCCAAATGGCAAATAAATTAGAGGCGTTCGATGACATAGTGAAAGAAATAAAAAATCATAAACTAACATCTGGTGTGTTAACATTTAAATATTTTGATATTTATCATGACTCATGTGTATTTGATGTTAGAGACTCTATCGGTCGCGTAAAATTGTATGACAACTATTTGTTTTTGCAAAAAGTTAAAAACATAATCACTGTTAAAAATGAAGAACTGCGATTATTTCATTATTACGATATGATGTATTATGAAGAGCACCAATTTGAAACTCTTAACAAACAAAACTATGCAAAGAAACATATGATCGTAACCCAAAAAGAATTCGACATCAAATTTAGAAAGCTAACAGATAATTTGTTTGAAAATTTTGATTGGACAAATGTTGTGATCGCTGGCGGATTCATATATGGTTTATTGGATAACGCATATGATTCGATCGTTGATTCAACTGATATTGATTTATTCGTTTATGGAAATAACGAACAGATTAGAAATAAAATAGCATACATCAACAAATATTTTTCGAAACATAATCCGTTTTATGCGATCAATAAGTCAGTGATAACGATCATTATCAAATCGTTTCGTTTTGATATCCAAATTGTTCCTGTAAATAAAATGACTCCATTTGATATCATTGATCAATTTGATTTCAGTTATGTTATGCTATATTATAATGGTATTGATGTGTTTACGAATATAGCTGGATTGGTAAGCATCAAATACAAAGTTGCTATTCGCATAAATAAAAAAATTGATATCAATCACAGAGGTAACAAGGCTATTAAAAAAGGATTAGAACTTGTTGATCAAAATATGGAAGATTTTGATATTGGAGCGTCATTTAATATTTTTGCGAAAAGTAAGATCATTCGAAAAGTGATTCCAGTATTAGAAACAAATGAAATCATTGAAACGATCAAGTTATATTATTCTGTAAAAAAAGTCTCTACAGATGTTATCGAACTTGATTCCGAATTAGAATTTAATATTGCTGATTACGTATCAGAATCAGCAAATGTATGTGTGCCCGGATATACACTTGTAAAGCAAAGATGTAATACAGAGAATATGAAATTGTGTCATTTGATGTTCAATCACAATAGGATGACATTCTGCACTGATTATTGTGAAATTTCGCGACTCAATTCCAAATATTTAGTCATTTTTTTGGGCACACAAAAAACTCTGGAACTCTTCGATATTCGAGACCGAGTGATAGAGCAATTAGAACCTTTGCGACGAAAGATACCGTTGCATATCTTTCAGTCCAATCACTTTTTTGACAGTGACGAAGATTATTGTGAAGATAAAGGTACAAAAAATGATTATCTGAACGAGTATAATCATAACATAAATTATCATCTAAAAGTGTACTTGAATAAAAAAACGAAAGATGACAAATATGTGAGTTCGATAAAATCATCGTCCCAAGTAAACTTAACTTGCAATACAATAGTTTGGGAAAAAGATGGTCGGCGTGGAATAAAATTTTATATGTCCGCAATAAATGTAAAAGAACACAAATAAATATTATAATATCTAATTGCGTTTTTCTCCCTTTTTGAATAAATTAGCGTCCCTTTCTAATTCACCACAACGCAAACTGCCTGAACAATCTCTGCCTTCTGGTGGTTGCACAGGTAACCTAACTTTTGGAGAATATAAACTGGCTGTTGGCATTTGCCCTTTCTATAATAACACTTTATATATCACATTTTTTTTCAATTTTATCATAAAATTGAAAAAATAAGATCTCAAAATTTATCATATCATACATATGTTCATCCTCGAACACATTATAGCTCATAAAAATTTGTCAAATTCGGATCATTAACATCCAATATGTATCTGACTTGCACGTTGATGTCAACAAAAATGTTCCAATAATTTGAAAAGATCTTTTTTGTAGCGGTATTAATGCAGTAGGTCACAATTCTAAACATATTTCGAACAAAATAATATATTTGTCCGAATAATATACAATATAAGATTTATTATAGATACAATAATAAATCTTATGCAACAAAAATCGATAAAATTCAACGAAGAAATTGATTTTACTCCCTCTCCCAGCGGCGGTATTTCTGTCATTCCATATTACCAAAATAAAGTAACTGACGATCAGGAAACAAAGAATTATACAAATAAATTATTTGACGAACGTGTGTATACAGAAGGAGAAGAGAAAATTAATTTAGATCCTGATAGATTAAATAATTTCCGGAAACGGTTGGCTGGCCGACGACCTACAAATGGACAAATTTTTACACAAACATACACCAGCTATGTAAATATTGATTCAAATCAGCGAAATAGACTGCCAATTAATAACTATGATCAAATACTTTACAATTTGCCCCCTTTTCCTCTAATATTTACAAATGGTTCGAGCATGGTCACTGTTAATTTAGAAAATCATCCATTTCAAAAGAATGATCGTGTTATTCTTGACAACGTAACTTCTAAAAATGTTATGTTGCGAGATGTAATTATGGTCAAGAAAAACAGCTCATTCGTACGAATTAAACACGAAAATCATGGTTTGTCGTTATTTGGATTGTACGATCCCTCCGATATATCTGCATTCGAGAGTGTAGAATATGTTGATTATTTACCAGAGTCATACACCAATCATGAAGATATTCCGGATACTACGACGCAATATTACATTCTAAGGACTAACATCGAAATAGATTTGACAATCCAATTATCCGGTGTTAAAGGATCAAACGTTACAAAAACGAAGATAGGTAACATTCCGGTCAATATTTTGAACGATAAACAAACAGTGTATTTATTGTTTACAAAATCCTCAGCTACAGAATTTACTCCCGATAAAAATAGTTATTTGATAAGAATTCCCATAAAATCTAACATCAATTACCAAGATAATAATGATTGTCACAATAACGTGCTAATCAAATATTATAACCTGTTTGGTGTTCCCCTGAATTATATAAATCGCGGGACACCCATTAACGAATGCAGAAAATTTCAATATTTTACTGTTTTAAACGTCACTGACAATACTTTTCAGGTTGATGTGGGATATAATGCTATTTATGATATCACTGATCCAACATACAGTTTCTATGATTATTCTGATGCCATGTGCCAGGATATTGACGTTCAACTTTTGATAAACAATTTTATCGGCGGAGGCAGTCAAGCTTATACACGCAGAATCGAATACATCATCACTGGTTATCCTAATCCCAATCAATATCAAATAACGTTAGATAAATCATATAAAAATATCATTCAAGCGCGGATTATAAGCTCTTCCTTTCCTAATTCACAGCGAATGATTAACAACCAAACTGCAGACGTGATAAATAACAGATTATATTGGAGAAATCTAGAAGAAGGAGATTATATCTATCATTTAGAAGTCACACCAGGAAATTACACATACGAACAATTAGCAAAAGAGATTGAGTATCAATTCAATAATACACTAAGGCATGTATATATCGATTCTGACATTGCGATTCAAAATACTAGCTGTTCTGATATCGTAAAACAAAAAAAGATTAAATATATCGATCAACAACCAAGTATTGGATGTGCTAATTCGTTAGTGAAACATAACAAAAGGATAGTACGCACTAATTTACGACAAAATAGTAGAGCATTGTACGATCGCGATGGTTACTATAGATATCATATTGTCAAAGTAGATATTAATACAGATACAGATATCGTTGAATTTAGTGCCTTTCGACAGATCCGTTTGCAAGATACGTTAGATACGCGAATATTGGTTATTCCTGATTATTTTATCAATTTCACTGCCGCAGAGAATTTTCAAATTAATTTTGGTATAACAGGCACACAAATTGTACCGCAAATTATAAATCCATTTAGCCCAAAATGTGGCGAGGTAATGTATATTTATTTCACACCAAATACGCATATCAGAATAGATTTTGATTATGTGTATGCTAATTATAATTTGTATCAGTACGTGGGATTTGTAGGTTCGAGTACGTCTACATCACAAGGGGATAATACCTTTCAAGTCGCACTAGAAACGGATAGGGCCTTGTTATTCAACTTTTACCGAACTAAATCAGTTTATCCAAATGTCATATCTACGCAAGAATTACGGTCTTTGAACACAACAGCACTTTTACAAAATTTTACGTTCGATTTCATAAATGCAATTGTCACAATGGCAGATAATGATTTGCATGTTGGCGATCTCATCATCACTGATCAATTTATTTATCCATCTACACCTACAGAACTTTTTGTATACGAAATAATAACAATTATTGATTTTGATTCATTTATCGTCAAAAAATATCCACATGGCACTAAATACAAATTTATATATGACGGTATTATCATTAATTTTAGTCCAGATGGTGCAAGTCCTTACTATTGGTTAGATCAAATACTTGCAACCGATCCAATTCTGCCAGTAGCGCCTAATGCCAATCATAATACACTGTCATTCATCGAAATCACGCCAACTGACGAAAACAAAACAATCATGCGGGTGCACCAACCTAATCATATGTTAAATGTAGATGACGAAATCACAATAAGCGGGTCAGAATCGATCAACAACGTTCCTACTGACATTATTAATACTGAACATGTTATCACACAGATCATAGATGATGATAATTATGAAGTAGAAATACAAACTGCCTTTCCTGTGGTATCTTTATCAACGTTAAATACAGTCATCATCAAATATCCTGATATTTTTCAAATGTTTTTTAATTATCCGGATACGTTGGGCAATAAACTAAGTTTTAACAAAGTAGACCAGCCAAATGCGATCACTCCATACTTACATACTATTAAAAATACCACACCATATAAAATAGATTATGATTATGCATCGTTAGGTGACGATTATATACAACGGCTTCGAAAGTTGGACATGACCGGGCCTAATTATTTTTACATCACTTCACCAGAGTTAGGAATATATCATAATACCCAGCCAGTTGTGAATGTTTTTGCGAAAGTGAGATGGGAAAATGATTTAAGTTTTGACGATCAATGTTGTAACAAAGATAATGTCATCATTGATTCGTTTGTACCAACAATATCTGTCTTTGACAATCCTATATCAGTTTTGTATGAACTGAATTTAGCATTTTGTCATCCAGATGGTAGATTAGTCGAATTTAACGGTATTGATCATTCCTTTACGATAGAGATCATCGAAGTATTCAACCAACCTGATGAGACAGATATTAATGTCAGAATAAATTCAGAAATGATTGTTAGAAGAACAGAATAAAAATTGATTTTATGTATACGTAAAATATGTATGCATAAAATTATAGATTATGTGTAGTATGGATGATATTTATTGCAGAATATGTGAATATTTAGGTAATAGGGCGACTCTAAATTTTTTATCTATATCAGTTCAATCGCATGAACTCAAAAGCAAGGTACTTTTTAAACAAATGGTTTATTATTCTGAGCATCTTGAACAATTATTCTACTATGATAGTTTTACGCGTGTTATATTTGGAAATTCAGACGACAAGATTAACATGGTTCGTTTTCCTAAAAATATGATTGGATTGAACATTGGTATTTATTTCAATAGTAGTATTAAAAAATGTTTGCCGGATACGATTAAATATTTAAGATTTGGCGTTTCGTTCAATAAATCCATTGATAGGTGCGTTCCTGAATCAGTAACCCATTTGATATTGGGCCATTATTTCAACCAATCGATAAATTATATTCCGAAATCTGTGACGTATTTGGAGTTTGGCGATAGTTTTAACCAGCAGATCAATCCTGGTCTTCTAAAAAACATAACTCATTTGATATTTGGAAATAATTTCAATAGACCAATCAAAAATGTTATTTCAGAATCCGTTACGCATTTAACAATAGGAAAGAATTTCAATGCGCCAATGCACGAAAAAATAGAAACAAATAAAATACAATATTTCATACCAAATTCTGTCACTCACTTAGTATTTAGAGCGAATATGATTTATTGCATTAAAAATTGCATCCCACCGACTGTTAAATATTTAATGTTCGACTTTTTTTTCAACCAACCTATCTATGAAGTCATTCCTTGTTCTGTGACACATCTGACACTTTGTGGCAATTTTGATCAATCTATCGACGGCGCCATACCATGTTCAGTTACGCACCTAGTATTAGGAGGCGCATTTGACCAACCTATTTATGAAACTATTCCTAACAGCGTTACACATCTAACATTCGGTTATTTTTTTAACCAATCCATAGATAATATAATTCCAAACAGCGTAACACATTTAAAATTTGGCAAAAAATTTAATCAATCAATAATAGATGCAATTCCATCTTCAGTGATATATTTACAATTTGGTAAAGAATTTAATCAACCTATCGAAAAATACCTTCCCAAATCGATCAAACATATATATTTGAGCAAACATTATAGACATTCTATATTTGATGTTGTCGATAGATTATGCGACGTCAAGATTGCGTTTTAGTTTATCAAAATATTTGACAAACTAAAAAATTGAAAATCAAAATCCCAGAATATATAACCATAAATACTACCAATAACAAATATGTTCTCTCTTCGTAAAATTAACTTAATTGTAGCGACTGATTTGAAAGGAGGTATTTCAAGATGTGGTGAGATCCCGTGGCGCATAAAAGAAGATTACAACTTTTTTTTGGATGTTACCAAGCGTCAATATTTTTTGAATAAGAAGAACGTTCTCATTATGGGAAAAAATACATGGAAAGCTTTACCAGATTCCTCCCGAGGACTTAAAGATAGAATTACGATCGTTGTGTCGAATAGCATGACAAATGATGAATTAATATCTGACAACAAAACAGGATCGGAAACATATTTAGCAAAATCATTGCCTAATGCTATGGAATTATGTAATAAATTAAGTATTGGCAAACCGTTTATCTGCGGTGGTAGTCAAATTTATGCCGAAGCATTGAAAACGTTGCAAATCGATGAAATTTATCTCACAAAAATAGATCATGATTATCAGTGTGATAATTTTTTCCCGCTTAATTTATTAAAATTGAAAGATGATGATCCGAGAGATACATTTATGTTGGACGATTCTAGTCAGAAAGTAAAGGTGACATTTATAAGACAGGGAATGATGAATATGAATGTAGAAGAATCACAATATCTGAATTTGCTCAAGAACATTCTGTCAGTTGGTGATTTTAAGCAAACGAGAAATGCAAAAACGTGGTCTGTGTTTGGCAAGACAATGGAGTTTGATTTAGAAAAAGGTTTTCCGTTGTTAACGACTAAGAAAGTGTTTATGAAGGGTATTTTTGAAGAGCTTTTATTTTTCTTGAAAGGAGATACTAATGCAAATCATTTGGCAGAAAAAAATGTGAAGATATGGGAAGGTAATACAAATAGAGAGTTTTTGGATGCTAATAAATTGAATCATTATGCTGTCGGTGATATGGGTAGTATGTATGGATTTAATCTCGTTCATTTTGGCGCGGAGTATGATGGCATGGACAAAAACTATGATGGTCAAGGATTTAATCAGATAGAGTATTGTTTGAATTTGCTAAAAACGGATCCGTTTAGTCGCAGAATTATTATGACGACTTATAATCCTGCAAAAGCACATGAAGGAGTATTGTATCCTTGTCATGGCCTATCGATTATCTTCAGTGTGGATAATAACTACAGATTGTCGTGTATGATGACTCAACGATCTGCAGATATCGTATGTGGAGTTCCATTTAATATTGCATCATATGCATTGTTAGTTAATTTATTTTGCGAAGTTGTTAATAATGATCCCAATTACACAGGACATAAATTTACTGCTGGAAGATTAATCATGAATTTTGCAGATGTGCACATATACGAGAGCCATTATAGCCAAGTGGTAAGACAAATTTTGCGCGAACCTTTTGTCTTTCCGAAAATTTCGTTCAAACGAAAATTAAATGTCCTGACAGATTTTGTATTTGATGATTTGATCATGCAAGATTATGTTTCCTATCCAGGAATAATCGCAAAGATGGTTGCATAAATCATATAAATATATGAATTGTTATGTAGCTAATGGATGAAAATATTAAAAATATTTGTTTGTACGGAACGTATTACAATCCTGCCGAGAAACATTATGGCAAAGAATGTGATGTCATTTGTGATAAGTGTTTTAGACATAATTTAGATGTGTCAATTGGATGGCAGACGTATGATTTGTGTTTGAAATGCGCACAATCAGTTAATCGATATCTAAATAAGCCAGTAGTGGAAGATAATACAGAAGAGATAAAATGTCAAACTAAGATGGTACAACACATTTTTAAACCAACTGGCGGGCCAGTCAAAAGGATGGTTCAACGACAATTCAGCAAAAAATAAAAATAAGATTGGTATAGTAATGGACGAGAATTTAAGAAATATTTGTTTGTACGGGACGTACTATAATCCTGCTGATAATCATTATGGAAGAAAATGTGATGTCATTTGCGACAGATGTTTCAGGCATAATTTAGATATTTCGATTGGTTGGCAAAAGTTAGATTTATGTTTGAAATGTGTACAAATCATTAATGATCAATTGAAACAGCCAGAAAGAGAAACCGTTAAGCCAGCAGAAATTAAAACGTATATGTTGCAGAACCAATTTTTAGGCGAAGAAAGAGTCACCAAAATGCGGCAACTGTTTTATACCAAAGGTAACTAAAAATATGTCATATAGTTACATTGATGGGTGCGATTGCTATTGTCGTTAAATTATTATTCATTATTGGTATCATATTGGTCATTATTGGCATAGTAAAAGTATATAACAAACCTCCACCAGAAAAAACAGTTTACAGATACATACCGCGAACATTCATAGAAGATCAAGAGAATCCAGTCCCGTTGGATGATATATTTTATGAAATGTTTAATAATCCAACTCCATGGGTGGCAAGTGTCGATGTACAACGCAGAAAGAGTGATATCGCTGAAAATATCAACAAATACTATTTAACGCAAATATGAAAGTAATACTATTATTTTCATATTTACTTGAGATCTTTGAAATTAATCTGCATCCATAAATCCATTTTGTGTTTGATAATTTTTTGAAATTCGAACTTATTTTTTTCGAGATCAACTGGAAACAACGAACAATATACGAAGAAACTTTTGTACATGAACACTTGATGTAATATTCTTTCTGATAAAGTAACATATTGACTGAATGTATATCTTGATATCTTGGGTAGCGGGGAAAGATTGCCATCAATGAAATCATTTGTCATCTTTTCAATATCTTTGCTTGGACCTAGGAAATTGATGCCGACGATGTATACTTCTGCTGACCAAAAATTTAAGTTTGATTTAAAAAAAATGATTTTGGAATATGAACTTGCCATTAGTTCTAATAAAGTTAAAAAGACAGGATCTAAATTTCCAGAATACGTTTTGATAATACAATTACCTCCTTGTCGCGGTATATTTAAGGCATATAACATTTGTCCGGTCCCCAAATCTCTCACTCCACGCTTGTCAGTTTTATCAGGCCACTTTCTCTTTTTTTCACCCGTCCATTGTTCCCCGCAATCTCCAATTAATACATCAACACCTTTATACTTGTTAATATAATACCTAAAGTTTTCAAGATTCAGAATATCACCGCTATTATCAACACCAAAGTCCCAATTCTTTCTTGTCTTTTTAATGAATCCATATTCATCCATAAACGCATCTTTATTCCCCGGTAAATCAGGATTTAAAGATTGCGCATGCCACTCATATTGTTTCCCTTTTGAATGTATGTGATATATCATGGCATTGATAAAATTTCCGGGCGCTTCACAAATATGAAATCCTGTAATTTTATGACCAAAAGATTCCACAAAGTTACATTGCATTATCATTTCATACATTTTCATCCACGCCCTCGATACATAGTTACCATTTATCGTAATGTCATACTCTATCGCCAATTTTTTATTCAAAATTTTATATTCTGAATTAAAAAACAATTCCGCTTGCTTATATTTTTTATAATTAGATTTGCTAACATACTGGTAGGTATATTCATTGATATATCTTAATTGCTTCTTAACGACGTCAATATATTCACTATCAACAATATCCGATTTCCGATATTCGATAATATACATATGACCTTTAACGTCTTCTTTTTCGATCGAACTAAATATATCCAACATATATGTGTCTGTTTTTTCCCACACAAATGGATGCATGATATTGATATCTGAAAACTTATTCCTGATCACACTTATTGAATAATCATAATTCATTTTGGTAACTTTAATGAGGTTGTCTAAATCTAATATATTTGACGTTGTTTGTACAGCATTTTTGCCTTTAGTAATATTTTTATTTATCTCTTCTTTAATGATTTTACTATAAACAGAATAGTCACTTTCTTTCAAATTGCAAATTATTGAAACGCCAGAATCCTCTTTATTCAATTCGTTAACCTTTTTTAGCACATCCATCACGTCGTTATCCATCTTAAATCCTTTGAACACGATCATGTGAAAAAAAGATCCAGGTGTAGCAAAATCATTTTCTTTAAAGATGGCTTGTTTCTTGAACATCTTACTTATTGCGGAAATCATACAGAATACATATTTTTGTGTAATATACGGTATGTGCATGATTAATGTTCCATTTGTTTCTAGTGATAATAGTGCGTTATGTATCATGACAAATATGTTACCGAAATCACTATTTGTGATATCAGATGCATCGAGAGTTACAATATTGTATTTATTTGCGTATGTATTTTGATCCATTTGGTGAAACGGAATATGATACTGCTCAATAACGTCCATATTAGTGGTATTTTTTGAAAGAAGTAACAATAATATGTTTTTGGTATCAAATTTATTTTCGTATTTATCGTTGGCATATTCAATAAATCCATGCACAAAATTAGCGTTCGATGAGATGAATAATACTTTATCATTTTTGTGGAGACCAATAAATTTCAAAACGTATATATATTCATAAACGAAAACAGAACCGAAATAATTCATAAAATATTGTTTGTTCAGTAATCGTTTTAGTTCTTTGACATTATCATTTTTAGTTCCATTTAGTTTATCAAACAACATCTCTAATTTTTTTTTGGCCGATTCAGTCAAAATCATCGTTGGAAAAGATAATACGTCATACATATCTTTATCAACCGAATCCATCGCGGTAACAATGTCAGAAATATCATTACTCTTGGATTTCTCTATTTTTTCGATGATAATATCGTTTGTAAAAATATTAAAATGAGTCGCAACATTACCTCCGATTAGCATAATTAATTATATTACAGATAATAATTCCAATACAAATATTAACATCAAATATTAATATTTGCATTATCCAATTCTGCGAAAAATTTCAACAACCTTTTCATCACCGTTATGATACACATTTTTTTTAATGATACCAAGATTTGATGAAACGTCATTAGGTGATGTGATTATCAAAGAGTTATCATAATTTCGTTGTGGATAGTTAATGTTTGTTAAATTATTGCTGATCATCGCGTTCTCGTCTGGCAACAAATTATTTACGTTTTCGAGTGGTATCGTAGCCATTTCCCCATTATTGGGTAATAAATCATTGCCTTGTCCATATGGCATCACATTGCCTGCTAAATCATCCATTTCTGCATCCGCCCCAACACCGTTCATATCATTTGTTATCAAAACATCATCTACTCCAGTAGCAGAATTATTTACGCGATGACCAAAAGTTAATTTTCCCTTAATCGGAAACATTTGATTTTCTAGCGCTACAAAAATGCCATCAATATTTTCGATGACATTACATCCATCTTCATTGCACGATTGTTCATTGATCGTATCAAATCCTTCATATCTTCGACCTGATTGAAACGATGCATTGCCACCTCTTGTGCCCATAATGGCCAATATTTTATCCGTATCGGAATAGTACCAGTCCATGTTCGAATTCGAAATTGCTCGTGGCAATGATCTAAAATTTCGATTGTGAATGTCTTTCAAGTCATCTTTGTTAATATATTTTTGTATTGATGGTGTTTTAACGATTTTTTTTTGTTTGACGTTGTAAAATACTAACATTAACAAGATAATTGCAATCAAGGCAATAATTAATAGATATTCTGTGTTCATCTGTTTCGTAAATAAAGATTATATAATTATTTGCGATTTTGCGAGTATAAAATTATTAATTTTGTACTCGTAACTTATGCGCTTGTCGAATCAACGAGAACATCGATCAAGACTGTATTATCTTCCGTTTTCATTAACATTTGTTGAAATCGAACGCCTTCATATTTTCCCTCTTTAATATTTGGAACATCAGAATTGAACAAACATATGCGTTCAATTTGTTGGGGGATGAAACAGTTTGTGTTTTGCCTAAATTTGAACACGAATGTCATTACATTAGGGTCGCAAATCAATAAAACTTTTCGCGATACTGGCTTTTCATTTTCAAACGTCATTAATTCAGCGTAACGAGGGCCATCTTCTCGATTACTGTTCATAATCTTAGCCATGTCATTTTCGAATATCATAACTTTTTCGATATCAAATCCATTATTTTTGATTTGAATCATATCCACCAACAACGTATCACTCATTTGGTCATTCATTAACACTTCCATTATTTTTAATCCATCATATTGCAACACGGCCATTTTGATAAAATAAAAATTTACGTAACCATCGTAAGTTAAGAATTTTTCGTGAGTACCGTTTCGCATTGCATCGATCAAGACCTCATAGATCAGGACCTTTTCGATCGATAATTTGTTATCTTTGCGATCGATCACATTCACGTACAATAACTCAAGCTGTTTTTTCGAATGAAACAAATCTAATCCTGGATGTGTTCCCGAAACGGTGCAAGAATTTTTTTCGATAGGTTCAACGATCGAAATCTCTTTAGTTTGTGGCTCGAGATCAACCGAAACGCTGCGTGTAGCAAACAAAGGTGGCTGTCCTGAATTGTGTTGTGTGCGGACTTTATGCAAAAAATCATCAATTGGATCATTGGTCACTGGTTTAACTAATCCCCGTTCTCTATTTGGTTTACGACTGTCAACTTTTTCCCTTTCTCTAGTTTGTTCGCGATCACCTTTTTCCCTTTCTCTAGTCCGTTCGCGATCACCTTTTTCCCTTTCTTTGGTCCGTTCGCGATCACGTTCTTTACTTCGTTCATAATTAACTTTTTCCTGTTCCTTAGTTGATTCCGAACTATCTCTTTCTCTGGTCCGTTCGCGATTATTCCCCGTTCGTCTACATCTAGGTCTAGAATGGTCGTCTAATGTTCTTATTTGATCATACGCCCTCGGTGATATGAACGATTTAATCGCTTTTCCGTTTTGTTTATGGGACTCATAGAAACTGAGTAATGTTTCGCGATAATAATCAGTCATTTTACTAAATGTTTGGATTATAAAGTTATCATAAGATCTTTCACTGTGTATCTTTTCTCTTATCAACCCTCTTTTAATTTTGTTCAATCGTGAGAACAAAATGTAAATGACGAGATCAATAAAAGGAATATCGTGACTATCACTGAATTCAGTATTTAGCGAGCAATGATATTTGTGCCCGTATCTCATATGCAAAAAAACGTCACCGTCATATCGACCACGCTTGTTTACGCGTTCATATTTGTATCCATGCAAAACAGTAGGTAACCGTGAATTTCGATTAATGTTGTTACAATCACGCAAAATTGATGTGATAATGTTTGCTTGACTTTTTAAACGATCTTTTACCCCATTTATGATATCTGTCCCCATTCTATTGTAAAACGGATGATGGTCAAGTTTTTGTGAAAAAAAGCGGTCCGATTCTTTGAACAGAGTGTCATAAGTAGCGAATGCAATTCGTTTTTCCATGTGATTTCTTTCTTTTTTTTATTCCTTAGATATGTGTCATCGTGATCATTAAAAAATCAATTTTTTTTGGCAATATAATTTGTTTCAAAAAAATAAATTATATTACATTTCTTGTCTACATCTGCCTCTTGATTCGTTTCTATTAAAACTACTCCAACGGTTACCGTTTATATCATCTGAATTAGAGCCAACTCTGTCCCAATAATGGCCAGCATCCTGTCTATTTTGACGATTACCTTGACGTCTGTTCCAGTGCGAATTATTAAAACTATTGATATATTTCGCACCTCCAACAGAATTATCAAACGGCCAATAATTATCATAATATTCACCGTAATAAGATGGAAAATGAGAATACATCCATTGATGATATGGTATCGATAAATTGAGATATTCATATGGTAACAAATATACGCCCAAATTTGGGACCAATACATATCTTGAATCGTTTGGTTGGGATGTATATGGTGCAAATTCGGCTGGTGCAGTTTGCTCCATAAGAGTTTGCTCCATGAGAGTTTCAATCAGAACGTTATTTTTGGCGGGGACGTTTTGGGGGATGACATAATCGGTCGATACGCGATTACCCTTCATCATATACAAAAAGAAAATGATTACAGCGATTATGATAACAATTTTAACTAAAGACATTAATATATTTATATGTAATAAAATAATTATTTCGTTAGTGGAGTTGGACGCGTTTTTAGAACATTGAACATCTAATCGTTCTAATAATTTTTATATAATGTTATAAATATGAATACTGAAAAACGTAGTAATACAACATTGTGGATAGTAATTGCTGTAGTTGTTTTGTTAGTGCTGATTGGTGGCGGTGTAGGATTATGGTACTATATGAAGAAGGATATCGTTATTTCTATTTCTCCATTGACAGATACGTTGATGCAAAACGAGCAGCGCAGATTCACTGCCATCGTAAGAGACACTAGCGGTAAAACAATAAATGACAGCGTAACATGGAAAGTAGATAGTCCGTCGGCTAGAATAGATGATGGTAACTTTACTGCTACCGGATCATCAGGGAGCGTAATCGTAACCGCAACGAGTGTCGAAGATCCTAGCAAATCTGCATCAGCTACAGTCACTCTTTTGCCATCTATGCCAATCTTCCTAAAAACAAATGCCATCATAACATCAGATGATCCACTTTATTCTAGAAACAGAGATTATAATGCGACAATGTTGAACAATGGAAAGATATGTGTAAAATCAAAAGATAATACAAATAAATGGTGTTCCTATCCAGAAGAACCACCTGGTAAATTTTTTACCAGAATGCAAGAAGATGGTAATTTATGTACATATTTAGAACAACCAGCAGGTCAGCCGTTAGGGGCAAGTGTGTGGTGCAGCAAATCAAAATCAGATGTCAAAGATAACTATGCTGTCTTAAACGAAGATGGCAAGTTGTGCATATACAAAGGAAAAGGTCCAGATGATAATAGAGGACAAGTATGGTGTTCAGGTTAATCATAATTTATAGTTTAGATTATGATTATCGTTTCTTCATTAGGTGCTAACTCTGTTTCTTTGTTACGGACAGGTGCTGTTTTATGTGTTGCATCGAAAAGTTGATCTGGCGAAATATCAACTACTTTCTCAATACCAATTTTCATCAAAATTTTATTGACTTCATCAGTTCTCTCTTTACTCTGTGCCATTGAATACAATGCAAATTTAAACAACAAACTAGAAAAAATGCCCACACATCCAGCTACAAAGGATAACATTCTAATATCAAAAAATCCTGCCGAAAAAGATATCATCGTAGAAACTCCCAAAAATATATAACCTAGCGTCTCAGAAATATCCCCAGTAGTTTTCCATCCTGATCGGCCCATCAAACCTAATTCGATATCTTTATAATATCGATCGTTAATCTTCTCGACAATATGTTGCTTCGTAACAGAATCCATATAATATATATTACAAAAAAAATTGATTTTTATTCACTCCAGTTTCTAAAACTAACAACATCTAATTCAAAAATGGATCACTACGATTTCACAAACGAAAACTATCCTATCTATGATAACTTCAAACTATCAAGTAAAAAAATATGTCAGCTCAACGAGTTAATCAAATATGACACCTTGAAATATTCCAAATCGCAGGTGATGAACACTAAAACTAAAGAAAACGAAATTAACGAAAATGTAAGAAAGTCGGCGCGCGCTAATATTAAAGACAAAAAAGTATTTGATTGGCTTGATACAAATATCATAGAAGAATTGAATACAAAACATACTAAAAATAAATTTCTTCTTGTGCGCGATGAATTGGATATCATTAAGTATGTAAAAAATGATTACTTTGCACAACATCAAGATTTTGTAAAATTTCATTGTGAATATTTGAAATGCGCAACTATATTGATTTGTTTATATGCAGATTGTGAAGGTGGAACAACTAAATTGTATTTTCCGGATAAAACAATTGTCATCAAAGAAACTAAAACTGTTGGTGGTTGTTTGTTGTTGAGAAATGAAGTTTATCATAGCGGTGAGAAATTAAAATCTGGCACAAAGATAATACTCAAAGCGAATATTTTCATTACTCCATTACGTATCCACAAACAGAAGATTACAAATGATGATTTTGTTGTAATTGGATTCAATAAAGATAACAGAATATTTATCATTCCAAATAGTGTTATTAAAAAATTTAAGAATTCATTCGTTGCGTTGTGTAAAACAGATGTTGCTGTTCCGGCATATGAGAAGATTATAGTTGATGAGGAATATGGTGCGTTTGAAAAAGTTTACGAAATATTGTTTGATCCCAAAAAAAGGCCAGATGCAAGTAGAGAAACATTAGACTTGCTAAATAAGTATGGATTTGTTAATGATACAATGCATTTGATAGATGAATTAATGCATCAGAAGAAGATAGCAGAAACGCAAAAAGTGAATGATTTTATTGAGAACAACGAGTTAACATATTTGACACAAAATGCAGGTGATTACGAATCGTTCAAGAAGATATTGAGTAAATATGATCATATTGTTCCGATCAGCGTGATTTTTGATAAAGATAAATTGATATGCATGAACACGTACGATGGTATTCCTATTTATTATACTGGTTTGGACACTTCTGAATTTAATTGGTTTCATGAACACGAAGAACAAGGAATATGCGACGTAAATTTTATTAGACGAACAATGTTATTTACCAAGCAGGATGTTTCTGTTGATGGTGTTTATATTTGTAGCGAAGGAACCGATACAGAGTCAGATAGCTATGATACGTCGGAAGATGGTGATCCTATTCCAAAAGAGGATGATGAAGCAAACAAAGCTAAACGTCAAACAAAAAAAGCAGAACTTGCAGTCAGAGCTATAGAAGCGTTGGAAAGTTATGCACCTAAAAATATTTATAGCGAAAACGGGTATGATTATGTACAATCGATAATCACATATTTGGCCACACTTAACATAATTAAGCATTCCGACGGTGATTATGAAAATAAAGCAGCTAAAACAAAACAAATAATTAATGAGAATCAAACTAAGTATAATATATACAAAATATCAAAGGAAGCAAAGGACCTCTTACCAGTTACTAAACCAAAATCTTCATACCAAAGTGCATATGTGTCTAAAAATGCCTTCAAAGATACCAAAATTGTCCGTCCCCATACTTCCTCTGTGAAAATTGAAATGTATCACTGCAACGAAACCGATTATACAGATGTTCAAATTGAGGTGTATTTTGGATTCATTAACTTAAAATTCAAACGCAAAACGACAATCAAAAAATAAATAAATCATTTATAAATCATTTATCTCATAAATCGCATAATAAGGGTTATCAAATCGTACATCAAATCCAACTGTATCTGTCAACGAATTACCACTGACCCATTTAAAACCATGATTTTCTAAAATATAATCCATTTGCAACCAGTTATAATATTGTGCATAACTATCATCTGCTTTACCATCATATATATGCGAATTCAGCGAATGTTCGATGTCGACGATAAGATGATCATAATCGTTAAGGATATGATGCTCAATCACAATTAAAACTCCCGTTTTTTTTAACACTCTGACACATTCATCTAATATTTTCGCCATACTTGTCTGTTCAATGTGATGTAGCGTAAAAATCAATGTAATAATATCAAATTCATTGTCCGCAAAATCTAATGTATTATCCTGTATCAATTTAAAATTAATTGGCATCTTAGATTTATCTTCCTTGTATGGCCCCCATTGTTCTATGTCAGTTCCATAAACATTTTGCGCTTGTAATCCTAATTTATTGCCAAATAACTGAGCTTTAAATCCATTCCCGCATCCAACATCCAAATATTTTCTACTGTTCCTTTTATCTTTTAATTCCAACGCAATCAATTCAAATGCATATACATATGGCGAGCAATAAATCTTGGTATCGACTTTTATTTTTTGATGTTCTTCTTTGTGTTTGACGATATATTCATAAATATGACTATCAGAATATCGCTTGATCTTGATACCATTGATCAATTTATCTACAAAATCAAATTTTAAAAAATGATTGAATAGAATATACAACCTAGGTAACTTTGCAAATTCAGATCCAGTTGTATTATCAATGTAGGTTATGATTTGTTTGTCGGACTTCATATTAACGTAAAATAAATTAGTTTTGGTATTTATGAATTCTTTTTTTTGGCATTCTGTTAAGAGTTTGTTTTTTTTGATGTATTCAATGTACTTTTCGTTAAAAAACATATTGAGTATATGAGATATTATTTTTAATTAGCGTCAGATTCTACAATATTAGAGACGATGATAGATACAATCTCTTTCGGTAATGAAATAGATTCCCTAACTATCCACCAAATATATATCTTTTTATTGATTTCTGGTAAATGTTGGTACAGACAAATCATATCGGTCGTCGTTAGATAATTTATTATTATTTTTAACGTCTTATTGATATAAGTAGTATGTTTTCCGAAACATCGATACGTGTCCATATTATATTTCAACAATGTTCCACGTGGGAATGATGTCAGATCCATATCACATTCGTCAACAAAGATGATATCTTTTTCAAAATCTGATAATTTAACATCGACGTATTGTTTTTCGTTGTATTTTTTGAACAATCTTTCGAGTATCGTCCTCTGTCGAGATTTTTTAGGATATAAATCAGCGATGTAAATACAAATGCACATGGATATTATTTTTGGTTCATAAAAAATAACTCCATCTGTATATAATTGGTATGTTATAATACCGAGTGTTATTGCCTCGATCATTTTTCGCAAAGAGTTTTCGTCGACAGCAAATAATGCTTTGCAATTTATTTGTTTATATTTTACAAAACGTGAATAAACAAAGTTCCTGTAAATAATTGATATCAAAATTTCTTTCGTTTTTGCAATATGTTTGACGAACGCTTCATCATCCAAATGTTCTATTTTTTTCAAAAACGACGCATGTGGAATAGTCCACCATCCTTGTGGCAGAACACTTTTAATTTGTTTAGAATTATCGCTATTGCAAAAGGAAAGTATATCAAAAAGAATTTGATTTGTTAATTTAGCTCCAAACAACGCACCAGTCAATCCATTTATTTCTAAACATTCTTGCATTTTATTATCAATATCTCATATTAATCATATTATGACTAAAAAAGTCAATTTTTAAAAACGAACAATAACATTATTTGTTTTTTAATTCTTCTTCTAATTTTCGATTCTTCTCTCGCAACTCTTGATTTTCTGCGTCAATTCGCTGTAGGGTTTTTAAGTTCGCAATATGTTCATCAACATTGCCATGCACCAACAAATGATACGCAATTGTCTTCTTAGTGTTCTCAATTTTCTGTATGATTTTATTCATTTTTTTTTCCAAGATTAACGTCATCATTTCATCACAAATATTCTCCTTTCGTACATTATATTTGATAGCATACTCTAGTAACATAAATGTATCATGATTTTCGTAGGCGGCATGAATAAGTAAAAAGTCATCTTTACTTTCATTATTCTTGTCCGGATGTGTGACCAATGCCAGATGTTTAAATAAATCGGTTCGCAGCTTTTCGTGTTCGCTCAATACGGTAAAATGATCGTCGTTTTGTGCAGGAACGCTACAGCAACATTTTGAATCCTCTTGTTTTCGCGTTACAAAATCAAAAGGAATTCCGTTCTCTTCCAATATTTTGCGATATTTTTCATCAATTTCGCTGCCATACTTTGCAAACATCGCTTGTAGACCGTCATATTCCAGTCGTTTTAGCCCAATTTCTTTGATCTTATTTTTAACATACTCGTCATAATTCATCATTTATTCAACATCATAATTATGTTACCATAACATTACATAAATCAATTTTTATAAAATCGCATGCACTCCACCAACATTCCATATATAATCTCCATTGATAAATTTATCTGCAAATTCCCATATCTTACCGTCGTAACTTTTCAATGTAGGATATGGGATCTCTGTATTTATCGCAGAGTATAGTGGATAGGAAGATTTGTATAATGTAATCCTATCTTGATTTTCATCTGTATGTATTTCTTTTCCAACTTGGACTATATTAAAATGCGTATTTGATAAAATCTTGTAGAGAGTACCAAACAATGTTCCTGAACCACCAACTATCCATAACGTTTTGATTTTTGCGACATAATCTTGCAGACGATCATGAAGAGATTCATAAAAATATTCTTTGTACATTGGATCATCTAAACCGAACGGTATCAAAAATGCGTTAGAATTATTTTCAATTTCTTTATCAATCAACGGCCAAATCTCTCGAAATGGTTTCTTTAAAATAACATATTCAACATTCGGATAGACATATTTTGTAATATGTCTTAACTTAATTGCCTCGTCCAAGTTAGTATCCTGAAAATATATTTTTAGTTTAATGTTCGATTTTAGTAAATACAATGAATAAGCAAACGCTAATTGTGCGTAACCATTCGATGCTCCTAGATATATTAACGTATTAATATTAGGTTTCTGTTTTAGTAAGTTTTGCAGATAGATCAGTATAGATCTAGTTTTCGAGCCACCGATTATCAAGTTATCACTGACAATATTCAATTTGAGATTCTTATAGCTGATCTGCTTGACGACGATGGATGGGTCGTATAATATCCTCGGAATTTGTGTGCTGTTGAAAAAAATGAGAAGAGACGTTGGATTATTTAAACTAGCATCTGCAACAAAAATATTGCCCATGTAATGTACATTTTCGATAGATCTGCATTCTTTTATTATTTTTGGAATATTCGTTTGATCAGGAACTTTAAAGGCAATGTGTTGCATAGGCTGCAATTCATGGATCAAGGCTGCATTATAATCTGCCAGTTCGATGTTAACGTACTCTTTTGTTAAATATGTTGATAAAATTTTGTCCGTAAATAATTTTTCATAGATGAGATAAAAAAATTCCCCATTTAGTAGCAAGTTAATGTTGCTGATTTTTTTGGGATTGAATTTGTACGTGCGATATTTTTTAAGTTTGGAGTCCATCTATATCGTTCAAAGATAAAATATTATAATATGTCCTAAATTATTAATGCAAACGCAAAAAACACATGTGTCATTTCCGTGGAAGAATCCCCAATGGGATAAAACTCTTGCAATCTTGAAAAAATGGAATCTAAATGAACAAAACGTTGATGCGCGGAAAAAAAATTTAGCATATATCCTTGTTATGTTGGGAGTCAAAAATCCAAGATTATCAGTTTTGCACAGTACATTTTATACTTACAAAGGTCCTATTGATTTGATGATTAAGGCGATTATTAATGGCGACAAAGTATTTCCAAACGGACAAGTATGCACTCAAACCTCTGTCGCTTCCGTCATCAAAATTACAAAATTTCAAGCGTTTATTTTGCAATCGTTATATTTTTTCAATCTACTTCCTGGCGAATATGCAACAATGCTAGCAAACGATCAATTTATTTTATGTATTGCTAATTATTTTGAACATGTGTGGAAAAAAATAAACGCTGACAATGCATGGGCGCATAAAATCATTATGATAGAGCGACGAGTTTTAGGAAAAACAGTTGCTGTGCCAAATTGGATCATGAGTGTTAAGAAGTTGAACAAGGTGACGATTAATACGGACAAAAAAGGAATAGAAGATTTTAGGGATTCTGCGCAAGTTAATTTTGCAGATCCAAAACCAGGTGGTACATTGCCATCTGCGAATGCTGACATTGTCCAAGAAGAAATTTTATTTTTGATTTATCCAGAACTATTTATTACGCAGCTGACGGTGCCAAATATGGAAATGAATGAAGCTGTTATAGTATCTGGCGTAACACGGACGAATAATTATACAGGATATAAGCAAACGTTCAGATATACTGGAGATTTTTCAAAAGATGACAACGATGTAACGATTATTTTTATTGATGCGACTAGGGGTCATGATAGATCAGATGTGAAACGACTAAGTAAAAAAATGAATACTGATTTGAATAAGGCTTTTTTGGGCTTTTCTGCTAATAACTTGAAATCGATAGCGACGGGTCATTGGGGTTGCGGGGCATTTGGTGGGAATTATCAGTTTATGTCGATCATTCAATTATTAGCTGCAGCGCAGGCAGAAAAATCGATTGATTATACAATGTATGGCGAACCGATCAAAGGATTCCAAGAGTTTTATAACAAGTTGGTTGCAATTAATGCGAATGTTGGCGAGATTTATTCGGGATTAATGTATGCTGTAAACAATAAATATGAAGAGTATTATGACATTATCATAAAGGTGATATTGACATTGCGAAAAAAAAATGATAAATAAATGTTTTTTATGTAAAAATATTTATTTATTGCATCAAATGCAAACTGTGCCATTTGACGTTTATAATTGTATTGTGGGGTACCTTGAACCATTAAGTTCGCATTTTCTTTCACAAACGTGCAAATCTTTTTTTTCAGTTTATCCGAAATATATATTTGGTAAGATAAATAAAAGATTGATGAAAGTATTTGGTGATCAATTATTTGCGCTGAAAAAAATGATGCAAGAAACTGGATGTGTCATTTCAGGATCTTTTATCATTCAATGTTTGATTGATGAATCGTGGGAATACTCTGACATAGATTTTTTTATACACATGCATAATAATAAAAATTATGAATCCTTAGTGACGGATTTTTTGGGTTATCAATGGTTGAATTATAACCCGGATGAAACTTATCATAGTATCAAAAATAACATGATAAAGAAAGTAAAAACATACGAGCATATTACGAATATTTATAGGATTCAATTTGTCAGCGTGGATACAAGTAATATATGTGCATTTGTCAATGAAACGTTTGATTTTGATATATGTAAGAATATTTATTACCATGATGGAAGAGACAATTTGCATGTCAATAATTTCGATAACATTTTGTTGAAGGAAACAAATTTTAGATTTCCCACAATATATGGATTCGAAGCAGCAATTTCAAGACACCATAAGTATACCCGGAGAGGTATCAAGTTTAAAAACAGAATTACGTTAGACCACATAGTTCCTATCAAATTAGATCAAAAACAAACAGAAATGGTAATGCAATATGGATTTACAGATTTTGAATGGGATTCAGTGTACCAACTAAGTGGAGATATTAATGTTATCGAGAAATATAACAAAATATATAGTTCAATTCGCGGTGATTGTAATGGAGATATGTGTGTAATTAATTTTTTAAAGGCTCAGATGAAACATGTTCATTTATGTGTATATTTTATTGTCGAACAATGTGCAATAGAATTTGCGATATTGTACAAAAAATAAAAATTGATAATTGAACAACTAATCATTAATTATTTATTTGTCGTATCAAAATGCAGTCGTTACCATCTGAAATTCATAGTATCATCACAAATTGTCTAAGTCCACATGAATTTTATTGTCTTTCGCTAACATGTCATAAATTTTTTCCTGGATATGGCAAACATATGATCGGTAAAATCAATAAACGTTTGTTTTCTTTATTCGGCGATAAATTGCCTGCTTTAAAAAAGAAAATGCAAGAAACTGGATGTGTCATATCAGGTTCATTTATTCTTCAATGCTTGTTGGACGTAACTTGGAAGGATAGTGACATTGATTTTTATGTTCCGACGAGAGATAATGAAATTACACAGATAAATGAGTATGGTCATTCCAAAACTAAGATGGAAGATTTTATGTATTATGATATGATGTATAATGGAATGAAAGATTGTGAATATGAAGATACGACCAATTTTCCGATAAAATGGATTAGAACGTATGACTCGATGCGATCTGATTCAAATATTCGATTAGATCCGGATATGCAAATAATATGCTTAGACATTAATAAAAATGCTGATTCCATTTATGGATCTATCGTAAACTCGTTTGATTTTGACATATGTAAGAACATATATTATTATGATGGGAAAGATCATATTCGCACGCATGATTTGAATAGTATTTTGTTACACGAAACACAATTCAAGTGTTCTCGGTTAGGAGCCAAGAGTGGTGAATCTCATAGAAACATAGACGCCAATATCCAAAGATACAAAAAGTATGTTGCTAGAGGAATAAAATTTACAAATGATATCAACGTTGGATTATTATCGCAAATAAAATTAAATGAAAAAGAAATTGCAAGTATTGAACAGTTTTTTATAGAAAAAAGACTACCTTATGCAACTGCTTTTGCGAAAGATAAAAACACAGTTTATCAAATTCATGGTGACAGAACGATGAAATTAACAGGCGAAGTATATCATTTTACACAAGAATATTGTATATATGATTTATGTCCTATGATCTTTTTTGGTATTTCTAATTATCACGAGCATATATATTTTCATGGATCAGGACCTGACTATTTCAGAACCGAATATGTTATCTGCTAAAATATTCCAAAAAAATTGATAATTGAATAACTAATCATTAATAATTCAATTACAATGTAAAGATGCAATCGTTGCCATCCGAAATTCATAGTATTATCACAAACAATCTAAACTCATCGGATTTTTATTCTCTATCACTAACACGTCGCAATTTTTTTTTCAAAATGTGGCAAATATATTATCGATTAAATAAATAAACGTTTGTTTGCGCTGTTCGGTGACAAGTTACCTGCTTTAAAAAAACTGAATCTGTCATATCTGGATCATTTGTTCTTCAATGTATGATAGATATATCATTGGAGGATAGTGATATTGATTTTTATGTTCCGATAAGAGATAATGAAATTACTACAATAGATCATAGTGGTCATTCCAAAACTAAAATGGAAGATTTTATTCTTTACCCACAACATTGTATTTATCTTTCAACAGTCCATTGAACGTAATATGCAAATCTCCAGCAAATACGATTCTTTGCTGCAACATTGCGTTTGTCATTCAATGGTCCATTGAATGTGATGTGCAAATCTCCGGCAAATTACAATTCTTTGCTGCAACATTGCGTTTGTCATTCAATAATCCATTGAATGTGATGTGCAAATCTCCGGCAAATTACAATTCTTTGTAAAAACATTGCGTTTGTTATTCGATAATTCATCGAATGTGACATGCAAATCTCTGACAAATTACAATTCCTTGCAGCAACATTGCGTTCGTCATTCAATAATCCATTGAATGTGATGTGCAAATCTCCAGCATACAATTCTTTGCAGTAACATTGCATTTGTCATTCAATAACTCATTGAATGTGACGTGATGATCTCTGGCAAATTAAAATCCTTTGCATTTGTCATTCAACAACTCATTGAATGTGGCGTGCAACTCTCCAGCAAATTACAATTCTTCGCCGTAGCATTACGTTCGTCATTCAATGATCCTTTGAATGTGACACGCAAATCCCCGGCAAATTACAATCCTTCGCAGCAATATTGCATTGCGAAAAAATTGATAAATAAATAGCTTAAATAAATTATTTATTCATCAACTGCAAAAATGCAGTCTCTTCCAATCGAAATATACAATCATATCACATCTAATCTCGACTCATACGGCTTACATAGTCTTTCTCATACATGCAAACAATTTTTTCCTAAATATAGCAAACATATCACGACTAAAATCAACGAACGATTATTATCTATATTTGGTGACAATTTGCCTGCTTTAAAAAAAATGATGCAGAAAACAGGTTGTGTTATATCTGGCTCTTTTATTATTCAATGTTTGCTAAATGAAACTTGGAAAGATAGTGACATCGATTTTTATGTATCAACGCAAGGAAACGAAATTACAAAAACTAATTCTGGCTATAATAAAAGCGCCGTTGATGATTTTATGTATAATGTGATGAGATATGATGGTTCCATAGATGATCAATATGCAGATATCGAAAATAATCCGATAAAATATGTTAGAACTTATAAACATTTAAGAAATATGCGGTTCGATGCGCGTTTAATCAAAATAAATCCAAAAATGCAAATAATTGGTATCGACGTCGCCAAAAATGCTAATTCAATGTTCGATTATATCGTCAAAACGTTCGATTTTAACATTTGCAAAAATATGTATTACTATGATGGCTATGATCATATTCGCTCAAATAATAACTTTGATGAAATCTTTTTAAAAGAAACTACATTTGAAATGCCAAACATAAAACAAATAGATATTCAATCGAATCTTGCTAGATATTGTAAATATAAAAATAGAGGGATTGCATTCAAAAATGTTCCATCATTCGATCATTTATCGCAATTTAAATTGAATAAAAAATGGATAAATTCGCTATCGGTTATTATTGTAGATCCCATCGATTGGGATTCTATTTATTATACACGATGTACCACTAAAGATCTTAAAGAAATAAACGCATCATTTATTTCTTACCAATACAGGTCTTGTTCCATCGAGAATTGTGTCATAACAGAATGTTTCAACATGGATCATAAACATATTACAACTTTTTGTTATGACATCGAGAATTGTGTCATAACAGAATGTTTCGACATGGATCATAAACTTATTACAACTTACAGTGACTTAATTAATCATGAATTTATCATCTTTGACAAAAAAATTGATTAAAAAATGGCCTCAAATGCTAGTTTTCATTATTAATAACAAAGATACTAATAATGGAAGCAATCACTTGTAAACAATGCAAACTCAAAAATAATTTTCTTGTGATCCAAGATAGGGCATGTGGTAATAGTTCTTATCAATATGGAGATAGTACAGTTAAAAATGGATATTTGCCAGAATTCTCATCAATTACTGGAAGTGATGGATGCGAGTTTAAAATATGCGTCGGCTGTGGATGGATTTCTGGTTTGAATTTAGAAATATTAAGAAAACAAATCAAGAAAGAATTTGCAGATGATGACGACGATGAAGAAGAGATTTCAAAAGAAGAAACGTTGAAAAAAACTAAGACAAGTAAAACTACTGGATCCAAAACAACCAAGAAACCGACTAAAGAATCTGGTTCTAAAACAACCAAGAAACCAACCAAGGAATCTGGTTCTAAAACTAAGAAAGCACCAGTAAAAGAATCTGGATCTAAAACAAAGAAAGAGCCAGTCGCTAAACCTAAAAAAGTCCCTGCTAAAGAATCTAATTCCAAGACAGATAAGAGCGCTCCGAGTAAGAAACTATCAAGCAAAGAATCAGGATCAAAAACAAATAAGACTACTCATAAAAAGAATACTATTGCGGCAAACTAATGTGTTGAACGTGGATATTATATTATATATAACAATATATATAATATGAATGACATTACGATTACATATGGTATTAACCAGTATCATGTTATCGATATTACTCAAGCTGTCTTGCAAACTTGTCTGAATGATAATATTTTACTTATCAAACGAGGAACTGATTTTAATGACTTTGGAGGCGATCCTCACTTCGGCCAAACTAAGACTCTCTTTGTTAAATATTGTCAAAATGGTAAAGTATATCATAAATTTTACGGGGAAAGATGCAATTTTGATATCAAAATCGATTTCAATAATTCGGTGAATGATAGTTTGAACGATTTTATAAGATCAAAGATAGCTGTCATATATGTCTATTATGAACGAATAGATGAACAAAAAAATCAAACAAACCTGGCATACTTCATTAAATATGCAATGGATAAAAATTTATGGTATGATTTGGATATTACGTATTTGTTCGTGATTAACGGACATCAATGTGAAGTTGTAATACCATCTTATCACAATGTGCATATTCTCAAGGAAGATAATTGTAGTGATTGGGAAGGATGGGCAAACGGAATCAAATATTTTGAGAAGACATTTCAGTGCCCGATATGGCAATCATTTGATTATCTATGCACTATCAATGCAGGTACAATCGGCCCTATCATGGAATCAAATACTAATGATCATTGGTTATTCCCGTTCTACAAAAAAATTAAAATTAATAATGCAGTCATATGTAGTCCATGTATTTCTTTTTTTTCACCATATCATCAAACAGGACCAGGACAGCGAGTTGTTCCCATCTTTACGTTAATCAAAATTGATGAAAAAATTATCAAACATTTGATGCACGACAAAGTTAAAAATATTAATAATGAATCGTTGTATCGTGGCGAAGAATATTACAATACTGTGTTTGGGCCAAAAAAGAATAAAGAAGATGCTATTCTAACAGGTGAATATGGTTTGTCCAAAATATTGATAGATAACGGTTATAGAGTGACAAGTTTATTGTATGATGACAATATTGATGTCAATGATCGATCGAATTGGGGCATAAATAATTTTACTGAACCAGATAGATTTAGATCGTTCAATGGCGTTTTTTTGCCCTTATCAACAATATTTATCAAAAATGTATGGAGAATGTCAGGGGACGTGATATCATACGCATCGCTACCCGTACTATATCATGAATGCGTAGATTTTGTACACAGAAAGTTAGGAATGGTAGATATTTTTAGAGATGTTAACGTGGATTACAGGTATGATTTGTTACCCCTTGAAAAATATGTTGCATATGGAACTGGAGAAAAATATTACCAAGACTTTCTATGCGCGGAAGAATTAATTTTGCACGTTAAATCTGGCAAAGATTGTCGATCATGTGCCATCTATGCACATTACGACCAAGACAATTTGATAAAAGATTATGTCATTCAAGCAATAAATACACTCATATATTTAGGGTATGAAGTATTATTTTTTACAGCATCCGATACATTAAAAAATGTTAGTATTTTACCGTGCAAGACTTTTTTTGTTAAAAATGAAGGACATGGTACAGATATGAAGATATGGCTACGAGCATGTCAGCATATTATGTTTAGTGATGCAAAATATGAATGGATTATGTTTTTGAATGACAGTTTGCTATTACCTATAAATGGGATCAATAATTTTAAAAATACGATTGATGAAATGCGACAAAAATCTGATTTTTGGGGCCATTGGGATTCTCCTGAATGTGTACCGCATATCATTTGTGCGGTTGTCGAATTTAAATTTAAGATGATAAAGGACGTTGTAATGTTTTTTCAAGAAGCGATCGAAAAATGTACTTCCAAAGGGGATTACATTCAAATTTTAGAAGTTAATTTTTCCAACAATCTAGTTTCAAAAGGTTATGTTGGTAATGTTGTAATTGATGAAAAAACATTATCTGGTAAGGAGGGATTAACTTGTCCAATATTTAATCCGTATATCATCCGACAATGGATCAATAATCCACGATCTTTTGCGATTAAGTGGAAGTATTGTATAAGATATTTAGAGAGTCAATGCGTATCACCAGAATTTAGATATTTAGCTCGCTTTTTGCACTTCGGACCATACGGATTAAAATTAGATATCGAAGAATGTGGAATGTTTCCATCATCATTTACTTTTGTTCCAAAATAATTACCTTTCATTAAAAGTGATTATTTTTTAATAAACGCAATCATAAAATCGTCAGATTTATGTGTGTTACGCGTGTCAAAATATTTTATTTCATATTTGTCCAAAACATATTTGCGATAATCATCTGCAAAACATGTTAAATCTAAGAAATGCTGGATATTATTGGCTTGGATATCTTCGATGACATATATTCCTTTGTCAGATAGAAATTTCTCTAAAACCATAAACGAAAAAACTTGATGATACAATATATGACTACCATCATCGACAACCACATCAATTGCACCGATATTTTTAACAACATCTAACAAATTCGCTTCATTGCCTTGATCAGCTACAAATGTGGTAATTCTATCCTCACCTTGTATTTGCCCTTTGACGTCATATATATCTATTCCGTAAACATTTGCATTAGGAAAATAATCTCGCCAACAGCGTAAGCTATTTCCTGTTCTGTATCCTTGTACCGAAACATGATGCATCTGATTATTTTCTACAGATCCAATACCTATTTCTAAAACAGATTTCACATCTGATCTGATATTATCAAAAAGTGATGCGTATCCGACAACGTAATTATGATAACCGTTTTTGTCCAAAAAGTAATTTTTGGAAATTTGATCTAGAGAATCCATAATATTATAACAAACAATATTTATTATAATAAATCAACTAATTACTATCGATGGGAAATACGCCTCTATGATGACAACTTTTTTATCATTTTTATACTTGTTAATCTTTTCTTTAATCTCCGCCGAAAAATTCCAAGCTAGTATCACTATCACAAACTTATCATATTTATCATTCACAAAATGATCGATGTTAACGATAGGAATGTTCATTTTTGGTGAGTATAGCCCTATTTTGAGGGGGTTTTCATCTATAATATAATCCAATTCAATGTTTCCGTAACATAATACAGTTTGTCCTTTTGCTGCGGCGCCGAAACCGATTTGTTTGTAATTTTGTTTCTTATGTTTCAAAAGTTCTAATTTTAAGTTAGCGATGATGTCTTGTGTTTTGACATTGAATTCGGCATAAGTTAAATCATCATATATTTTTTTATCTGTCTCTTCTTTGATATGTTCGTCGACATTGCATACGATATCGTTTTTGACTTTGCCAATTTCAAATATATAACTTCTACCATGGATAGCCGCTTCCATAATTCTATTTAATACTAAACCATTCCGTTCAACGAGGGTTTTCATCGATTTGGCGTTGTAGAAAGATATATGTTCGTGATATGTTGTGTCAAACTCGGTATTAACTATCATATTTTTTTGTGATGTTTGAATAAATAAGGAGGTATTGTCGTTCATTATTAATTTACAATTTTGCAAAAAAATGTCGACGTCACAAGTATGAGCAAAGACATTTTGGGCCGTTATAACATCCATAATAGGTAAGGATTTAGCGACGGTTTCGTTCCAGAAATCGCACGTGATATTGTGTCCTTTAGATTTTGCAATCTCGAATAAATTAGTCGCCGGATCAACTCCGTACGTTTGCCAACCTAGTTTTTTGAAATAGTCAAGTTGTGTTCCATCGTTTGACGCAATATCTAAAACTTTACCGGCAATTCCCTTGTAATTATGTATAAACTGAGCATTATCTTTAAAAAATAGCATTCCGGTTTGTGATGTTCCGCTAACGTATTTATAGGTTTTGAATAATAATTCAGGATTTACAGCATGCGAAAGTTGACAGTGAAAACAATTGGGGCAATACATTAGACGTAATGGATATTTATCACATACTGCATTTTTTTGACAGTAATTATTAGCCAACGGTTGATCCCCCAGATCAAGAAATAACACGTTTTGTTGAAGACAACATAAACAATGTGGTAGTAATTTACAGTCAGACATTTTATGCATAATATACAAACTATATTTAAAATAAAAAATTGATTTTAATTTTCATTGATGGTTACATCACTTATTAGTCAAATATCTAACAAAATGGAACTAGATAACATTAAATGTGAAATTTGTAATAAATTTCGAGAAACTAATGGTTTCAGAAAAATCGTAGTCGCTGATGTGAACCAAATAGATTGTCACATCACAGCCTATTTGCAACAGCACAAGTTTAATTCAGAATATCTTTGGTGGATTGTGCACCATGTCAAGCACACAAATAGACATTATGATTTAATGGTCAAAAAAGCAAACGGGATGAAATCGGAAATTTCTCCATTAGACCAGCTTACAAGACCAGTCATCAATTCGTTTATTTACAATCTTGCTCTTGTTGGATTGCGATTAGACATTGTTGATGAATTGAACAAATAAAAATTGATAAAAAAACATTCATGATTGATGTATATATTAAATATATATCATCTCATGCAAAAGGACAATAACGAAGAAGAGAAAAAAACAACTATCAACATTGGGCCTGATTATGGTCAAATGGCTAAACAGCAAACAAATACCGCAATCATCAGTTGTGTTATTCAATGGCTTTTTGCAAAGGATACTGTATTTAGCGTTCCTGAACTTGCCAAAATGTCAGGGTTTGTAATCGTTCTTATCACTGTTAAAACGATCGTCGAAAATTCTGCGGAGTATCTTAATAAATTACAAATTATTGATTCTACATATACACGATATTTATACCAGCGAATTAGATACAGATATAGTGGTATTGAAATTTATCAAAATAAAGATAAATGGTATTTTGATAGCAAAGACAAAACTATTCCAATATCAATGGATTTATTATCCGTATCCATGAGACGCAAGGGAATCATGACGAACATGCCAGGATCGTATTATTATAGCTGTTTTTTGTACACAATCAACGTCAACGTCAACCAGTATATGATCAGTTTTAGATATCCTGATTTGGATCAGCTAAATAAATATGTAATGGAAGAGATCATTTATCCATGCCGAGAGATAGTTATGTCAGGAAAGACACATATTTATAAATTGACATGCCAAACTAGTGTGTTAAAAATAGAACCAATGGAACCTTCGAATGCGTTCGCGACGGCGAATTATAGGGATTTGGAAGAAACGATCAAAAATTATTTTTTAATGGATAGTCTATTGAGATCTAACAACATACCATTGGGGATAATTTTTAGTGGATTGCCCGGAACTGGTAAAACATCTTTTGGATCATACATATCAAGTTCCGGCATATTTGATAAAGTAATATTATGTAACATGGTTCCTGTTACGACCAATAATTTTAAAGATTTTCTCGTTAATATGGAGCGTCAAATAGCACAAGCGTCTAAAAATGAAACACTTGAAGCAAAAAAAGTGTTAATTATTTTGGACGAAATTGATAAATGGGTTGAGTCTAGAATTAATACCAAAATTGATTCTATGCGGGAGGATGCCAGGTCGAAAACAGAAGCAAAAGAAGGAGCAAATGTAGGATTCGCAAAATTGACAGAAAAGGAAGAGGAAGAACGAAAGATTCAACTTAGAAATGATTTTTTTGAACAACTGTACTCACTCATCAATGGTCATATATTATCGGATACCAGAAAATATGTAGTCATACTCAATATGAATGGATATGATAGATTGTTTCAAAATCTTGATCCTAAATTTGATGCCCTCCTAGACAGATTTCAAAAATATGAATTTAATTTGATCGGTAAAAAAGAGATCGTGGAATATCTAGAAAATTTTATTAAGGAAGCTAAGAAAAATCTGAACAACCAATTATTGTTCCCATTAATCGAAAACAACTCACTGTTTCAATCTTTAGATACCTCTTCATACATGTATGATCAAATACCTAACGACATTCAAATATCATATCGCTCGCTTTATAAAATATTGATCTCTAAAAATAGGAACATCGCGGACATCATAGCGAGGTTAAGTTCATAAATCAACTTTTTTCAAATTGATTTACGAATAAAAAAAATTGATAATTTAATCATCTGGCAGGTTAATTTATCAAAATATTACCAAAATGGAATACTTTCTTAAATTGGTCGAAGATCACATAAAGGATTTTTATCGTCAGTTGAAGGTTGGTTTTTATCCTCATTTCAAAAACTGGGAAGAAACATATTTGATATGGTATTTGGTTCGCGATGGCATCCACCCTGAATGGGATGTTGAAACGTCAAGTCCCGATTTTGATCTTTGCGTTGCTATTTATTACGAAGCGCAACATAATAATTCACCTGATGAAAAGCTATGGCCGGTCATCGATAAATATTATATCTCTGGTATCAAAAAAGAAAGTCACGAGGCGGTCACATATTATTTATCGTGGAATCATGAAGCATACATGTTGACACAAAATAGATTCTTCAAGGAAAAAGAAATATCATTTTTGTGGCAAGCAATTATCGTCGAACATAAATATCTTATTGAACTTTTCAAAAAAAAGTTTGTAAAATTATTTCACGATTGTTGTAATGGAAATATCGACAATTTGATTGTCTTTAAAAACGTTTTCGGTCATGATTTTCCATTAATTGGACGATCAATTCTAAATGACGCAACGATTGATCAAACTCTTTGGAAATATATTAGCGAAGGACATCATTATTATATTCCTTCATATATCAACACATGCAATATCGAATCATTCATCAAATTGATCGATATCGACATAGAACATCTCAAATTGTATAAGCGAGAAATATCTAGCGGAAGGGGGTTATTTTTGAAAAAAATAGTAGAGAGTGGATTATATGACAAAGATTATGAACAATTTAAATATCAGCGGGATGGTATTGAAAACTTGAATGATAAAGTGCGATCTGGTAGAATAGGTCGGGAATATTGGCGTAATAAACATCGTAGCAGTAATTATTGGTATGATAGAGATATGGATCCTGACTTTGATGAGTGGCACGAACAAATTTATGGTCAGGATAGACCTGGAACACCGACAAAATATCCAAGAGGGAGACTTAATGTCAAGGAGGATTATGTTCCTGCAAATTACAACGGTGAAAAAGTTTTTCAAAAACCAAGATCCACTCATTTGGATAACAATCCAACACAACAAGATATCGTTAATTTTGCAAACGATTATTTGAAAAAAAATTGAATTATTTAATTTTACAAGGTTCATAGCTTATGAATTTATTAAAATGGAGAACATGATATCTGATCACGTCACTGGACTTAATAATAAATATGGGTTGCCGACTGACGCATTTGACAAAATTTGTCAGATAACTTTTGATAATAATAGTAACGTTGATGTTTACGAGAAAAACGGCTGTATTGTTGTTGTGGGGCCAACTTATGGAGTAAGTAGTTTTTTACCGATCGAGACATTACGACATTTACTTTGGGAAGATGTATCTACGAATACATCAATCATCCTTAAACAATTTACGATTAATACCAGTAGCGAAATAAGTAGCGCAGTCGCTGGATATTTTGTCAATAAATTTGGCAGGATAAGTATTGTGGACTGCATGGTTGTTGGTCAAGTTGTTGATTCAGAGCGATTTGTGTGGCTTGGTCACGGTTGTGCATTTACTGGTAACATATATTAAAAAATTTTAATCAATATGTGAACTCGAGAACACGGCGAATAGTTAATTCTCTGTTTAAATTTGATGGATCGTTCATTACCGAATGAATGATGTTGACAATTCCTGAGTTGATATATTTGACCCAATGATTCGGATCTCCCGACATCTCACTAAAGAAAATGCCGCAAAATATAGGAATAAAAATAGTTTGTCTGTCTGTCTCAGACAGAAGATGTCCCCAAAAACTCATGTTGGTACCGCCTCGCGATGTAGGTTGATTCCATAAAAATTGCATAAATCCATGATTAATATATGCTGGTGTATTATAATTTTCGTTTAAATTCCCTGTACCAGACAATTTTTGTTTGATTTGCCAAGCTGGTATCATATCTTCAACTGCTTTTTTGGTTTGCGAAACGGTTGCAGATTTAGATGTTTCTTTACAGTCCGGGTGGCAATTTGAATAGTATCTTCCTGGCCTATTTCGCATCGGTGGACATCGTTTTCCGCAATTTGGTGTCATACAAATCGGGTTAGGATGTTGATTAGGACAATCAACGATTTGACATCTATCTCCATTGCAATTCATTGTATTAATTGTATTAATCGTTTTGAATATGAAGGAAGTACCAATGAATCAAGTTTTCAATTTTTTTTGTAAAAATTGAAAACCTAAATTATACGCAAATGATATATCATAATATTAGCACAATATGGACCAAATAGACATCAATATATGCATCTTTGCGTTTTTGTCATATACATGCCGGCGTAATCTTACTATGATAAATAGGCAAAATAACAAGCTAAAGACGTTGCTACCAAATATTTGTGATGAAAAAAAATTTATTGAATCGTTCAAAATAAAACGAAAAGATATGATGAAAGTGTCTTATGTATATTTTTTAGAAATAATGTTTGATGGTTATGTTTCTCTAGTAACAACCAATGTTCGTAAAACTATTTTTTTGTTAACAAGAAACGACATATGTTGCGTGTTATATGGATTAGCAAAATTCGATAAATTGGATATGATTAAACATATTTTATCAATTACAGGGAAACGAATTTGGCATGAGAAATCAATTATGAATGGAGCTGCGAGTGGTGGTTCGTTGGATATATTACAATGGGGTTTAGATAGATTTTTTAAATGTGATCCAGATATTTGTATACTATCAATGTTGGCAAACCATACCGACGCGATAATTATGTTAGTAAAAAATGGTTGCAGATTAGATAAATCGGTGTTAGAGATGGCCAAACAAGTTAATAATTTATTCATGGTGCAATGGTTGAAAAATAATCAAGATCTCTTTTTTTCGGACTTAATAGATCTGCGATAAAAAATTGAATAATTGAATCATAGCATCTATATTTCAATTATTGATACAGTAAATATGATGGAATGGATAATCATTGATATGCACATGTATATTAGTCACTTTTTGAGTGATTTCAGCAAAATAAGCTTATCATCCTGTTCTAAAAAAATGGATCAATTGAAGTATCTTTATAAATATGTTGATAGAATTGATATCGAAAAAATATGTGCATTACCATTTTATGATAATTTTACAAAAATTCGAACTAATGAGAAGTTTGAAAAAATGTTAGGATCAAAGTTATTTTGTGGGAATAACGTATCAATCGAGCTTCCTAAAAGTGTGACTAATTTAAAATGCGATCGGATCGATATTTTGTTAGAAAATAATATTATGCCTAAATCAATTACGCATTTAAAAGTGAAAAATATGTTTAACATAGAAAATATGCCTCTGCAGATAACTTATCTATCCTTTGGATCTCTATCTACCTGCGCGATTGAAGGAATTATACCACAGTCTGTTACGCATTTAGGATTAAGTTATCATTATTCTGGTTCTATCAAAAATTGCATCCCTCCATCTGTTACTTGTTTAAAATTAGGAAGATGGCATCGTCAATATATTTCTGAAATTCCTTCATCAGTGACGCACGTTATTTATTATTTCCATTCAGACCTTACAGGATTACCTGCGTCAGTTACGACACTTACTCAAAAAAGAGGAGATATCGCACCAATTATACCTCCAACTGTTCAGACTTTTTATCATTGTCCCAAAAAACATGCAGGTAAAAACTTTATATTTTCATAAAAAATGAAAATCAAAATATCATAACATTCCATAGATTATCATAATAATTATGACTCTCCATGGATCCAATCGTTGATTTCTTACTACAGCAAAATCATCGTTGCATTTGCATCGTCAAAATAAACAATGATGTAATCAAATGGTGCGGTCAAACTATCTGTCCAGATGGAATTTTATATGACAAATTGTTACAAAAAGAAAATAGACGGCAAACGTTCAAACAAATATTAATAGATTCTAATCATAGCTGTATTTATGAACAAGAAACATTCCCTGTCAAGATAGTATGGTGCAAAGAAGAACCATGCAGAGGCATCGTTCAAAAAAGTGTTGAGGAGCAGACGTGGCACAAATTATATCCTTCATAATTATTAATAATAGTCTATCATTAATAATTGATAGGTGTCTGTTCATCTATATCGTTCGTTGTTCCATCTAGAATGCATATATTGACGAACATATTATTTTTTGCTAATTCCTCGTCACCGCACAAGTAGCGGATTAATATGTATACATTGGCGATAGCTATTATGAACAATAATGACGATATAGTACCCAATACACCTAAACCACAACAAAAACTCATATTATCGTAATAGCATGCCATTTTTTTCTCGGGCGGACAATCGGGCAAATCATTCGGACAACCGGTAGTTTTATCACTATTCGGATGTTTTGAGATAACTAATGCAAATGTTGCAAAGACGCTGCAAGCATATAATGCAGCGAGGCCTATTATGACAATTGCGATGTGCATGATCTTAGTGCATATTTGCATATTTTTTTCGTCTATCGTCGATTGGGTCACCATTTTTACTAATGATATTCATCAAAGTAGCTCCGTGAGATTTCAATAATCATTTTTTTATTTGCACTTCGAAAAAATTGAAAATAAAAGTGTCAGATCATAATTTTAATCATAACAAGGTCAACCAACATGGATCCAGAGGTTGTTTATGAATATAACAAAAATGAGTCACCGTTTTTTGCCATTCCAGGAGAAACAACACAATTACATTTCGGAAATAATTTTAATCAAAAATTAAAAATCAGACTTCCTACTAATTTGACAGAGATTCGTTTTGGCAATTCGTTTAACCAACCTCTCAATGGTTCTATCCAAAAAAACGTTAAGCGCATATATTTTGGTAATAATTTTAATCAACCAATTGATCCAGAGGACATAAAAAATGTTACGGAAATTTATTTCGGCAGAGATTATAATCATCCCATTATCTTTAAAGATGGTATCAAAATAATCAGATTTGGATTTAATTTCAATCAATCCATTAAAGGATCATTTCCTAATACTCTTTCAAAATTAGAATTTGGCGATATGTTCAATCATCCAATATCAGGTTTGTTGCCGGATAGTCTCAACGAACTAAAATTTGGTAAAAGCTTTAACCAGCCAGCTACGAAATTGCCCGTAAATCTAAGCGAATTACGTTTCGGAAATGATTACAATCAAGCAGATACAAATTTGTCAGAAGATCTCGAAGTACTCCATTTTGGCAATAATTTCAACAAAAAATTGGATTATATACCATTAAAAGTTTGGTACTTGATAATCGGTAAAAGTTATGAATATTCACTGGCTAATAAATTACCACCAAAGTTATCCCACTTAAATCTTTATTGCAAATATGACCAAAATTTAATAGACACTTTTCCTAAATTTCTTTCGCATCTAGATTTGTCGTACAAAACAAACGTCGTGACTCTTCCTAATCATCTAAAACGCATCACTTATTCGCCACCATCGATTCCTGTCATGGGTTTGCCATTAGATCCTGATTATGTATATGCAAAATTTCCTCCTTTGTTTGGCGCCGAAATCAAATTTAAAGGACCAGGCAATTTGGCGTCAAACGTCAACATCGAAAATTATGATGACCATATCAAAATTCCAAATGGATCCATCGTGACGATTGATGATGTTTCAGTTATTGTATCAAGTACAAAAGATGGTTTGGATCTTACGCCAAAAGAGGCCATCGATAATAAGATTGTGTTACCGATCAAAACCATTATATACCGAAGTTATGAATTAGGGATCGAATTAATATCGCCACATGAAGCAACATTAAATGATCCAACCGAAGTCATACTACGCGAGGATACTTGGATTCGCAAATGTAAATCTTCAAATATTATGAAAGTTAGTGAATGTGTTGCCAAAATTAATTTTTCTAAATAATATGACATATTATTTAGAAACAAATCTAATCATCCAAATTTCTCAATTGTATCATAACGTCATCTGCTGGTGATTCTTGATCTTTGATGATGGAATAATCGATGTCTGTGACCTTTTCACATAATATTAATACCATGCCGATGATCACAAATAATAAAGCAGCCACAAACATGCTAAACGGGATTCCAATTACAAAACAAAGGCCCATATTATCATAATGACATAACAAACGTACATTTGAACTACATTCTGTTTCATTTCCAGGACAGCCTGTATTTCTATTGTTATCTGGATGAGCGGCTACTGAAAAACCAAACAATAGATATACCGAACAAACATATAATATTCCGCAACATACTACCATTATTATTGCCATTATAACATCGCGCATGATTAACTTACGCTGTCCAATATCTACCATTTTGAAAATTGATTTATAAAACAGATAAGTTTAGATATTTTATAATCAATTTTTATTGTAGATGGTCTTCTAACAAAATCATATTGTCATCCGATTCTGTTTCCTTTTCATCAACAGAACATATATTTATTAACAAATCATATACGCTTATGACTATCACGGAAACCATCGCAAATAATAAACCGATGAGCATAATTATGGAAAGTGATAATACAACCAATATTATGCCAACGAGATAACAAGGATACATATTATCGTAAGAACATAGTAACCTTACATTCAAATCACATGTTTGTTCATTGCCAGGACATCCCGAGTACCTATTATTATTTGGAAAAATTGAGATTGAAATTCCAAAAAGTATATATGCAATACATACGCAATATACAGGTACAGTGATGCAGAAAATGATAAATCCTTTGATATTATTGTGAAGGGAAAATTTTGCCATTTTAGTTTCAACGAATAGATAAGATATTATATGTATTTTAAAATCAATTTTTTTAATGATATGTTATTATTAAAAAAATCAAAGCAACGATATCTGGCAAGATAACCATTCTCTAATTGTAAAATCGCAATCCCCTGCGTTACTATTTATTAATTGAATAAAATAATCTTTTTCTTGTCCTCTTGACATCAACAAAATACGATATAACCATTTTACAATTTCGAAATGATTATTTCTACAACTTGTCCGGAATCCTGGTACACAATCATATTTGGCAATTCTTTCGGGTCGATGTTCGAATAAATCTATGCATAAATCAGGATATCCAAACCGACATGCTTGGATAAAATATGTTGAAATAAAATATATATCGGAAGTTCGCAATCTTTGGATTTCCTTTTCTATATGTTTCCAATTGATAAATTTGGAGTCCTTTTTGATAAGGTCTAGAAAATATTGATTTACCATAACTAACTCGACTATATCACGAATGTTCGAAAAATGGATTATCAACTCCACTACATCACGAACATTCCAAAAATTAATTACTGTCTTGATCATCTATATGTGTTCGTCTAATGAACAACCTTGCAGGTAGAAATTTTTTAATCATTTTTTTAGGTCAGCGAATAAAAAATTGATTAAAAAACACTCTAGTGTATATACATTAATACTAAATATCAAAAATGTCCAAGCCTAAAGCAAAAACTGTAAAGAAGAACGCAACTAAAATTAGTGAACCTGTTACGACAAAAAAGAACGCGACAAAAGTTAAAAAAGATGAATCAAGCGAAGATTTTGAATACGAACCATCTAGTTCAGAATATTCTGAAAGTGTCAGCGAAGATTTAGATTCCTCAGATCATTCAGATGAAGACGAAGCAGATTTCGGCGAGGAATATGATATATATATTAAGAAAAATATCAAAACCCTTACTAAAAATCATCCTGGTGTTGAAGTCACGCAATTGTTGAAAATCATTGCACACGATTTTATTGCATCAAAAAATAAAAACAAGAAAAAGAAAGAAGTACCTAAGAAATCATATTGGCTGGTATATACTGACGAAAACGGCGATCGAGAGGATTGCAACGTTTTTTATTCTTATCTTGTCAAGGCACGTACAGAGCATGAGGCTCTCGTAATTTGCGCGGTGGATAGTGATTGTGATATCAAAGGTTTGGGAGCGAGACCAATGGACGTGCTCACGATTGATACGATGAACAAGCATTTCCTCAGAAAATAAATAAAAAAAATTGACATTTTATATTCTCATATAAAGCCTTAATCTTAAGCATTAATCATCAAAATGGGAGCTTTATTCGATCAAGATGTCAGAGAAAAAGAGACTTTTGTCGATATGAGTGACTATTCTAAATTCCAAATTATGGAATATATCAAAGCGCATCGAACTAAAAATATCAATTTTCCAGAAAATTTTAGGAACGTCATGAAAATGATAGAACTAAATAACACCAAATTGTTACCAATGGCCATGGAATTATACTATAAACTGTTCGAAATATTTGGTGAATATCATAATACGGGACCTAAAAAGAACACATTTTATAAAAAGATATATTTTATCAAGCCCAATTTTAGTGCCACACAAGTAAACGAAAAGTATAAGATAGATATGGAAATGTTTAAGATTAAGCAACTTACACCATTTAATGATCAACTTTTACAAATTAAGAGGCCAGATCTTGCGATGATAACCGCAGATATCCGATTAGATGAGTATGATGAATCGTTCAATGATGTTTTGGCAAAGAAAGATATGATGGGAATTAGTAAGCGGATTTTGCGAGATATACCTGAATATCTAAAAATGCGGTTTATCAATGTCTACAATAGAATATTACATAATCCAGAATTAATTAAAGGATCATGTTTGTCAAAAGGATCATATGTTTATAAAGTAGCCAAAAAGGGGGCAACTGATAATATAAACTCGTTCAGACCAATTTCATCATTACCCAATGTTGTCAATCAATTTCATCGTATTTTGAATATTCGATTAAGTAATTACATGTTGGCTAACAAATATCTTGATGTTAACATTCAAAAAGGTGGTGTTTCAGGACAAGCGGTGCCAATTGTATCACAATATTTTAAACTTAAAAATGTGATCAAACATGCAAACAAAAATGGGAAACCATGTGTTGTCGTATTTATAGACATAACCAATGCATTTGGTAGTATTAACAAATCGGTACTTTACAAAATATTAGGAATGTACAATGTCGACGAACGTTTGATTAGATATTTATCGGTGTTTTATGATAATTTGGAGTATTATGTTGAAATTAATTCAGTAGGGCAGTTATATAAGTGGGGCGATGGATTGATTCAAGGTTGTTCTTTATCTCCTTTATTGTTCGTGATTGCGTTGAATTATATACTCAAAACAATTGATGAAAAATATAAAGGTGTATGTGGATATGACTTTACGGATAAAATCAAAATTTTGTTGACAGCTTTTATGGATGACATTGCGATTGTATGTAATAACGTCGCATCGGCGCAATTGATATTTGATGATTTATGCGGTCTTTTTGACATGTTGGGATTACAAATTAATAAAGAAAAATGCGGTATTATGACGATCAATGAGCCGACTGTGCCAATTAAAAGTTTGGCAACGATTCAAAAAGTGGATAAATACAAATATTTGGGCGAATATTTGACGAGCAACGGAGATTCTTCTGAAGCATATGCGATGTTATTGACTATAACAATGGCCAGACTTATTCGATTGAACAATAATCCAAAGCTAGACAATGCTAATAAAATTAAAATGTTCGAAACATTAATTTTGCCGCAAGTGCAGAAGAAATTAATGATAATGTATGATATTGGTACATCTAAACGAATTAAAATAGCATCTGTTATCAAAACATATGTGACAAAATGGGGGAATGTACCGTCTATGAACTTGTTTGGTGATCTCATCGGTTTAATGTCAACATCCAATGATGAAGTTATCCAAGGGATAATATCTGAAAATATTTGTAGAGATGATACGTTGGAACATGACATCGCAATATCCGATTACATTTTCAAAAACCCGTGTGCTGGATTTGGATACGGTAAAGTAGATGATGAATTTGAAGTAGATGCAGAGATAGATGCCCTTGAATTGATAGCTGACAACTAAGAATTTTTACCAAAACATTGATAATATTTTGATAAAAAAAAATTGACTTTTAAAGTGCCAGACAAGATAACTATCAATAATAGTATCAAAAAACAAAGGACATACACATTTAAGATCATCTAAGATTTGTTTTTGCATATATCAAGGAATTAAGATCATTTTGTGCAGCTACAACAATGATAATTCCTGCATATTCTAAGAAATTTATGACTGTTTGTATCAACAACCTGTTCAATTAATTTCTGCATATCATAAAAATGATAGACAACCATTTGTTAACGAACGTTATTGACATTCATTTTTGCATATTAATATTTGATAAACAAATTTATGAATTTATTTCTTCGGCGATAATATCTACATAGTTTGTTGCATATAACTAAGGAATTAAGATAATTTGGTACACCTGTAACAATGATAATTCCTGCATATTCTAAGAAATTTATGACTGTTTGTATCAGGCATAATGTTCAATTAATTTCTGCATATCATAAAAATGATAGACAAACATTTATTAACGTATGTCATTAACATTCATTTTTGCATATTAATATTTGATAAACAAATTTATGAGTTTATTTCTTCATCGATAATATTTACATAGTTTGTTGCATATAACTAAAAAAGAAATTTACGATTTTTATGTTTTGCACTTGAACATTGTTAATAATTTCTGTAAATAACGATAAAAAAGAAATCTATGATTGTATGTTTATGACCATGTACACATGATTTCTGTATACAACTGAATAAAAAAAAATTTACGATTGCAATTATGATATTCGAATTGATTGCAAATAATTTCTGCGATAAAAAAGAAATCTATGATTGTATGTTTGCTGCATTATGTACACATGATTTCTGCATACAGCTGAATAAAAAGAAATTTACGATTGCAAATAATTTCTGTATATAACTAAGAAATCTTACGACATATAACATTGGAACATGTTGTATTATTGATTTCTGCTTAATAAAAAAAATTTATGATGTGCTATTTCCGCCAGAATTCAGTTTAAATTTTTGATGATAAACTAAGGATTAGACGATTGACACTAGTGGTCCATGTGAATTATTAATCCTGCATATAATAAGAAAATCATACGATGATCATTTGTGGATCAACTGATGAGAAAGATTTTCGCATAATTTAAAAAATCAAAGATATTGGATTTATGTCCCGTATGTTATCGATTTTTGCTATATAATTAAGAAACTTTGATAGTAATAATAATTGCCATTTAATCCAGTTTCTGCAATTTTTTTAATATCATTATGATGTTAAAAAAATTGATTTTGTTATTCGTAGGATACTCATTATCATATTATTATTATTATCTTATGCAACGGATTACTAAAGTGTTAACTCTTGAAGAATTGAATGACAAAGTTTTAATCAAAGCTTACATTGAAGATTCATTTAAGGCAAGAAGGACACAAAAAGATAAAAAATTATACAAAAATATTAATTTGATATTCGGTAAATATCCGGAAATCATAAAGCAAATAATTAGCAATATCCAAACATTAGGATATTACAAAGATTATTTTCACATACTCAAACATTCACAAAATGCCAGATTAGATACATACTTATACAACATAATTACGAAAAAGCTACGTGATGATCTTAAAAATTTAGAACTAGGTAAAGATATTTCAACGTTAGGAAAATATTTGCCCAGAGAAGGATTTGGTGCAGATAAAAAGCGTAATTTTATTGATACCTTCAATGAATTATTTTTTTTTAAAAATGAAGATCAATTTGTGACCAAATGGTTATGTCGTAAAGTACCATTTGGAAAAATCAACGATAAATTTTCAGCCAGACGGTTATATCGCAAAATGAAAACTGAATTAAATGAGAAGATAGGTACGATCGAATCAAGATTATGCACAAAGACCCTTGATAAAATTGAATATGAAAAAGTCGCACCACGTGCATTAAAAAAATATACACCAAAATTATTGGCAAGTGAAATAACAAAGGTGAACTTTGAGGCATTTATCTTGGGTAAACTTTTGAGCATGACTTTAGATGAATTGATGAAAGAGATAATAAGGGGCAATCGTGGCCCGGAAATGATCGAAAACGTATGGTCTAAAAATAACTTTTGCAAAACATATTCTTTGGACAAAATAATTTCTGATTCGGTTTGTATAATCGATTTATCCAAGGATATATATGAAACGAACAGCGCTTACTTTGCAGTTGGTATTGCTTTGTTGGTCGACCAACATTCGAAAGTCGAAAAAAATGTGATTATTGGAAGCGAGACAATAGAGTTACAAGGAAGCATAGTTGAGAAGACAGCGCACATTTTGAGACATGTTGGACCGTGTAATATCGATATCCAATCCGTAAGTAACCGCGCGTCAAATGTTATTGTTGTCACGCCGAAGCAAATAAATGCACAGGATTTCGCGAACATTACGCACATCAAGACGCTTGAACATGGATTTCATATATTCCCACCCAATGCAGCACCCATAACAAGACACGTTGTCCATGTAAACAAAGAGATCGTCAAGAGAAACATTAAATTTCTTACTAATAATTCTCATGAACTGTTAGATAAACGATCGCCGATTATTTTTATTTTTTGTGTTGTCATGTTGCTATCAATTTTGCATTTGATTAATCGTTTTAATATTGTTTTATAAAATAATATTAAAAATCGACCGTGATGTTCGTCGAGTAAAGTTTATGTTGATGATAATTGATGAGATGATTTATGATATAAAAATAAAGCTACTATTATAATTAGTGGCCAGTATAATGACGGATACAACAAATGAAGATGTTGAAGAACAAATTTTTGATGCGATCAAAAAAAGATCAGTGAAGGAAAACGGTTGTTCGATTTGGAAAGGGCCGAGTAATGGCGATTCATGTTTTATCAGACACAATTGTTATGGCGTTCGAAAAAGGACTTACATTACAAAATTTATTTGGGAGCGTCATCATCCAGATCAATTATGTAATAATCTGAATCAAATTGTGCACACTTGCAATAATCCCAAATGCTTTAAAATAGAACATCTTAAAATGATAGAATTGATGTCAAATGAGGGAAATTGGCAAGGATCGTCTAAAAAAAGGAAAAATGATGACAGCAAAATGGAAGAAACAAGTGAATTTTTATCAAAAGAAAAAGTTTGGCAAAGATTAATTAAAAAAGGCAAATTTGATGACACCAAAATATATAACAACAAAAAATGTTTTATTTGGACGGGAAATCAACACTCTGGATACGGTTGTATCGGAATTAATCATAAAACATACCCGGTTCATCGTCTCTCTTTTTGGATAGCAAACGATCAATATGATAAAATACATGATATCCCTCGTCACGACGGAACTTTTGATCTTCATATAAGACATCTTTGTTCAAATTCTTTATGTTTTGAACCGTGTCATTTATCGTTAGGGACAGCTAGCCAAAATAATTACGAAGATAAAATAATTGCGGGTACTTTGAGGCGAGGCGGAAATCATCCCAAAAGTACAATTTCTGAAAAAAAGGCAATTCAAATAAAATTGTCCAGATATCCTAAAGACGATGCAAGGTATATGACACAAGCTGCGAGGGCTGAAAAATTTAAGGTTAAGATTTCTCTTGTAAGAAGTATTGATTCTGGACAATCGTGGGGTCATCTCTTTGGAATGGACAATGCAGCTTCAGCAAAGTTGCGAGAAAGAAGACGAAATAATCCCAAGAAAGCGAAAGAACGAATATGGGACAAAAAAATGTTTGAAGAAGCAAATAAAAAATTATTGGGTCTTTCTGTTATAGACAAAAAGAGTCCAAAATATAATTCTTCACATTGTCGAGTATGGCAAGGAAAACTCAAACCGGATGGATCCCCGCGTGCTATAGGTATTCACGGTAGATATATTGCTCCGAACGTATTAGCTTGTTGTATTAAAAATAATACTTTGGACAATAAAAATAAATATAGTTATCGCAAATGTGGTAATAAATTATGCGTAAATGCTGATCATATCGAATTTACATCCGCAAAAACAGGGGCAGGAAAGAAATTGTCACAATGTGACGTAGATGAGATCCGGCGCTTGTTTAAAACAGGCGAATATACACAAAATATTTTGGCAGAAAAATATAACGTGTCATTTGGAACAATCAATAGCGTTGTAACCGGAAAATATTGACGATCGTTTTTTTCGCATTGTTAATAATAACAAAATAAATTATTTTAATATTGTTTTATAAAATAATATTAAAAAAATCATTAACAGTTTGTCATAATTCATATTTTACTTAAGTAATTACATATAAATCAATCATTCACTATCAATATCTCTTTTAATCTCATTCATTGAACCACTCTTTCAACAGATCAACATAGTCAACCATGACTTTAGCTTCATTCGTTTTATCTGTATGATATTCTGCTTTGGCGATTACTTTGAAATCGTCAGTGATAGCATGATATTTATCGGGCCAAGCACGAAATTTATTTGCAAAGTCATTATCCCATCCATCAATGAAAACTGGATATGGAGGATTGTACTTTTCAATAAAATAATTTGCTCGAGCGACACGATCTGCGAATGTTTTGTGTTGTTCAGGTTGTTCTACACCAAATAATTCATCGATATACACCGGCCATTCATTGGAATGCGCTTCCGAAATCTGTATCAGTATAATATTAATATTATGCTCTCGCACTTTATCTGCTAGTTCGAACAAGCGAGAAATTCGAACGAGAAACGGAGGTCATGATAATGAAAAAGCAGCAATAATTGTTCTCTTCGCCCCTCCTCTCTTAATTTCATCGTACAAAGATGTAATCTCCGTCCCATTAATCATAAACAGGGGACAATCAGGTATCGCATCCCCTATTTGTAACGGCTGTTCTGTATAATAAACGCATTTATTACCGCGCATATAATGTACCGCATTCAATACCTCAGCATCATACTCTGTCGGGGATGTATAATAGTTTCGAAAGATCGTTCTGTACATTTCGACACTTTCGTCGCTCGTATCGAAACCAAAATGAGTAAGAGTTAATCGGTTGAGAGTATGTTCGACTGTCAAGCTTACCAATGGCCGATTCAATTTAGTTGCATACAGTGTCCGACCAACATCACTCCTCGTAATCTCTTCTTCATAATTTAGCATTTTGATGACAAGCGGCTTGTTTTTAACATCTGCATGTGTGAATGGCCTAGTATCTCCAGGTTCAGATACACCCATAGTTCTAATAATAAAGGATTATTTTGATTATATATATTTCTGGCTGTTTGGTTTTCACTTTTTTTTGAAAATTAATAGTTAGGAGTTAGGAGAACATATCAATATTAAGCATATCAACGCGCACAAACGGATCAAATCTACACTAAAATTTGCGACGAAGGAGCTTTCATTACCAATACGAACGTTACTTGTGATAGATGTCATACAACAAATGGTAAACATGTTACCGTCACGAAAAAACAGATCTATATGATTCATGTTTTATTAAAGTCAGCGTACTTCTCAAATGTGGATATGAAGACCTAGAGATGTTAACCTTGATAGAGCAGGAAGAATTTAATTGTCCTGAAAAGTAATAGTTTCAAAAAAATTGAAATTATTATTTTTAGGGAAGTCCATCAGTAATTTTCATGATCAATTAAACAATCATGGAATCTTACAACTATCTCGAAGCTTGCGCAAACGGAGAAAAATTTTATCGTATAGAAGATCGTTATCCAGGAAAACGTTACACGAGCATTTCCTGTGATCGATGTCGCAGAGGTAATTTGACAGAATATACTGGAATTCTTGGTCAAGAAATCGATCTTTGTTCAGGGTGTGTCGATCAAATCAAAAGAGATCCAACGAATCGGGCAGCAATTCAACGCATCAAAGCTTCATCTAGTGTGTCAACATACCAAACCCAGATGCCTTATGCGTCAACATTTCTGACATCTCCGCCAAATTACATACCTCATCCTCGCCCCGCACCTTATGCAACAGTTAGAGTCACTATCGGCGTTCAACAACCCCCTTATGCAGTGATCTTCTTTCCTCATTAGCGTAACAACCAATAACATTTATTGCTACGTAAAAAAATTGATAAATATAATCCCATAATCATTTATTGGATAACATAATCAACCAAAATGGAATCGCAATTCATTGATGTTTGCAATAAGGGATCCTATTTTTATCCAGCCCATGAACATTATGGGAGAAAAACCAGCGTAAGATGCGATCGTTGTGGCAAGACAAATATAGTTGAATGCATCGGTTATGGTGATAAACTAGATTTATGTTTGGATTGCGTAACAACGATCAATAAATCTAGAATCCCTAAAAAGATTAACGATGTAGAACCTCTTACGTTCATGATGCAAACTCAGTTTTCACGAGAAGAACCGCTTACATTAATGATGCAACGACAATTTTCGCAACGTTCAAGTGCAACAACTATTGGCACCGATCAACAATTTATTGACGTTTGCAATAAAGGAATATATTTTTATCCTGCACATGAACATTATGGTAGAGAAACAAGTGTGGGATGTGATCGTTGCACAACATCTAATTTAGTAGAATGCATTGGTTATGGCGATAAATTAGATTTGTGTTTGAACTGTGTTTCGGAAATTAATAAATCTAGAGTATATGACGAAAAAGAACCTGTGATGTATACAAGAATGATGCAACATCAGTTTATACAACAAAAAGAACCTGTGATGTATACAAAAATGATGCAACATCAGTTTGTACAAGAAAAACCAATAGTGGGTACAATGATGATGCAAACTCAATTTTTACCAAGATCAAAACTAGAAACATCGATGAAAGAACTTCAATTTCAAGATTTTTTGGAAAAAGATACAAAAAGAATACAAAAAGAATTGGAAGAACCAAGTAGGATTAATGTACCGACAAAGATGACACAAAACCAAACTGATAAGCAAAAATCTTCGGTAAAGTGGCAAGGAAAGGAGATGTCAAATGGCGAAATTGAAGATGAACCTTTATAATTGATATTAATTTATTCAATAAATATCAATCATAATATATATGAATATCAGCGACACAAAAAATACAAATCTAAAAATCTCCAACAACTTCAAATCGGGAAAAATAACTGAATACTTCATCAACAAATATGACGAAAAAAAAAATAATACTATCAATCTGTTCGCTAGCAAATATTTTTTACTTTACAAAACATCTGGCGAAATAGTTAATCAACCAGAAATCAAAAAATTTGCAGACCTTATCAACAAGACATACACATCCGGATTAATTTATAAATCTTTATCGCCTACTTTTGTTTCTGATTATCTATTCTGTGTCGACAATCGTGCACATCTAATTAACCGCAAAAATATTCTAATCTTTCGTGATGATATTAATATTGATGAATCGCTCCTGTATTTTTATGACCAAAATAACCTTAAAGACGTTAAAGTCAGTATATATCCAATATTCTTGCACAAAATTCCATGTCATAAAAAATTTGAAGAATCATCACGGGCTTTATTGTCGCGATTTGCCGACATTGACATCTTATATCACGATACGTTGAATGAACCAAGCTTTATTGAGAATTATGCGCGACTTTGCAAAAATTACAAAGATCAAAAGTTAGATCTAGTCATTTGCGACTTCAGATCTTCCAAAGTAAAAAACCTTGATATTTACTGTTTTATATCAGTCATAGTAACTATCAATACATTAAATGTAGGTGGCAGTTATATGTTCCGAATTCACAATAACTCAACTATGTACATAACACAAATTTGCACATATTTATCAAAGTATTTCGATAACATATCCATTATTCGGCAAAAAATCAGACCATATGAATCTGCATACGTATTTTGCACCAACTTCTCAAACGCACCAGATGTAAAATTGTTATCTGATACGATTGCCATATGGAACAGTTCCGCTACAAATTTATTTTTATTCCAAAATGAAGATCCAAATATCAAACCAAACCTAAACGCAATTCGTAATCGTATCAATAAATCAATTGTCAAAAAAGAACTAATATATGATTCCAAAATCGACGACGTTGCAAAATTATCTTTGGACGAAATGATAAAGCACCATACTTATAATAATAAAGTAAATTTGCATCGTTCTATTCTCGTTGCGCAAAAATATAATCTAAAATTAAGGCCTGATGTCGTCTTCAAAATAAAAAAGTTAAATTTTACATTTGATGCCCCTATCAATATTACTTTTCTGAGAATATCTAACAAAATTACAAATATTGATACGTTAATTGATCAGGGAGCGAAATTGAAACTATATAAGTCAGGGATTGATTCAATGGATCAGATTAAATGGCAAACTATCGTGCAAAAACTGGATATCACTAGACTAATACCTATAAAATTAAACAAGACTGTCGATTTTTGCAAAATGTATGAAGTTTGCTATGTCAATAAATTAATGAACAAAAAACTGCAAACTTTGCACATATGCCATCATAACGATGAATATGTCAAGGCCATAAATTTTGTGAATAAGGAGCATATAGTAGTAAATGATACGGCATCATTTGCTAATTCGATCGATTTATTTACGTCTGACAGTGATTCGATCGATGAAACGATTGTAGATTTGATTAATACAACTGTCAAAATTGGTGGGGCAGCTATTCTCAAATTGACGGTTCCGTTCATTAATTTACAACAGATCGGTTCGATAAGTGAGCATTTCAATGATGTTTCTTTTTATAAACCGCTAGTTGGATCACCGATCGTTGATGATGTTTTTATTATTTTAAAGAACAAACGAGAGATCCCATCAGATAAATATCAAATGAAGGCTGATTTTATTGATAATATGGAACACGTTTCAAATGTAGTTATTGATTTGCAGATATCGAAAATGAAAACATTATTTGATGCATATAGTGATTTGTATGCAACTGCTGATGTCGAAAAATATGCAGAGGAATACTATTTGAAATGGAGTCAATATTTTGATATTAAATCTTTTGTCAATATAAGTGCTTAAAATATGGAAGAGAAAGACATCGTGCGCAAAATTGATGAATCGTTTGGCGAGGATTCTGAAGGATCAGAAATTACGATGTGTTACGTCACTTCAGAGATAATGTACAGATTATTAGAACCTGATTTTTTAGAGATCAAATTTTATGACACTGACAAATTTTACGATTTTATGATGAAATATCCAATCTTAAACATTGAATTGACTCTAACGTCAAAAAATATATTTGATAATGCTGAAAAAAATAAATTGATAAAACAGTTTGGAATAGATAAAATTGGATACGCAAACTCTGTGTTTAAATATGCTAAATTGAGAATATTTATGCATGCGTTTAATATCATCAAAGTGATAGAAGGATATTTGTGGGCTCAATCGTGGTTTAACATCCAGACATATGGTATTCGTAAAAAATTTGCGACAGAAGAAGAATATGGATTTTATATTATGAGATTAATCGATGCAATTAATAATTTCAATAAAGATCCAGAAGATTTGTATACGATATGTTTCTATGGCAAAGAAATAGATAGTAATACTAAGAAGATATTGAAGATGGTGACAGACACCAAGATGCAATATGATATTTTACTGAAATGTAATTATTAAAAAAAAATGAAAAATTAATTCATAGCAACATCATTTAATGTACTATTAATCAAATCATGTGTCACATTAACACTATCGTATCCGCTATATTAATATGCATCCTTGCCATTTTTAGTGTCCCAAAATACGCACAGACAATCATACAATCAGATTTGTTCACGACGATTCAAATATACACACTCGTTGACAAAAATAACAGCCAGTATCCTTTGCTCGTGGATGTTGTTAACAATTTTACTCGCTATGGTGAGTTTGAGATGTATTTCCGAGGAAAGAATACTAGCTATTCTTTTTTACGTCGAAAAAGCACATCGAATTTGGTCAGTTTTGCGAATAGTTTTGCCAACAGTGCAAAAAAATTTAATGATAGTCTAGTCTATTTTGTAGAAATCAGAAAAGTTAAAAAAATTTAATACATTCCATGACTATCGAATGTATTAAAAAATTGAAAATTAAAGTACTATACACTCATATTATATTATCAAATAATAATCATGAATAAATTACACGTAATAACGATTGTCTTTATATTATATGCTGTGTCGTTCTTCATTGCGCCACGATATATTAGATTTCCGCAGATAGCGATAGACGACCAATTCGGATTATTGATTCCATGGGCGGGTAATAATTCTGACGAACCAATAGTGTTCAACAAAAATACGTTCATGAAAGAAACATGTCATATATGGAATACATATCCCAACATAACACGTATTCAATTTTATTTAGGTGCACCAGTAGGAACTTATGAAAGAGATATCCAGACCAAAAATATATATTCATTCCTGGTTGTCGAAACGATCATATTCATAATTTTATCTATTTTGATTTTCGGCACAGGATCTTCTACACCATTATTAGTCAATTTTTTAGTCAATCTATCGCTCTTGATGTGGATCATTAGTGTTGGATTTGATATTCTTGGTACAGCGGATTATTATGCTTTGAATGGGTTTGTTTATCAAAATACGTATGACGCATATGGCAAAGTATTTCCGAGTAAATGGCTAACGAATGCATCGGATAAAGAGATGGGCGTTTATTTTTACGATCAATTTACGCTCGTAAAACAAGTTTGCGATATGAGAAACTATTTTTATTATAATGGCGATAATTGGTTCATGACTTTTAAAAATTGCACTGCGAAGGACAATTTCCTTGATTCTAACAAGATCTGTAGTGTAATATTAAAGTTGACATCTTTAGGATTATTGGTTTTTACTAACATTGTTTATCGGTGTACATCTTACGAACAAATAGAAGATCAATAATATTTGATTAAAAAAATTGAAATATTATTTTTCAGCAAGTTCTATTATTAATTGGATAATATCAAAACCTAATGGAAACAGAATCCCAACGATTAGAACGTGTGCATGTCAAACACGCACAAAATTTACGCAATAAACGACTGACCCTTGCCAACTATCTCCTAAAATGTCTCGTGACTGTTCAAATTAAAACGAAAATTAAAGATCGCGTATCCTTTGTTCAGCTTCAGTTATCCAGCTCAAAAGCAAAAAAACTCGAAGTGAGAATTGTCGGAGATTGTATGCTAAACATCGAAAAGAATATAATAAGTTTCTACACCTTTTTGAGATACATTGGAACAAAACCGGACATCTCTAAATTCCCGATAAAAGGTAGTGAAACAGATCCCGCAAAAATGAACGCTTTATGTAAATACTTTGATACAATGTATGTCAAAGAAACAATAATTTTTTTAGATTCGCGTAAAATAATGTACAAAATTCCTAAAATCGCGAACACTTTTTTGATTGAAGGAAATGAATTTATCTACAAATTACAACTCTCCGGCTATTATGGTGATTGGACTGTTAATGATTGTCGAGAAGTATCGCATTTTGATCTATTCAATTTATTTAGTTAATATATTAGTTAAATAAAATGATTTAATTTTAGTTTGAGAGCTTTGAAAATACCGATCAACAATAATACATCAAACTCGGCACGATGGGCATTTAGCGTTGTCGACACACTCGCTAAATCTTTGCCCGTCACAATTTCATAAATCTCGCCCAATTTCTTTTTCTGCAAATCATTTTCTGAAATCATAGAAATCAAACTCTTGCTATCTAAAAACTTACCGGATAATTCATCGTTCAATAATCCTTTCTGTAACATTATTCGATGATCGAAACTGTTACCATTATGCGCTACGAATATTGGTTTGTGACAATATCTATAGATCATATCCATATCACTCTTCAATTTAGATTTATTATCACCTCGTTCCATCATCCTATTTGTTATTCCAGTTAATTTCGTAATAAATGATTTTAATTTTTTATCGGCCTTAACTAATCCGGTACTTGGTGAAAAATCTAAATACAACTCTTGAAAATGTCGTTCTATTATCTCCGGATTGACATATTCTGTCCCATCAGTTTCTAGATCATACACAAAGATATTATTCACCATCTTAACTTTCAATGCATCGCAAACATATTTCAAAAAATCATAATTTGTATATTTTTTCGCCAATGTTATCTTGTATTTTTTACCCGAATACAAATTCCAGATTTCTAACTTCATCTCTTCCTTCCAATCAGGAAATAAATTGTTGTAATACATCAACGTTTGTAACACATGCAACACACCCACCGTTTTAACAAACTTTAACTCAATAACTTTGTTTTTCGCAGTCAAAATATCATATTTACCGATCAGTGGTATGTTAGGATGTTCGCAAATTTTCTGAAACTTATATCCCTGTGGCAATGTTTTAATGTATTTTTTAATCTTCCGAATATGACTATCTAATTTGCTAATATTATGTTCTTTATCTAGCATAAATTTGGTTTCATTTTGGATACAATGCATTATCAGTGAGATTTTATAAACTAATTTATTGTTTGTCTCATCGTCAATATTTTTCCGTAACTTCTTACAATATCGATAAATTGTTTCTTTTGGATATTCCTGCGTAGATGATTGTAATGCACAATTATAATACATTGATTTGCTCGCCATCTTTTCAGATATGTACATAAAAGTTTCCAAGCCAATTTTATCTTTAATCTGATGTAGCATAACAGAATTTAGCATATTTGCACATCCCATTTTTTTCATAACATAATAACCAACGTGATATTTCGGAGCTAATATAATCAGTGATCTAAAAAAATTTTTAATACTATTTGTAAAGTGTTTAATTTTAGAATGAGCAGAACAATAATAAAATTGGAATATGTTTTCCATATATTCGCCATACAATGTAGCATCTTTGTTTTTAACGGTGACATCATTAGGCTGCGTGAACATGATAGATTCACTTAATTTGTATTTTGATTCTTCTTCAAATTTCAATAACATATCTTCTGTAAATAATTTTTTATCGCCGATAGTATCTTTGATCGGATATTTGATTTGTTTGTGGTCGGGTTCAAATTTGCTTTCGTAGTCAAATTTTTGTAATTTTTTAGGATTATTTGTGGTGTATGAATTTGAATCACATAAAGTTAATTCAGGATATGGATCTTTGTCGTCTCTCACGTAGATCGTCAATTCGTCAATTGCCCGACTAAATGCGACATACCATAAATATTTGAATTCTTGGTATTCGACCATTGTGGGTTTGCGGCCCATCGTGGCAAAATGCGCATTAATCACCAATACTTTCTTAAATTCCAAACCTTTGCTTCCATGAATAGTATATAAATTCACATGCCCGGATCGAATTGATTTCTTTTGGTTATCGAACACACTATCTTTGCCTTGAGAATAATGTTCACAGAAGGGTATTTTATAATTTTTTAACATATTTGCAACACTGTTTAAACCAACGTTGCGATTTTCGTTTGACCGCTTGATAGGCCCAATGATTGCAATTTCGTCGAAAGAACATTTAGATGAAAATATTTCTAAAATTATATTCTTCATGATGTCATCATCGTTACCAACATAAATATATGGCTTTTTATTATGAGTATTTTTCGCAGATACCATATGTGGTAGTTCTTTATGAATCCGTATCTCATTAACGAAATCCACAATCTCGACAGTTGATCGATAATTATTAACATATGATATTTGTGATCCAGGATGCTCTAATAAAAATTTATCGGAACCATTTTGAAATTGATATATATTTTGGTTAGGATCGCCGACCATAATAACTGGAATATTTAGAATCTCACTTATCTTCATAATAAATGCATATTGATTTTCAGAAATATCTTGTGATTCATCAACGACAATAAGTTTACAATTGGCTAAACATTTAATTCTTGATAATTCGCCATTTCTGCATTTTTCATCAACATATTTTGTGGCGGATAAGATAATAGTGTGCAAGCAGCTCGTTTTCTTTTTTCGCAAAGTGAACATAATAGTCCCGGCTAAAGAATGCATCGTCTTAACATTTTGGTTTGTGAATAATTTGCTACAACGTTTGTTTCCTTTTTCTAAAAAATCATTGCACGCGTTTCTGGAAAAGGTAACAATTATGAAATTGTTAGAACCATATTTTTCTGTTTCTTTGAGATGAATTATTTTATCGATAATTGATTTTGTTTTTCCACCGCCAGGAATACCAAATAATTTAGAATGTTCCAAATCTGCAAGAATAAAATTCTGCTGTTCACGATCTTCCATATTTTTGGTTTTAGGATAACTTATTAATTCATCGTTTCTTGATCTATGTAAATCATCAATATACATATCGCACAACCACATATTACCATAACTTGCATCATAAAATCTAAGATTATTGTGTTTCTCAATTATCGGTTTAATTTCTTTCAAATTGGCTTTAACTTTTTTGAGTTCTTTTTTATCGAGAGCTCCATCAAATATCCGAAGTAAAAGTTCATCGCGTAACGTCCTAGCTTTATTAAACTCATCATATTCGTATCTGGTCACACAACATGTTTTCGTCAGAGTATCTATTTTATATATTAATGTATCCATCCTTTGTTATATTCATTAATGATATATTTATATGATGCTTATCTCATTTTTGATGAATAAATAATTTTAGTCATCAAATATTGATATTTTAACTCGTGCGACGATGCTTTGATGTATAATGTTATGATATTTGCTGCTGAGATTTAGATCTGTTACGGATAATGGGATGTTATTAATAGGTTGTTTGAACCACATGCCAAATGTTAGGTGTGTTATTGTAGGTGGCATGTCAGATAGGATTGGATCTTCGCCATGTAAAGTTATATGAGTTACAGATGTTGGTATGTGTTTTAGAGATTGATGATTTGAATGAAATACTACGTGTTTTACTGATGATGGTATACTGCCTTCTATCGATTGATTAAAACATTCTCCAAATTCTAGATAAATCACTGATTTAGGAATACATCCAAAAATATGTTTGTTAAATCGATGGCCAAATATTAAACGAGTCACAGTTTTTGGAATACATGTACAAATCGGTTTGTTAAAATATTCTCCAAATGTTAAATACGTTACGGATGCGGGGATACTGTTTTCTATACGTTGATTAAAACTGTTTCCAAAAGTTAAATGAGTAATTGATGACGGAAAGGCATTATCGATTAATTGATTAAAATAAAAACCGAACGTTAAATGTGTTACTGACGGTGGAATATTATTTCGCACTGGCGTATCAAAATAGAAACCAAATGTTAAATGCGTGACTGATGCAGGTATTTCTCCATCAATGGGCCCTTCGAAATTAACTCCAAATTTCAGATGAGTGACTGAAGACGGAATGCAATCGTTTAAATATTGTGAGAAAGAATCGCCAAACGTCAAATGCGTAACTGAATTTGGAATATCGCCAATCTCCACCGGTTGATTGAAATCATTGTTAAATGTTAGATGAGTGACGGACGACGGAATACAACCATAGAGAGGTTCATTAAAAGTTCTATCGAAAGTTAGATGAGTCACACACTGTGGAATATATATGATATTTCCTGTAAAATAAATGTGTTTGATATTTTTAGGGGATTTGTGCGTCATGGTAGATAAGGTCATTTCAACTGATTCGAAATTATCATAATATGGCAATAATATGATTTTATCAACGTGAACTTTTTCTGAATATATGAATTTGCATTTTATGGTATTCAATATAATACACGTTTCGGACAAGGATGTTTTTTCTTTATCTGTTATTAGACGGCCAATATAACAGAGAATATCTTCAGATAACGTTAGCATTTGATGAGATATTGATGATAACATAACATTAGAAATTTGATAATCACTTTTTTTCTTTAAAAATTGATAAAATTATTTCCACAAATATCCAATATATGTAGATATATCAAAATGCAGTCGGATATCTATTTAAACAAAGATATATGGACTAACATATTATATTTTGCAGGATTGTATAATATGTTGAAAATGGAATTGGTTGCTAAAAAATTTATTGAGATTACGCAAACGCATGTATGGAACTTTAAATATGAAGCGAATAGAAAATTTGATGAAGGGATGCAGAAATATAGAATACAAAAAATGTTTCTTGATAGTTGTGATATCGATGCATTGTTAATGAAATATATTGATACAATGAATGTTAGATGATTAAGATTAGATAGTTGTATGGTGGTCGATGATAATTTATCGTTCGTACATAGTGTGAAAAGCCTTACCATAGTGACGTTGGGAAGTTTTACAACGATAGATAAGCTACTAGAATTTTTTGATAATTTGGAATCGCTAAAAATTTATAGTCTAGACATACCAGATAACAAATTGAACGATATAAATTTTAAAAATATTAGGTCATTGTCTCTATGCGATTGCGAAAATATTACAGATGTTGGACTTGTTGCTATTTCAAAGGCAATTACAAGCAAACTTGATTCGCTAACGATTTTTGAATGCGATAAGATAACGAAAGACGGAGTTTTAAATTTGATAAGCAGCGACACAACCAAATTTTTATATTTAAAAGGGCCGGCTGTCATCAAAATATGTGGACATTTGAATACATATAAATTTTTAGAACATTTGCATTTGTGCGGAAATATATATGACTCTGACTTGCATGATCTTTTCAAATTTAGATCGTCGATGAAGCATTTGGAAATCGGTGGATGGAATATCACTAATTATGGTATCAAATCATTACAAAATATAGATATTCAGCATTTAAGTTTATATGCTTGTTCCGACGTCGATGATAAATCATTAAAATATGTTGGACATATACCGACTATATATTTTTGCGGTAATATACTCGGTGATGGACTCAAATATCTGAGTAAATGTCATGAATTTTTAGCGACTAATTCAATATGTCGAACGATTGATTGTTTTAGATATTTTGATGATATACAAATATTAATTTTGGATGGTTGTCCTATTATCAACGAACACTTAAAATATTTGAATACACCTTCTATTCGAAAAGAATTGAACATTTATCATTGCAGACATATAACCAATAAAGGACTCGTTTTTGTTGGTAAATGGCAATCGATTGATGTTGATAATTGCGACAAAATAGAACCATTCAAATGTAGCGGTACACATCAAGAAGTTGCCGATGAAATTATGCGCCGTTATACTAATACTTATCTGCAATTGTAATATCTAAAAATTAGACGTTGCAATTGATACTCAAAGAAAATTCTTTTCCGTCAAACGTTTTGATGATAGTTGATGCATTGTGAATAGCAAATGGCAAAATTATTATCTTCTCGCCACAAATACCCCAACGCAGTATATCCTGCCGCAGTTGTACAAGTTTTTCATTTTTAAACAGTGGTCCATATGTAAACATCGCACCATAAACATTCCGCAGATTATATGGCCCTTCTATTTTTGAATATGCATCGTTCAAATCTATCATCGTTTCATTGTTGACCAATATATCAGAATATTTTAGCGAATAAGTTTCTATGCCTTCGTACGCGCTGAAGACAAACGGGAGTGGCGAACTTGCCGATGCAAACGCAATTCCTTGTAATGTTGGAGAAAAAAATATGTAACCTATCAAATTTAAACTGCCGAGTATCAATAATAATATATGACAAACGTCATTAAAAGTGATTTTGATAGATTTTTCTCTATTTCCAACGTCTTTGAAACGTAACATTGCATGAGTGTCTCCTTTTCGATAGTTATTGAATCCAGATTTAGATTCTGTCTGTGCGTTATGAAAAGTTCCATTCAATATGTCAGTGAAGCATGGAATGTCACCATAGTTAGGACAATTTATTCTAGAATTTTCTCTATGATGGTATGTATGATTAACCGAACTTTGCACAAAGTACGCTAAAAATTTAGGCGTGCGGAGATTCATATGATAAATAAACTCGCCAAATCCTGCGAATATCGATAACCACATACTCGATCTTCCGCTAATACCTAACACTGGATATGATAAAAGAATCATAAGTGCAGAATTGATGATCATTTCGAGTGGATGTTTATAAAATGATGTAAGTATCTCTACTCTTTGAGGACTATGATGGAATTGATGAAATAATATCCACAGTACATGAATCATATGTCTAAAATAATGCCACCAATACATCAAAATAATATGAATAAAATATGCAACAACGCCGCCTGTAAAATCACTGACGTATAGTTTTAAATTCAGTCTGCTCGGGAAATTTAGATAATCTTCCAATAAATAGGCTGACAAACCAATAATCAACTGAACAATATTAATACTAAGGCCAAGTAACCACCATCCATTAACTTTTGGCAAATCTCTGTCCGGAAACAGATACTCCAAAAACATCAACACAAACATAACCCCAACAATAATAATAACCCCGTCTAACATCGCAATTCTTAATCCAAAGTTATCAATGGAAGCTCTAACGAAAATTTTTTCAATTTTTTTGAATAAAAATTGAAAAAATCAAAATCAGGATAACTGGATAAAATATATCTATTAAAGATGTTAAGAGGATCAACGAAAGAATTCAAATATTTCAAGCCCATCTTTGGCACCTACTTATTTTGGCATTTTTATCGGATATTGCCATATGCTGAAGAATTATTTACCTCCAAAGGTATGATCAGCAACAGAACGTTGTTGCCGACGTATGAATTCGTCAAATATTTTTCGCTCATCGACGACAATATTGAAATCTTTATCATGATATTGATGGTCTGTTCAATTGCCTTGGCGATGAATAACAGCGTAAAACTGGTAAGTCCTGTATTATGGTTTGGTTGGGTCTATTTGTTCAACAGTAACATCATCATCGCGAATCCAGGAATTCCGTACGTTGGATTATTGTTACTTATTTGTGCGCTACCATATCATAAAAATACAATCTGGATCGTATGGTTCTTGATGATGATGGGTTATACTGTCAGTGGAATTCATAAGTTGCAATGTCAAACCTGGCTTGATGGAACAGCATTATTGCACATCGTTTCAAGTCCCATTGCAAGAAATAACATCTTGACACACATCTTCATCAATTTACCCTTACCATTAATCAAATTTGCAACATGGAGTTCGTTATTTTTAGAAATTACATCATTGTTATTCGGTTGTTATTATTATACTAGGAAATGGTATTGGTGTGCATTGGTCTTGATGCATATTGGAGTAATGATGTTACTTAATTTTACAGATTTGACATTAGGTATGTTGATGGTGCATGTGTATACATTTGATACGAAATGGTTTTCATAAAATTTAGGGAAATCATTTTGTTAAAACCGTTGCCCTGTTAGTATATTATAACCGATATTCCAATGTCCTTGATTTAGTATGGTAGAATAATGAACAATAAAAATCACACACCAAACAATTGTTATTCCTAATAATAACCACACCGATATTAACCACTGAGTTGCTTCCATGAACAAATATGTTGCGAAGATAACGATTATACAAATCGGTATTGTAATTTTCGAAAAACGTACACAATTCTTTATCTCATTAACATCTGATTCTGATAACACATTTTTATCTTTCAAAGCAGCAGTCTCCACTATGATCATTGTATTTCTAGCATTTATTTCATCAAGGGAATCGTATAATTCTGTCATCATAATCCTAGTTTCATCTTTCAAAAAAGGTTGTGCAATTTGTTTTTCTACGTATTCTTGTGCAGTTTTGATGATGCGTTCCTTGCCTTTTTTAATCAAATCATCTGTGTTGCTCATTTTTTGATATATTACTACTACGTCATCAGTTAACGATATATTTTTCATTTTTTTTGACAAGAGTAAAAAATTGATTTTTGTAAAGCCAGATATTTCTATGGAGAATTGAAGTAAAACAACAATGATCCTCGTTTTATTAGGAATTTGTGGAATCTTAATCGCTCTTTACGCGATCTGTGTGGAAAGATTGGCTCCTGGGGTGACAGCAATGTGTGACATAAATAATCGTGCATCATGTTCGCGAGTTTTAAAGAGTCCATATGGTCGTATGATGAAGTTGTGTTTTGACCTTCCAGACAATCATCCTCTTAACGTTCCAAATACATACTACGGTATTTTGTATTACTCGGGTATCATATTATATAATTTCGTAACAGTGCCATACCAAGAAACGTTATTATTCATTGCATCTATCTTTTCGATGTTTGTAAGTCTCCAATTGGCATTGATATTATATTACAAATTAAAGGATTTCTGTATTGTATGTGTAACTACGTACGTTATTAATTTCTTCATCTTTTATCATGCATGGAATTTAATGATAGCATATATTATGTTATCATCAAAAAAAATGATAAATTATGTACCAGGAATAACTATAATTATTATATGATAACAATCACATGGAACCTGCATTCAATGAATCAAATGTTCATAATATGCGCCCTAAATCATCTGGGTTTGATTTTGAATATGCGAAATCGTTAATATCTATGACAAAATGGATGTTCAAACTTCCTGGTTGGCAAACGGTCGTCAGCAAGGACGCAAACAGTGCGACGTCATTGCAATCAAAACAATTTCCTAATTGCGCACTGCCACATTATTATTTGGATGTTACTGTAAAAGCACCCCGAGCAGAACTTGTCAATAAGATCTTTGGTGTTTCTACTTTACAAGAAGCAATAGTAGACAATCCGAATATCATTGAATTTGATCTTTTAGAATCATCTCCTAATTTTAAAATCAGAAGACAAGTTGATCGTTTGGGCGGAATTATATGGGATCGTGAAACAGTGTTCATCCAAAGCATATTCGAAGGAGCAACATCTACTTGGCTCGTTGGTTACTCAGTCGATCACCGTGGAGCACCTCTTAAATCAGATGTATTTGTGCGAACGAATGTTATGCAATCAGTATATCAATTTAAATCAAATAATGACAAGACAACAAGAATAAGAAGAATTGCAAATGTTAATCCAAATGGATGGATTCCAATAGCAGCAATTACTGGTAAAGCTAAAGTTTCTGTCAATCAATTCAATAATTGGGTCAAATTATATGACGCAAAAGAATAGATTTTTAATTATTAATTAAAAATCTACTCGCCATGTTCCATATTTCAACCTCAATTTGTTATATATCAAAAAATAGAGACCTGTTAAGCCCATCATTGCAGATATTAATTGACAAAATTTGACGCCAACGACTTCTTTTTCTGAACCAAAAAATGTAACCAATGGGAAAACAATAGCGCCAATTGCTGTCATGTATGCGTCACCTTTAAATTTTTTTTGCAAATTCCATCTATCGTTACCTGTCAGTATGTTCTTATCACGTTGTACCATAAAATGAACATCATTGTTAATTCTCCAAATTTCGCTATCCAAAGTTAGTTCGTCGTACTTTTTACCGAGTTCGATTTTGGTTTCTTCTGTCAGATGATCATCGTCGATATTTTCTTCGATATATTTTTTGATTTCTTCAATCTTGCGCGTTTTTTGAATATTAGCTATTTGTTTGACCCTTTCCATTTTAGTTTTGTTTAAATATTCAATATATACTCTTCTGGGTTTATTTATTTCAATTTTTTATGTTGCATATTCAAGATATTACACGTCTGGGATTTGGACATATCAACATCGCTGGTAAAATGTTACATTCCCCGGATATTTGAATGCATCAACATTGAATTATTCAATGTTGATATATTGCCTGGAGATTTGAATGCATCAATATTGAATCATTCAATGTTACTGGCAAGATATTGCCTCGAGATTTGAATGCATTAATATTGAATCATTCAATGTTACTGGCGAGATATTGCCAGGAGATTTGAATGCATTAATATTGAATCATTCAATGTTACTGGCAAGATATTGCCTCGAGATTTGAATGCATTAATATTGAATCATTCAGTGTTACTGGCAAGATATTGCCTCAAGATTTGAATGCGTTAATATTGAATCATTCAATGTTACTGGCAAGATATTGCCTCGAGATTTGAATGCATTAATATTGAATCATTCAATGTTACTGGCGAGATATTGCCAGGAGATTTGAATGCATTAATATTGAATCATTCAATGTTACTGGCAAGATATTGCCTCGAGATTTGAATGCATTAATATTGAATCATTCAGTGTTACTGGCAAGATATTGCCTCAAGATTTGAATGCGTTAATATTGAATCATTCAATGTTACTGGCAAGATATTGCCTGGAGATTTGAATGCATTAATATTAAATCATTCAATGTTAATGGCAAGATATTGCCTGGAGATTTGAATGCATTAATATTGAATCATTCAATATTACTGGCAAGATATTGCCTGGAGATTTGAACATATCAATATTGGATCATTCAGTGTTGCTGGCAAGATATTCCATTGCCTGGAGATTTGAATGCATCAATATTGGATCATTCAATGTTACTGGCAAGATATTCCATTGCCAGGAGGTTGAACATATCAATATTGGATTGTTTAATGTTGCTGGCAATATATTGCCAGGAGATTTGAACGCATCAATATTCGATCATTTAATGTTATTGGTAATGTGTTGATAATCAAAAATTCAAACATCTTCATTCATTAGAATATAGACATACTGATCAACGAAAATAATTTATTCCCACAGACCACGATCTAATTTTGACTTGTCACGTTTTATTAACCATGATACGAAGAAGATTGCACATACAAACAAAATTTGAAAAAAACGCATGCAATATATTGCACCGATAGATTCCTCATATGGTATGACCAAATAAATTAGCAACATAATCACTAAAAATATCCAAACGTGGCCATAATTTTGTATCCTATTTTTGATAACATTTCTATCATTGTCTGTCAATATATTTTTGACAGCGTATATCATTTGGCGAATATAAATTTCTTTCACAAATGCATTATCAGGAGTTAATGCATCATACATTTCACTCAATTTGATTTTAGTTTCATCTTTTAAGCGTATTTCGCTGATATTTTGCTCAACGTATTTTTTCACTTTGTTGCGTTTTCACTCTTTTTCGATATTAATGATCTCATTTACTCTGTTCATTTTTGATATCATTAATATTTATTCATATTCGTAACTATTTTTTTTCATTTTTTTAAGATATTGTGCGTTATTTTGCAACATATAAAATCGCAGACAAATGTATCAATGAATTTTTTGAATTATTTAGATTCAATTGAAGACACTACATACACTAAATTTTTAGTACCCGATCCAGAATCAGACAAATATTATCCTAATCAGCATATGCGTGAAGTCAAAAGTGGACATTATGTTATCGTGAAATGTACACCTCTAAAAAATCCATTTTCCGTGGCGATTAGTGAAAATATGATGAATACACTTGGTTTTACTACTGGAATGGCAAAATCACAAGAATTTTTATCGTTCTTTTCTGGTTGCAATAATAAAAGGTCATGGTCTACCCCATATGCGCTGTCTATTTATGGTAAAGAGATGTATAGCAACTGCCCTTTCAAGAATGGTAACGGTTATGGAGATGGGAGGGCGACATCGTTGGCAGAAGTAGTCGTTCAATCAAAAAGATGGGAATTACAATTAAAGGGTTGTGGTAAGACTCCATTTAGTAGATCAGGAGATGGAAAAGCTGTTTTGCGTTCTAGTGTCCGCGAATTTTTAGTTTCGGAAGCAATGTATCATTTAGGAGTACCAACCACGCGAGCATTAACAATAACATCTTCTAAAACAGATATGGTCGAAAGACCTTGGTTCTCCAGTGATCATCAGCGTGACGTAATTAAAAAACATGATATTATGGAATCATCAGGCAGCACTGTATTATGTAGAGTTGCTTCTTCGTTCTTGCGGGTAGGCCACGTTGAATTATTCAGCAGACGTTTCTTGAAATCTAACGATAGAAATGCGCTGCGAGAACTAAAGATGCTCGTGCAATATATCATTTTTAGGGAATATAATGATATCAATAAATCGTTATCTTTTGAAGATCAAGTAATTATGATGTTAAGAAGCACGTCGCATAAGTTTGCAAATTTAGTGTGTAACTGGTTAAGAGTTGGTTATGTTCAAGGTAATTTTAATAGCGATAATTGTCACGTTGCTGGAATTACGTTAGATTATGGGCCGTTTGGATTTATGAGTAGTTTTGATCCATTATGGAATCCTTGGATTGACGGTGGAGCACATTTTGCGTTTATTAATCAGATCGATGCATGTGCGCAAAATTTTTATACATTTGTTGATGCTGTAGTACCATTGTTTAATGATGATCCTGCATATGAAAACGAATGCGAAAAAATCAAAAATAGTCATCTTGGCGTGACTATGAATAAAATAAATAAAATGTGGGCGGCAAAGTTAGGTTTTCAGAATTTTACGTATGAAGTTGGTACATTGAGAGACGATTTATTCAAATTGATGGAAAAATGTGAAGCGGATTATACATTAATTTGGAGACAATTGTCAGAAATCGTTAAAAAAATAATATCAGAAGATTTGATGTTAGATTTGATCCAAAATGGTTTTTACAAACCATTAACTGATAAAAATAAGCGCGAGTGGATAACTTGGATTAATAATTGGATCAGTACATTATCGGCTACGTATATGAACCAAGTGCCGCCGTATCAAACAATATCGAATAATATGAAAAGGATGTCACCGAAATTTATTCCAAGGGAATGGATGTTAGTGTCGGCGTACACGTTAGCTGCCAGTGGTGATTCTTCGATGATATATGAACTACAGAAGTTATTTGAAACGCCATATGATGAACATGTTAGTGATGGATTAGCTGAAAAATATTATAAACTATCTCCCGCGTATGATAAATCGAATGGTGGTTCATGTGCTGCGAAAACGTTCACTTCTTGTTCGTCGTAATTAAAAAAAATTGATTTTATTATTACCAGGAATTAATATACTTATTAGCTAATAAAAACATGCAATCAACATACAAAGTAAAAATCGCTCTTGTTGAAGATTGGAGAAATAACGGATTTGATGTTGCAAAATTAAATCCAGGCGAAAATCTGTTTCTCAATTGTCAAACACGCGACGAAGTTGAGTTGTTACTTCATCATAAATACATTGAAGGATGGTACAATAAAAAAGTATTTGAGCATATCAAAAAAATTTTAAGGCGCCCTCCTAGTGATATACTGGAGGCACTTGTTCCGAATATTCCGATAGATCAATTGTGCGGAATATATTCTTTTTATATTTTTGATGATAAGATACCTACGTGTTACGAAAAATGCGGACATTATTTTAATTTATTTCATACGGCTATTCTTATGGGATCGACTCTTTTGTTACAAAAAATTACAGGAACAGTGGGAGATTATACTTCCAAACAAATCTTAAATTTCAGTATAGAAGGAAAACCGAGTACTTTAGTATTGGGATGTGGACATGGATATGAAGACATGATATTATTTTTATTGGACTATTGTGAATCTCAAAAAGACATAATTTGTGAGTTTGGTTCGCCCCTATATAATTATGTTAAGAATTATAGCGGATGGCATGGGTATAGCAGAGAGATCGTAAAATTGTTAGTTACAAAAAAAGATACCGATTCGGTTGATACTATGGCAGCCGTTCGCAAAAATTTTGATGATAAATTTGTAACTGAATTACAACAAATGTTCAAAGATGATCCCGTTCAAAAAGAAATTAAAATAGATTCTAGCAAAAAAGGAAGAGATCTTGGTAATTTGGTTGACATATATGGTAACATAATTCGCAAAAACCCAGCAGAATTAGCGATCGCAGTCTTTGATGAAAGTGATAAGTTGAGTGAAGATCGAATGGAACGAATATTTATAAAATCGGGCGAAATGATCGTAACAGATATAGAAGGAACAAGACATTGCAAAAAATTTATTAATGGATTATACATCGATATACCAATTTGCAGCAACGACGATAACAAAGTCAGATTTCACATGTTAACAATCTATGATAAGGATATGTTAGTTCGCTTCGATAAACTTTATTACGAAGGCAAATGGCGTGAATTTTGTTGATTTATCATCATATTACATATAATGATAAATTATTTAGTTCGGTTATCCTTTTTTCTGACTTTTTCTAAATATTTTTGAACATCAATTTCGGGAACTTTGTAGTTTTCTCGTTCTTTTTGCAATGTATGATATGGATAATAATGATTTGTTACTTGTTCAAAGAAAATACAAAGTGCAAGTCTACTGGAATAATCATTTGCATAGTTTTCATATATTTGCGAACATAGATCTGCAAATAGTGCATATTGTTCGTTTGGTATTTCAATTTTCATTTTTTGAATTGTATTATGAAAATCGTCATCGTAATAGTTATGTAATTTGTTAACATTGTTAATAAAATGCAAGCTATCACAGATATCCTTTTTGGTTATCGCTATATTTTGGTATAATCGACATACCATTGCATCTCTATCCATCATTAATTGCGTTCCATTGCATGCACTCATATTTGTTGTTTAAGTGTGATATCTTTTATATTGGTCCATTACTTCTTCGAAAAGAATACATATGGCAATTTTTTCGGTTTCGTTACGTTCATCATATAGTTGCGAACATAGAATTGCAAATGGCAAATATGTATTATCTATGACTGTACGTTTTAATATTTTGATCATATGTTCGAGATTAGAATAATGCAAATGAGGTGCAGTGACAGGGTCGATAATAAATGATAATTTGTTCATAACATCTTCTTTGGTTATGTTCATATTTCTATCTATTTTTCTTAATATGATATCTCTATTTGTTTTTAATAAAGTTCCGTTGTAAGCATACATGTTTGATGTCGTATAAATGTCATATATTTGTTTATATGAATATATTATCAATTTTAACAGATAATAGAAACCGAGATGTTATAATTGACAAAAGATTCGCATGATAGAATTGTAATTGGTTAGAGAGATTTTGCACGACATTTTAATGATCTATTGAAGTTATGTGCAAGGTTGCTGCAGAGGATTGTGATTAGCTAGAGATTTGCACGACGATTCAATGATCTATTGAAGTTATATACAAGGTTGCTGCCAAGGATTGCGATTGGCTGGAGATTTGCATGATAATTCAATGGCTTACTGGAGTTAGACGCAATATTGTTGGCAAGAGATTTGCATGATGATCTATTGAAATTTGGATGCAATATTACTGCCAAGATTTGCATGATAATTCAATGATCTAATCAAATTACACGCAACCGCCAATAAGTTCAATTCTCAAAAAAATTGATTTAATAAACGCTAGAATACAAATATCTATCAAATAAATACATCTATGCATCCAACTAATTTCGCAGAAGCTATTAAGTTAATACCACACGGATATGATATTACCAAATTTCCAAGTTGTACCTCATTATTTATACTATGTCAAACAGAAGAGGAAGTCGATATCTTGATAAAACACAAATACGTCGTCAATTGGGCAACACCATTAAATTTTAATCATCTTGAAAAGATTATCAAAAAACCCGTCGATCAAATAATGATGAAATTTATTCCTATGATTTCAAAATGGGATGAAGTTCTAAATATATCATGCATCATATACATGCCGACGCACATTGGCAATAAAAATTGTTTCGCAAATATATTCCAAACAGCTGTCTTATTGGGATCAACTAAATTTCTAAAAAGATTAATCGAAGCAGCAGGAGTCGATATTTCTAAAAAGGTGTTAAGTTCTCCCTTCATGAATGAAACTGTTTTGATATTAGCATGTGAACTCGGAAATAATAAGATGATAAAGTTATTATTAGATCTTTGTAATGAACAAATCTTTATCAAAAAAGATAATCGATCACCATTATGTATATACATGCGCAACGGCCGATTAGGAAAAAGCAAAGAAATTATACTAATGTTGGCAACTAAGGATAATCTTGATGCTAACAAGAAACATATCAGCTCATTTTTTAGTCAATCATTTGTAAATAAATTATCAAGATCATTGGGTATGCCTTTTATGGATGATCCAGTTATTGGTAATTTAGTAGATACATATGGAAACATTGTTGGAACTGATCCTGCCGAATTAGCTGTAGCTGTTTTCAACGTTAATGATGTATTACAAAAAGATGACTTGAAAAGAATGTTCATACAACCAAGTGTTTTGACATTAACGCACATCGATGGAACAAAGAGTGACAAAGAATTTATTCATGGCGTATATGTTGAAGTGCCCAAAGAACAGAAAGATAATAACAAAATTAGATATCATAGATTAACAGTATATGGTGATAACATATTAGTAAGAATTAATAAATTACAATACTAATCAAAATCAATTAAAAAAATTGATTTTTATTTAGCCTAACCAAGATAATCAAGTTTAGTAACCAAAATGGGTAATCTACCTCTCAAATACAAATCATTACCATCAAATGATAATCAAATAATCAAGATACCCAAAGAATTTCGCAAAAGCCGTATAACTGTCACAAATTTTATGTTTGACCGAATGCAATTTTCATATTGTGGTACATATTTACAAATATATGGTTGGTGTACCAATGATTCAAAAATATTACTTGATAGAGCGACTGCATATTACAATCCTAAGGATTTATTACAAGGTATGATTTTTTTTATGTACACAAGTGTCAATAAGATGGATTCTATAAGGGGAAATACAACCGATGTTACTAGTATTATAAAATATGTAGGCGAAGTTGTTGATTTTGATTGTATCAGACTTCGTAGAAATGCGCACATCATAATTTGGATGGATAGTTGCGATAAAACAGATTGAATTTTGTGTTCAATTATTAATTGAACACAAAAAATTGAATTAAAAAAACATATGATGCGCATTATTATATCAATAAATATTAATATGACGTCTTTATTAACAGACATTGATACTCTCAACGTCTTGATCAAAAAAACCCCGAATGGAATTTTATTATCCAAATTTGATGACATAAATTCTATCGTTCAAGGACAAACACTTGTGTCAATGTTATGGAACCTATGTAATTTTGACACAAGTGTTTGGTCAAATCCCACATTTGAATGGAAACAAATTATGATATTAGGATCAAAACAAACAGATAAGATACTTCGAACTAACATACGCAACTTATTATCTCATCCAAGTATTGATTTTACTATTCCAGAAAATAAAGATACATTTGTTACAATAATGTTGTTGGTTAAAACACATTCAGTGCGTTGTTGAATTAATAATACGAGGCTAGACGAAATACTAACTCGCAATAATTTCAATCCAGATGTTCTTGTAAAAGATAATTCAATACATATACTTCTTTGTTCTATTTTAAATTCAATTGATTTATACAAAAAAATATTAATATTTATCAAACATGGGGCGAATTTAGAACTAGGATTGGAAACAAAGCGAAATTTTGATCAACCATATGTTATCGCAAGAAATCACGCGGAACTTTTCGATATCATTTTGCAATATACAAATAATTTTTATTACTTGAGATGTATTTTTGATACCTATCGTTATTATGGATCTGTTGATATTCAAAAAATTAGAAAAGTATTTGAACACATTTTATTACATGGAAAAATATCGTCGTTGCAAAATTTAAGCGAAACAGACTACAAAAACATAAGAGTGTATGAAAATTGGTTGAAAACAATTAGAACTCAAGATACATCTATCGAAAATATGAGATTATATTACGACTTACCAATTAGATGCATCAAATTATCGGATAACAATGAAGTGAGCGAAACAGTTCGAAAAATGTGCATATATCGGCAAAACTTAGAATATTTGACAAAAAGTGTAGTCACTGTTCCAGCGTACAAATTTTATGATATAGCGATTATCATTTTATTTTTAATGAATAATCCTCGATTGATTGTGCTGCCCAAAGATATGTTACGCAAAATTGCAACTTTTGTATTCAATTGTTAATTGAATACAAAAAAATGATAAAATAATTATTAGCAATGGCAATCTAACATGTCATCAATAAATAACAATGGGAATGTTTTATTCATGTAGCGCAGAATATGAACATATGCAAAACAAGGAATTTGCAAAATCATTAGAAAGGAAAGGTCATACTTGTGTATATGTTTTTGATTCATACCCTGCTGAAGTGCATTGGTGCCAACAAGAACCATGCACCGATAATGATAATGATATACATACAATTATGTTCTGATGTGATTTATTTTGTCAAAAAAATTGACAAAATAAATGCCAGACATGTTGATGATAATATCAATCATCAACAAAATGGGCGCCTACTTTAGCTCTTCCAAATCAACTGAAGATATCGATGTTGTCGTTCAATGCGACGATCCTCATGTGGTTGCGAAAAAGATAATATATGAAGATGAAGACTCCGAATGGCGAGATCAAGAAAACAAAAAGATGGAAGATTTTGCGAAATCATTGGAAGAAAAGGGACATACGTTTGTGGTATATTAGAATCAGATCCTGTCCAAGTTAGCTGGTGTCATCAAGATGTTTGCATTAAAATTGAAAAATAAAATCTTACAACGTTCTTAATTCTAAAAATGTTGTAAAATGGAACATCAGCTAACAAATGTTGAGATAATAAATGAATTGATTAAAAAAAGTCCATATGGTATTGCTTTGTCGAAATTTAATGATATTAATAGCCGTGTCCACAATGATACTGTTGTATCGATGATACTGCAGCTACGACATTTTGACAATCGAATTGCAGAAAAATTTGGTAGATCAATTGTGTATAGTGCGTTACGAATAAACATTTGCAAAATATTATTGCATCCAGATATCGACTTTTCGATAGATCAAAACAAATCAACGTTAGCGTACATGATGTTCGGAGGTAATAAAAAAATATACATGGATATTGAAACGGTGGAAACAATTTTAAAATGTCATAAATTAAATCCAGATAATATTATAAAAAACAATTCGGTCGCAAAATTTATGGCCAAAAATTTTTATCACCCACAATATGTCGAAATGATATCAATGTTGATAAAATATGGGGCAAATATAGAACTTAATTGCTCTTTCTTTTCTTGCGTTCAACAACCGTATATTATGGGACATAATAACATGAATGCTCTTGAAATTATTCTATCTAATACTACGAACTTTTATGATTTGGGCAACATGTTCAATATAGGTATGACAAGAACTTTTACAGACAATCATTTTAAAATAATATTTGACCATATCTTAATGCATGGCAAAATATCATCCCTTCAATACTTAGATAAAAAAGAATACGAAAATATACGAAAGTTTGAAGAATGGCTACAAAATATTCAAAAATTATCGGCAGATATAGATTTGATGCGAACAATCTTTACAGAACCCATAAAGGCTTTTAATTTGACAGATAAAGACCAATACACTGATAGTACTGTTCGCAAAATGTGCATTTTTCGACAAAATTTACAATGTCTAACCAAAAGCAAAATAACAGTCCCTGCTTATAAATATTATCATATTGCAATTATAATTTTGTTTATGATAAATAACCCGAGAGTGATAGTTTTATCCAGAGATGTATTGCGAAAGATTGCAAGTTTTGTGTTCAATTACTAATTGAGTACAAAAATGTTTGCGCAAAAATAACATACATGTGTCATCAAGAAATTTGCAATAAAATTGAAAAATAAAATCTTACGACGTTCTTAATTCTAAAAATGTTGTAAAATGGAAGATCAATTGATCAATGTCGAAATAATTAATGAATTAATTAAAAAAAGTCCGTATGGTATTGCCTTATCGGAATTTGATTGTGTTAATACTTGTGTTGGTAATAGAACTATTGCATTGATGCTATGGGAATTACAAAATTTTGATCGGCGAATAACGGAAACGTTCAGAAAAATAACCGTGCTTAATACGTTACGCATAAACATAAATAAAATATTAGCGCATCCTAATATCGACTTTTTAATACAGGCAAATAGAGCGACATTAATAAATATAATATTTTATGCCAACGCAAATATGTACATGGACGTTGAAACTCTTGAGATAATTTTAAAATATCATAAAATAAATCCTGACGCTATTACAGAAAATAATTCAGTTGCGCTTTTTGTTACCAATAGTTTTCATCATCCACAATACACTGGGATAATATCAACGTTAATCAAATATGGCGCAAATATAGAATTGAATCGTTCTGGTCTCCATTGTGATCAACAACTATATGGTATGTCACAAAATAGAGAACCTCTTCAAATTATTCTACATCATACCGCACACTTTTATGGTTTAAAGTACATATTTGGAAATTACACGCACGAATATATTGACATAATATTCACGCATATTTTAATGTGTGGCAAAATATCATCCCTGCAACATTTAAATGAAAAAGATCGTAAAAGTATCAGGATATTTGAAGATTGGCTAAGAAATATTCGACAATTACCAGTCGACATAGAAATAATGCGAACAGTTTTAATCGAGCCGATTAACGAATTTAATCTAATACCGCAAAATCAAAACACAAACAGTACCGTTCGTAAAATGTGTATTTTTCGTCAAAATTTAGAATGTCTAACTCAACGTAAAATAACTGTCCCTGCTTACAAATATTATCACATAGCAATTATAATTTTATTTTTGATGAATAATCCGAAATTGATAGATTTGTCCAGAGATATATTACGTGGAATCGCAAGTTTTGTATTCAATTACTAATTGAATACAAAAATATGTCAATGTCAACAATAAAATTGAAAAATAAAATCTTACAATATTCTTAATTCTAAAAAGTTGCAAAAATGGAGCATCAATTAGTCAACGTAGAAATAATCAATGAATTGATCAAAAAATCTCCAGGTGGCATTGCTTTATCAAAATTCGATAGCATCAATACGTGTGTTGACTATAATACTATTGCATCTATGCTGTTGGAACTAAAACGATTTTATAAGACAGATGCACGCAATACGTTACGGATAAATATAAATAAAATATTGGCGCATTCCAATATCGACTTTACAATGTATCAAAACAAAGGAACACTAATAAATATGATATTTCATGCTGATGAATATTTGTACATGGACGTTGAAACTCTGGAGACGATTTTAAAATATCATAAATGGAATCCGGATAATATTATTGAAAAAAATTCAGTTGCATATTTTGTCAAAAAAAACAGCCATTATCAACGACATCCGCAATATGCTGAGATGATATCAACGTTTATCAAATATGGCGCAAATATAGAATTACATCTTTCTGGGCTTTCTTGTGGTCAACAATTATACTTTACTGTTGAAAATGATGATGCTTTCCAAATTATTATGTCTCATACTACGAATTTTTATGATCTGAAGGGTCTATTTGGTTACGCACGGGAAAGAACTTATGGAGATGTACATACTACTAAAATATTTGAACATATTTTAATATACGGCAAAATATCGTCTTTACAGTACTTAGATGAAAAAGAATACAAAAATATTAGAACGTTTGAAGAATGGTTAAGGAATATCCGAAAGTTCCCTCTCAGCATAGATTTAATGCGAATAGCCTTTATCGACCCTATCAAATCTTTTAACCTGATAGACAAAGACCAACACGTAAATAATGCTGTTCGTCATTTGTGTGTTTTTCGGCAAAATTTAGAATGTTTAACCAAAAGCGAAATAACAATTCCCGCTTACAAATATTATCATGTAGCAATTATAATTTTATTTTTGATAAATAATCCGAAATTGATAGTCTTATCCAGAGATATATTACGCAGAATCGCAAGTTTTGTGTTCAATTACTAATTGAACACAAAATGTTTATTCGTTCATTGTGTTGTTAAGAGATTTGAACGTCCAAATATTGATCATTCGATGTGCTGGCGAGAGAACTGCCTAGGATTTAGATGTCCAAATATTTAATTATTCAGTGTTGCGGGCAAAAGAACTGCCTTGAGATTTGATTGTGCAAATATTTGATTATTCAATGTTACTGGCAAGAGAACTGCCTGGAGATTTAATCATTCAATATTACTGGCAAGAGAACTGCCTTGAGATTTGAATGTCCAAATATTTGATCATTCAATATTACTGGCAAGAGAACTGCCTTGAGATTTGAATGCATCAATATTTGATCGTTCAATGTTACTGGCAAGAGAACTGCCTTAAGATTTGAATGCGCAAATATTTGATCATTCAATGTTACTGGCAAGAGAACTGCCTTGAGATTTGGATGTGCAAATATTTGATCATTCAATGTTACTGGCAAGAGAACTGCCTTAAGATTTGAATGCGCAAATATTTGATCATTCAATATTACCGGCAAGAGAACTGCCGAGAGATTTGAATGTATTAATATTCAATCATTCAACGTTACTGGCAAGAGAACTGCCTTGAGATTTGAACGTGTTAATATTTGATCATTCAATGTTACTGGCAAGAGAACTGCCGAGAGATTTGAATGCATCAATATTTGATCATTCAATATTACCGGCAAGAGAACTGCCTTGAGATTTGAATGTATTAATATTTGATCATTCAATATTACTGGCAAGAGAACTGCCTTGAGATTTGAATGTATTAATATTTGATCATTCAATGTTACTGGCAAGAGAACTGCCGAGAGATTTGAATGCATCAATATTTGATCATTCAATGTTACTGGCAAGAGAACTGCCTTGAGATTTGAATCTATCAATATTGATTCGCTCAATGTGCTCGGCAAGAAAACTGTCTAGAGATTTAAATGCGCTTGGCAAGAGAACTGCCTTGAGATTCGAACGCGCAGATATCATTCAATATCACCAAAGATCTATGTGTGCTAAAAAAATTGAATAAAACAACTATTTAAAAACATATATATATATATATATATAACATATACCAACAAATGAATACAGACGCAATTGTAATTACCGGTAATATACATCCTATAATGATAGGTGCAGCAGGATTCTTCTGTTACTATAAACTAGGCGATTTTTTTCCCATCTTGAGAAAGAGATGTCACGAAAATACAACCAGTTACATTGGCCGCCTTCTAATGAATATCCCTTTTTGCAAAAAAATATATCAAACCAAAATGGACGCTATTTATGACAAATCGTTACAAAAAATTAAAGAACAGTTGTCACAATATCCTAGCATATTGACCATTCCAGAAAAAAAGTGGTCTGACAGAGAAATAATGGATTTAATTGATGCGTACAAGTCAGGAACAATGAAGAACGTTATTGATTATCATATATCGGGAACTATTTATTCCAATAGTTTACTAGTTAAAGAAACATGCGAGATGCCGACGAATATATTCAGTTATGCATTTGAAGCTAGCTACTTATGGAATTCGTTGCATCAAACGGAGTTCAACGTCGGAACTCTGATTGAATACCAAGTGGTGCAAATGGTTGGTAATATGTTTGGCGCGAATAATGATGTTACAGGAACAGTCACATCAGGTGGCACAGAAAGTCTCATGTGTGCTATGCGAGCTTATCGAAACTATGGTATGATGGAACGAGGTCATCGACCCGGCGAATCTATAATCATCGCACCAGATACAGTCCATGCTGCTGTCATGAAAGCGGGTGAAGCTTATAATATCAAAGTAATCTTAATCCCTACCGACATATATGGCGCAATAGATATAGATGTGTTGATATGGACTGCACAGATGCATAAATATGAACTTGTATGTATCGTTGGTTCAGCGCCCTGTTATGTAACTGGAAATATCGATCCGATTTATGAGATGGCTTGTTTGGCGAAAGAATTAGGATGTGGATTCCATGTTGACTGTTGTTTGGGCGGATTCGTTGTTAATTTCTTGAACATAGACACTGACTTTTTGAAAGTTAATGGTGTAACCAGTCTGTCCGCGGATACACATAAGAACGGTCTGGCGCCAAAAGGATCTTCGGTTCTCGTCACTAGAAAAATGGATAGTGGCAAATATTTAATGGAGTATTCAATCTATACAATCCCATATTGGAGTGGCGGAATATATGGATCTATTAAGGATAACGGATCGACAACTTCTGTTCCTTCATTGACTGCATTGGTTGCTATGTTAGCGAACGGTCAAGAAACATATATGTATAATGCAATATCTATACAAAATACTGTCACTGAAATATCAAATAGGATTAGCAAAATAGATGATTTTATCGTTTTGAACAGATATAATATCAACGTCATCGCATTTGCAATGAATCCCGAGAAAGAATATCGTCCTGGATTTATCTATGCTTTGGCACATGAAATGAATAAGAGACATATTGTAATGAATAACATGCGCAAACAAGTTGTTCATTTTTGTGTAACATTACGATTCGTTTCAGATATGCAAGCTATCGATAAATTTATGGGCGCGCTGTTGACGTCGTTGGAGATTGTCAAACGAATGAATGATGATGATGTCCCATTTCCAGGTGATTCAGGCATGTATTGTTCATTAGAGAATGCATTAATTCCATCAACATCTAAAACGTACGGCGATTGGTTTGAAAATTTATTTTTTGGTGGTATGGGTGCGCGAGATGCAATTCGTCAACATTTTATGGCATTGCTAAAAGTTTATCAATAATAATAAATTATTTATGAATTTTTCTTCCAATTATAATTTTAATTTGTTAGTATAAATTATAATCATGAGTAAGCCACATTCACATCCAAACTGTTGTTCTCCGATTCAAGAAGCCATTGGTCTTTTCTTTCTTCGTTGCGGCCAAATCGTTGATGGAGTAGTTATGAATAACACTATTCCGCCAGATGAATTGGTTACACGAACTCAATTGTTGGAAGTATTCATTCTTAAAGTCAATGCAAAAATCAGAGAAGTATTCTCTGAATTGATCAGATGTACCAAAAATGGTAAAGGAGATTGTTGTGAAGCATCGGCTAATGCAATTGGAAACATCGGAATTGCATTTGTGCACTTCGCATACCAGGGTACTTTGAATTTAGGAAATCCAATCATTGCTGTAGAACCAGCTTTGTCATTGTCTCAAATTTTGGACTTGATCTTCGCTGACATGAACGCTTCACTTGCGTTAGTATTGAAAGAAGCATGTCCAGTCAAAGAATGTGGAAGTTGTTGCCACAGCTCCAAGCACCATTAAAAAAATTGATTAAAATATATTTAATATGATAGTTATAAACAATCATATTAAACAGAAATGCAAACGAATGAAATTATTAATCTCGTTGATAAATATGAAAAAGAGAAAAAAGAGATAGATGAGTTTATCGACAAAAAATGTATTCATTTAGAATATCGCGAAGAGGAATATGATTATGGACATAATTGGGGAAGTGATTATTACTGTAACTTGTGTACTAAAAATATTCGCATAAATTTCAAATCTGGGCTTGAAAAAAAACATGATGAGATGTTCTGGTCAGAACTTAAAAAGCTTAACAATGATCGACAAATGTATTCCGAAATGATAAGATATTATAAATCTCTTTTGTCAAATATCGAATCGGCGATTATGTTCAAAATTCCTAATGGGTGTAATCATGATATCATGGTTCGTGATAAAACCCAGACTAACATCGTTTATATTTGTTCTAAATGTGCTGTTGCCATCAAGTTTATCAATCAATAATTCAAAAAAAATTGAAATATTGATGATCACGTAGTTTTATTATTATGATTGATTAAAAATGAATCCCGTAATATTGGCTGAATCTAAGTTACTTATGAGTCCTGTTGCGCGCGAAGTATATTATTACAAATGCTTACGCAAAGTATTTGCCTATGTTTGGTCACTCAAGGGAACATTTGGAGTCAAGTTTCATTGCGGCAAGGAATCTGGATGTTTATATATCAGTCTCTTTCATAACATCTTTGTTTCATGCAGTTTTGACGGAAATAAAGTTCAATACGAAACTAAACGATCAGGCTTTGAATGTTTAGTGACACCAATTAAAGAATTTCCGGATGACGAACTTCCTTGTTACTATCAAATAAGTGGTTATGGGCCAATTAAATCGATAACTGAATGTTTTACGAATGTCGACATCATCAGATGTATGTTTTTGACAATTCAAAATATACGATCATCGTTTGTTTTGGAGGCTGGACAATCTAAAATTAGTCAATCAGAAATCGATGAAGCTTTGATAACTGCTTTGAAATATGCCGAAATCGACATAGTAAGCGAAATGACTAAAATACGAGAAACCATGAAACATACAATATTTATCCAACCTCTGAATAATGCCTTTATCGTATAAAAAAAATGACATTTTGATATCATTGAATAATTTATTGTAAATATATCATTCAAAAAACAATGATAAAACAGGAATTTTTATTTGAACATTGTAATGCTGATAAGAAAACATATGTGACAACGAATAATCAGAACAAGATCGAAATAGAATCATTTATGACGAACGATCATCGATATTTAAAATTGCATACTCCTGGAAAATATAAGCTCATTATTGGATTTTTTAAATACAAAACAGAAGAGCAACTTATTGAAAGCGATATGATCGCAAACGTATCATTTGTACCAGATAAAGAAAAATTAGAAGTAGGGCGTGTAATACTTTACAAAGTTAGTCATTATTGCATTTTAGAATATATTTTTGAGCCGGACATCAATATACGTATCGATTTCAAAAATGGGAAACCGTTGCATATCGATATTTTGGTATTAGAAGAAATAATTAATATGCCATTGGTATTGACAAAAAAAGAGGAGAAACGTATTTTCTTTGTGAAGATTGTTACTATTCATAAAATTGAATACGGTGGATTATTTATCGATGACAAAATATATATGCGCGAACAAGCGAAACTTTATAAAAAAGAGAAGATCGTTTCTAATTTTGTCATATATGGCGCAATGAGACGAGCTATAGCTGTAGATAAAGATAATATGTACATCACGCGAGAGAGGAATGACTCATTTATATCAGTCCTATTAAACAAAAAAAACGATACTATGTTTATCAGTTTTGAATTGCAATATAACACGTTCCAAATAATCTCCCATTTTGCATCCAATGATCTCAAAAAATTAGTTGCTGATCATAAAAAAATATCAAAACTTATCATATAATGATATGATAAATTTTAATTCAGCTCCAATGTAGCTTTTTTCTTTTTTGGTGCAGTATCACTTTCCTCTTCTGATTGTAACTCTATCTTTTTCTTTTTGGTACGATCTTTCTTCTTCAAAGTCGTATCACTTTCTTCTTCTTCTAATTGTAACTCTATCTTTTTCTTTTTGGTACGATCTTTCTTCTTCGGTTGAATATAAACTTCTTCCTCTGATTCGTGTGGAATAATTGCCACCTGCGACTTTCTTGGCTCAGTATAAAAATTTAAATATGGTGTATAATCCATCGTTCCCATCCATACAAGTTCGAATCCGTATGATCTAAACAGACCATCTAACCTAATTTGATCAGTAATATGTGTATCATACACAAGTGATTTATGGTCAGATATCAAGTAAGGATTAGCTCCTAAATCCAACAAAAGTCGGCACAATACCAAATTAGGTTTCACAGCACATGCCATTAATAATAATAATCCGTCATCATAATCGATGTCTATGTTATATTTTTCCATAATCGCTTCTACGTCTTCTGTTTTTGGCTTTTTTTGAGAATACTTGATGAATTCTGCCTTTAATTTATTATGTTTATGCGGATTCATATGATAATACTGATACAAATATGTAGTTATTTTGAGATTTATTTGTATCAATTTTTTAGCCCACTGGAAATAACGTCACATACAAAAAACCAGCAATGACGCCGAAAATATGCCCCTCGAAACTGACCCCTGGAATTATCATTTGTGGCAGAATACTTATCACCAATTTTGCAACTGTCATACTCGGACTTTCGTGCATCAAAGAAAAGTACACAACAAATAATCCAAATATAACGGCTGAAAATCCAACAGTGAGAATCTTGCGTGACGAAAACATCTCATGATAAATGTACAATAATGTGCTTGATACGATCCATAAAAACACAATACATACAATAAATCGAGAAGTTCCAATAACATCTTCTATGAATGATAATCCGTAAAACGAGATGGCATTAGCTGCTAAGTGTTGCAAATTTGCATGATAAAAACTTCGTAATTGATAATTGATTATTTCTGAACCCGTTTCATACATGTTCATATTTGTAAAATACACCAAAACGAGAATAGCCAAAATAATATATGATACAACCCGCATTATATTCATAAATACGATTATAATAAAAATTATTATAATCAGAATTCAATATTGTTCTCCTTAATCCATTTGCTTGCATTTTGTTTGAAATTATATAACGGTATAAATATCGAATCCATCATAATATACAAAATAACACAAGCAATTATTTTTTTGATGAGTGAGAATGAAATGCTAAATTTATGTATCACTCTATTGAATAGTGAGACCTTTGTAGAGTTACTATCAACTCCTGGGATATTGATGATGGTTTTGACATTACCAGGATTTGTTTTGTTATTTGTATGCAATAGTCTGCAATATCTAAGGTTACTCACAGTAGGTCTCAAAAGTGTTCTAATAGATAACATGTTTGATAAATATGATTTGTATAGCTATATCAATCTATTAAATTATCAATTTTTTGTATGATATACTAATATATCAATGTCAAATGAAATCTATTTTCCTAAATATTTAAAGTACAAAGCTAAATATCAAAAAGCGAAAAAGAAGAATCTACAAATTGGTGGGAACAAACGTGATGTTACTTATTTCGATTTTAAAGGCGACGTCAAAACATGTTCTGATACGCAGATACCTCCAGGTGCAATAATAAAGATATCATTCATGCCTGAAAAATATGATGCTATTGGTGAATCATACTTTTTGTCTGCGAAAGATGAACAATTTATGACAGATTATGTCCTTTTATCTGGATGGCAAACATTTTTATCTTATTATCAAGAAGAATTGAAGAAACTATATCCATCTACATTAACACCAATCAATAATATCGCTTCGACTATCAAAATTGTCGATGATATTTTAGTCGTTGTTATTAGTAGCACAGTTGAAGAAACAGAAATAAGGTTAAGATTATGTGATTTGTACAATACCATGCAACGTGCATTTTATATATTGGCAGCTGATAAAAATTTGAATGTTAGCTGGAGCACGAGGATGGAGATCGTTTTTTGATGATTATACAATATATAATCATCAAAATTAGCGAACCCAAACAGGGATGGTAACTGGAGTTCTGTTAAGACAAACATTAACGCATCTGTAAAATTCTGATACGGTTGGATTGTTACTCAAACAGTTATTTATGCATCTAACAATTTCATCTCGATCAAATCCACCACCATATCTGGAAATAAAAGAATCAATATCACCATATAAATTTGATCCATATCGGTTATTAAATAAATATTGAATGTAATCATCAAGACCATCATAGTTCAAATCAACATTATTAATATATGAGTACTCAAGATCATCTCGGATGCCATTGTTATTTAAATCACCATCATAAGCATAATCTGTAAATTCATATGCATCAGGAATACCATTGTTGTTTAAATCACCATCAAATCTATTTCTGTATTCTAAAACATCAGGAATACCATCATTATCTAAATCTCCATCGTATCTATTTCGGTAAAATCTATTTCTATATCTACCTTCAAATCTATCAGGAATACCATTATTGTTACTATCTCCATCAAATCTACGTTCTAATCTGTCTGGGATACCATTATTATTACGATCACCGTCAAATCTGTTTCTATTCTCAAATCTATCAGGAATACCATTATTGTTACGATCTCCATCAAATCTACGTTCTAATCTGTCTGGGATACCATTATTATTACGATCACCGTCAAATCTGTTTCTATTCTCAAATCTATCAGGAATGCCATTATTGTTATTATCTCCGCCTCTATTAAATCTATTGAATCTGTTAAAATTTCTACCTTCTAATCTATCTGGAACACCGTTGTTATTACGATCTCTAGTTCCTCTTGTCATATTAGCACCGATACTATTTGATCGAGTTCGACCGACACTGTTAGATCGTGATCTATTTGCTCCAACGCTGCCCGATCGACTACCTCTATTTGCTCCAACGCTGCCCGATCGACTACCTCTATTTCCTCCAATACTGCCTGATCTAGATCGACCACCCGCTCTATTTCCGGATCTACTCGAGCCGTTGTATGTTTCGATAATAGCCAAGTTATTATCTTTGGTTGCGTAATAAATTACAAGAACTACAATAATTGCAACGATGATGTACCACGTATTGTCACTAAACATTGATATATATTAATAACATAAAAAATTATATTTTTTATGATAATTTGCTATATCATTCGGACGCACGTTTATAGATCATAAAAAATTGAAATATTTAGTACCAAATATGTCATCATCTTAATAATAACCAAAAATGAATGACAAATTTGGTATCAAATCAACATTGATCGCCAAAGCGTGTAACGAAATATTACGAGTTTTTGAGTCAATTCCCGAAAAAAAAATAGTGCTAATAGTTGATAGAATATTAGCACAATTAATACATGTTGCGATTGATTTTCAAACGAATAAAATCAAAAAATTAGGAGTAATCAGTACATATTACTTGGATGATAAAAACATTACATTTGAAAAGAACGTCGTTTATTTTGTTTCTAACAAAAATAGGAAGATTGATTCTATAATTTCACAGATGTCACAATTTCCCAATCATAAATATTACATCTATTTTGCTCCAAAGTGTTCAATATATCATGATGGGATATTTGAAGAGAATGGTTTAGCTGGAAAGTATACAAAGGGAAAATTAAGTGAATGCTGTTTGTTACCGATAGATTTTGATATTTTAAGTATGGAAATTCCACTAAACGTTAATTTTGTGGATATTAAAAATTACATACCCAATGTTGTACATGTTTTGAATAATATGGGTCATATTTCGAACATTCATTGTGTAGGTGAAACTGCAAAAGTTGTAGGATCATTATTAGAAAAATCAAAAGATAATTATGCAACATTTGATGATATGATTATTATTGACAGACAATGCGATTTAGTTACTCCGCTTTTGTCACAAAAAACATATCGAGGGATGATATCAGATTGTATGCAAACAACATATCAAGAACTAGTACATGAACATTTACAAAAACTCAAAGAAAATCCACTAAACAAAACTAATATGAAAGTAAGTAACAACATGGATAACGTTTACAATGAAATTAAAGATATGTATTTTTATGACATTGGTGCACATTTAGCCAAAATAGTTAGAGAAATAGAACAAGCTAGGAACAAAAATGACAATCCATCCATTCAAGATCTGTCTGGTATCGTCTCTTGTCTAAAAAAATATCCAAAAGATGTCGTTGAATTCAACATTAACTTATGCACAAAAGTGATAGCAATATACAAAGCAGACAAAGATGTACACATTCTAGAAGACGATATATTGGAGGGCAAAAACAAACAATTCATTAGTGATATCAGAGACCCACAAATGTTGCGCTTATTATGTTTGATGTCCCATTGTTCAAATGACAGCTTCAACTTTTTTGATTTTAAACATGACAAAAAAAATTTTCTTGCGTATGAAAGAATGCACCATGCAAATTTATTACGACAAAAAGAGATAGCGCAATATACCCTACCAAATATAGTGACGAAAATATTGCAAAAAAAATCTCTAGCGAACAAATTCGAAACGTCACATATTGATAATTCTGTAGATAATAAATCTAACAAAATATTGATATTTGTTATCGGTGGTATTACATATGACGAGATACATGATATTAATGAACTACAAACATCATATCCTACAAAAAAGATATATATCGCCAGTACGAATGTGATAAATAAAAATACGTTTATTGATGCGTTTATGAAATAAAAACCAGTTAATAATTAATTAGTTTTTAGATACTACATTTTTTAAATCAGTTAATATAAATCATCTCCTTGACAATATTTTTTTATCACAATGCACGCAATACAAACAGCAATAATCAATCCCAATATTATGCATCCAACTATTGCCATCATTGGATCGTCTTGTTCTAAATTGCAGCACTTGCGAACGTTATTCATTGCTTGTTGGAATATATCCTCGTACACTATCATTTTTTCTGTCTTTACATTTTCCCAACAAAGCTGACCCACCCCTCTATTCCATGACCTATCTGCCATTACCAAATTACCAATAATATTTTTGTCGCAGTCTCTTAGCTCATATTCGCTAAATGCTGTATCAATAATATGTTCCACATCATTACCACTTTTAAATTGCGGATATTGTTTACTAAATTCAGCATTGGTAATTACTCCACAGGGATCCGTGTATGCAAAGGTTTCTTTAACAAAAAATCTTGCGGATGTTTTTCCATAGTTATTGTTAAAGAATGTACTATGTAAAGCGTTACACTTTTCTTTGGCGGCAAAAGTTACTAAAAATAAAGTAAAGAGATACATTTGTTTAATCTGTATAGCAATGATTTACATGTATGATATTTATTAATCAATTTTTTTGTGTTAAATTAATAATCAATGATTAATGTTTTAGCACGCGCACAAAACGTTTCAAAACTTGTGCGTCGTAGTTTGTTCTTAAGAATGAGATAAAATTGGCGGTCGTCGAAAATCGTTCCATGATAACGAAACGAAAACGAGCGAGAGCTGATTTGATAGTCGTCTCATGATCACCTAATGCGACTGATTTTTTTAATAGAAAGGCGTCAAGATCACGTATATGCCATTCATCTTTTATTTTTCCTGGTGGAACAATTGGAGCGCCAAAGACACATCCAGTGGTGATATCAACGACGAGACCTCTTGTCATGAGCATTTGTTGCTCTGTAATTTTCAAACTTGTCGGTCCGCTGATGATAATCCATTTTAACAGATCACTGACTTCTTCTTTTTTCGGAAACAGTTCGCGAAAACGTGCGAGCGCATTTTTTACTAGTCTTTCTGTGTAGGAACTGTTAAATTCAATTGTCGCAATTCGTTGTTCTAATTCAGTGATGGTCATCTTTTTATTGACTTGTTTGTCCATCATACGGTTGTGTGATATGTTCACTATGTTAATGGACCATTGTGAAGAATAATTTTTCAATTTTTTTAATTATTATGATAATGATTAAAAAATTAAACCTTACTTGATATTATTTTTTCAAGGACTGTTTCATCTTCTGCTCTTTCTTTCACGGTGCATTCATAATATATTTTCAGAGACACACAGACGATAGAAAATACGAATCCTCCTACCAGAATGCTCCCTAAGAAAAAAATAATCCCCCATACACCACATTGAAATAAATTATTATTATAACAGGAAAGTTTATCTCGATTGTAACACTGCGGATTATTCTTGAGACAACCAGTACCCATGTCATATTTATCGTGATATCTTGCATATATACTTCCATAAGTTATGAGCGAACACGCAACCATACCCGCCGCGCATCCTATGAGCGCTAATATACAAAAAAATACAGTATTAAGAGTTGGACTTTTAGTACACATTGTTTGCTGATGTTAATATCCTTATTAAATATATTCTATGTATCTGTTTTTCAATTTTTTTATAAAAAAATTGAAAATAAAATGCATAAGTAATTGCTTCAATCCATATTAATCAATAAAAAATGTCTGGACTTGACAATTTGCAACAAGCTGAGTCTGAAAAAAAGAGGAAAATGTTCCAAACTAAATACGGAATGGTATTAACAATTTCTGTATCACAATTGTCGTTGGATAAATTTATAGAGAACGTGCCACTGATGTTAAATTTATTGGATGCGAGAAGAATCGTTGAGTTGTGGAACTTTTCTATTGACCAACAAGCAACCGATGATATTCTTAATAACTTTTTGGTTATTTTTCATCATCATATTGACACAATTATGGCAGATGAGGATATTTTAGGATCAATGAATTATTGTGTGGTTAAAAATATAACTGAAAGCGAAATTATAAATGTTAGTGAATCAAAGTTATTTGAATTTGTTGCCAAACGAATCAAATTGGGTTGGTTTAAAAATTTTTATGTTGGCGCTGAATTTACAGCTATGAATCAAAATAATTCGATATTAAATGACATTCGATTCGAAACAATGTCTCAGGATTTTTTGTTAAAAAATGTGCGAAAATCAACCTTAATTTCCAGTGACAAGCTACTTGATATTATCAGCCAACTCGATAGTAATTTTACAGGAACGAACAGATTGGATAGCCAAATTTGGATAGCTCCCAATGGAACATATAAAGAAGGCTACAGAACAATAACACTCAAAGATATTACGCCAAAATTTATTAAAATATTTGTAGAACATGTGAACGAGAAAAAATTCAAACCTTTGGAAGATTTTGAAATCCCGACGAATGAAACAACGACTTTGGGCGTAGAATATATTGCCATATTGTGCGAACTGCTTCCGCCAGATTCTAACAACGAACCCGTTAGATTAGATAGGCCATATGGATTTTTCAACAAAGGCAAATGTTTTGGAATTTGTAATATTGGTAGAGTCACCGAAAATCAAATAAATATTGATACTTCCAACAGAACCAGGGACAAATACATTAACATGTATGTTCGCAAAAATATCACTTTTTAATTACTAATTAAAAATTGATATTTTAAATGTCAGTTTAACCTACTATTTAGCAAATTATACATAAATGCAAGTCAAAACAAGATTTCCTCCAGAAAACGGCGGTCATATTCATATTGGTCACGCCAAAGCAGCATATTCCAATTTCAAATTCGCCAAAGATCATGAAGGGACGATGATGATCAGGTTTGACGACACTAATCCTAAAAATTGTAAGCAGGAATATGCAACGTCTATCTTAGATGATTTGCGCACTCTGAAATTGGCTGACGAAACGACCAAAATAAGTTACACCTCTAATTACTTTGACCTTTTGCAAGAGTTTGCAGTTCAGTTGATAGAAAGTGGGGATGCGTATATGGATGATTCGTCTGTAGAAACGATTCGCCAAAATAGAAAAATATGCATAGCGTCCAAGTCGCGCGATAATTCTGTAGATGATAATATGCGTTTATGGAAGATATTTGCGTCAAAATCCTGCGAAAATAATTTAGTTTTACGAGCGAAGATACATATGCAACATAAAAATGCATGTATGCGCGATCCAGTTTTGTATCGTCGTTGCATTGAGCCACATTATATGACCGGTGACAAATATAACATCTATCCATCATACGATTTTTCTTGTCCTATTTTGGATAGTATTGAAAACATCACACATACATTTAGAACGATCGAGTATGCAGACAGGACCGATTTATATTTTTGGGTGTTGGATGGATTGGCCCTTAGAAAACCTATTCTACAATTGTTCAGTAGTTTGCGATTTGACTACACTGTGATGTCAAAAAGGAAGATCAGAATATTGATACAATCAGGAATTTTAGATGGTTGGGACGATCCGCGATTGTGTACGATTAAAGGATTGATCAAACGAGGATTTACTGTGGAATGTATTCTTAAATACGTTGATCTGATGTATCTGTCCACTAATAATACAAAAAAAGGTACATATCCTATTATGGTTTCTATGAACGCAACTATGTTAGAGAATAAAGCACATAGGTATGTTGCTGTTGAAAAAGAACATGCGTATCTGACAATATTTGATTCAACAATAGAAGAAAAGACTATCGAAGTAGATTTGCATCCTAAACTTTCTGAATTCGGGAAGAAGAATGTTAAGATATCAAATAATATATTTTTGGAAGGCAAAGATGCAGCGACACTTATTGTTGGAGAAGAGATTACACTAATGAATTTAGGTAATGTGATAGTCAAATATATTTGTCATTTCGATCACAGTTTGATCCTTGCACCCAAATTTGATGGAGATTTTAAAACAACTAAAAAAAAATTGCATTGGTTATCCTCTGAAGATTGTTATGAGATTCAAATTGCAGAATATGGTCATATATTGAAAGAAGAGAAATTGTTATTTAATGCAGACAAGAGTATTGTGGCCAGATGCATAAATGATGCGTCAACGAAGAAGATATGTTGCTATGTAGAAAAATCGTTGATGAATGTTACAGCAGGGATGCATGTACAATTGATCAGGCGAGGATTTCATATAATGGATGTGACAGGAAAATTGATTCGGTTACCGGATGTTAGTAAACCTAATGTTTTTAGTGTGTATCACAAATAGATGATATAATTTTATTATTTGATCTATTTAGTTTGTAATATCACATTGAATGGAGCAATATTGGCACGTTCAAAGTCTCGTCAATACAAATCTCTTGACAATGCATTGAATGGACTAATATTGGTACGTTCAAAGTCTTGTCAATGCAAATCCCAACAGATCTCTTGACATCACTTTGAATGGACCAATATTGGCACGTCAAAGTCTTGTCAACGCAAATCTCTTGACAGCACTTTGAATGGATCAATATTGGCACGTTCAAAATCTCGTCAATGGAAATCTCAACAGATCTCTTGGCATCACATTGAATGGACCAATCTTGGTACGTTCAAAATCTTGTCAATGGAAATCTCAACAGATCTCTTGACATCACATTGAATGGACTAATATTGGCACGTTCAAAGTCTCGTCAATGCAAATCTCATCAGATCTCTTGACAGCACTTTGAATCGACCAATATTGGCACGTTCAAAATCTCGTCAATGGAAATCTCAACAGATCTCTTGGCATCACATTGAATGGACCAATATTGGTATGTTCAAAATCTCGTCAATGGAAATCTCAACAGATCTCTTGACAGCACATTGAATGGACTAATATTGGCACGTTCAAAATCTCGTCAATGCAAATCTTAATAGATCTCTTGACAGCACATTGAATGGACAATATTGGCACGTTCAAAGTCTCGTCAATGGAAATCTCAACAGATCTCTTGACAGCACATTGAATGGACTAATATTGGCACATTCAAAGTCTCGTCAATGGAAATCTCAACAGATCTCTTGACAGCACATTGAATGGACTAATATTGGCACGTTCAAAGTCTCGTCAATGGAAATCTCAACAGATCTCTTGACAGCACATTGAATGGACAATATTGGCACGTTCAAAGTCTCGTCAATGGAAATCTCTTGACAGCACATTGAACGCTCAAATGTTGACATATTAAGTTTTATCAATGCAAATCTCTTGACATTGCTTTGAATAAACCAACATTGGCATGTTCAAAGTCTCATCAATACAAATTTTTGCGACGCAACTGGTTAACAATGAATAAACTATTCATCATTAATCAACATAAAGATCTAGAAATTTAACGCGCAATCCTTTCTCTTCGATCACTAATATATGACATTTGATTCTCTGCATATCTTCTTTATGCAATGGAATCTCAATATAAATTCCGCAGCCAAAATATTTATTGATTTCCTCTTGATTTATTAAACACCTTATCGCACTAGGCTTAATAAACATTCTATACATTTGCGGTAATGGTTCAGAAGATACTTCGCACAATGCAATTGCTAATTCTCCATACATATCATATGTTTTTCCATATGCATCAGTCAATTTTGGTAACGTATAGGGATCACTCACCGGTTCCGTATTGAATCTCTTTTTCATATACATCTCCAATGGAAAATTATCGATTCTCGTCGCCTCAGCAATATCTTTACACCGCCTAATTGTTCTGTCCATATTTTTGATTTTATATGAATCAAATTTAAACGTCTGCAAATTTGTGAGACGCTTTATCGATTTTGGTAATTTGGTAATCGGATTTCTACAGATCGTAAATGCTTGTAAATTTATCAAATTTCCGATTGTTTTTGGAATCTTTCTAATCTTATTGTTGTCTAATGATAAACTTTTCAAGTTAACAAGATCGCCTATCGAATTCGGAATCGAATCTATGCGACCGTCTGTCAATGATAAAGATTGTAAATTTTGTAATAAATTTATCGATTCGGGAATTTCTTCTACACAACTGAAGTTAATTGTTATAGCTTCAAATAATCGTGCGATTGAAGGAAAAAATGATATTTTTAATGATTTTGATAAACTACGTATATCATCGATATTATCGACGTATTTAGTAACTTTTGCTAAATTATCACCGAATTGTATTGTAATTTCGGTTGCTAACATCATAATCGTTTCCTTGTTGCAATTATTATAACGTAAATATTGGCATAAGAATGATTCTGAATTGATCAAATGGTTAGGATCGGCGTCGTAACGTTTTATTAAATATGTTAACACTTTTGTTTTTCCGATACAAAGTCTTACAGATTCTAATGCCTTTTTCAAACAAAAATTTGCGCCTAAAGAAATCAACAGTTCTAATAATTTTACAGAATCGTACACACACGCATATTCAACAAGCGTTGATCCATTGGGAATTATTATATTTCCTATTTCGTAATAGGTCTTGTTCAAATCAAATGAATTTAAATGAGGTATCATTTCCATAATTATTTGTTCACTGCGTTTATGTGTAACCTGCCCACTTTCTCCCTTTAAAGCATCAACATGACAAATTGTCCTAAATCGATTCCATTCCGTCGTGTGCCCTTTTTGTAATAAAGCATATACTTCATCGAGCATCGTACATTCCCAAAACAAATTAGCTGCCATCGTTTGTTTAATAGTTATATTGCTAAAAACATTATCTATCACTTTTTTTGTCAATTTTTTTGATATAAAAAGTTATTAGTAAAGATGTTACAAATATGAATTCTGAACAATTCATAGCACAAATGACAACAGATCAACTAAAAAATTTATTTTCCGCAATGAACAAAGAAATTTCATCTCGTGAGAGTCCAAACGTCGAAATCAAGTCAACAACAATTAGAATTATCATAACCGCAACTCCTACTTTGACACCAAAACAAGCTAGACTCATTCGTGAATTGTTTAGACATTATGGTAATTGGTCACATTCGTTTGACGATGGTGTTTTGACATTTGTTTTTTCATCTCAACAATATCACGATAGAGCGTTAAATGAAATGACAGTAAAACGTTTGAATTATTTTCTCAAAAAAGCAGCGAACATTAAGATGACCTTACTACGCGATATGGTGCGATTAGATGGAATACCTCAATTGACCAGTGAGATCATGGATCGAATTTTAGAAGAATTCACAATTTTTGGTACAGTCCGATTACATTTTTTTGATCATAATTCAATGATAGTAAAATTTGATGTTGAAGAACACACATGTATGGTAAGTGAAGGATGGTTGGTTCGTTTTTGCTGTGATAGATAAAAAAATTGACATATTTAATACGTATTGAATATATCAATTACAATGATCCAAAATGAATCCCGAATTAATGTTATTGGTATCACATATATCAACTGAAAAGCTCAAAAAAATGGCTATCGTGATAAATAACGAATTATCTTCGCGGGAGAATTTGATCAAAAATATTGAAACTAAATTGACGAGAAAATATATTTTGATCACTGGATTAGCAAATATCACTGGCCCACACGTTGAAGGAATATTGGATATGTTCAGCAGATTTGGCGACTGTCGTTTAGCAGATTTATCTGATAGTAGTATTCGAATCAAATTTGATGATCTTAATGATTTGAATGACGCGTACGAAGAAATAACACCCGAATGTATCGCTACACTTTTTAGAAATGATTTCTAAAAAAATTGATTAATTTTTTGGGATGATGTTGCCGTTGTTAATAGATAAGAACAGCAACAATGGAGTTAATAGTCAAAGCGTACATGATAATGAAAGAAATTATTCCATATGAGATGTCATTCGAAATAGTAATGTTTTTATATGTAGCGTGGAAAAATAATATGATGAGATGTTCCAAAATTTATCCCAACGCAATAATGTACACAGATAAAAAAAAAATAGTAACAAGAGTATTATTTATGACGGATGAGATTCTGGATATTGAATTTGTTCATTTGGAAGGTATTCATCGTAAAGTTACAGAATGGCAAGGAAACGTATCATCAATTTCTGTGAATGCATTATTGTCCAAACCAATCGCCGAAATTGAAACCGCTCTAAATATGTTAAGTCCAACGTATTTTTTAATCTTCTTAGAACATGTATATCGACTGTTAATAAGTACCGATTATCCGATGGATCCAGTTTCAAATAAAATGATGCAACAAATAGAAACGAGAAGTATCAATCTTCAAATATTGCTAGATCGTTTTACATATTTCAATTCTCCGAATAAAACTCAATGGTTAAGAGATGCAGCAAATGATTCGATCATAATGTTAAAAAATCCGGCCCCGATACTATCACATTATTATGACGCAAAATGCCCATCATCAAATTATCTAAATCGCGAGCAATATTGCTGTCCTCGCCGGGAAAAGTATCACATGTGTCACGGAAATTACTTTATTAATTGTATAATAAAATTATGCGAATCAAAAACACAACTAACATTCATAGAAGATAAATATGTCTGCATGTTTATTTTTAAAAAATTTCCACATATGATAACCATCGATGCAAACCATATTGAAATCAATAATTTGTACAACAATAGCAAATATAATTATCCAATACTTCGCATCATTTTTTGGTACCTGGCGATGCGAACTGGAATCGTAACAGAACAAATATTCATGGATCACTTTTTTGAAAAATTGAATGAAGATTTGTTGAAAAACGGTTTTATCATTGGACGATGTCTAAATTTTGCGGATATGATAGATAATTGTATGGTAGATGATATAGTCGAAAATAATAGACTTACAATTGTCTTATTTGGCATGTTTAAGAATGGCTGGACGGGTGATCATAAAAATGGATGTGGATTTGTGACTGATTCAGAAAATAAAGTCGCTCTCGAGTTAAAAAATAAATCCAAATTCCGAGTTGATCATTATCGCTATGCACCTCATATCGCTAGTATGATAAATCGTTTCTTAAAAATGATATTGTAGATAAATAATTTATTTATCACGATAACCAAGCAATAACCACCTAATCTGTTCCGAAAACAAATTCTATCTTCTTTGATGACAAAAAACATATACGTTGCCCAAAATGTGATTGAGTCTGAATCGATCTTGCCAAATAGTGCATCCAAATATCTTCCCAAAATGGTAAATAATTGTTCTTTTGTTTTGATCGTCAAAGAGTTCATTTTGGAGAAACTAAATACAACATAACTATCTGATCAAAATAATTTCAATTTTTAACGCTAAAAAAATTGAAATTATTAGTTACATAATCTATCAAAAGGCCTATTCATAAAAGAAATGTCAAAATATTATCACTGTATCGCCAATATTAACAAAGTATATATGCTTATGAGAACTATATTGCCAGTAGAGATGGCGTTTGAAATAACTATGGTACTATATATCAAATGGAAATATATTATGATTAAGTACGCACAAATTTATCCGGGCGCTAATTTTTTTGAAGATGTCGACAAAGAAATAATATCGGTCTCAAATATATCCGAAAATCAAGTTCATCTTGTCACTAAATACATAATAGATCAATATGTCATCAATACCCGATATATCAATTTATCCACATTGGAATCGAAAAAACTTTTGTCAAAACCTATTCAAACAGTCATTGATGCTGTTAACACACTCAATCCAAAATTGTTTTTTTGTTTCCTTGAGCATATATATCGTCTAATTCCTAAGCCTAACATATATTTTGATGTAATGAGGGATTCTGAAAACAACATACGAATCTTATTCAACCGATTTTTGTATTACAAATCTCAAAATAAGATGCAATGGTTACGAGATGAAATGAAACATCCGATCATATTCATTAAAGAGATAGATAGTCGTACATCTTATTTTGTAAGATGTCCCGGTACAAACTACCTTTCTACTAACTATTATCGTTGTTTCATAACCGATAAATATCATATGTGTCATCGTAATCATTTTCTACGCACCCTAATACAATTGATCATCGATAATACACATATGACGCAAATTGATGACAGTCATGTATGTATGTTCATATTTCAAAATTTGCCACACATGATAGTAATAGACAAAAATCATATTGAAATCAATAACTTGTACTACCACGAAAAATATGATTATCCAATTCTTCGTCTTGTCATCTGGTATTTATTGATACACTCTAAAATGATATCAGAACAAACATTTATGGAACATTATTTTGAAAATCTTAACAGAGATCTGGTAGAAAATAATTTTGTAACATCATCATGTGCAAATATAACTGAAATGATCACAAAATCGGAGGATGATATCAATGAAAATAGCAGATTGATAATGATTTTATTGAGCGTATTGAGAAATGGATGGTATGAAACAAAAAACGGGGGATTTAGTTATTTCATAGATCCGACATCGGATGAAAATAATAAGGTGGTCCTTGAAAATAATAATTTCTATGTCGAAAATACATACATTTATGCTGAACATATTATTGAAATTTTTGCGGATTTTTTAAAGATTATCCCAAATAAAAATTGAAAAATTTAATATCATTATTATCCTTAATAATGATATTAGCAAAATGCAAAACTACATCGCCAAAGTTGAGAACTGGAATAGATTCGCGCAACCCCTATTTTGCACAGACATTGTTGGCCAAAAATATCAATGCAACAACCCTCTCATACTAGTTCCAATATCACAAAATTTGATAGAATCATATACATCCCAGAATAAAACAGAGTTATTAATCGAACTAGAAAAGATTACCAAAGATAACCATATTGATTTAGTAAATGATGACTATTTCGTCAAAATATCAAGTATCAGCGGAAAGGATGTTATCGCAACGGAAGATTATTGCGATGACGTCACTGAGTTTTGGGTGTCGATGAACAGTCAAAGCAAGAAATTAATTGTCAAATCTACAGACAAATTATGTGAATATCTATTATCGAGTGAAAGGATCGCGACGTGCATTCGACGAGATGGACATATTGTATTCCGAAAATGGATTAAATACAATGTAGAAGAGGAATTTAGATGTTTCATCAAAAATAAAAAATTAGTCGCCATTTCACAATACGAATATGGAAATTATTTGCCAGAATACATGAATCAGCCGGAGTTGATTAGCAAATTAATTCAAAATTATATTAGCCAGGTAGTACATGACATACCATTCGATGATATTGTCATTGATGTTGCAGTGCATGATTTGAATGTTTATTTTATCGAATTCAATGATTATGGATTAGAATCAGACACAGATGCGGGTTTATATGACTGGGAGAACGATAAAAAGATATTGTGCGAAAATCATGATGATATTGATATTAGGCTGTATGATGAAAAATGGTTGGTGGCGAAGTATACGATCGCTTAAATAAAATTATTAATGTTATTTAAGCCTGGATGTAGAGATATGCGAATTTTGTTTCAGACCATGTCATAGTCACTGAATCAAATGTTTTGTAGTGTAGGACATATGTTAGAGTGTTGATCATTTTGATATCAAGGTATATGAGATCAGTAGTTTGAGTGTCGAATGTGAGAATATTGTTTTCAAAATCTTCATTTTTCAACTGTAATGTTGCACTGATAGTAGTTGCGGGAGTTAATGTTGTGTGAATTGCATCTACATATACGGCACCGTTCGTGAGTCGCCAACTATGCGTGACCGTATCGTTAGATTTTAACAATGGTGATGGCGGATTTGGTATTTTCGGATAAGAATCCCATGATTTAAAATCATTGTCTACTAACGAATCTTTTGCGAATTTGTAAGTAGTGCGATGATTTGGTTTGATGTAAATATCTTTGTTTAGTTTGAAACACATACCATATTGGCTGCCAGGACTATTTGCGACACCTGGTAGAGTGTAGCTTGAAATCCAGAAAACTTGGCCATCACCAACACATGCTGAAGAAATACCTCCATTCATCGGCGTATCTGCTGTTTTGGCACCATATTTCCATAATAGTTCTCCATTTGCTACATCAAAAGCATACAATGATCCAACCGAATCTGCACAAAAGATACATTCATTGCAAATTGTTGGTTCGTTCATCGAGAAATTTTGAAATTCAGTGTACCAATTTACTTGTTGTGTGTCAACATTGATTGATGCTAGGTATGAGTTAGCATCGGGGATAAAGTGGCCGCTGGAGGTAACGAATTTTTCAAATTGGCCGACGCTTCCTATTGTTCCGTCATTGTATGCAGCGCTGATGTTAGATTGACAACAAATAATGGCGTCACTTTTATCAACTGCGCATTGATAATTACTAGCGCCAGATGAATTGTTAGATCCTAAATATAATGACGCCAAATATGTCACTCCAACATCGCTCGGATTTGTATGATTAAAGATGGCGTTTGGATTTAGATCCGTAATATCGAGAATAGGTCCACTTCCGCTTTTAGTTGTGGTTGCTACGTATTCTCGGTGTTGTTTCTTGATAAAATGTATACCTGACGCTGGGTCGCCGTCGATAGTATTGATGTTCGGATAGACTAAGCTGACTGGATTAGTACCGCCCAAAAATGTGTAAGTGTCAGCAGGTACAGTACGGACACCAAATAACATTCTGCCTGTGTCAACACTGGCACCGATAATTGCATCAGAATAGGACATTTGACCTCGTGGAGATCTACTTACTTCAACGGATAAATCAATAATTGTCTGTTCAAAATTACTCTTGGCATTGTTTGCTGCGGCTAAAGTTGTACTAGATGGCGCTGCTTGGAAGGCGCTTATAGCATCAACGACTGGAATTTTTAATTTTCGATATGCTTTACTAGGTTTTGCAAAGTATTGTAACTCTGAAAAAGGTGCTGAATGAGCTTGTCCTGTTCCAAAATAAATAACATCATCAACGATACTACATGGAGCGCCCCATGTGCTATTACCATAATAATTTAGTCCCATCGCATCAAATTTAGACGTTATAACGTCTCCATTGTTCAATTGTTTCAGATAAAATAAAGGGAACTGACCGGTGACTGGCGTACTCTGCGCTTGTGAGATTTGTGTCGCGTCCAAGAATGTATAGATCGTCGACACAAATGGTTGTCCAAGTGCCTGCTTTTGACCCCATGATGCCAGAATTTGCGTTAGATTCAATGGATTTGTTGATGCATCTATGAATATTTGTGCACCTAACGATTGCCAAAAGGTCCAAACGAGGGAACTATTGATGACAGTACTTGGAGTGATGGAAACTCGCTGGGCAATAGAATTGGTATTCGGATTGGGATCTGAAGCGCCAAATATATATGGTGATACATATGCAGTAGTGGTGTATGTGGCAACGGCTACATAATTTTGGCCAGGAGGGAAGGGATCAAACTTAGCTAATTCAGGATCACCATTGCTTTTGACAAGTTGTTGTCCAACTGTTAATTCTGGAGCACATAATGGTAGTTGCCATTTAATTTCACCAGTCGCGTCAATATTTTCGATGCAAAATAAAAATCCCTGATCTGCAAAGTATGGATAAGAATTGTAATGAGAATTACCTGGAATCACACCAGGATTTATTGCGTTCTGTAACGACGAAACACCCGCAAATATCAATTCCTTACCTTGTCGTTCGATAACGATCAAGTTCATATCTGATAATCTTACGTTTGATCCAATGTAGTTAGAATAATTGTCTTTTGTTCTGACAACTTTTGAACCGGGATGATCAACTAGATATTCGTTAGGTGGATAATAACCTATTGCCCATTTCAACGTCCCTGTATATTTATCAATGGCGTATAATTGGGGCCCAATATTACTGAACAAAGAATTGGTCAAATAGATCGTATCGTTGTGTATCGCTGGGGCTGTTCTGGAAATAGTTCTAGCTGGGCCATACATGTTAAAACCAGTATCTAAGTTGTAATCATTGCAATTGACAGCATATTTCAGACTACCATCATGTCTGCTGCGAGCGATGAAGATGCTAGATTTAGATGTTGGGAAAAACAAACCTCCAGTGTATGCGGTGTAGTAGAAGTTGTCTAAATCCATAGTAGGTCCATACCATGTTTGCGCTTTTGCTCGATCTACTGCGGTATACCCGGCAGCAGTGGCAGCTGGGCAATCGGGGATCAATTCAAAACTAAAATCAAGATCCAATGATCCAACTGTATGAGGGGATATATTCGAATCGTCATAGATGGTATTCGTAGATCTTTTAAAACCTGCTGAGAAAGGCTTCTTGACGTCGTTGTTTTGTTGCATTCTGTATATATCTGTATATCATCCAATTTTTATATTAAAAATTGATAATCAGAGTGTTACGGTATTCCTTACAAACAAGGTATATCAAGAACACTGATGGATCAGATAATGAGTCAATTTATCGCCAAATTTGGGGGGAGATTTCAAGCTAGCGATAAAAAGACAATCGTTTATGATCCATCTGCTCTATTATTTTTAGAAGAAGTATGTTTGTTTTTGGACGATTACGATGAGGAAGTAGAACGATATTGCAAAGAAAGGGATGCATCCGAGACTGCTGTACAAATCAACAATGCAAGGAGATACATAGAAGACGAATTGACAAAATTTTTCCCATCAGATGTAGTACGGTTGATGTCATCAGTTGGTGCAAGGATGAACTTAAAAGGCTTAGCTTCTGACATTGATTTTGGATTGTTAGTTAAAAAAGCAGCGTTTAATAAAGACAAGTATGGTGATATCTTAGTAAGTAATGGGTATCAATTCAAAAAAGAACTATTTGGATACTATGTGTATACAAAAATAGTTGAGGAAATTGAAGTAGAAGTAAAATTGAGAGTATATGAGGAATCAATTCAAGTGATAGAATTACATGAACGACTTGATGCATTGTCCGAAAAAATGCAAAATAAGTTGGCGTTTGCAAAAGCATTATTGGTTGACAATGAAGAATTGTATGGTAAATTCAAGTGGGAGATTTATTCAGCATATTATGTGCAATAATGAAGTATGAAACATAATTCATTATTGGTAATGCAAATATTGGTCTATTCAATGTGATGTCAAAAGATTTGCAGAAATTTGTATTGACGAGACTTTGAACGTGCCAATATTGGTCTATTCAAAGTGATATCGAAAGATTGCATTGGCAGGACTTTGAACGTGCCAATATTGGTCCATTCAATGTGATGTCAAGAGATCTGTGGAGATTTGCGCCGACAAGACTTTGAACGCGACAATATCTGTCTATTCAAAATGATGCTAAGAGATTTGCGTTGACAAGACTTGGAACGTGCAAATATTGGTCTATTCAAAGTGATGCCAAGAGATCTGCGGAGATTTGCATTGACGAGACTTGAACGTGCAAATATTGGTTCATCCAAAGTGACGTCAAGAGATCTGCAGAAATTTGCACTGACAAGACTTCGAACATACAAATATTAGTCTATTCAAAGTGATGTCAAGAGATCTGCGGAAATTTGCATCGACAAAACTTTGAACGCGCAAATATTGGTTCATCCAAAGTGATGTGAAGATTTGCGTTGACAAGACTTTGAACGTGCCAACATATGGTCTATTCAACATGATGTTAAGAGATCTGCAGAGATTTGCATCGATGAGAACTTTGAACGTGCCAATATTAGCCCATTCAAAGTGATGCCAAGAGATTTGTTAAGATTTGCATTGACGAAACTTTAAATATGCCAATGTTGGTCTATTCAAAGTAATATATCGAGAGATTTACACAGACAAGACTTCGAATGTGCTGATATTGGTCCGTTCAGAGTAATACCAAGAAATTTGTATCGACGGGATTTTGAACATGCGAATGTTGTTCAATTCGATGTACTGTCGAAATATTTGCGGAAATTTGCATTGACGAGACATCAAGTGTGCCAATATTGGTCTGTTCAATGATGTCAAGAGATCTATTGAAATTTGCATCAACAGGATTTTGAATGTGCCAAAATTAGTCCACTCAATGTGATGTCAAGAGATCTGCGGAGATTTGCGTTGATTAGACTTTGAAGGGGCAAATATTGGTCCATTCAAAGTGATGTTAAGGAATCTGTGGAGATTTATATTGACGAGACTTTGAAAGCGCCAATATTGGTCCATTCAAAGTGCTGTCAAGAGATCTGTGAAGATTTGCATTGACAAGACTTTGAGTGCGCCAATATTGGTCTATTCAATATGATGTCAAGAGATTTGCATTGACAAGACTTTGAGTGCGCCAATATTGGTCTATTCAATGTGATGTCAAGAGATTTGCGTTGACAAGACTTTGAATGCACCAACATTGGTCTATTCAAAGTGCTGCCAAGAAATTTGCATTAACAAGACTTTAAACGCGCAAATGTTTGTCTATTCAAAGTGATGTCAAGAAATCTGTGGAAATTTGCATTGACTAGACTTGAACGTGCAAATATTGGTCTATTCAATGTGATGTCAATAATCTGTGGAGATTTGCATTGACGAGACTTTGAAAGTGCCAATATTGGTCTATTCAATGTGATGTCAATAATCTGTGGAGATTTGCATTGACGAGACTTTGAAAGTGCCAATATTGGTCTGTTCAATGTGCTGTCAAGAAATTTGCATTAACAAAATTTTGAACGTACAAATATTGGTCTATTCAAAGTGATGTTGAGAGATCTGCGGAGATTTGCATTGACAAAATTTTGAACGTACAAATATTGGTCTATTCAAAGTGATGTTGAGAGATCTGTGAAAATTTGCGTTGACAAGACTTTAAGCGTACCAATATTAGTTCATTCAATGTGATGTCAAGAGATCTCTGGAGACTTGCATTGAGAAGACTTTGAAAGCACAAATATTGGTCCGTTCGATGTGCTGTCAAGGGACCTGTGGAGATTTGCATTGACCAGACTTTGAACGTGCAAATATTGGTATATTCAGAGTGATGTGAAGAGATCTATGACGATTTGCATCGATAAGACTTTGAACATGCCAATATTGATCTATTCAAAGTGATGTCAAGAAATCTGTGGAGATTTATATTGATTCGATTTGAAAGCGCAAATATTGGTCCATCCAAAGCGATGTGAAAATTTGCACCGACAAGACTTTGAATGTGCAAATATTGGTCTATTCAATATGATGTCAAGAGATCTGTGAAGATTTGCATTGACTAGACTTTGAAAGTGCCAATATTGGTTCATTCAACGTGATGTCAAGGGATCTGTGGAGATTTGCATTGACCAGACTTTGAATGTGCAAATATCGGTCTATTCAATGTGATGTCAAGAGATCTGTGAAGATTTGCATTGACTAGACTTTGAAAGTGCCAATATTGGTTCATTCAATGTCAAGAGATTTGCATTTACGAGACATCGAGCATACCAACATTTATCCGTTCAATATGCTGTCAAAAGATCTGTGGAGATTTGCATTGACTAAACTTTGAAAGCGCAAATATCTGTCCATTCAGTATGCCGTCAAGAGATCTGTGGAGATTTGCATTGACTGGACTTTGAAAGGGCAAATATTGGTCCATTCAATGTGCTGACAAGAGATTTGTGGAGATTTGCGTTGACAAAACTTTGAACGTGCAAATATTGGTCTATTCAATGTGCTGTCAAGAGATCTGTGGAGATTTGCATTGACTAGACTTTGAAAGCGCAAATATCTATCCATTCAATGTGCTGTCAAGAGATCTGTGAAGATTTGCATTGATAAGACTTCGAACACGTAAATATTGATCTATTCAAAATGATGTAAAGGAATCTGTGAAAATTTGCATTGACTGGACTTTGAACATGCAAATATTGGTCCGTTCAATATGATGTGAAGATTTGCATTGACGAGACTTTGAACGTGCAAATATTGGTCTATTCAATGAGATGTCAAGAAATATGTATTGACTAGACTTTGAACATGCAAATATTGGTCCATTCAATGCGCCGTCAAGAGATCTGTGAAGATTTGCATTGACAGGACTTTGAACGCGCAAATATTAGTCTATTCAATGTGATGTCAAGAGATCTGTGAAGATTTGCATTGACAGGACTTTGAACGCGCAAATATTAGTCTATTCAATGTGATGTCAAGAGATCTGTGAAGATTTGCGTTGACTAGACTTTGAACGCGCAAATATTAGTCTATTCAATGTGCCGTCAAGAGATCTGCGGAGATTTGCATCGACTTTGAAAGCGCAAATATTAGTCTATTCAATGTGATGTCAAGAGATCTACGGAGATTTGCATCGACTTTGAAAGCGCAAATATCTATCCATTCAATGTGCTGCCAAGAGATTTGTGAAGATTTGCATCGATCAGACTTTGAATGTGCAAACATTGGTCGATTCAATGTGACGTTAAGAGATTTGCATTGACCAGACTTTGGACATACCAATATTGGTCTCTTCAAAGTGATGTCAAGAGGTTGCATTGACGAGATTTTGAACGTGCAAATATTTGTCTGTTCAAAGTAATATCAAGATATTTGCGTTGACAGATAAAGGAGATAATTCATATTTTATCAAGTAAATTATATGTATCTATCAAAAAAATACAAACTCGAAACTATAAGGATAAAATACTGGCACGTCTTTTTAGCCAAATGCGTCACAGAAATGACAAAAATTTTACTAAATTCCAACGCAGAAATACAAAAATACAAACTAGAACAAAAGATTCTAAATTACAATACTTACATCATCGGCAAATGTGATCTATCAAGTTATGTCATATTTCCCAAAAAAATCTGCATTATTAAATATCAATCCGCATTCAAAGATGATATTTTACATAATTGGCAGATGTCAGATGACGATTTTCATGTGATATTAGAGATATTCGTGCTAATCAATCATTCATGTAAGCGCAGTATAAAAAAAGAGGTGGCGGAAATAGATGATAGCGAATTAGAAGTGACAATAAGTCAAAAAGATAATGTTGAATTGGTGATCGATTCTAAAAAATTTAAGATATCCAAAAAACATTTCACAAGATTGCAAAAAATATTCACTGGTGATAAGAAGGACATTAATATTATGATTTGCATTTTGTTGACTAGATATGAATATTATGGTGTGATGAAAGAGGGCATTTGCTTATCGGCAGATGATGTTTACCAATTTATTTTTGATAATAAACTAGAGAACGACACACTAGAAGCATTTGCTGGAACATTAAATTCAAATCTACCAAATTATTGTAGCTTGTTCTATGATATCGAAAAAATTTTTGGCAGCAAAGGGAGCTTTTTGAACATGCAACTAGATACGTGCAATTATGAAATCATCATCTCCAATCCACCATATATTACGAATGTTATGGATGATTCATCTGACAAATTGATAAATTTCTTAGAATTATGCAATGGTTTTGTGATTGTCGTTATTCCAGATTGGCGATCTGTTGCGGAATATGATGCCGATGTCAACGGACAAATATCGATCAATGAACACGAACAAAAACGGGAAACAGTACCATATAATAATTATGCAGTGTTGCGAAATTCTAATTTTTTTAGAAATGTAATATGCATTGGTGATTATATGTATTATAATTTTTTTGCTAACTCACAAAAGAAAATTAGAGATAATGTTCTTTTTGTGATATTGTCATCAGATAAGGGAAATGATTTGGATAAGAAATTTATTGATTATATGAAACAAAAAATTTCTTAACAGTACATATTATTTCGCATCGCCCACATCATATGGACTTTATTGTAACTAGCAATGTTAATAACAGAATCGGATTCTGTCGTTGTAACTTTCATTTGCAGTTTGTTGCATCCAAGTTGTTTTTTTCGACGCGTATGATCAAACATGTTCCCATCCGTATCTTTTAATGGATAATCACAATATTTACAAAAAACTGTGATTGGCTTGTTAGGTTTATCGACAATTATTTCCTTCCCTTCAGGTATTGTCACTAATTCCTTTGATAATTTGTGAAACTTTTCTTCGGGTATTTTTTCAAACGGTTCCTCAGATGAAGATCCTAACGCTCCTACGAATATTCTTGGAGGTGGCACTTCAGAAAGGATCGGAAAATTACAATTTGCATCAGTGATACCTGAACAAAACAGATCATCAAATGTTACAATGTGTGGATATTTTTCGCTGGGTGGTTTGTCAAAAACTATACGAGTTGCGTTTTCAACGATAGGTTGTTTCTTAGGGTTACCGCGTGGCAGCATTTTAGAATCTCTCCTAATATAATGTTTCTTCGACATATATTGATGTACACCAATCGTTAAATACTACGTCAGTATAGATGAATATTGCTGATAAACATATTATCAATTTTTTTAAAAATAATAGATCTATTATTTTTAAACATATCTCAATAGCAACAACATAAACTTCTGTTTCCAATCATCCACTTCCTTGACATTTATTTTAGCGTCTCCAATAAATTCGACCGCACAATCTATTAACTTATCATCACACAAAATAGCAATCGATGTATCTGCCTTAAATGTTTTACCTTTCTTATACTCAATAGGTTCACCACACATCAAACGTTGCATAAAAGGAGAAATCTTGTTTGACATACAATATGCGAATCGTTTCTTCTTCAATAATGACACATCTTCTGGTTTATCAAGAAACATCATAAAATATTCTCCAAACGTACTCTTTATTAGTTCGATAAAGAGTAACTTGTTATTCGATCCAAACATACAAATTTGATTTCTAGAAATTAAACATGATGCAATATAATGTAGCAAGTCTTCGTTGCATTCGATGCTCTCTAAAAATTGCATTAATCCATCATCAAATATTTGTTCTATAAAATCATAACCGGTTGATAACGATACGTAATCATCCATCTGACCGTTCCTGAAGACCTTTTTTTCCAAATCATATACACCATTATCGAATCCAATTAAATATTTTTTGCTGTCCAACTTATTTTTGAATTCAGGATCAATCTTGTAGATCATCTGACGCAAATCTTCTGTTATTTCTTTCCTAAACGCAGAAGTGTGAAATTTGGATATTATGTCACGTAAGACTAATTGAATATTGATTTGTTTGCCTGAAACGATGATAGGATTATGTTTATAGCGTTCAATGAGATCATCATAATATTTTGTAAGATCCAATATCAATATTTCTGCAAATTTATCTGTCTGAAAAAGAAGTCGTTTTAATGATCCACTTCTTCGGACACTATCGTTTGATTTTGGAGCATTCTTATAAAATCTTTGCCATCGGATACCATCAAAAACCCAAAATATCCCTCTATTACTACATCTGTACGTATCTTTGTATTTTGAACACAGAAATGTAACAATTTTAGTATTAGTTACGTCATTAACCATATTTATGTCATATTGTCCATCCATTTTTATTGGATAGACAATGTGAATGATATAATCTTGTAATTTTTTTTCATTTTTTATTCGATTTCATCTAGTAATTTGATGATAATGTCGCCATGACATTGCGTTGGTTTGCACCAACAACCTAAATTCTTACCTCGCAACGCTCTAAATCGTTCAAGACAATCTTCATCTTCTAACATTTGAATCAAATGCTTTCGATATTTGCGCAAAGATGACGCACGAGTCAAATCCTTCGTAATTTTAAACGGATTGCACCATTCTGAGCTTTTGCGTGGAAATCTCTTGCCATCAATAAAAACAATACCTGCGCGACCGATGTATACATTATTTGGATCATCCATCCACTCACTCAAATTTTTGTATGTTGGTCGGATAAATGCCACTTTTACGTTAACAATTGTTGTTTCTTCCATTATAATGACGTATGAAATTATTCATATTTCAATCTTTATAATGGTCTCATTATAATGTCGCACTAAATTGTTATAAAAAATTGAAAAAAAATAACCAAAATGAATTCATTAAGACAATATGCCTAATAAAAATGAATAAAGTTACGATCACATGCGCTCAGGTATCAAAATCTATCAAACAGAAAAAGTCAACGATGAAAATTAATAAGTTAGTACATTTTTTCACGATTATCGTTAGCGAAACTATTCAAATTCGCGTTTTTGCTATAAATGATGCAGAGATGATGCTACAACCGCCTGAAGGTCGAACACAAAAAATAAACGTCGAACAAATGTATCAACCATTGATTGTAACTACGACGACTGACACATATATAGTACCATGGACATTTGTAGATCAATCACTCAAAAAAGAAAGATTTGTAGGCGATTCATGGGCATACGCGCATGAAGTATTCCTAAATTTATTGTATGTGTATAAATATTTTTTCATAATGAACCAGGATTTGGTTCTTGATGTCAAAATTCTGATTTATCAGTTTTTTATGAAACTAATGCAACCAAAAAAAATGGAATACAAAACATTCAGTAAACGACATGTTGATTGCAACGAACTGATGACAACGGGATTCTGTGGCCTTAAAAAATGTGCGTTTAAACATCAAAAAATAAGTTTCCCAGAAGAGATTGTTTTTTTTAATGTGAACATTATGAATGAGAATAATTTGCGTAAAACAATAATGTTGAGCACAAAAGATTGTAAATATATATCCACTTTAAATGGATACGAACAGATACCAATACGAGAAAATAATGTAAACAGAATTGCATATGATGTCGTCATGCCATGGCATTTTACAGATAGTAATTATTCTGGCGTGCCACTTTCGTTCGCATTATATCAAATTAGAAAATCAATGCTACGATATTATTTGCTATTCATCAAACTATTACCTCATTTTTTCGATGTCAAAATTCGTGTCATCCTCTATAGGATGTTTATTTCATTCCTAAAAATAGATAGATGTCAAATAAAACAATAGCGCAATATGTAACATTGTTACATATTACGTTCTATATCATTCAATAATTTAACGATAATATCACCATGACATTGTCCTGGCTTGCACCAACAACCTAAATTCTTACCTCGCAACATTTTAAATCTCGCAAGACATTCTTCATCTTTCAACATCTCTATTAAATATTTTTTGTACATTTGTAACGATTGGTCATATGTCATCTTTTTTGACACATTGTATGGATTGTACCATTCGGATTTGTTAGCAGGACATAATTTTTTATTAATAATAATAGGCTTGCCAATGTATACGTTGTTTGAATCATCCATCCAATCTTTAAAATTGTCATAATGACCACAGAGAATATTTTTTCGGATATTGACAATAGTACTTTGCATTGTTATCATATCATATTAGATTTTTACGATATAATAAATCTTATCAATTTTTATCAAACCCATGAATATGTAAATTCTATTTTGGCGTTTATCGCACTTCGATTTATTCGATGTTTGTAAGTGCCATCCAAGATTAAATGTTTTAGAGATGGAGGAAGATTATCAATAGGATGATCAAATTTTTCCCCTAATTTTAAATAAGTGAGCGATTTTGGTAAGTTATCAATCGATTGATCAAACTGTTCTCCAAGCGTCAGATGAGTAAGAGATTTTGGTAATTGATCAATCGTCTGGTTAAAACCGTGACCAAAACGTAGATGAATTATACTATCTGGTAATTTATTTACCGGTTGGTTGAAATTATCGCCAAAAAATACATAGAGTAGTGAAATCGGTAAATTATCGACTGGTTTGTTGAACGCGTACCCACATACCAAATTGATTAACGTTTGTGGCAAATCGTAAAGAGGTCGGTTAAAATAGTTGCCTAACGTCAAACTGGTAAGAGAATTCGGTATACAATTACGTATTGAATGATCATATTGGATATTGAATAACAACTCTTTGACTGTGTCAGGGACAGAATTCTCTATAGAATTTATATAATGACTCCCAACAGTCAATCGTGTTACTGATGACGGTATATGTCCTTTAATTGGCTGATCAAAACATGCGGCGAACACCAACTCTTCTACAGAATGTGGAATATTATTTTTGATAGATTGGTTAAACGCCAAACCAAAATGTAGAATTTTGACAGACGAAGGAATACTATCTTCAATGGGGTGGTTAAAATCATCCCCAAAATATAATGAAATAACTGTCGAGGGAATACAACCTTTTGTGGATTGATTAAATTTCTTCCCAAAAATAATTGTTTTGACAGATGCAGGAAAACATTTTATACTGACAGGGGTATCAAAATTACGTCCAAAAATTATAGTTTCAGCTCCATCTGGAATATATCCTTCAATAGATTTATCAAAATGATCATCAAAAAATATTGCGGTAACATTTTTGGGAATCCCATTTGTTGTGACGAACTTGGGAATCATTGATTTATCCGCAGAATGCGCTTGTCTATAATCAATGTATTTAACGTTATTAGGAACCTCATGAATGTTGTTACTGCACCAAACAGATAAAAAATTATCATAATAGGGTAAATTTATTATTTGTGGTATCCACATTCTCTTGCTGTACAAAAAAATTTGCCGTAATCTTCCAGCAGACCGTGACGTCAACGAAAGCCTAATCTTTTCGTAATCTTCAAGGTCTTTGCCTATCTGAAGAATAATATCTGCGCATAGTTGTAACATTATTTATTAATAATGATAAAAATATGTGTTCTAACATGCTGTCTATTCAGAATTCAATTTTTATTCGAATATCCCAGTATCAGGATTGAATTTAGCTCCCATAGTTTTATGGAGAGCGTTTAATTGTGTGGCAGTGATCGGTTTACTTATTGACGCCATAGCGATAAATCCACATAAAAATGGTTTCGCAGGTATCTTTGTTATCATTATTTTTTCTTCGTTCAATGCAAAATGTATTCTGTGATATTTACCAAAATGAACAACGTTTCTCTGTGAAAATATTTTAAAGTCCCGATAAATATTTGCAAATCTATCAAAATAATACAACTCTACTTCCATAATACTCTTACGTTTATTATTGTAGTTGCCAAATATTTCAATATTCAATTTTATTGATCAATGATTTATAAATTATTGACCAATATCCAACGAGTATTCAAAAATAGGATATTCATATTTTGCCAAAACACCATCATCCACGAAATACAACTCTTCATTCTTGATAGGTTGGTTTAAATATTTATGCAGTGCTTGAATGATAAACTTTTTAGGGATACATTTGAATTCAATGTGATAGCGCAATTCTTTATGGATAGATCCAATATTGTTGGAATTCCAGATAAATTTTTTGACATAGAACGCTTTCTTTTCCATATTTTCAAGTTTGAATACTTGCAAATGAAACATTTTACCAAATTGTTGCGAGGATATCAATGCATATAGATCGTTTATTTTAGACTCAAAAGTTGGATCCGATAGTAACTCGGGCGTAATTTCATAAACTACCTCATCACCTTTTTTGGACACAATTTTAAAATCAAAGTGTGGCTTAACAATTGAATGGATTGATTCAATAATCTGTGCTTGAATTATATTAGATACTTTTTGGAATCCGATGGAGCCTAATATTAATTCACGAAAAAACTTTGATTCAGCAATGAATTGAGATTTTGTATGTTTCCCGACATATTCTTGCCATGACAAACCATTAAAGAGGGTTGGGCATTTATAATTTAGTACACTGAAATTTGCTTGTTTGATATCTATAGAAATAAATACTTTTCCAAGATTGTCATATGTATATAATTTATCGTTAACCAAATTCGTGGGCATAGTATGTCGATGTATAGTTAATCTAACAAATGATTCGTTTTTCTTGATATCTTCTTTGATAGTTTTCTCAAGCTTTTTGATTTCACTTCTAAAATTTATGGTTTGATATTCTTTTTTATACAAATCCCAGTGTCTTATTGAATTATACAACGGATCCAACGTTTCAATATATGAATTGATATATTTTGGATGGGGACATGGAATAGGAATGCCGGAATAAATAGTGAAAATATCAATATCATCTGTATCGATAATATGTGGAATATTTTTTGCATCACCTCGATGTAATTTGATTAACTTTAGTTTTGAAGTGTTAATGGAGATAGATTCTGAATAAATCCCGGGGATATTCCCGACATGTATGTGAATTGCCGCCCGCTGTTTCGCTGTCAACTCGAATGGCAAAAGCAAATTGTCATCTTGAGTTTTAGCAAATTGATCTACAAGTTCGATCAAGTGAGTTATCTCGTCCATTTTATACTTGACAATACTTGAAAGATACACGTTAGTGATTATTTTTCAATTTTTATTAAAAAAATTGAAAAATGGAACGCGTGAAAGATCTATTTAAGAGATGACCAATAAAAGATGGCAGACATGATTATCAACAATTACAATCGGGAATGCAACTACATTGTAGAACGGAACTGCACTCAACGCATCCGACTCGACTTAAGTCCCGAATATTGTTACATCGTATTTGGTCACTGTAACATCTATGCTTATGTAGATCCAATCACTGACAAAGTATTATTCTTTGATTATTATTATCCTAACAATTATCAAAAAATTGATAATATAAAAGTTATAAATATGTATTAATTTTGTATCCAATACAACGAAATGGAACAGCAAATGACTGAGTATTTGAAATTACACAATCAGATTCACAAATATCCTCCTAAATGGTTCACATCCATCGCACTAACTAATATACCCAAAGAGTCACAACGAAAATATCAATATTTGCTCGATGGTAAAGGAAGTCTTGTCAACAAATTTTACGATATTTATATGGTATCTTCACCAGGAACAGTTTGGAACGGAAATAGAACATATGAGCAACGGATAGCTGCTGCCGGTAAAAAAGTAAATAGAGATGCTTTAGGAGCTAAAATTCATGCTCGCTTAATGACTCTACAAAATCCGGCACATTTTGACTTCGGATCAGGAGATGGTACTACTGCGCTTGCCACTAGTCGCGTCATCAGTGCTGCAAAAACATATTGTTGCGACGTTGACGATTTTATGTTAGCAGAAAATAAACAATATTGTGACTTTTCAAAAATAACTGCAACTGATGAACTTATTATTCCTAAAGATGTCAATATTATTACCGCAGCTCATGTATTTCATCATTTAGCTTGTTATAATATGATACAGACACGACTTAGAGAAATGTACGATGGATTGCCAAAAGGGGGGCTATTATTAGTGCGCGAACATGACGTCGCAGCAAGTGCAACTAGTGAGATAGATACTCGCCTTAGAAAATATAATAAAGAAGTTGTTGTTTTAATGCACTTATGTTACGAGGTTAACGAAATTCCGAAAAGAAAAACTCGCGCTGAATTTGATGCTTGGTTCCATGGCATGGATATGTGTTTGATGACAAAGCAGGAGTTGAGACAGTTTGCCGAAGGGGTAGGATTTACGTTTGTCGCAGATTCAACAGCACGAGCAAGTGATTTATCCTACTACATATTGTTTGAAAAAATTTGATTAATTATTGATTGATCAAATTATTTATCCAAGTATGTTTCTCATCCACAAAAACTTTTATTGGAAAGATATCATCTGGCAACATCGTCACCATTTGCCAATATATATGATTAATTCTATATCTATTTCCATTATCATCAATGATTATAATCGGTGATACACAATCATTGGCAACATAGTCGAATAACGAATTGGATGGAAATAAATTAGGCGCAACAGATGTGAATAATCCATAGTTCAATATATGACCTACTGTTTTTTTCTCTTTGTTAAAATTTAGTTTCTGGATTTGCGAAATCGTCATATTAACATTCTCAGGCAACTGCTGCAGATTGATATAATCTTTGACGATGAAAAGATTAATGTCTGCCATTTCTTCACCGGTAAATTTGCGTTTCATAGAGCATAAATTGGTATGTTATATTAAATATTTGATTTGTATCTAAAAAAAATGATATTTTAAACGTTTTCGTTACTGGGATGATAAGTATTCAACAAAAATGTTTGGCGTCTTCTATAGTGACATAGTAAACATCATTATTGCCGATTTTGACCCCGCAGACGTTTATCAATTAAAATGCGTGGATAAATATCATTTTAACTATGTTACCAATGATTTTATCCATAGCATGATAATCAAAAACATAATAAAAAAACTTCGAGAAAAATTAGGGGCAAATTATGATAATTTTGTGATGGCGATGGAGAAATTGAAAATTAGGATATCTGGTTCTTTTGTAGTTCAATGTGCTTTGAACGAATATTGGGAAGAGAGTGATATTGATTTGTATACGCATTCACCGATATCGGCAAATATGTTTGATTGGACAGACGGTAGTCAAATATATTCTCGGCGTCTATATGGTGGTATTCCGAATATTCTAAGCATTATTAATTTTCATGAAAAACCTGTTTTTGTTCCTGGACAATGGCACGTAGTTTACAAGCTATTTTTACAAATGATCAAGTTAGAGCGATCTCCTAAACATCCGACGATATGGTCTCATATTGATAAGACATATGATTATGACATATGTAAAAACGTCTATAAAATCAAAAATGGTAAACCTACACTGAAGATTAGTAATTTAAGCAGCATTATGAACAAGGAGATTCAAATTGATATCAATAATATTGGCAAAAATGATAACAGAGATCAAAAATATATAAATAGAGGATTCATTTTTAGAAAAGGAAGACATGATTACATCAAATATATGCGCCGCGTAGTGCCGATAGTATATTGCAACGTGCAAGACGATAAAATGTCAAATATTTATTTTTTGGGCAAACGTATGCGAACTAATAAATGGAGAAATGATAATGTGACTATCAAATATTTTAATAAAGATATGTACTCAGAAGCGTATACTTGTCATCACAGTGGTTTAGCGCATTCATACGATAAAAAAGGTAATATTTTAATCAAAACTCCTATTTATTCAAGAAATAGCATATTATGTCGTTGTCCGATTGATAATTATTATGATTCATCACTCTACGAACATCGACATACAACTATGACAATGCGCAAAAAAGGAAACAAACAAGAATATTTTTGCGAAGTTATTGTTATCAAGTGTAAACATCCTATCACAAAAGAAGAATATCAAACGGAAGATACATATGAATGGTTAGATATTGAAGGTAAAGATGAGCGACGAATGTATCCTGTCATCCATCTGGGAAATAATCGGGATGTAGATTGGACACCACTCAAAGAATTAGATGATGATTATTAAAATTATCATCTAATTCAAAAAAATTGAAATCTCATCTAATATGATATATACATTCTTAAAAAAAATGCACCGTAAGATGCAACCGCAGACTTTTGACAAACAAGAACTAGAAAATATAATCGCGTCTATTTCGTCTGTCAAAGATTCTCTTGGGACAGATATTCCAAAGATCAATGGGATTTTTTATATGTACAATATAAATGGATCCTTAGCAGCATTTGATTCTCAAAACTAGATATGTTTATGTTTGGGGGATTACTCCGCAAACCTTCTATTTGCTAAATGAAGAAATCATAAGTTATGCAGGATCGTTAAAAGATATACTAAGTGGGTTGTATTCTGGTTATGCAACGTTAGAAACACAATATCAAAAATTTCCACATGCTATCGATATAATTTCGTTTAAATTATCTAACGACATTGCGTATTAAAATGACAATAAAAAATTGACATATTTAATTCTAATTAAATAGCCTATCATAAAGATCATCAGAAATGCTAAACGCAATTTGCAAAGACGTATTGAAAATAATATCATCTTATAACGATCCGATCGACATTTATAGATTAAAGTGCGTCGATAAATACCATCATGACAATATCTCGAACGATCTAATTCATAGTATGATAATCAAAAATATTACAAAAAAATTGCGAGAAATATTAGGAAACGATTATGATGATTTTATTTTAACACTCGAAAAATACAAAATGGTACTTTCAGGTTCTTTTATTATCCAGTGCGCCATAGATGAATATTGGGAAGGGTCAGACATCGATATATATTCACTTTGCGAAATAAAAGATGATATTTTTGGTTGGGCAGAACATCATTCTGTATATTTGAAAAACGATGATAACGTTGAATATGGAAATCTTACTGGCATTATTAAAATCGATAACTATGTCAAAATAAATACGCATGGTTGTCCTCTTCAATTAATTACACTTGATCATTCTCTAAAAAAAAGAAGCGTAAGATCGTATCTTAGTGATACATTTGATTTTAATATATGTAAAAATGTGTACAAAATCAAAAATGGTAGACACATTTTGAAAACAAATAATCTCAGCAGTATTATGAATAAAGAAATTCAAGTGAATACCAACATAGGAAAAAATCATCCTATGAGATATCGAAAATATACTCAGCGAGGTTTTAAGATTAATAAGATTGGAAAGTGCGATTATGTTAAATATGCGAATATTGTGATGCCATTTGTGATTTGCGATGTAACTGAGCAAGATAAAATTTGTAACGTTCAATTTCTGGGCAAACGTATCGTCGATGATATTTGGGAAAATAATAATCTAATTATCAGTTACTTTGAGTGTGATATGTATTCACTTGGTGACACATGTTGCAATTCTGATGCTGTAGATACATATGACACGAAAGGCCAAATGAAAATGAAGATAGAAAATGGTTGTTCTTTTCCGTCAAATTGTCCGTTTAACAATTATTTTGATATCAAATTGCACGATCATAAACATTCTAGCTTGGCGGTGTACAAAAAAGAAACGAAGGAAGAATATTCTTGCGACGTTATTATTATAAAACGTACCGATAAAAATTTTGATTATGATTTTTCGAAAGATAAGTACGAATGGCTAGATGTGCGACCCAGAAAAGAATCATGTTATGCTGATTTGGTTGATAATCGCGATAATACGTTCATGCAATCAGATTTACAACTAAAAAGACCAATGCCAGTAATATGCTTAGATGATGACGAAATAGATGAATTTATTTGATTGTTATTTTAATAATCAAATATATTAAGGTCTGTGACCATGATTTAAAATATTAAAAGTAAAGTATAAGTTGAACAATAGATGCAATCAAGTCCCGAAAAAAATGTATTTTCAGTTAAGAAAAATAATTTGAAAGTTTGCGAATGCGATTTTGATCCCCAAATGGTTTATTTAGTCGAGGAAAAAGGGTGCCCATTGACTGATAGATATATGATCACTATCTGCGACTACTTGAAAGATGTTGAGAAGCAAACACAGGTATGCAATAAAAAGTTAGTTTTGTTATGCAAAAAAGGAGTAGAGATGATTGCAGATTCAGAATGTTTCCGACATAAAGATCATGAATATTTTGTCGATAAGTCGTTGATCAAGTGGCGAAAGGAATGGTTAGATTGTTTCGATGGCAAGACTGAAAAACAGGTTGGTAACAGACGCGCAGATGTTTTAATACATGAAAACATTGTTATCGAATTTCTACATAGCAAACTTTTGAGAGACAACATTAATGCGCGTAATAAAAATTATTCCCAGTGCAACAAACAAATATATTGGGTCATCGAATGCAACGAATCTATCGACGTTGAAAGGATACGAGATAGAAAACGTAGAATAATCTTTAAAAAGGATATATGGAAATACGATTTGTTCGATAACGATTACGTTTATTTGAATTACAAACATAAAATTTACAGAATCAAACCTGGAGATGTTAAAAGTGGTATCATCGATGTCGCAGATTACAAGAGTGAGCGGCATTTTGTGAAAGAAATGAAACGTGGAATGGTCACATGGAACGACGTAAAGATTCAACGAGGCGTTATTTATTATAATCAACGAGGTGCGGGATGCGGGAAAACGTACGAAAGTATTCAACTATTAGGTACAAATGGATCAAATATATCAGCCGACAAAGACACTTTCATTTACTTAACAAAAATGCACTCGGCCAAAGAAGTCATTTACAATGAATTGCGAGAACAATACAATAGAGGCGATCTGTCACATTTAAATTGCACCAAACAAAACATCGATAATGATGGCAAAAAGCAATACAAGATGGAATATCATAATAACCAAACTGGAAAGAATATTCAAATTATTATTGGTACTATTGATTCATTCATATTTGCAATCACCACTAAGAAGGTAAGTGACAACGATCTTTTTAGAGCAATTGCCAAATCTATCAAACAAGGATATATTCATGAAACGGCTGGTGGAAAAGTGAGTGATGCTGGCAGCATTCGTTATGCACAGGCTAAGAATGTAAAATTGAATGTGAGATGTTTGATAATCATAGACGAGGCACAGGATTTGAATAAGGATTACATTGAAGCCTTCAGCGAAATTGTTGAAACAACAGGTATCGATGTATATGTAATTGGTGATAAATTACAAAGCATTTGGGGAGAACATAATGTCATGACCTTTTTAGAAAAGAATAATTTGAGTACAGATATTGTCCCGAGCACCGGCGAAAATTGTGTCAAGCGATTTCATGAAGAGGACTTCATAAAATTTGTAAACAACATAATCGAGTTCAAAAAATATAATCTGCCACACATAAATTCGATATGTGATGGTTCTCGATGTAAATACATTCACAATGATCATAAAAAACCATGCAACGTATTTGAAGTTCCCTGTATCTATTCAGGGGATACTGACCAAGAGAAGGTTGATGCATTGGTTGATAAAATAATCAATTACATGAAATACGAAATCCAAGAGTACAATTATAAACCAAACAATTTCATGTTTATCTTCCCCATCCTTGCAAAAAATACGTTGGCAAATCGGATAGAATCGAAAGTGCAAGATTTTTGGATCGAACAGTTCAAGGATCCAGAATATGTGCAGAACGTTTTGTTGAATGACGAATACTGGAAAGAAAATTTGAATGATAAGTTTCATAAATATGTTTGTCTGCATAAATCTGAAGAAGGTCAATCTATCAATTTAACAGAGTCAGAACACATGACCCGAATATTGTCTATTCATTCGTCAAAAGGAAATGGGTGTGAAGTTATTTTTTTATTAGGACTAACTGAGAAAACACTAGTCAAATTTAGTAAAATGCCATGTAATTTAGTGTATGATTCGTTATTGCACGTTTCGTTAACACGGCAAAAAAAATCATTGTATGTGGGAGTACAGAATAACAATGACGATGTTTGGAATAGATTTCAAAATGTGTGCAACATTGAATCAGATAAGAATATTCCTCCGCAAATACAATATATTTCGAGATACAACAGTTACGATGGTGTGATAACTTATGCTTTTGATAATCTTGATCTATTCGAAATAATCGAGAAAGAAATCATAACTCCCAGTAATTTTGCCAAATTATTACCAAAGTTTAGTGATGAAAAAAAGATAATTGATTGGGGACATCATCAGATTCGATTTGCAGTATTTTGGTACAGCATTATGTCGAGTATTGTTGAGAATGAGAAGATGGAACAATATGGTGACCAATTCAAAGCTGTTTTAGCAAATATATCAGAATTATCAATTGGCAAATATACTCATAATGATTATTACAAAAAATTAGATGAAATCTCTAACAATAACCGCAAGCGCGAATACATCAAAAATAAAGAAATACCTATTTTATGTTTGGGTGATGATACTCGTTCAATTTATCATAAATACAAAGACACATTGTTTGATTTTATGAAAAATATTCAATCTAAAACTGCTACGCAAATGATCAAGGGAGAACGATTGCCTAAATTATGTGCTATGGAATCGATAGTCATGATGTATATGATTCAGATTATGAAAAAGGGTAAGTATTCAGAGATAACTATCATGGATGTGTATAATATCATGTATTGTTACGATGATTGTTCTAATTCGATAAATCATCAACATCATACTGATTGTTTATGCGCAAATATTTTTCACGAAGCAGATAATTTTGAACAAAATGCATCCCATAAAGAAATCCGCTCTAGTATGGTCAACCATTACGAAAACATTGAAAACATCAAAACAATGTATGGAAATTATGTTGCGTATATCCAAAAATTTTTAAAAGATGACACAGAATTTATCTACAATGTGTATCATAACGTTTACTATGGAATCAAAAATGAAAATATGAGCATCATGCAAAGTTTTCCCATTGTCGCACATTCAGAAAACCACGTTATATTTTTTGTCATCAAACCTCAATTTAATAAACTAAATTTTGATAGAGTAATGTTCGATGTCATCTTCAACGCGTTTATTTTAGGTAATTGCCGGGATGAAAACAATCTCAAAAGATTCAGTAATAAAAAAATTGTTGCGTGTATATTTACATTTGATTCTAACAGGCCAATCTTTTGCAATCCTAAAAGTTACAAACACAAAGATATTCTCAAAAAATGCTTGAAAGAATATTTGATGAATAAATATGCTAAAAATCATGAAATGGTTTACAATTTTTACGAATATTACAAAAACAACGCACCGCAAAATACTAATGTTATTGAATATGTAAACAACGAACTAATGCTAAATAATTACAAAAAAATACCAATGTATATCAAACATTTCTTTACAGGTCTCAAAGACAAACCAGAGATATTAAAGATTGATTTTTTGGATCAATTAAATAAATATCTCGAAGAAAAAGTTGATGGATTTATCAGTTAGATACGTAGCTGATATTATACTTACATATAGCAATGTTGTCGCGCTGCAAAGATATTTTGATAATTATTAGTCAATATATAACAGATGCCGATAAGATTAATTGGTCGATGACATGTATCGCAATGGATAAATACAAATACGAATTTACATATTGTGAGAAAACTGATGTGTATAAAATTATGTCATTGCCATATTATAATAATTTTGAATATGTCGTTGTATATCACGAAACATTGTTTGTACCGACAAAAATGAAGCCCTGTAAATATTTTAGTTATGATGGTGACGTACGACCGGGGACAACGTATTTAGTAACAAATAAGATATTACCAGGCGCAATAATACCCAAAACAGTGACCAAGTTAAAATTTGGTCCTTATTTTAATTGGCTGATCAATGACTATCTTACCGATTCGATAACAAAGTTAAAATTTAATAATTATTTTAATCAGTATATCTCAAATTGCATCCCAAATTCTGTTACTCATCTAACTTTTGGCGATCATTTTAACAAAACTCTTGAAAATTCCATACCGGAATCAGTTACTCATTTGACGTTTGGATATGATTTTAACAAAAAAATAACTAGTATGTTACCCGCATCTATAACCCATTTAAAATTCGGTCATCGTTTTGATGGATCTATTGTATCTCTTGCAACTTTGGACAAACTAACTCATTTGACGTTTGGTTACAATTTTAATCAACTGATCTATGAATGTTTACCTGATTCGATCATTAAAATAACATTCGGTTTTCACTTTAATCAACCAATTACAAATAGTATTCCAAATGTAACTCATCTAACATTTGGTGATAGATTTAATCAAACAATAGATGATCTTCCAGATTTAATAACTCATCTAACATTGGGATGCGATTTTAACAAACCAATCACAAATATTCCTTCATCTGTTACGCATTTAACGTTTGGTGATAGATTTAATCAACCAACTACGAATTTTCCATCATCAATTACTCATTTATCCTTTGGATACGATTTTAATCAACCAATTTTGAATTGTGGAATGACACATCTTACTTTGGGAGCTTGCTTTAATCAGTCATTGAAAAATCTTCCGTCGTCATTGACTGATTTAACTCTTCATCGATATTGCAATGACCTCATCAAGAAAGATATTCCAAAATCTGTGAACATATTTATCAAATAAAGATTTTATTTGATAAATTTTTTATTGTGGATCGACACACACAAGCGTATTCATCCTACTATCATTGAATGTTATATCGATACGTAATGGATATCCATAGTTTGTTGTTATTGATATACATGATATTCTATCTATTAAATGTATTATTATTTTTGACCATGACATAGAAAATATTTTACCTAACGATGGTGCGTCAGTTATCTTTATAAAGGTAAGTTCACCAGATATAACTTCTAGCCTCATTTTGTCATGAACATCTATTTTTTTAAATAGTTCACCTATTTCCATAGTGTTGAATATTCTCACGTAATGGTTATAATTGATTTCGGGTTCATATTGGTATGTTATCGATAATCCAAGATCTTTTATTGTCCCTCCATCAATCAGATTATCGCATTGCACATACATTGCATCATTCGTAATGTACATAAGTACAACTTTGGGGTTCGTTTGTAATATTTTATGCAACATATTTATGTTTATGTTAATATTTGTATCAGATTGCGTTTCGATTCCAAATCTATCAAAAATACCTGTATATAGTTTCGTTCGCATTATCATATCATTTTTTTGGCTACTCATAATCATGTGATACGCAAATCTTCTCATTTCGATTCTACAAGTGGAATCATTTAGTTTGTGCGATAATACAGCATCTGTAAAGATTTGTAACGATTCTGTTGTTCTTATTTCCATAAAAATATGGTCATCGAATATTTTAGATTCAGATTTTGTCACTACAAAGTTGTTGTCAATATTGAATTTGAACTGATCAAGTATCCAGAAATCTCTGACGATTTTTGCCAGTAAAAAAATGCGCATCGGTACATTAGAGAATATGTAACCAATGATTTCCATATCACCTTCATTGCGAGATTTAATCGTAAAATATGTGAAGAGAATTCTGCGAATATCAGATGGCAATGCACGTATTCTTTTTTCTAATGTGTTCATATTTATTTTTTTGTTATTGATTGGATCATTTATTGCGTTTAAATATCAATTTTTTGGCTTAAAAAATGATGTTTAAAGCTCTTTGGTTTGCGCATACGAGTATCATAAATGATGTATCATCTAATTAGTACTAATTTAGTACTAATTAAACGTTATCGTAATATGTTTTTCACACATTAAAATATTGCTACTATTTTTGTATATTTTGCGTGAAAATATAGGCGCTTCATCTTTTAAAAGTCGTTTTATTTTTTTATTGAATATCAGATAACGCACTGATGGCGGTAGTTCATCCTTGATCGGATGTTGATTGCGGTGTGAGATTATATAGTTATGCGATCTTGTTGAATGACAAGTGACATCAAATGATAAATGAGTGACAGATGATGGAATGCAATGTTCTATCGGTTGATTAAAACGATATCCAAATGTTAGATTTGTAACTGATGATGGAATATTTCCCATAATTTTTTGGTTAAAATTCCAACCAAATGTTAAATGCGTAACTGTTTGCGGTATCAAATTATCGATAGGATAGTCAAAATTATCATCAAATTCTAAATGGGTAACAGATTGCGGTAATTTGCCACCCTTGTATTTTTTACAATCAAAATATCCCGTTACATTCATTTTAACGCGCGAAAAATTATCATAGAATGGTAAAGTATGTATTTTATGAATTTGTATTTGTGTGTGATATATGAATTGGTGTTTTAACCAAGATATTAACTTTGATGTCGATAATAGTGACATCTTTTCGGAATCAGTTAATTCATCACATAAAATACATAATACGTCCTGGCATAACGACAACATTTTTTATTCATCATTATGATAAATAATTATATTACTTAATTTTTTTCATTTTTTTGTGAATTGGTACCTAACATATGGTATCACATCGTTAACTTGATACCAAATATTATCTTTTTTCTGAAATATCAATCTTATGATAACATCATTAAATTTCCAAATTGCGCCACTTGGAATATCCCAGGTCCAAAACCATTGATTCTGTGAATAATAATTGCTATCTTCATAAAACTTGTCTTTCGTTACATCGATTTCAATGCCATCATATTTTTTAGCAACAGTTTTCCAATCAATCTTCCATTCATCTTTTTGAACCTTATGTCCATCAATAATCTCATCATCAAATTTTGTCATTTCCTCCATCGATTTGATTTTTTTCATTTCGTTATTTGCAATTACTTGATAAATATAATAACAAGGATCTTTTTCTAATTCGTTAATCATAAAATCTAACCATGCGCATCCTATGCCAAACCAAAGTCCATTTGGAAACCAAATAATTTTTTTTTGTTTCACATTTCTTAGTTTACGAATTGGATCAGATGATATGTGGAATCTTGTATTTTTATATCTTTCGCACAATACTTTCAAATCGTTATTGTCCCCAATTTTCTTCATTATTACTACAAAAAATTTTCTTTATATAAATAAAGAAAATCATTTCTGGTGTTCATTGATGATTTCATCAACGAATGAATAATCTCTAGACGGATTTCGTTCAATCGAATTAATCAAGTCTGATGCGTTAGATGTTTGCTTTGTATGCTGCTTCTTTTTTTCTGTTGTCGGCACATTTTTAACATCGCTAAAATGATAGACCTTCTAATGAGCAATAATTTTAATTTTTTTATAAAAGTTGAAATTATTTGGTTTCTCGTATCAATCTTTCTATTTCTTTGATCAAGTTTTCGAACACTTTATTCAAAGTCTTAACTTCTTTATTTAGACGTATGTTTTCAATCTCTCCCTTCAAATGTTTGATTTCTTCATTTAGGCGTATGTTTTCAATCTCTCGCTTCAAATGTTCCGATTCTTTGGATTTCGTTAACGACAAATTAGAAGATGATATGGTTGCCTTACACTATGCGATTTATAGGAATCAACCAATTGTTGTAGCATTTTTATTAGAAGAAGGTGCAGACGTAGAACGCAAAAATGCAATTGGCCTAACACCATTAATGATGGCCAAGGCGAACGATAATAAATCGATGGAGGACTTGCTGCTATCTTATGGCGCAAAAAATTGAAAAAATATCATTCTTAATCATCTATCATTTATATATGATTAAAAATGTCCCATATCCTAAAAATCAAATTACATGATCAAAATTTGCTGCCACTGTATTATAATCATAGGTCTGCGTACATTGATGATGCAGGAATTGATTTATTTGTACCAAAAGCAACAATTGTGCCAGCTAAGAGCATTGGATTCGTAATAAAATTGAACATATCTGCTGAATTGACCGATTATATGAATAATTCGATGTCATATTTCTTGGTCTCTCGGTACAGTATGAATTTTACATCGTTAAGATGTAAAATTAGCGTTATGGATGCCGGATATCGTGGTGAATTATCTATGATCGTCGACAACATCTCGGACGTAGATTATCAAATCCAACAACATCAACGATTAGTGCAGATATGTGCTCCCGATTTGAAACACATTATCGTTAAAATAGTATCCAAATTATCAAAAGGCTCCAGATATAAAAGAGGATTAGGATCATATAATAACCAGAATATCAAATACTGTCATTCAAAATTTAAAATGATGGATCATTCTTTGGATGATTTTAGAGACAAAGACGATTTGGATGTCATTTTGCCATTATATTTGCGTCCCAAGTTATAATTATCAATATTGTATTGACAATTATCTCTTAATATGCGGGGAATTTCGTCGTTATATTCTGCTTTGACACGGAAAACATATATTGCTAAAGGTGTTATCGTTGTATATGTAAATAGGCCAAATCTTGGGGCAAAATTTAGGTTTTTCGGACGAAACAATCTTGAGATCATTTTTTGTCCTTTATCATTTGATATCAATATATAATAATCAATTTTTCAATTTTTTTCACCCATTATCAAAAAAAAATTGAAAAATTGTATTTCAGGAGGTTCCTTTAATATTATATAAAATACAATACAATGTCTGCACATATCTTCACCTTAAAACAAGTCCAAGATTCAATGACAACGATGGCTAGAAAAGCTAAAGAAGCATCTTCTTATTTTACAGACGAAGAATACGGTCTTCTTCTTGAGGAAGAGCAAAGAAGAAAAACGGGTCAAAAATACAACGGCTACTACATCTGGTTTACCACGGAAGGCAATTGTATCGCGTTAGAAGAATCTACGGGATTTTTACGTGTTTGGGGCTGGAATTTTGAGGCAAAGTTCTTCATTGTAGATGAAGAAATGTTCAAAGCTTCAACAGAAGGAATTGAAAAGGATCAAGGAGATCTAGAATTGCTTTTTGATTCGCTAGGGGATAAAAAATACACTCTTGGATGTGACCAATTACAAATGTTGCCTTAGTAATTTTAACAAATTGTTGCAATTACTAAAAAAATTGATATTTTGATGATTACAAATGCTAAATCATTAGAATAGGGTTACGAAGAACTAGTATGGACTTTATTAACAAAAGATTAGATAAAAATAACGTTGAAGTTGTGATTTATCATGCACGTTGTCCTGACGGGCAAGGTGGAGCTTTTGCGGTTTGGTATTTTAATAAATCGAACTTTGGCGAGGATCGGGCTAATAGCATATATTACAAGCCAGCAAGTCACGGTGAACCAATAACTGAAGATTTTTACACTAAATTTAAGGACAAGAATGTTGTGATCGTTGATTTTAGTTATCCATTAGTTATTTTGAAGAAAATAATTAAAGTTGCCAAAACGTTTGTCATTTTAGATCATCACAAATCTGCACGAGAAGATTTAGTGGCGATACCTGAAGAATTGAAAATTTTTGACATGGCACGATCAGGAGCTGTCATTGCATGGAATCATTTTTTTGAAGATAGACCTGTACCACAGTTTCTATTGCACATCCAAGATCGAGATTTATGGAAGAATTCGCTGGAGGGAACGAATGAATTTGTGACATATTTTTATGAGAAGAAATTTGATTTTCATTTGTGGGAAAAGTACATGGACGATGCAAAGTGTCAAAAAGCTATTCGAATCGGTCGCTATTGGTTAGAATACAAGAAACTACAAGTATCCAAGGCAGTGAAAGTTGCATCGCGGATTATTCAAAATATTGATGGTATGTATGTAGTTATCGCGTATTCTAGTTACCCTACGTATGGGAGCGAAATCGGAAGCGAGTTGCTTAATAAATATCCTTTAGTTGATTTTTTTGTTTCTTGCCTTTACAAATTACACAAGAAAGAAACATGTTTTAGTTTACGCTCGGCAGATAATCGACAAATTGATGTTAGCGAAATAGCGGTCAAACATGGTGGTGGCGGGCATAGGAACGCGGCTGGGTTATGTTTGAACGGTTTTCGCGTCGAATTACCATACAAAGAAGCAAAAGATACGTATTTAGAAGTATTAGAAAAGATAACGGTTAAATATGTTGAACAACAAGATGACAAAATGGAAATCAAAATACCGTATATTTTGATAAATTGCAAAGATTTTGGGGAGAAATTTTTTAAAACGCCTGATCAGTTATTTGTAGATTTGATACATCGGAAATTTAAGAATGCGGCGTTACTTGTTTTCAGGTTATCAAGAAGGTATCTGGGAAATTTTATACGCCATCTTACAACGTTATGCACAATCCTCACTTTGCATCCAAAGAAACTGCGCAGTTTTGCGATAAGATCCCTGTAGAAAGGGACATTATTACGAATTCTATCATTAATTTGGGTACAGAGATGTCGACCCCGGGAGAAGAAATCGCGCATCACTGTTTAAAATTAACGTTACTTTCATTGTTTTCGGATCGATAATTCTTAATTTGTTTAGAATTATCAATGTGTATTTTATTTTTTCGAGGTGCCGATGTTGGATCTTCAAAATCTCATCAACGCAAATCTATTGACAGGTTCAAAGTCCTGTCTGCATAATCTCCTGTCAGTACTTTGAATGGGAAATATTGGTATGTTCAACGTTCTGTCAATGCAAATCTTAGCAAATCTCATCACTTTGAATAGGCAAATATCGGTATGTTTAAAGTCCTGTCGGTGCAAATCTTAGCAAATCTCTTGAGGTCATTTTGAATGGACGAATATTGGCACGTTCAAAGTTCTGTCAATGCAAATCTCTTGACATCAGTTTGAGTAGACAAATATTCGTATGTTCAAAGTTCTGTCAATGCAAATCTTAGCAAATCTCTTGACATCACATTGAATGGACGAATATTGGTATGTTCAAAGTTCTGTCAATGCAAATCTTAGCAAATCTCTTGACATCACATTGAATGGACGAATATTGGTATGTTCAAAGTTCTGTCAATGTGAATCTTAACAAATCTCTTGACATCACATTGAATGGACGAATATTGGTATGTTCAAAGTTCTGTCAATGTGAATCTTAACAAATCTCTTGACATCACATTGAATGGACGAATATTGGTATGCTCAAGTTCCGCCAGTGCAAATCTTAGCAAATCTTAGCAAATCTCTTGACATCACATTGAATGGACGAATATTGGTATGTTCAAGTTCCGCCAGTGCAAATCTTAGCAAATCTCTTGACATCACATTGAACGAACGAATATTGGTATGTTCAATGTGATGTCAACGCAAATCTTAGCAAATCTCTTGACATCACATTGAATGGACGAATATTCGTATGTTCAAGTTCCGCCAGTGCAAATCTTAGCAAATCTCTTGACATCACATTGAATGAACGAATATTGGTATGTTCAATGTGATGTCGATGCAAATCTTAGCAAATCTCTTGACATCACATTGAATGGACGAATATTCGTATGTTCAAGTTCCGCCAGTGCAAATCTTAGCAAATCTCTTGACATCACATTGAATGAACGAATATTGGTATGTTCAAAGTTCCGCCAATGCAAATCTTAGCAAATCTCTTGACATCACATTGAATGGACGAATATTGGTATGTTCAAAGTTCTGTCAACGCAAATCTCTTGACGTCACTTTGAATGGACGAATATTTACACGTTCAACGTCCTGTCAATGCGAACCTTGGCAAACCTCATGGCATCACATCGAATGAACCAATATTGGTATGTTCAAAATCTCGTCAATACAAATCTCTTGACGTTTCTTTGAGTGGACCAATATTGGCAAATTCAAAATCTCATTAATGCAAATTTTTCGACAGCACGTTGAATGGACAAATATTGGCAAGTTCAACGTTTTGTCGATGCAAATCTTAGCGAATCTCTTGGCATTACTTTGAATAGACAAATATTGACACGTTCGAAGTCTATGATTTTGTTTGCATTAAAATTCGGATCTTATAGAGCCTTTTGATGTTAACATTGAAATTTTGAGCATGAGTTTTTGGTTCATTTTTTTGTCATTAACGTTGAATTGACAAATATTTGCACATTCAAATCTCCAGGCAATGTAATTTCTTGCCAGTAACTTTGAACAAGCGAACATTTATGTATTCAAATCTCTCGGCAATGCAATTCCTGCCAGTAACATTGAACGAACGAATATTTGTGCATTCAATTTTCAGGAGATGGGATTTCTCGTCAGCGACATCGAACAAACAATCGCACATTCAAATCTCCAGACAATCTCTCGCCGGCGACATTGAACAGATAAATATTTCCACATTCAAATCTCAAGAGAACACAATCTCTTGCCAGGAATATTGAATAGATAAATATTAACATATTCGAATCTCCTGGCGATGTAATTTCTTGCCAGTAAAGTTAAACAAACGAATATTTGTATTTTTAAATCGTCTGATATCTCTCACCAGCAACGTTGAATAAACAAATATTTGCGTTTTTAAATTTCCGGGCAATGAACTGTCTTGCCAGCAACATTGGATGGACTAATGTTTGCATATTCAAATCTTCTGGCAATACAATCTCTTGCCAGTAATATTAAATAGACAAATGTTTGCGCCTTCAGAGTCTTGTCAACGCAAATTTTTTAACGTCGCATTGAATGAGCCAATATTTGTACGTTCAAGTCTTATCAGTGCAAATCTCTTAACATCACTTCGAACGGACCAATATTGGTACATTCAAAGTCTTGTCAATGCAAATTTCTTGACAGCACTTTGAACGGACCAATATTGGTGCATTCAAAATCTCGTCAATGCAAATCTTCATAAATCTCTTGACATCACTTTGAATGGGCCAATATTTACACATTCAAAGTCTCGTCAACGCAAGTTCAGTGACATCACTTTGAATGGACCAATATTGGCACGTTCAAAATCTCGTCGATGCAAACCTTCACAAATCTCTTGTCATCACTTTGAACGGACCAATATTTGCACGTTCAAAGTCTCGCCGATGCAAATCTTCACAAATCTCTCGACATCACTTTGAACGTGCCAATATTGGTCCATTCAAAGTCTCGCCGATGCAAATCTTTATGAACCTCTTGATATCACTTTGAACGTGCCAATATTGGTCCATTCAAAGTCTCGCCGATGCAAATCTTCACGAATCTCTTGATATCAAATTGAACGGACCAATATTGTCACGTTCAAAATCTTGTCAATGCAAACTTCTTGATATCAAATTGAATGGACCAATATTGACACGTTCAAAGTCTCGCCGATGCAAATCTTCACAAATCTCTTGATACCACGTTGAGCGGACCAATATTGGCATATTCAAAGTCTTGTCAATACAAATTTCTTGACATCACTTTGAATGGACCAATATTGGCATATTCAAAATCTCGTCATAGACCAACATTCGCACGCCCAAAGTCTCGTCAACGCAAATTCCGTGACATCAATTTGAATGAACCAATATTGACACGTTCAAAGTCTAGTCAATGCAAATCTTCACAAATCTCTTGACATCACTTTGAATGGACCAATATTCGCACGCCAAAGTCTCGTCGATGCAAGTCTTCACAAATCTTCATAAACCTCTTGACATCACTTTGAATGGGCCAATATTTGCACATTCAAATCTCTTGGCATCACTTTGAACGGACCAATATTGACATGTTCAAAGTCTCGTTAACGCAAATTCAGTGACATTACTTTGAATAGACCAATATTGACACATTCAAAGTCTCGTCAACGCGAATCTTCACAAATCTCTTGGCATCACTTTGAATAGACCAATATTGGCGCGTTCAATGTCCCGTCAACACAAATTTCTTGACATCAAATTGAATAGACCAATATTGGCACGTTCAAAGTCCTGTCGATGCAAATCTCTCGCCATAACTTTGGATAGACCAATATTGTCATGTCAACAGTCTTACCAATACGAACCGAAATGAATCTTGAATAGAACAACATTTACATATTCTGTCAACACATAGTAACATCTCAACAAAATATTTTTGATGGGATATTTTTACTCTAAAAAATCATGTTCTCTTCCCCTTCTTTCGACACATTTTTGAACAAACGACGCACACATCAAGCTGAAAAAATCACAAGTGTCATATTCGCTATCAATTTTTTCGTTGACAAAAAATTGATAAAAATATAACTATAATAGTGTTATTCAATCAAAAAGAAGCAAAATGCATTGTTCTGTGAAACATGCCGCTAATTACCAGTTAATGAAGTTTCTAAAATCCCATATTTGTAAAGATGATTCGTACACACATACATCAACAATACAAGGCCAATGGCATATATCTAACAACGAATTACCAGAATTTTATACGTTATATTCAAACGCTGCACAATATTTTCCCATGTACATTGTCGAAAAAAGCGAAACGAAGAAACCTATGCCGATGATATTTGAATTTACACCTTACGATTCGTTACACGAAAATGAATTTGACGGAAATATATTTGACAATTTTGATTGGACATCAATGGTAGAAAAAATAATATCGATAATCACCGGTATGTTCGGTCATGGTCGCGATTTCACGTATGTTTTTTTGTCTCAAGAAAATATTTGCGGGGGGAGAAATTTTTGTTTCCATTTTCCATATATCGTTTGCGAACAAATACATCATATAATGGTTCAAAATATACTTAAAAATGAGACACAAAATGTTGCGATATCATATGTAATCGATCCACATTTATATTTATCGACCAGTAAACACGTTAAGCCATACAAAATAATCAAAGTTAGTAATGATTTGGATATACAAAAAATGTCTATTTATGCACTCGTTAATCTATTATCCGTGCGAAACAAACACCATCTCGCGATTCAACCGCTAAGAGGCGCAGAATTTTATAGCTATCCAGAAAAAATAATCAAGGTTGAAGATCTGCCCAAGATAAATTATGACAAAAAAGTAATCGAAACGTTATTAAAAATGATAGGCAAGAATAGAATGTCATGTGGTCGAACATTTCGACAAATGACGGTGATATTTCATTATTGTCATACAACAAACATAAATAAAGATATTGATTTTTACAAAATATGGAAAAAATGTCGCGGCACATTTTCGGGAAAACACATGTGGAAATATTGTAATAATTTTTTACGATACGATCTTAATATCACAAGTTTATACTATTATGCGCATATTGATGATCCAATACTATTTGAAAAGACCGTTGATCTAAATCCGGCCTTTCGGGACATGTTGTTACAAAAAAATGAAAAATAATATGTTTTGATGATATCTATTATGAATAAATATCATTAAAATGTTTCGTTCAACTAAACATGCAGCTATGTATCAACTGACCAAATTCTTAAAGTTGCACGCTTGTGCTGCATCAGATTCTAATTGCACACATATATCCGCAAATAATGGATCATGGATAATTCCTTCTGAGGATTTATCTGAATTTTTAAAATTATATTCCGATGCAGTGCAATATTTCTTGTTACATATAGCAGAAATATCACCAAAAGATATTAAACCTATCGTGGCAGATTTTTTTTTTCACCATATGGATAAAGAAATAACAGACTACATTAGTCCTGATACTATAACTTCAATAGTTAAAAAATTAGAATTAATTCTTGTAGAAACATTTGGTAACAAACATGATTTTACGTGTGTAGTTATGGTTAAGAAAACTGGTCATGCTGATCCGCGCATATTTCGTTTTCATTTTCCATATATTGTTTGTAACAACATTCATCATCTTATTTTGAGGAATAAATTTATTGAAACATGTGATCCATATTGTGATGCGAAAGGAAAATTTGATATGGAAGAAGTTTATCTTGGTTGTTCAAGTATCCAATATTTATATCTATCAACAACTCATGGCATACCACAATACAAAATCTATGACGGCAAAATAGTAACAGAAAATACACAAGAGATGGTAAAATTATTATCGTTGCGAAATAAAGATCATCTATTGATCCAACCTATTCGTGGCGCAGAATTTTATCGTTATCCATTAGAATCCAAAGCTAAAGATGAATGTTCGCCTACAATAATGTATGATGTCGATATAATTTTGAAATTACTAGGAATGCTAAAAAATTTTAGGAGTTCGGATAACGATGAAATATTGCACATATCTACTATCTTGTACTATTGCCACGTGACCAACGCAAATGAAAATGCTGATTTTTATAAAATATGGAAAGATTGGATTGAACGAACATATTTGGACTTACTACCAATAAAGATATGGCAATTCTGTGCTGAATTTTCGTATTATTGTCTAACAATCAAAAACTTGTACTACTACGCGCACGTTGGCAGTCCCACATTATTTGAAAAAACAGTTGATGGTGACCCAACTTTCAAAAAATATTGCTATTAAAGACAGGATCGTACCCAACTTTCTCAAAAAAATGATTTTTGATCTATCATAAATAAAAAATCATATAAAATAGCAACACTAAACATTGTTATGAATATGGAAAGTGAAGGATACTTAGACATCAAAACGTTAAATCCAGAAAAAATAGTTAGTTATCATAAATTGGTCGTAAATGGCGAGTCAAGAAAGAAGTATATACAAGTTGGCCATCTAACCGACGATGGTACAGGTTATTACAAATATTGTAGTTACAATAAATTTAGTGATCAGATTTTGCCAATTCCTTTATCAGAGGATGGTTGGATAAACAATTTTGAAAGAATGCGACATGAGTATGATGAAGATCATGATGAAGAAACTTTTGAAGAGTATTTGGAACTTAGTAAAAAATCTTTCGCAAGATGGGTTGATAATCATATTTGCAATCCGAATGTTAAACATTTCGCACCTAAAAAAGAAGGATTGGATAAATACAAGAACTGTGATCTGTACAAAACATTGGATAATTATTCGATTGGTTTTATTGTTTTGATAAATAGAGAGAATAATGAAACTCATGTGTATGGAATTACGCGGGACGTATTACCAGATGATTATAACGGCGATGAAATAGTTTTGTTTGATAGACTTATTGTTAAATATAAGCCATCAGAAATTTTTGTCGGCAAGAGTATCTTTAACGAGATGACTGATTTTAGTGGTGGGTATGGTGAAGTATGGGATGGGAACTCTATTTTGTTGAGAATTGGCCATTTTAATGAATATCGTTATATATATATCGGAACAGAAGTATTTGAATTCGTTGTTGATGAAAAGATAACAAGATACACATCTAGTGTAGGAAATAATTGTGTTCCGTATCCGTATGCTGAATCTAAGAATTGGGTTTATGATATGCTTCGTTGTCAAAAATTTCCAGTTTCGGATAATATGAATAGAGCAGTTAAAGGTCATGTTTTTGATTCGGAAAATGCAAACGCGCAAGATATTAACGTGACTAATATTGCTCGACGAGGAACAGAAGATGTCAAATCTTCCATTAATTGCGACAAACCGATGATATATATAACGACTGGTCCTTTTGAATTATGCGAAAACACTTGCGCTAATGAAGAGTTACCGTTGGTGCAGCATGTCAATAAAGCGATGAGTGAAAATATTTATTGCGCTTCATTACAAGACCAATTACCAGCTCCAACTGTTCCAGCAACATATGGATATGGATGTATCATTTTTTAATAAAAAATAATGACATTATTTTTTATTATTTACTAAATTGCAATCCGAGACGCTCGTTTTCGTATCTTACAGCCTGCAAATAAAGGCCATAAATGAATAATTTGCCGTTAGTTTTGTTGTTAAAAGAAAGAGATAGAACAATATTATCGCATGTGGTAAAATTTATGTTATCAATCGGTACTATGATATGATTATTGATAATTGTTAGATTACTCAAATCAATTTCCAAATACTTTTCTGGTTCAGATAATCTTTTTCGAAAAAACAAAGTTAATTTATTTATGTTATCGGCGTGATTCACAAATATATGCGTAATCAAATGGTTAAAATTCAATCTAACTTTTTCGACACAATCGCTGATAGGTTCTTCACCAGTGAATTGTATCCCTTTTGACAAATAATTTAGCGATTCATTTTGTGAATTAGCGTCATCATATTCGTAAATATCAACAAATATTGTCATTGTTCCTTCAATATTTGAATCATAATTTTGGATAAGACATCTATATTCTGAATATGGTAAATAGTTATTTTCAGAACAAAAATAAAATGGTATTACTGTTTTATCCTCAATTTTATAAATACGTCTCAAAATACCCAAAATAGGTGAGTAAACGTAATCTATCGTACTACCACACGAATCTAATGAATATTGCATATTATCTAATCGTGTTTCGGAACATATTCGTATTTGTTTGTATACTTGATTTTTATTATCTAATTTTGGGAATGTGTAGAATACCTTGTTCAGGCAATCATATGATTCTTCGACTGTCCTTACATATTTTAGTTTGTTTTCATGATATTTTGCGTCAGATGAAATGAATTTTGGATCATCAAAATATGCATTTTGTGTACCATAAAAATATTCGTTTAGATTTGACATATATAATAATAATTTATTATATATGTTCAAATGACGACGCATTCATATCTGAATGATCAAATTATTACTATTGACAATTTTATATCTTGTGCCAAATGTCATGAATTTATAGAGAAAATTGATAATGAGAAAATAGCTCGTAATTTCACAAATTCTGGTAATTTTACAAATCGTAGGTATGTTGATAATGATTTGTCTCAATGGTTTTATAAACTATTAGTGAATGCGTTGGGTGCGCCGTTAGCAGATAAACTTAAGATCAAACGAGCTAACGAACTAATAATGACAGGAAAATATGATGAATCGCAAGAATTTGGATTACATACAGATACAGGTGCTTATTATGACAGAGTTTTAGCAGAAAAATCTAACTATACATTGTTAATTTATTTGAATGATGATTATGATGGTGGTACCACTGCGTTTTTTGATGATAAATTTAACCCTATTTTGGATATTGTGCCAAAGAAGGGAATGGCGTTGCTGTTCGATATTGATTTGTGGCATCAAGGGAATAAGGTCGTCGATGGCACTAAATATTGGATAGGATGTGAAATTATTGGCTCGTTTGCGAATCAAATTTAGATATCAAATTCGCATAACTTAACAGCATGCATTGTTATGATACATTTCGATAGCGAGTTTTGAAAAATTCAGCATCACACAAGTTACTTTTGAAATTTGTGTGTTATCCGGAAACAAATATAAAGGCTTTTTCCAATTATTGTCAATAAATCAAATATGATAGATGTCTTCCATAATATATTGATCAGTTTGAAATTTTATCAATTTTTTATAAAAATTGATAAAATAAATGCAAAGACATATATACATCAAATGTCAACAAAAATGAAAAGAATACTATATTTAGACAGTCACAAAACTCGTTGGAACTCATTAAAAGGAAAAAACGTACTTAATAAAAATGTTTTGTTAGATGCTTATAATAATATTTGTATGAATAACGGACCAATTTTTCTTTACGCAGAAAACGTGCTAGTGCATAATTGCGATGAGGAATTTATATGTCGTTGGATCAATAACTGTACATTTCCAGTTGCTAGAAATATATGCATTCATTCATTTCATTCGGATCCAAGTGCCTTATGCAATAGATTTAGGTCCGTATTTGTTGTTGAATCAAACGTAAATAGATCGACAGATCACCCGCAAGTCAACATAATTACTGAAGAAAAATGGGACGAATTATTGTGCAAATATGATGAAGAGAAAATGATATTTACCCGCAATTCATATTGTACACCGCTTATTGAATAAAAATTGAATAAATGATTACAATGGACTATTAACTGAATACAATAGCATAAATGAATCTTAACAGGGATATATTTTTAGTAGTTTCGCAATTTCTTGATAAATATGATATCATTCAAATCACTGCTCTCTCCAAATATTTCTGCGATGGCAAAAAAAATTTTTTAAGAGACCACAAAGATATATGTCAGACGCATATCATATTGAACGGTAAATGCACATTTTATTCAAACATGTTGACGAATGAAATTACACATATGCGTTTTGATGATGAATATGATGATGAGTTGGATATGTTACCATCTACAATAACGCACGTATGGTTTGGAAAGAACTTCAATAAAAAATTACGCAACAAATTACCATACGGTGTTGATACTGTTATTTTTGGAGATAGGTATAACACTAAAATAACAAGAAATGATTTTCCATCAAGTGTCCGGACAGTCATTTTTGGTAACGATTTTGATAACAATGTCGACCATGTTTTTCCATTAGGTGTAGAATACATCAAATTTGGTAATAATTTTAATCAAAAAATAGCAAGATGTATTCCTAAATCAGTGAGAAAAATTGTGTTTGGGAAGAAATTCAATCAAACGATATTTGACGTTTTTCAGTTAGGAATCAAACATATTGAATTTGGTACTGGTTTCAATAGATCTCTGAAAGGAAATATTCCGGTAACTGCCACATATGTTATGTTCAATAATGTTTAATGTAAATCTAAAATATTATTAGGATTAAATTGAAAATTTGAACATTCAAATTTTCTTGCCAGCAACGTTGAATAATCAAATATTTGAACATTCAAATCTCTGGACGATACAATCTCTCGCCAGTAACATTGAATTAACAAATATTCGAACGTTCAAATCTCCTGGTAATACTTTCTCTTGCCAGCAACATTGAATATTTGAACATTCAAATCTCCAGGCAATACATTTCTCTTGCCAGCATATTTAAATCTCCAGACAATACTTCCTCTTGCCAGCAATATTGAACGAACTAAGATTTGAACATTCAAATTTTCGGGCAATACTTTCTCTTGCCAGCAACGTTGAACGAATCAATATTTGAATCTCATGGCAATACATTCTCTTGCCAATAACATTGAACGAACCAAGATTTGAACATTCAAATCTTCGGGCAATACTTTCTCTTGCCAGCAACATTGAACGAACCAATATTTGAACATTCAAATCTCATGGCAATACATTCTCTTGCCAGCAACATTGAACGAACCAATATTTGAACATTCAAATATCATGGCAACACATTCTCTTGCCAGCAACATTGAATAATCAAATATTTGAACATTCAAATCTCCAGGCAATACATTCTCTTGCCAGCAACATTGAACGAACTAATATTTGAATCTCATGGCAATACATTCTCTTGCCAGCAACATTGAATGAACCAATATTTGAACATTCAAATCTCCAGGCAACACGTCCTCTTGCCAACATATTTAAATCTCCAGACAACGCTTCCTCTTGCCAGCGATATTGAACGAACCAAGATTTGAACATTCAAATCTTCGAGCAATACTTTCTCTTGCCAGCAACATTGAATGAACAAATATTTGAACATTCAAATCTCATGGCAATACATTCTCTTGCCAGCAACATTGAATGAACCAATATTCAAACTCAGCATATACTTTCTCTTGCCAGCAACTAATATTAAAAAAATGAAAAATATATTCCCATGAAGTGCATTAACAAGCTACTAAGCAAAAATGTCCTCGTCGCCGTTGTCTGACGCTACAAATCTCTCATGGTGGCCAATATTATTGTTTATAGGATTGATCGCTGTATGCGTAATATTTACAATGATGATAGCCTATTGTGACGATGATACCATGCCAGAAAATGCGCCATACTATGCAGATATTGCATTTGTGCAAAATTGATACATGACTGTTATTCTAATAATCATGTATCCGTACAAAAAATATATTCCTACGATGTATCTTAACAATATATCACGTAAAAATCTCCTCTCTCATTATGGCCAATGTTATTATCTGTGGAATAATTATTCTTTGCTTAATATCGTGATGATAGTAACCAATTGTGGCGAGGAGGATGATTCCTCTTCTGAAGACGTCCCATATTATGCAGGTGTTGTATTTGCGCAAAATCGATATATTATTGTTATTCTAATGATAATATATTACAAAAAAATTGAAAAAAATTTAATTAGGATATCCTATATTGATTATGATTAGTAAAATGGACTTGAATTACATTCTTCGTCACGCTGTTAGAACAGCCCGAACTGATGTCTCACAAGAATTGATTGATAAAGGTGCAGATCCTTGTCATGTTGATTTAGATCATAAATCCGCGTTGGATTATGCTTACGAATTCAGACAAAAGTCGCAAATAGAAATATTGTGCAAAAATAAGGCAGATATCAATAAAGAACGTGATGGATGTTCGATAATAATGTCAGAATTTACGAGATCTATCCATGACGACAAGATGACAAAAGTATTGATGGATAATGGCGCGAATCCAAACGTGTTACTATGTGGAACAATAAGTATATTGCAGAAAGTGTGTTTTGGCGATGAAAAGAATGGGACGTCATTGTTATCATTATTATTAACGTATCCAAATACATTAATAGATTTCAAAGATGTCGACGGCATGACTGCGTTACAATATGCTAGTGGGAATAATTTCATAAAATCTGTAAAGATATTATTAAAACATGGCGCGAATTTAAACGTTCAATCAGACAACGGTTCAACAATATTGATGTACGCGATATCTAAAGGACATCATAATATGGTCCTATTACTATTGTCCCAAAAAAATATTGAAATTAATTCGCAGGATAACGAAGGTATGACCGCGTTACATCACGCGTGCGAGTGTGGAAATATATCTGCAGTAGCCTTATTAATCTTACATGGCGCAGATACTAAAATCGTTGACAATAAGAGGTTCCCTGCGCTGCACTATAATAAAACTGGTGGCGCAATAGAATGTTTATTTAATTATGCTGCAATGAAGGAAAAAAATGAACCGAAAGAAATAATAATCGCCCAGACAGAATTAGCGAAAAAAGTATTGAATTCGAACATCAAACTTGTTGACCCTGACGAAGTAAGAGAGTTATATGGATCGCATATTTCAGTCATGAGTGATTATGGAAGTCCACGTAAAATATGTCAGCGAGTTGGCGACAAATATCAGACGTGGTTCCGTCCTATAGGTTGGAGCGATTGGATGCCCTTACCGCCTAACTTTAAAGCGAACGTTGAATATACCGATGAACCAATGCCCTGTCATATCTACAGAAAGAAAAATCGCCGAATCCGATTTAATTTTATCGTCAAAGAATGTGGTACAGTATCGCATTATCGCGATGCATATGAAAGATAAGATTATCATACGATAAATTTATTTTTAAATCCTAATTATATATTTGATGTGCTCCGGAATGAGATGCTTGTAGTTCTTCCTAATGATTAAGTGAGTTACAGAATTGGGAATATTATCGATTACTTGGTCAAATTTAGCACCAAACGTAAGATGTATTACAGAATTAGGTGTGTAATTATCGATAGGCTGGTTAAATGCATCACCAAACGTCAAATGTGTCACAGTTGGAGATATCAACAACTGTTTCAATTTGTAAGATTCAACGACAAGATGAGTGATTCTGGTATGTTCTCTAACGATTGATCAAATAATTCGCCCAATGTTAAATCCGTCGCTAACATTGGTATGTATTAATCAATTGATTTGTTAAAATTATGACCGAATGCTAAATGAGTAACTCTGATTTTGTCTTTGTAATGCATAAATTTCATAACACACATAGTAAAATATTTTCGCATAATATTTCTTATTATAACTAAAAATGACAGATATGATGACTTCACTTTTTTATGATCATAAAAATTGAAAAAAAAAGAATAACATAATATTATATATCTACATATCCAAAAATGATGTTCGTTCCCCATGGCATTTTAATATTGATCAGCGATTTTTTGACAAACAAGGAAAAAATACAATTATCAGCGATTTCGAAAATGATGGATATGATCAAAAATAAATTTATATATCGTGAAAGAGTGAATATCAATTTTATCCGGGATCTACCATTTTATGATAATTTTGAATATGTTGAAATATCTAAATACGCCGATCAAGCGATGCCCAAAAAGACAAAATATATATATTACAGAACTGATAAGACTGGTTATGTGCCAGCACAAGTTACACATTTGCGTTTTGGTAAAGAATTTAATGAATCAATCCGTAATAAAATCCCTGCATCGGTTATGCATTTAACGTTTGGTGACAATTTTAACAAACAAATAATTGATCTTCCTCATAATGTTACGAGCTTAGTGTTTGGAAACGATTTTAATCAGATTATTAGTCAACATTTTTTGTTCAATAATATCACTCATTTGACATTTGGTAATAATTTTAACCAATCGATAGATTTAGCTATTCCAGTAACAGTCACGCATTTAACCTTTAGTAAAGAATTTGACCATCCCATTGACGTTCTAGCCACGATAAAGATAACACATTTAGTATTGGGCGATAAATTTAATCAAAAAATTGCAGGATGTTTACCAGCAACGATTGTACATTTAAAATTTGGAGATAAATTTGATAAACCGATATCAGGACATTTGCCCTCAAACTTGCATTATTTAGAATTTGGTTCGAACTTTAATCATTCAATCAAAGGAGCGTTGTTACCGTCCCTTACCCATTTGATATTTGGCGATGATTTTAACCAACCGATAAATGATTACATTCCTTTTGGTGTGCGTGATTTGACATTTGGTTTAAATTTCAACCAAAAAATTAATAATGGCATCCCAGCGAGTGTTGAACATTTAACATTCAGAGGGAAATTTAACCAACCAATCAAAAATAATATACCACAATCTGTTACACATTTAAAATTAAGTTATTGTTTCAACAAAGCGATTCCATATCAAAACTCAAGAATAACTCATTTGACATTTGGTAATAAATATAACAAGACTAAAATGATACCACCATCGGTAACACACTTAACATTCGGCTTTGAATTTAATGAATCAATTGAAGGAATTATTCCATCATCAGTGACACATTTGACATTTGGTGCAGAATTTAACCAGCTGATCAAATGTGGTCACATTCCATCATCAGTTACTCATCTAACTTTTGGCAATAATTTTAATCAATCGCTAGTTGATGTTATCCCATTATCCGTTACGCATTTAGTGTTAGGATGGCAATTTAATCAATCGATCAAGAATTCTATTCCCAAATCAATAATATCTCTAAAATTGGGCATAAATTTTGATCAATCAATTGAAGATTCGATCCCTTCTTCGATAATTCGGCTGAAATTTGGAGACTCGTTCAACCAATCGATAATGGGACACATCCCAACTTCTGTCAAACGTCTTACATTTGGATACGAATTTGATCAATCTATCCATGGCGGCATTCCATCGTCGGTTACACATTTAAAATTTGGTAATCTTTTCAATAGATCAATTACTGGTGGTATTCCGCAGTCAGTCACTCATCTAAAATTTTGTGGCAAATTTAACAAATCCATTAAGGATGCTATTCCGTCGTCAGTTACACATCTAACTTTTGGTTATCATTTTAATCAATTAATAAAAGATGGAATACCACCATCTGTCACTTATTTAAAATTTGGTGATCGTTTCAATCAACCTCTCGACAACCACATTCCACCATCTGTTAAGCATCTGATATTTGGAAGACATTTTAACAAACCGATAAATGGTTGCATCCCGCCATCCGTAGTATGTTTAGTTTTACCTAAATATTACAAACATCCTATCGAGAACAAGGATGTATTAAAAATATTGAGAAAAAATGATGATTAATGATAATACATGTTGATAATATTTATAAAATGTTATCAATATGGAAAAGATTCTTAGGCAGCAATTAATTATTAATTAATTATTTCTGCATATAGTATCATAAATGTTGACATTATATGACGATATTTTTATTAAAATTAGCGAGCTTCTGGAACAACATGAAAAAATTATGCTGACGATGGCATCTGTTTCTTTAAACAGACTAAAATATGTATTCCGATATTACGAAAAAATCAATATTGATAAAATAATTCATCTATCTTATTTTGATAATTTTGAATGCGTTAAACTAACTCCAAGAAATCATACAATAGTTCCTAAATCGGTAAAACATGTTTATCTAAAAACGTGCGATTCTAATATTCCTCCATTTGTTACTCACTTGTTATTCTATGGTTTGATAAGAACTATAATGCCCGCGTCTGTAACTCACTTAGCTTTTGGAGATTTCTTTGACCAATCTGTCATTGGTTGTTTATCATCAGTGATATATTTGGAAATAAATTTGACTGTGATATCGATGATTCTTTGCCAGCGACACTTAAATATTTAAAATTTGGCGACAATTTTGATAGATCCGTGAGAGGTCATCTGCCACTATCCATCAAACGCTTAAAATTTGGATTGTATTTTAACCAACCGATCGATTGTGCAATTCCATCATCTGTAAAACGGTTAACATTCGGTCATAAATTTAATCAATCAACACAAGGAAATTTACCAGTATCACTCCAACGATTAAAATTTGGTGAAGAATTTAACCAACCCATCATCGATTGTATCCCGCCATCAGTAACGCATCTTAAATTTGGAAATAATTTTAACCAACCGATAGGCAATTCGTTGGCAAATGTCAAATATCTAACATTTGGTAAAAAATTTAATCATTCTATCAATGACTGTCGGTTATCCGCGATTGAGATAACATTCGGCGATTATTATAACGAACCGATAAATGCCGGTACTCTTCGTAATACACTGACTCATCTGACGTTTGGATTAGGTTTTAACCAACCGTTTGGAGATTGGCTGCCTTCTTCAGTGATACACTTGCAATTAGGCTGGTTTTATAGCCAACCTATGCAAAATAGTTATTTATCAAACGTAACATACCTGACGCTGGAATGTGATCGAACGTTGCGACATCCCATACCTAATACAGTTACGCACTTGATATTCGGCAAAAGTTTCAATCACGCAATAAGCAAAGATATGCTAGGAAACATTACTCACCTAACTTTCGGTGATAATTTTAATCAAAAAATTAAAGATTGCATCCCATCATCAGTTACTCATCTAACATTTGGAGAAATGTTTAATCAGTCTATCAAAACAGATGTTAATTCTCTTGGCAATCTTCGCGTTGGTATTCCTTCATCAGTCATGCATTTGACTTTTGGTGATCGTTTTGATCAATCCATCAGAGGTTATAAATGCATAGATGGAAAAATAATGCTAGCAATACCACCATCAGTCACTCATCTTAAATTTGGCGATAAATTTAACCAATTAATCAAAAACAAGATACCGTCAGTAACTCATCTGACACTCGGGTGGCATTTTAATCATCAAATTGAAGGTGTTGGCGTCAGTCGTTTGACGATAGCAGAGAACTATGATAGTTATATTGACACGAAGATCGGATGCAAAATTGTTCGGGCAAAATATTAAAAATTGAAAAATAATTTGATAGAAGTGTTGTTTGAATTAATCTCATACAAATGTACAGTGGTAGAATGTTATTCAATGTGTACGCTAACGAGCGTTTGGTGCAAATATATGTTTGTAATGCGGAAAACTACATGTGCGACGTTTGCAAGAAAGATAAATTATCAATTCATATGTTTACGAACTGTGCACATGATGTCCAGGTGTGTTATGAGTGTATGCTAAATGTCATTCAAACATTTGGTTGTGGGGATTTATGCAACTACTGCGCATTTCAGTTAAAATATGTTGTAATAACTGGATCGGCAAATATCGAAATATGTGAAAAATGTACAAACCAATTCAATATGATCAAAGATGGTGATTCACTTGGTCTGCTTAAAAATCAAATATTGAGTCCACTCGGCAAAGCTGAATTATTTACTCTATCACATCCGGCAATTCGAGCGATAACTACAAAAATTTATCTAAATAATAAAATTGAGCCTGTCGTTGTCAAAGAAGCAACGAAAAAGATTGAAAAAGATACAACTGAAATTATTATGACACCTATTCCGATCATAACGCGATTAGATACGCGCGTAATTATATATCCAAGCGAATATCCTCCCATGGCAATTCAAAAAAACAAAGTCATTGGAACACTTGTACTAAAACATGTATATACATTGGCTGATATTTTTTCAATACGAACGGGGACATATTATTTGAAAGATTTATAAAGAAATATATTATCAATATGTTTCTTTATTTTACGCATGTGACTATTCATATCGGCACACCGAATATGGAGATGTTGAACTAAGATTCAAATTACAGATATCTAAATAATTCATCTAAGTATTCCACAAACATTTGCGTTGTTATCTTATAATTCTAATATTATTAAAAAATTGATAATATTAATGCCAGGGAGGAATATCTCGACAACAAGAAGTCATCAACAATGGAAACAAAGATCAGCGAAATGACTGAATGTATTTTTCCTGTACGACAACTGGAAATCAGATTACCTGGTGAAACATACGACGAATTCATTTCATCATTATCTTCCAAAAAAACTTGGAAAAATATTTATCGCTTTGAAGATGCGCAAATTATAATTGATAATTATCGCGATTGCATTCCTTTGATCAACGGTAAAAATAAAGGTGCTGTTGTTGTCGATATTATTTCCAGAAACGATGAAATAACGACACGATTAAAAGTGGAAATGATCAATTATATGAAAAAACTTGGAATGTTACACAACGAAAACGAAACCTTGTTCGAAAAAATGTCAACCAGAAACGATTTAACCGCATCCGTCAAATGCGAGAATCTTTCTAAATTCATAACGGGTGGGTTGATAGATCCAAATTTTCAAACTGATACTGGAAATATTTTTCACATAATTGCAAAATTGGAGCATTATGAGAATGAACTAGAAAATATCACCAAAAACATTAAAGAATTAGTGAAATGTGGATGTAACATTACTGCGTTAAACAAAGATGGAAATATGCCATTTCAAGTTGCAGTTGATGAAAAAAACACAAAATTGTCTGACGTCTTTTATGCAGTATCAACAGACAAAAGTTTTTACGTATCAAATGTATCTGATAGTTCTATTTACCCGCTCATTAGTATTGGATCATCATCTTTACCACCGGTTCTAATGCCCGTAGAAAAGAGTGAACTTGTGATCGCAGAGAAAGAAAGTAACATCACAAAAATAGGACCGATCGTCACAATATGTCGCGATGTTGCCATTATTTTATTTTTGGGATGGACATATATTTTTCATTGCGACAGACGCAGATAATTAATTTCTTAATAATAATTAAAAAATTGAAATATTAACAACCAGATAAATCTATCGCAAATATAGTTATTAAAAATGAACCAATACGGCGATTCGCAACTTAATCCGTTTGAAACAACGCAGAGTACAGATAATCAAACTTTATCAACAAATAGTTCATATATCCAAATAACTGAAGCCGAGTTATTTGACAGCTTCTTAGAATGGTTATCTAACCAAACTGCTTGGAAAAATATTTATCAAATTTCGTATGCGTTAGATGTCATAGAAAAATATTATAAACTTATTTTTCCGTTTATCATCGCAAAAAATAAGGAGATGATTATCGTGAAGGCGATTGCAAAGAACAATGAGATCGCACCCAAAATGAAAGAAAATATCATTACATATTTGGAACAGAATGGAATAAAATACAATAAATTTGAAACATTATTTGAAAATATTTCTCACATGTATGATGACCAGTTTGAACTGTACACAAATCTTGGTATGTTGATAATCAATAAACGTGTGGATCCTAATTTTCAAACTGATGTCGGTACCATATTTCATATATTCGCTAAATTAGGCATCGAAACTCGTGATGCTTCGGTTACAAAGGATTTTCAGTTATTAGTAGATAATGGATGCGATATCGACGCTTTAAACAAAGATGGGAAGACAGCTGTTGAATTAGCAGTTGACACGAAGCATCTGAATACGGCTTCGTTTTTGAAAGAATTGTATTTTTATAAAAAACAAGATCCAGTTGCGGCACATTTGACGTTACCCGAAAAAATAGTAAATGGAAAACTGATATCAATGTCCAGATCGTCAATTACGGGGAAATATATATCTGGCATTGAGTGCGGCATATATGTATCATTAGGAGCAATGTTTGCTATGGTGTATATTAGATCTTTTTTAAAGTCAAGATGATAATCAAAATTTTTAATTATCATCTAAAAAATTGAAATAAAAAGTGTCAGAGTACTAAAAAATAATATATTAATCAACCAAAGATGGCATCATTGAACGTACACACGCAAACAACCAACATCAAAAAAGTAAGTATCATTTATGAACATTCAAACGACTGTGGCCGTGTCGATAAAAAATCATTGACAGCTGCAGATACTATTTTATTGGATGAATTTATTGATGAAATTTATCAGGCGATTGAAGGTGGTCAAGATAGATTCATTAAAATATGCAAATCTAGAAAATTAAAATCGATTTTGTCTGTTGATAATTACGTCAAATATTTACATATGACTTTTACTAATTACAATATGAAAGCCTCGTTCAACACATTGATCGATAAATTATTAGATGAATATGAATTATCGGACGTATTGATGTCAATCGCCAAACACAGTAACGTAGATTTGTTGCGACATTTTTTTCGATCGTGTGATATCTGTAAAAATGTATCCAGCGCTATTTTAAAATATGCATGTGAGACAGGGAAATTAAAAATGGCAGAATATGTATATAGCGTATCATACCAAGAACTTACTAGGACATATGAACAGCAAAAGAAAATGTTTGATGAAATCGTATTGACACCCAATGAAAACGATATGTCCATCGATACATTCATAATCGCAGTTGTACGCAACAAATATGATTTGGTAAAAAAAATTCTAGAAAATAGCGACGTATTACCAAACGTTAAAAATAATTTTGCAATCAAATATGCGTGCGAATATGGATATGTTGAAATTGTATATATATTGTTAAAATATGCGTGTGTCGATGAAACTGACGATAATTTTTATCCATTTCGAATGGCCGAGCAGCGTAATTATAAAGACATCATTAGTTTGTTGATGAGCCGATAATTATTTGATTACATATTTATGTTATCAAATAATAAAAATTGATTTTGCAACTACCAAAATAATGCACAACCATAACTCTAAATCAAGAAATGTCAGGTGCTCAAACTCCACTAGAATACGAATTGTTTGACGAATTTATCAACATATTATCCGATCGTAACGTTTGGAAAAATATTTATAGACCTGTTCATGGATATCGAATCATTTATCATCATTTTGTACATATCAAAGACTACATCAATATGCAAAATAAAGCTAAACAAATCATGGATGCGATAGCGAAAAATGAAAAAATTGAACAAGTACTAAAAGGTGAGTTGATAGATTACATGATAGAACGTGGCATGAAATATAACAAATATGAAACACTGTTTGAAAACGCGTCACAAATAATAGATTGCACACCAGAGGAGATGTATGACCGACTCGCGCCATATATTACAAACAAATTGATAGGGGCTAATTTTCAAACAAATATTGGCAACATATTTCACATATTGACATCTGCCAAGAAGCATAAAAAGATTGGTGACAGTTTTATTGTAAAATTGCAAACGTTAGTAGATTGTGGATGTGATTTGACATTGATTAACATCTATGGCGAGACACCAATGGAATCTGCATTGGATTTTAAATGTGAAAAGATGTGTGATATTTATTCAAAATTAGCACTGCATAAAAATAAATTCTCAAACGTCATTATTGGATTAAAAACACTATCAATAGGAACGCAAAATCAAGATTTAAAAAATACGGCAACGTGTTTATTATTTGGTATTTTGATAGGAATCTTAATTACGAAATAGATAACGATAATATAAAAATTATATAGTAATAGTTATCAATACATGGATTTGACTTTGCAATTAATTCAAAGCGTACAGACAAATGACGTCGAAAATACAAATAGATTAATCAGAGCAGGTGCGGATATCAATTTTATTGATGAAAATGGAAAATCGTTATTGTATTACGCATTTGCAGCAGATCAAACTGATCAGATTAAAACATTGATGGGAAATGGAATAGATTTGAACGCTAGAGATATGAATGGAGAGACGCAATTTTACAAAGCATGTGATTGCTATGATTACGATTATGCAAGTTTTTTGATATCGATTGGTGCAAACATTAATATCACGAATAATGATGGTAAAACGCCGGTGATGTCCTTGTTTAAGCCAATTACATCCTATGCCATCTGCAGGTCATTTATGTTATTAGTAGTACATTCAGCACCATGTGTTAATTATGGTATCCAAGACGTATTAGGTAATACTGTTTTGATGTATGCGACCGATAACCCTGAATGTTTACCTATTATTTTGTATCAAAACAAAGATCTAGATGTTAAGAATTTGAGAGGTGAGACCGCATTGATGCTTGCTGTCAAAAATATGAATTATGTATCTGTGGAAGCGCTGTTGGTGGCAGGTGCAGATCCCAATGTCAGAGATGCAGAAGATGACACAGCGTTAATCGTTGCATGTAAGAAGCAGTTGATTGAAATAGTAAGATTAATTGCAAGTTATGTAAAGACAAACGTGGATGCGCGGAACAAGTTAGGTATGACCGCGTTAATGTATGCGTCAATAAATTCTAATATTCCCATCATTAAGATATTAAAAAGTCGAAATGCTAATCCGGATTTAAAAGATGTTGATAGTAGGACGGCAGTTGATCATGCTGAATTAATGTTAGTAGATAAATAAATATTCAAACAATGTTTAGCAAATATTGTTTGATAATTAAGATAATAGAAAATAAAAATACTAACATAACAATAAATAATGCTGACACTTTGTTTTGATTTGATCGAAAAAATCTGCGAAGAGTTATCCGACAAAGATAAAATAAGATTTATGACGACATCGAACGCAATGAATGAATTGAAGTACAGATTTATGTTCAACGAAAAAATTCATATTGGCAAAATCGAATCGTTACCATATTACAATAATTTTATAAATGTAGAAGTGGATGACATCATTTGTAATTGTTTTAGAAATAATCAATGCGATAACATTTTGCAGATATCTAAGAACGTTACACATTTGACAATTTCTCAAAAATATCAGTATAATGAAATAGGATATATTCCTATTAGTCAAAATATTGTTATTCCATACAACATTATTGATTTGACAGTCGATTATTGGCTTGATTTGACAATAAAATTTCATGTTTTGCCGAAAATAACGCATTTGACCTTTGGTACATTATTTGACAGACCTATAAAAGACAAAATACCCAATTCGGTCACTCATTTAGTTTTTGGACGTAAATTCAATCAACCAATTGATTATGTAATACCTAATTCGGTCACTCATATCAAATTTGGATTTTGTTTTAACAAACCGATCAAAAATTGCATTCCAGAATCGGTCACTCATTTAACATTTGGTTATGCATTCAAACAGGCATTGGATGATCTGCCAACATCTGTGACATATATAGCACTGTCGAGAAATTATGATTTAGTGATTAGCGCAAATATATTGTCTAAGGTACAGATCGAAAATTTGTTTTGTTAAAATTGATAATTAAAATATTTAGTTATCAATTACTACATATGCGGATAACGTTTTTTGATCAAAACTAATGCCTATTATGTTATCATTTTTCCATACATTTTTTCCATCAAATATGTCATCGATCGAGTTAATTAATAATTGGTATGCAGCATGACATATTCTGCTCATAGTAAACCCTTTTTTAGACTTGAGCGTCAAATGATAAGATACATAAAATGTCTCGCAACATTCATCTACGTCAATTTTTGGTAAATAAATTTTTATACGTGGATATCCAATAATGATTGGATCATCGTCAATATTATGATTTTTGATCCTAAACGCTGACGGATCAATATTTATTTGTCCATTAAGATCAAAATTTACCATATCTGTTCGTGATGATTTGGAATATTTATTGTTCGATTGGCACGTATCTAAACATTCTCCAACAAATAGCGCCCCCGGATAATCCCTTTTGCCACAATTAAAACATTCATCTTTTTCTAGTGCATAACATACTTTTGTTATTTTGTCTCCTTTTTTACTTAAATATTCAGCTGGATACCAATAAAGATTAGGACAAGTAGTACTACACAAGAACAACGTTGTATCTTTTTCCTTATATTTTACATATTTGCAATAAGGGCATAATACGTCTCCTTTTAAATATAATTTGTAACGTAATGGAGCTTCTTTACAGACTTCGCAAACGTTTTTATTTGCCATTGTGATGTTGTTATTGTTTGGAATGATTCGTATTGAAATTAAAAATATGATCAATTTTTTTACCAGTTAAAGATATGTTCAAATTTAATTTACTTAATTTTTTATTGTATCGTTGAAATTTTTTTATCATAGACAATAATTCTTGACAATATCGTAACAGCTAAATGTTTTATATTTAAATTAGCGATATATTTCGATTGTGATATGGATAATATTTTTATCAAATCAATATATAATCATATATTGATGTGATATGGATAATATTTTTATCAAATCAATATATAATCATATATTGATTTAATTACGCTAAACCTTTTTTCACGTCTTCTAAATATTTTTGATGGCGCATATTATTTTCGTGTTTAGCTGTTCGTCGATGTTTCGCCATATTTACACGGGCAAGAACAGTGCCACACTCGCATCTTGTCTTTTCACTTAGTCGAAATAGTAACCTCTCTTTATTTTCACTATAATATTTTTGAGAATATGTTAATTCTGTTGTTGATTCTTCCATCGTTAATTAATATTTATATTTTTAAATAAATTTTAAATCATAACTAATCAATAACCTCTTTCTTAATAATACCGGTCCAATAACGTTTGCCACCAGTATTAATTTGTGTTAATTTTAGTTCCTCTTCTAACAATCTATTGAACAACGACATTGAATGTTTCAATATTGTGACATTCAAATCTCAGGCAATACAAATTCTTGCCAGTAACATTGAATATTTCAATATTGCGACATTCAAATCTCCTGGCAATACAAATTCTTGCCAGTAACGTTGAACATCCTAATATTTGCGCATCCAATCTCTAGGCAATGCAAATTCTTATCAGTAACATTGAATGGATAAATATTTGTACATTCAAATATCCAGGCAATATAAAATTCTTGCCAGTAACGTTGAATGCTCCAATATTATAACATTCAAATCTCCGGGCAATACAAATTCTTGCCAGTAACATTGAACGCTCCAATATTATAACATTCAAATCTCCGGGCAATACAAATTCTTGCCAGTAACATTGAACGCTCAAATATTGTAACATTCAAATCTCCAGGCAATACAAATTCTTGCCAGTAACATTGAATGCTCCAATATTGTAACATTCAAATCTCCGGGCGATACAAATTCTTGCCAGTAATATTGAATGCTTCAATATTGTAACATTCAAATCTCCAGGCAATACAAATTCTTGCCAGCAATATTGAACGCTCCAATATTCAATTCTCCCGCAATACAAATTCTTATCACTAACATTGAATGCTCCAATACTATAACATTCAACAAAAAAAATGATAAATAAATAACCATCTATAAATATCATTAATCATTATCATCAAAATGTTATTATGCGAAGATTCAATCATCAACATCGCCAATTTCTTAACAGACTATGAAAAAATAAATCTGTCGACAATATCAAAATCATTCAATAAATTAAAATACAAGTTCATATACAGTGACGAAATCCACATAAAGAAAATATTAACATTATCATTCTTCAACAACTTTGAAAGTGTAGAAATACATTCATTAACCCGACGAGTTCCCAAAAGTATCAAATATCTTCATTTTGTTGCAGATTCACAACATCTTCCAATGCTCAAAACAGGATTGTTATCATCCATTACGCACATAAGATTTGCCCCTTACTTTAATCAATCAATAAAAGATTGTCTCCCTTCGAAAATAACAAATTTAACATTCGGGAGTAGATTTAATCAATCAATAAAAGATTCAGTCCCCCCATCAGTAACGCATTTAATATTCGGTCACAATTTTAATCGATTCATAAGAGGCGAATTACCAAATTCTATCAAATATTTGAGGTTCGGTCACGAATTTAATTCGCCAATCGATAATTCTATTCCCATATCGGTAACTCACCTAACGTTTGGTCATAGTTTTAATTCCTCAATTCAAAATTGTATACCTGCATCAGTAATTCATCTGAAATTTGGTTATTGCTTTAACCAAAAGATAAAAGATAATATTCCATCATCTGTTACTCATTTAACATTTGGTGTTGATTTTGGTAAACAAATCAAAGATATCCCAGCGTCAGTAACAAACTTGACAATAAATTTTAATAGGTCAGTAGAAGGTGACATCCCTGTGACAGTAACTCATTTGACATTTGGCCGACATTTTAACAAACCTATCACAGATAGCATTCCATCATCGGTGACTCATCTAACACTAGGTGACCATTTTGAACAGCCTATCGAAGATTGTATTTCATCATCGGTAACGCATTTAATATTCGGATATTATTTCAACCAATCAATCAAAGATAATATCCCGTCATCAGTAACACACCTAACTTTTGGCGAATCATTTAATCAAGCATTGGATGACATTCCACAAACAGTTACTAATTTGATGTTAAGTATCAAATATAAAAAACGAATAACCAAAATTATGCAATCACGTATGAAAATAACAAAAATCTAATAACCAAATTGTTTAGTTATTAGATTGAAAAAAATTGATAATAAAATTGTTAGATGTGTTATATCAATAGTGATATTAAAAATGTTAACATTATGCGAAGATATCATCGTGAAGATAAGTCAAGAACTAAATGATAAAGAAAAAGTGGCACTCGCAACAATAACAAAAATAATGAGCGAAATGAAACACAAGTTTAGATACTGTGAAAAAATAGATATCTGCAAAATAAAAAAATTACCATATTTTAATAATTTTGAATCAGTCGAAATAGGAACCGCCGAAAACAAATATCCGAAACACGTAAAATATATATATCATAGTGCGAGATCGATGTACACCGGAAATATTTCCTTATTTAGCTGTCCCGAAAGGGTTACACATTTGACATTTCTATGTGGTTATATGTGGTACACAACACAAGCAATCCCTTCATCTGTCACAAATTTAACGTTCACTGGCGGGTTTGATCAACCAATATGGGTTATGATTCCATCATCGGTGACGCATTTGACATTTGGCAATATTTTTAACCATCGATTGGATGGTAAAATTCCGTCGTCCGTAACTCATCTAATATTTGGCGATAGATTTAACCAAAGTATTCAAAATAGTATCCATAACGGTGTCATAAAATTAAAATTTGGTATTCAATTCGATCAACCTGTAATAGGATGCATACCTGAATCGGTTAGATACCTGACGTTTGGTAAAAATTTTAATCAATCAATAGAGAATGCTATTTCGTCGGTTGTACGTTTAAAATTTGGCTCGTCATTCAATGAATCTATTAAAAATAGCATACCTCATTCAGTTTCTTATTTAAAATTTGGTAAATCATTCAATAAATCTATAAAAGGTTATCTTCCAGAATCGCTCATCTATTTGAAATTTGGAGGCTGTTTCAACCGATCAATAATAGGTTGTTTGCCGCAATCACTTAGATATTTAACTTTTGGTTCGGGATTTGATCAACCTATAAAAGACTGCATACCTTCTGTAACTCATCTAACATTTGGTTACAGTTTTAACCAATCAATTGAAGACAACATCCCTACATCAGTCACGCATTTAACTTTTGGTGCCAGATTTAATCATCCAATGAAAGGAAATATTCCATCGTCAGTTACGCATTTGGTCCTTAGTCCTAATTTTAATAAACCGATTAAAGATATTGTTCCATTGTCAGTCACGCACTTGACATTCGGATCAGAATTTAATAAGATCATCGATAATGATCTACCGTCATCGATCACTCACTTGACATTTGGTTTTAATTTTAATAAATCAATCAAAACAGCTATCCCAAAATCAGTCACTCACCTAACATTTGGTTTCCTTTTTAACCAAATAATCACCGATAGCATACCACAATTGGTGACCCATTTAACTTTTGGATACAGTTTCGATAAACCTATAAATGATATCCCTCCATCTGTCACGCATCTAACTCTCGGAATCGATTTTAACTTTCCTTTAGATAAAATACCAGAGTCAGTGATTGAGATAAAATTATCAAAAAAATACAAAATACCTATCAGTAAAAATATAACGTCAAAAGTAAGAATTATTAGAGTATGATTAAAAATTGATAATAAAATTATCAATGTGTAATAATGACCAGATAGATCAACGATGAACATATATTCTGATATATTTTTAGAAATAGCAAAGTTCTTGACCAATATAGAAAAGATAAGATTATCTATGACGTCAACTGAAATGGATAAATTGAAGCGTTTGTTTATCTATCAAGATAAGGTATGTATTATGAAAATATTGAATTTGCCATATTATGATAATTTTGAGTTTGTGGATATAGGATATGATTATCAAGGATCTAAAAAATGTCCAAAATGTGTCAAATATGTTAATTGTGTCGCGAATGGACGAATACCTGAAATAACTATGCCAATAAATATGATAACACATTTAACGTGCAACAGTGTTTTTCAAGGATCTCTTGAAAATTACATTCCGCGATCTGTAATTCATCTGTCAATAAATGATCATTTTGATCAATCAATTAAAGATTGTATTCCCTCATCAGTTACCCATCTCACATTCGGTGGAAAAATTAATCAAATAATGAGAAAATGTATTCCGTTATCAGTAACTCATCTGATATTTGGTGATCGTTTTAATGAACCCATAGAAAATTGTATTCCCTCGTCAGTCACTCATCTTACATTTGCAATAATTTTAATCAAGGAATAAAATTTGATATTCCGCGATCAGTAACACATTTGATATTTGGAGATTCATTCAATCAGCCTATTCAACATTGTATTCAATTTGTAACTCATTTGACATGTGGCCGCGATTTCAACCGTCCGATAACTGGAATTTCATCGCTTGTGGAATTATCAATTCATGAGACATATGATATGAAAAAAGCCAAAATACCTTCTGCTGCAAAGATAATGCGATACAGTTAGATCATCATACATTCATACGATGATCTATTGAATTCGTATGCAAATCTCCAGCCAATTGCATTTATTGGCAGTAACATTGCATGTATCTTCAATGATCAGCTGAATTCGCACGCAAATCTCTAGCCAATCACATTTCTTGGCAGTAACATTGCATGTATCTTCAATAATCTATTAAATCCATACGCAAATCTCCAGCTAATTACATTTCTTGACAGTAACATTGCACGTATCGTCAATGATCTATTGAATTTGTATGCAAATTTCCGGCCAGTAATATTTCTTGGCAATAACATTTCACATATCTTCAATAATCCATTGAATTCGTACGCAAATCTCTTCCCAATTATATTTCTTGGCAGTAACATTGCGTGTATCTTCAATAATCCATTGAATTCGTACGCAAATCTCTTGCCAATCACATTTCTTGGCAGTAACATTGCGTGTATCTTCAACGATCTGTTAAATTTATATGCAAATTTCCAATCAATCACGCGTATCTTCAATGATCCATAGAAAAATTGAAAATTGAAATGATAGTATTCCGACCATCATATATTTGACAAATTAAATGTTATCGTTACATATTGATCTGATTCTCTTAATAAGTCAACAATTATCAGACGCTGAAAAAATTTATTTGACGATGATTTGCAAACAAATAGATCCGATCAAGCATAAAATGATGTACAAAACAAATGTAGATATGAAAAGGATAATATCATTATCATATTTTGACAATTTTGAAAATATAGAAATGTATGCTAAATTTGATATTGTACCAAAGTGTGCTAAACGCATTCATTTATATACAGATTCAACAGATGTTCCTGATTTTGTCACTCATGTGACATTTGATGATCGATTTAATTCGCCTATAGTAAGAAAAATACCTACATCTGTGACTCATATTACGTTTGGTAATTACTTTAATCGACTAATATATCGCGACATACCATCATCCGTCACTCATGTAATGTTAGGCCGATCGTTTATCCATTTTGTAAGTGGCTCATTACCGACATCAGTGACTCATTTGAAAATAGATCCTTATTTTGTTTATACATCAATGAGATATTTTGTCCCGCCATCAGTAACACATTTGTCATTTGGCCCAAATTTTAATTTACCAATAAATACTTTGATACCATCGTTTGTTACTCATTTGGCATTTGGAGAAAAATTTAATCACCCTATCATAGACATTCCATCATCAGTCGTCGAAATAGCCATCAGTAAAAATCACACAGAATATATACATCCCGATCTTCTACCAAAAATATTGATAATCTAAATCAATTCATAATAATAATCTCAATAGAATATTAAAATGTTAACATTGTATTGCGAAATAATTCTAAAAATAAGCGAATATTTGTCGGATCATGAAAAAATATATCTGAGTATGACGTCACGAACAATGAACGAATTCAAATATAGATTTATCTATACTAAAAAAATTCAGGTTGATAGGATACTACACTTACCTTATTTTGAAAATTTTGGGTGCGTTGAAATGACAAATACGATGTCAAAATATCCAAAAAATGCGAAACGTGTACATTTTTTTGCGTATTCAAATATTATTCCTTCAGGAGTTACACATTTAGTATTTTCATTTGATTTTGACCAACCAATTAAAGATTGTATCCCATCGTCTGTGACACATTTGACATTTGGAGATCATTTTGACCAACCGATCAAAGATTGTATACCATCATCAGTAACGCACTTGGAATTTGGTTTTGGATTTAATAATTCAATTAACGGTAGCATTCCACCATCTGTTACTCATTTGATATTTGGTTATTATTTTGATAGATCCATACGAGGTAATATACCATTTGGAGTAACACATTTAGTATTTGATGTTTCGTTCAACAAACGAATTAAAAACAGCAAAGATCATATGGGTCGCATTGTTAGGGCAATTCCTGCATCAGTAATATATTTGGAATTTGGAAACTATTTTAACCAAGCCATCAAAGATTATATTCCATCATCGGTAACTTGCATAAAATTTGGTTATCATTTTAATCAGTCAATCAATGGACTTCCTTCGTCTGTTAAAAAAATATATTTGCCGCTAAATTATAGGAAGCCGATCGATGCGAATATAACGACGCGGACAAAAATAACTAGATGTTGATAATTAAATATTTTAATTATCAAAATTTGATTTTGTATCCTGATTTGACAGATAGCGAAAAATCAAACTAACGATACTATCGAGAAAAATGGACGAATTCAAACATAAATTGTTAAGCGAGACGTATAATGAATTGCAGGTCACATTACTTGCATAACAATCTATTAAAATTAGATAACAACTAATAAACGTGTTTGTATCGACATCCATAGTAGAATTTTGATTGAAGAAATTATATGGATTGATTACGAATCAACATGCAAATCTTTGACCAATTACAATTCTTGGCAGCAACTTTGCATGTATCTTCAATGATCCATTGAATTGAAATGCAAATCTCCAGACAATTACATTTCTTGGCAGCAACTTTGCATGTATCTTCAACAATCTATCTCTAATCAATCATAATTCTTGTAATTTTTATTGTTTCATTTTATTAATATGCATAAAATATAATAGTATTGTATCTTATGCAAAATCGTTTAGAATGATCATATCCTGTTTGTGTGGTAGTTTAGCGAATGATCTAAAATGAAAATGTTTCACGCCAGGATATACAAAACTAGAGAGACATTCAGAATCACAAACTTTTTTAAAATCAATATTGCAATGAGTCCAGTACGCATTTTTGCAATAACGAACAATATATGAATATCCATTCGACCATACTATCGGTTTTACTAATTTATACCATGGGTCACTCTCGATTTGATTCCGAATAGCTGTATCGTAATCAGTCACACGATCCCATCTTTCTACATTTAAGAATTTGTTCATTCCTTGACGTACTTCTGTATCAGATAATATGTGACCTTCTTTGACAAACTTGTATCCTATTTTATAATATGACATAAAATGCTTCACATAATGTGAACACAATATATCATAATTAACTTCAGCTAAGTGCGCATCAAAAAGGCCCGGAAAATATAATTTCGTAGGTCGCCAATTATTGTTAAATAAATCAACACAATTTTTGTTACTATCATATGCGATATATATTTCTGCGCCAGACGGCGTATGTTTTGCACATATTCTATCACATGATCCAATGTATCCTTTTTCTATCAACATTTGGTGTATATTATGATGCTTGCCACCAATATTCAATCTAATTTGTTGAATCATTTCCACTCCTATAACACATTGCCATATAAATCGCCCTGATACATACATATCATACTCTATCATCAGTTGCATAATCCAATCGTAATCTTTTGAAAATATAATTTTTAACGTGTCTTTGATTTTTGTATTGATATAATCGATACATTTTTTTGCAGGTACCAATGATGAATAATATTTGCTCGTTTGCATAATATGAATCCAATCAAGTGGGGACAATTTGTTTAGGATATGATTCTGTAATATCTGTCCAAATTGCAAATTTTTACTATCAAAGTCGTTCATCTAATACTATTTTTTCATCTAGGTATGTAGCATCGTATGATTAATATTTTCAATTTTTGATTTAATAATTTATCAAATCACAAATTGACTTAGACTTGACATTGACCTACTTGTTGTCCTGAAGAAATTTGGCAAGTTTTTGGATAAGCACAATGCCAATTTGCGGTACATTCTGATGTACTCAAGCAAACTTCACCACTTAATGTGTCAGACCAGACTACTCGTTTGCTAGCGTCGCAAGTACATGGATATTCATAACCTCCATTAAAGCCATAATTGCAAACGCAGAATTTGAATTTGGTAAATGTATTGTATCCAATGGATTTACACTTGACTTGATTATACGATTGTTCGTTACATTCATATTGTTGGCTAATACATCTACCTTCTGGCACACATACTGGAACAGAATTATTGTAAATAATTTGACCACCTTCGCATGTACATAAGTCATCGTTTCCGGTAGCTGTTGGATTTGCAGTGAATGTATCTTTACATACACAGTTACCAGTACTACATTGGTAAGAACCGTATAATGCGGGGCAATTCCCATAGTTACATGTTTTTGCAGCACACGTACTACCATTCCCAACATATCCATTTTTACATTGGCATTTATAAACCGGAGTGAGTAAAGTAGGAAAAGTAGCTACACATTCTGCATTGGAATCGCAATTTGCGCACGCCGGGAGACATGAATCTTGACATACCATTGAGTCAATCTTTGTATGTGCACAATGAACTGAAGGTAGCGGACCAGATGAAAATCCGTGAAGTTGTCTACATTCTTTGGTGTTACTTCTTTGAGCATAAGGGCAAGGATTTGCCGGTAAATTATTTAATTGAGTAACACAATCTTCTACGCTTGTAAAACCTGTATCACTTAAATATGGTCCACCATCAATTGTTCTATTACACGCAGGAATAATGATAAAGCCACATGTAAATTCATTTGGAATAGAAGTACCAACTACATCAAAGACGGCAATTGCAGCAGGATCTTGAATTGTATAATCGAGAATTACTCGTTTTGTGCCCGGTTCGAATACAAAAATATCTCTATTACGAAATCCTTGCATATCAATATCATAAGTTCCGGTTGTAAAATTAAATTTTGTTTTGATATCCAAATTATAATCAACCTGTACAGTGTCAGGTCCAAGCCATTTTACGGTAGTAGGATCGTAGTTAGTGTGCAACATAGTCGGATTAAATCCAAAAATGAAAATTAAATCCAAAACAACTCTATCATATTCGTACGCAATCTCTCTTGGTGCATAATCAGCTGTGTCTCTTACAATGTGAGAGGTGTTTTCGTTTGAATACTCATTCGAAAATGCCAAAATCATTTGTGCAGAACTATTAGATCTGTAAATCCAAACGCGGAGAGATTCCAGTCGATCAGCCAATAAATCAGCATTGGTTGAAGCAAAAACGAAGAAAAGAATATAAATAAGGTTCATTTTGATGAATGATATACATTAAATGTTAAGGCACTCCTCGCAGTTCAAATTTCAATTTTTTTGATAAATAAGGATGTATTGCAATCGAAATTGATATTATGATTACGTTACAAAATGGTCATTTTTTTGTAGCCAAATCCACACAATTATCAAAAATAATAATAAATATATCATTATTTTTAACCAATATATTCAAATCATAACAAAATCACCGCCATGATCAACAAAAAATATATCAAAATACGTTTCGTATTTTAAGTGGTCCTAATGTTATCGTTTTAATATGTGATGGTATGTCATACATGTCAAACATTTCTGGCTGATCCTGTTTGTGCGCATATTCAACATATTTATATGTTACAGATTCGACATGCAATGGTATATTTCTAGGCGCACATTTTTTATCATATTTTTGAAAAACTAAATGTGAGACATTTGGCGGTACCCATTTTTTCTTATAAGATTTGTAGTATGTAACTTCTAATTGTGTGACGCTCGAAGGAATATGTTTCCACGTTTCATTTTCGTCAATTGATATTTTTAAGTGTGTTACCGAATTCGGTATGACATTTTTGTCAATGATGAAATTGCTGCTTAATTCCAAATGTTCTACACCAAATGGTAAATCACCAGTAGATAATATGCATTGTGCATAATATGTGGAATATGTGTTATTGTAAAAGTGTTTGACGACTAAAAATCTTTAGTTATCAAACAAGAATGTTAAGAAGTTTTGATTATCAATATTACGATGGAAAACCGTCCGGATAATATTCATTCACACAATCAATAATCTCTGTATTGCCTGATGCAATAGCAGCATCGTAAGATATTTTGCTAAACGGACAACCATTGATAATGGCAAACCGTAATATATCAACATATCTATATTCGATAGCTTCTGAACAAACACTTTCATCCCAAGGACAGATTTCGGTAATAGATGACTTAATATTACAAGTGTCCCGACTAATTCCGCGCAACCATTTTAATACAATGAAATGATAGTTTTGTATCGTGTTCATGCAAGTTTTAACGTTCCACTTGCACCCATGATCGTATGCCCATATTATCACATCTAAATGGCCATTTATGGCAGCATCAACAATAATATTGTTATTTAATGTGCATCCGTTCGCATAAAAAAAATTTAATATTTCTAAATTTCCATAATATGCGACCAACGAACACAATCTATCATCAAATTTATAATTAAGACTTCGCAACAGTTTCAAAAGAGATAATTTGGGACGTCTATTAAGGCAAGAATCGATAATCTCATTTATCATCGATGTATCTAATGGACAACCTATGTCACTCAACCATTTCACCATTTTAGTATTTCCGCTAGATACAGCTCCTGCAAAAACACTTGCATGAAAAATATCATAACCTTTTGAGTGGACTAATTGTAAACATTCGAGATTGCCTCCAGTAGCTATATTTTCTATAGTTGTAAGACTGAAGACGAAATGTTTTTTCCGGATCATCCATTCTAAAATATGTGGATGTCTATGTTGTGAATAAACATCGTTCAAATCGTCACAATATTTGTGCGCAAATTTTAAAATATCCAAGTATCCTTTTTGGATCGCAGCGATAGCAACATCACGTATGATCGATGGTTCTACAGAATGACAAAATTTGACCGTATCAAGGTGTCCCGAAAAAGATACATAATAACCGATTGAATTTCCATAATTATTTTTATCCATAATAAAGTATTTCAAAATTTCAGCGCTAGGTTGTTCCATAGGATCTATAATTATGTTACTATCAAGTGGGCATTTGTGTTTGATTATCATCCATTTTAATATATTAAATTGTCCATGCTGAATAGCATATTTTACGATGCCATTATTAATTATGTAACCCTTTTTTACTACCCATTTCAAAACGTCAACATTGCCTGCTTGTATGGCTCCTAACGCAATATGTGCACAATAATTAGATACAAAATTCTCAATTAAATGTGACATTTTTTTTAAAAAATCTACATTTTTATTTGCAGTGATCAGTTGATAAATTAGATGAGAATTGAATAATATTCTATTTTCCATGATAATATATTTGTCGGGAATCGGATAGTTATCAAATAATAGTTCAATAGTAAATTTATAAAGAGGAAAATAAAAATCTAAAAGAACATTACCGTTAAATACTTCAATTGTTCTTGTTTGGAAATCAGACTCGATTTTGGTCATATGTATCGACAGTGCGTTAATATTTTTACACGTTCGTAAGAAAGACCGCTTGTCTGATATATGAAGGAAGTAAAAAATAGTTCTATCGACGTCTTTATTTAGCATGATTATGGTACTTATGATAAATGATTTACGTGTGGTTATTCAATCAGTCAATATTTTTTATGCGATTAAAAAAAATAAAAACAGAATACTATGAACTCGCTTTAATGATAAAAATCAATCAACAATGAGATCTTTTTTTACGTTAAAAAAAAATTCAAGAACGTTCTCTCGTGCATATTCTGCTACAAATTGGACGCCACATTTGATGCAATAATCTCATCCCGATTATGCGCGCATCAGGTCCATACTAAAAAAAGCAGGATGGATTTGTCAATATATCCACAGATTTTAATGTTAGCGAAGAATATATTAATCAGATATATCTGCCAACAGATGTTGTCAGAATTCATAGTCGCGTTTATGAACTCGGTAGTACAGGATATATTTCTAAATCTGTGTGCGATCCTAAATCTCGAAATGAGGACGCTGAAGCAAATCACTACAAACGTGCCATTTACGCTGCCAAATGTAAAAAAATTGTTACAGAAAATAACATTCCACTCGTAATACCAGAGAAATTTTTGTTTGACGCATTTGATTTGGCAGAATTTTGGAAGCATGAATCATATATATTGATATATAAGAAACTAGATTTGGTTACGGAACAAGATTTTCTTTCTATCGATGATAGTCAGCTGCAGGATTATGCAAATATAGTGGCGCAGTTTGTAAGATTGACTACTTATTGTAACATTCATCAAAAAAAATTTTCGCTTGACTACGAGCGGAGATTTGGCATTAATTGATACTGAAGAAAGGCATTTTCTTTCTAACTCGCCAAATGATCACAATCTAGCAGCCTACAGAATATTAAAACATATGGCAACTAAAACAGGCGAAAGTAATATATTTTTTTAGGCCAGCTGCGCGCGAGGTTTTTGATAGTCATGCTATCGAGGTCAGAAAAATATTAACTGATTATGAATTAAAAACGCTCAGGCAGGAGGAAAACTATTGCAGATGTATGGATATTGCTATGAAAATAAAGGCAGATTATAATTTATTGATATTAGATGCCAAATTTGATATGCTTACGTTAAGAAACGAATTAAAACGTCAATGAGAAATGAAACTTGAGAGATATTGAGGATAGGATTAAACTGCATTTTAGTCGTGATGAATCGGATATGTCATTAGAGATAAAAATGATAAAGAATTATTTATTCAACGGATGCTTACATCATTATTTAGATGCGCCGTTTATTTCTCGTTAAAATATTTTAACAATAAATATGTTATGTAAAACTCCAAATGTGATTCTAATAGCGACATTGTACTCTACATTCAATATGACACGCAAATATGATCCTTCGCAGCAACATTGCATTTGACTTTCAATGATCCATTGAATATGATATGAAAATCTTCCGCAAATATGATCCTTCGCTGCTGCCTTGCGTTTGACTTTCAACGATTTATTGAATATGACATGCAAATCTTCAGCAAATACAACTCTTTGCTGTAACATTGCATTTGACATTCAATAATCTATTGGATATGACACGCAAATCTTTCGCAAATACAACTCTTTGCTGTAATATTGCATTTGACTTTCAATAATCCATTGAATATGACATGTAAATCTTCCACAAACACAATTCTTTGCTGTAACATTGCATTTGACTTTCAATAATCCATTGAATATGACATGCAAATCTTTCGCAAATACAACTCTTTGCTGTAACGTTGCATTTGACTTTCAATGATCTATTGAATATGACATGCAAATCTTCACCAAATACAACTCTTTGCTGTAATGTTGCATTTGACTTTCAATGATCTATTGAATGTGACATGCAAATCTTCAGCAAATATAACTCTTTGCTACAACGTTGCGTTCAATATTCAATAATCTATTGAATGTGATGTGCACATCTTCAGCAAATATATCTCTTTCAGCAACATTGCATTTGACGTTCAATGATCTATTGAATATGACATGTTAATCTTCAGCAAATACAACTCTTTGCAGCAAAATGAAGAAATTGATGGATTTGATTGAGACGCATGATTTTGTGATAAATTTAAATTGCGATCAATTTCGTTTCATCTGTAAAAATTCAGATTTGTGGATATTGCGATTAATATTGACAATATGTTATTAATATTAAAAATTGAAAAAAAATTAGTTAGCGAAATATGATACTAATTATTCATTCAGAAATGATCAAAAAATATTTATCTAAAAAATATTCATCCGAAACCGTTCTTCTGAATAACGATGTTGTTCTAAAAATATGCGAAAAATTATCATCGGATAAAGAAAAAGTACTATTTTTATCAACATCTGTTTCTATGAACAAACTAAAACATCAAGTAAAATACGTTAACAAAATTCACGTCTATCGGATAATGAATGTGTCGTATTTTGACAATTTTGAATACGTAAAAATATCACAATATAACGATATATGTCCCAAAAATACAAGACATGTTCAATTCTGTGTGTATTCTAGTTTTTGTCGCAACAAAATATGTTTTCCAGAAAAAATGACGCATCTAACATTCGATGATAATTTTGACAGCCCTATAAATTTTACAATTCCATCAACTGTAACGCATTTGACTTTCGGCAGAAAATTTAATCAAAAACTAAAACATATGATTCCCTTGTCGGTGTCAGATTTGAAGTTCACCCGTCTATCTAACAAAGAAACTGGAAATATTCTTCCGGAATCTATCACTCATCTGACTTTAGGTGAAAATTTTAGTGAAATAGTGCATGGTTATGAATTACCATCATCAATTATAGAAATAACTTTTAACGGACCATGGTTTTATTTTTATGACATATCGTCGAACGTGAAGATAGTTCGAAAAAAAATAAATTAAAATAATAACATCGTTATTCCTTTAATGTCATAACATTCTTAATAATATCATCAAATAACAAATTAGTTACGTCACATTGTTGAATAGTTATAGCCGGCCAGTGTTTCTTATCGCGTACTGGCCGATCGCCCGCAAAAAAACTTACTACCGCATCATATGTGCTTTTGTCATACATATCTTTTGAATATGCGACTCTAGTTTGTGATTCATTGACAGCAAAGATACGTTTTCGATTTAATATTATATAATTGCATGCTAAATTTGGAAACTTGCGAGCTGCACGTGAAAGACCAAGGACATGTGCTCGAGGATTTGTGGTCCAAAAAATATAGTATATGTTAGAGTCGCAACCTTTTGGATGACATAAACCGATGTAGCGTGACATTTATGATAATAACAATTATGAATTGTTATTGTGATAATAATAAAATCAATTTTTATTTATCCATTCAGCAATATATTGAGCAACTTCTGGTGCCCAAGGAATATCGATATGGCCATAATATCCAGTGTATATTTTTGATTCATGATTAGGACCTTCAATCGATGCTGAACTAGTTGGAATGATAAAATGATCCCATGTTGGAACGATGTGAAAAAATTTCACGTCCGGTGGCAAACGAGCTTGTAATTCTTGCGTAAATTTGCTTTTGTATCCAAGTTCTATCCTCGCAATATGATTTTTTGTCATAAAATAATCTGCCGGCAAAGTTCCGTTTAATGGAGATGATATCGTAATCACCTTTGAAACATTACGGGATGGATATGATGCAACATAATCAGAAACTACTAATCCTCCTTTGGACAAACCAACCAATATTATATTTGGTTCAATTCCTTCCAAAAGACGATGCAAAGTCGCAGAATCATCTTTTACTGATGTTGTTGCCGTCGGACCTAAATTAACGGAGATCATTGATTTTTGAACGCCAAGTTTTTGAAGATTCTTAATCAAAGGCGTAAAACTACTGCTATGACCATTGCGGCCGTGCACAAAGACAATCATATCTGCACCTTCAATTTCTTGGTGCAAGATCATTTGTCCATCATTCCAGTGCTGATATTTATTCCATAGTTGAAACGGAAGATTAAGTATGCAAACGGGCAATGTGACCAAAAAATGTGTTAGGAGGGGATTGATGAATGCTTGAGGATTCATTTTTAATTGTTAATGTTAACATATCTGCCTGTGAATGCATATTTCAATTTTTCAATAAATTAACTTACCACGATAGACCCATGAACGCAACGCGAAACATGAATAAAATAGTAGAGTTGCTAATAAAAGGAAAAAAGAGACCAGAAATATACAGCAATTCGAAACCTTCTGCAGGGTTAATAAAAGCCTTGTAAGTCTAAAATCTTTATGCGTCTTTCAATTCGCACAAGGAATTGAAAATGACAGTGCATAAAGAGTCAAGGTTTATCAGATACGGGTAATCACTATCATTGGTATGCGGTGGATCCCAAATCTACTTTAGTAACTCATCACCAGAATGTTAGTGTGAATCCCGTTAATTTTGGCAACAAAACAGTGAATGTGTTGAACATCTATAATGATAGGATGCATTCTGATTATCATTAATCGATAACTAAAAAAATTGACTAAATAAATCACTTAACATAAAAAATCTACGTATCATATCAAAATGTCAGAAGAATTCAAAACAAACGTCGCAATAAAAGTGTGTAAAGGTAATTATGCGTGGTGTGGGAACAATTACGACGGCGAAAGATCTGGTCACTATCTCACCGATAATCCAAAAATAGAAGAAAACGTGATGGTTATAATTGACATCAATATGGATACAAACCTTTATGAACAAATAGATCTCATTGAGATTTATAATAAAGGCGGTTTTTGTGCAAAATACACGCACCATACGCTGCAACAATCAGAACAACTCTTTTTTGGTCTAAAGTATGATGCCAAAGAAGGCGGCGAATACAAAATATGTTATAAAAAAATTCTGCCAAGAACAGACAATCGTACGTTAAGTCGCCCGCCGATGAAAATAATATATTCCGAAACAATTAAGATACCGTTCGTACATTCTCATAATTCTGATTGCGCGATCTGTTTAGAACTGGTTGTTGATAATAAATATGTATCAACTTGTCAACATATGTTTCACATTAACTGTTTATTCGATTATGCTGAACAAAATAATTTTACTAAACCTATTGCAGATCATTGCAAATTATTTAATTGTGAACACGGAAAAAAATTGATACCATTTCCTTGTCCTATATGTCGATGCGTTTTAGAAAATAATTTTTGATAACTAAAACATTTAGTTATCAAAAAATTGAACAAAATATTTGTTTGATAAATGATTACCGATAACAAATCAAAATGTTATCACTATGTTATGATACCTTGTCACATATTGCTGAATATTTGTCGAACAGAGATAAGATAAGATTATCGGCTGTCTGTAGAATCACCGATGTGTTAAAATATAAATTCATATATCACGACAAGGTTCTTTTGGAAACTATTAAAAATTTTGCGCACAAGAGTAATTTCAAATATGTTTTTTATGAAACTGATGATACAAATATTTCGGAGATTGTAACACATCTTAAAATTCAATCTAATTTTCGAGGTCCAATAATGATACCACAATCAGTCACTCATCTAACATTTGGAACACAATTTGATAATCCTATCGGCAAACAACTATCGTCTACAACATTAACTCATTTAGTTTTTAACGATTATTTTGATCAATCGGTTGATAATTTACCGGAATCGTTGACACATTTGGTTTTTGGGGGCGAATTTATATCGCCTAACGTCTTGACTGTCAACGGATTTTTTAACTGGAAAGATATTTATGCTGGCGGATCGTTTGATCGTTCAATAGATAATCTACCAAAAACATTAATGTTTTTATCGCTAGGCTGTGATTTTAATACCCCAATTAAGAATCTTCCATCGTCCCTTACTTACTTGAATTTAGGAAACGAATTTAACCAATCAATCAAAAATATATTACCGCCAACATTGATATATTTGATATTGGGAGATGAATTTCGTAGATCGATTAAAAATAGAATTCCTCAATCAGTGATTCATCTTTCCATATCTTTTACTTCTAGTCGGCCAATATATGTCCCACCCTGGATTAAGCATTTGGAAATCGACGCGAAGGAAGGTAATTGGAAAGAAAATTGTTTACCTTATGGAATAATACACTTAAAAATTTATGGCAATGTGAATACGAATTGGACAATAAAATACCGTCAAGTGTTACTCATTTAGAATTATCTGATAATTTTAATCAATCAATTAAAGAATTACCTTCATCAATTACGCATCTAACATTTGGCCGAAAATTCAATCAATCACTAGATAAAAATATACTACAATCAGTCACACATCTAACATTTGGTAATAATTTTAATCACAAAATTAATAATTGCATTCCCAAATCTGTTACTCACTTGGTCTTTGGAAAAAACTTTGATAAGTCCTTAATTCAGTTATCTTCATCGGTAAAAGAAATAACAGTATCAAAAAAATATTACGAAAATCGAAAACATTGGATCGGTAACCATGTTCGCGTAAATCTATTAGATTAATTATGATAATAAAAAATTGAATAGTTAAGACACAGGCAGATATATTATTATGTCAGAGTAAAGATGTCAAGAAATCAAGTTCGTTGCGGTTTATGTTATGGACAAGGAACTCACAAAGAAATGGGAGAAGAAATATGCGGAGGATGTGCCGGTACTGGCTGGGATAACAAATCAGATCTCTGGTCTGAGCCATGTAGAACATGTAACGGACGCAAAAAAGTAGCATATTGTAGGACCGTTACATGTAGAAATTGCGGTGGATCTGGTTTCTTGCGATTCTAACTTTTATTAAAAATAAAGGTTACAACAGCTCTGTAAAATTAAAAATCGCATCAATCCTACCAGGCCTTATCAACGACGCATAGAAATTCTTATCAAAATTAGCAACATCATTTGCGATAATAACAATGATAGTGCCATGACTCAATCTTTGTGGCCCATCCAATGCGGTCAACATTCCGCCATTTGATATGTGCACGTTTTTATTTTGTTTTATCGCATCATATTGTTTGTCCATTTCATCAATCGCAATAAGAGATCGCATAGGTACATTTGCTACTAAATTTATCAAATTCGTATCTGTCATATTAGTAGAATTAAAATTTATCAAATATATGCCCAAATCAAAACACATTGCAATCTTTTCGAGAATGGATGTTTTCCCAGTACCGGGCGGTCCATGCACAAAATATCCACGACGATATGGTTTCCCTATTTTCGCATATTCTTCCTCGGTTTGTATATCATAAAACTTATTAATATCCGCTAACATATTATTCATATCTGCAGTCATCTTCATATTCGCCCGTGGCCTTCTAAAAATAGGAGTTGTCCAAATATTATCAGCTGATAAGAAAAATGTTAGAACATTAGTTGTTTTATTATGTTTTTGATAGATCTCATCCAATATTCGTTTCATTGTCTCGATATTGACAAAATAACCGAGGATCTCAATTTTATCGTCGGTAACGTAAACGTGATATCGTTGGTTTTCGAAATTGATGTAATAATGTCCACTCACTAATTTGTAATTCGGTCGAGCACCGCCATCTGTTACCATCATTTTTTTTACTTTATTTGCATATGTTTCGTCTAATTCGTTAATGATGGCATATGTTGTTCGATAATTTTCTTCTTTGTCGATGACGAGCGATGATGATATTAATGCCATAGTGTACTCTTTGGCCATGTCGTAAATGTATTTAATATCCTGACGGTGAAAACAAATGGCGTACGTGCCAACGGTAACAGCTGTCGCTACAATTGGTGCTGTAATTCCTAATACGGCTAACATTCAAGGTTGTGCTAGTAATTTTTTAAGGATATGTCTGTCATAATAATTTTCATTTTTTTCGATAAAAATTGATATTATTTTTAACAGAAATGACATCAATAATGAAAGATTACAAATGCTATCTATAAACTCGGACATTGTGTTGTGTATCGCAGAATATCTGCCAAATTATAGTAAGATTTCGTTAGCGGCCATTTCTGTTAATATGAACAAGTTAAAAAATAAATTTATCTATCATGACAAAGTGGATGTTACCCGCATTGAAAATTTACCATACAAAAATAATTTTAAACATGTCAGTTTTTCGGCGACTACAACATCAAACGTTCCTGATTTGGTAACACACCTATTCGTTGGACCATTTGTCTGGTTAAATTGCGAGCTTTCGAATGCGATAGTACATCTAACGTTACACAATAGTTATTGTATGCAGATAACGAAACTACCATCATCTTTGACTTATTTGGATTTTAGAGAAACATTTAACAAACCAATTAATAGTATTTTGCCAGCTACTTTGATTCATTTAAAATTGGGATCTAAATTTGATCATCCAATTGAAAACTGTATCCCCCAGTCTGTCACTCATCTTGCAATTTCTTTTTATGGTGAACGAGTAGTATCAGTTTCTAATTGGATAAAGCATCTTGAATTATCTACTTCGAGTTACAGTTGGACGAACGGACATTTGCCGGATGGAATTACTCATTTGTCATTTAGTTCCGAATTTGATACTGAATTGGATAATAAAATCCCACAAACAGTTACACATTTATCGTTAGGATGGAATTTTAATAAATCAATCAAAAACTTGCCAAAAACGGTGACATATCTAAATTTGAGTACATTTTACGCATTTATGTCAACTGAACAAGTGCCAGAATCAATCACACATTTGACATTTGGATATGGATTTAACGAACCAATCGCAGATTTTTTGACATCTTCGCACGTAACGCACCTAACATTTGGACATTATTTCAATCGACCGATAAATGATGTTATCCCGTCAACAGTAACGCATCTCAAGTTCGGAAAAGATTTTAACAAACCATTAAAGTATTTACTTCCGCCATCAGTTATACATCTAACACTACCGCGATTATACATCGACAAAAATAGCGGCCAAGTTCCCAAAAACGTAGAACTTCACGTTTACTAAATTTGATAACTAAAATTTTTAATTATCAAATCATAATGCACCTAACTTATTTGCCAAATTCATCGCAATATAGTACGTTGCCAAACATGGATTACCATCTGGCGGCACTGGAGCGACCCCCAAATTACAAATCTTGATGTTCTTCAATCCAAAAACATCCAAATCTCCATTGACAACTCCTTCAGAGATAGATGTTGCCATTCTAGTTGTACCTGTGATATGTGATTGGATAGCCAAATTTGCATTGTTTTTAGCGTCCGCCAATAGCAACGAATCATCTGGAGCAGGTCCAAATGGGGATGGATAGTCGGAAGCAGGTGGAAAGATCACAAATTCTCCAGCTGCGTTTGCTACTTCCTTCATAATTTACGTAGTGTCATTATCTGTTGCTTTATACTTTTTGCTGTTGACAACTCTTACTAACGTAAAGATTTTTTTATGCAATGCTTGTTCACAAGGCAGAAGTTTTATTTATATTTGTATATTCTCGCGGTCTACCTTTTCCTGATATCACATGACTTACTATTTTCTTCATGTTTCGAACCGCGTTCAGGTCTCTATCATGATAAGTTAAACATTTCTCGGATGTACACCGTAATAACTTCCAGATTTTTGATCCTGATTTTTCTATATTTTCTGTTACACAACTACACTTATTGCATAACTTTGAAGTATTATATTCGTTTATCTCATATAACTTATATTTATTCTGAACGAATACTTTTTTTAGTCTTTTTGAGATATGAGGCTCGGATCCTTTCATTGTCCCTTCTTTTGAATAATCTCCGAATACTATTATCGTATCATTCGGTTTCCCCATCTTCTCTTTAAAGTTATTTATCATCTTACTTTCACTTTTTCTTGTGTTCGTGTATACGTTAAATTTCAATTTTCTGTATATTTCTTGTTCATAATGGTCATATAATTCTCTATTTAACTTTATCTTTGCTGCTAAATACTCGCTAAATTTTTTGAAATTGCATGTCTTTGAGTTGAAATCTGATAGTTTTGCTTCTTTCTTCATAATATCCTCTGTCTTGATATTACTCATTATCTTTCTGTTGCGCATTTTCTTCGATTCTCTGTTTCGTTGCTTACGAGTGTATCTAAACGTTTTATCTTTTGGTACGTTTTCAAACCCATCTACGTATGCTATTTCATCTATTCTTTTCCTAAAAAAATTTGTACTCAAACATTTAATCAAATCATTATGTCCAGGATCAATAAATACAAAATTCATGTTCTTCTGTCCTTTCGTCAATGTAGCATCTTCTATGTATTCATAGTTGTACTTTTCATCTTCATTCTTTTCTCTATTATGTACTTTTCTCTTAATTCCTGTTTTAAGAGAGGCAACATTGTTCGATTTTTCAAAGTTAACTAGGAGTGGAATTGGTGAAACTTTTACAACCTTTCTTTCTTCTTTCTTTTTTTTCTCCAATAAAATTGAACAAGCAATACCATCTGTTTTGATCATATGAATAAATTTATGATTTTTTCTTTTGAAAGAACCATCATCGAGATTAAAAATCGACCTCCAGATATCGTCTGATAGATCTGTAATGTTCTTAAAATACTCTGCTTTTCCAATAAAAAGTGAAACTATAGTAGCGGTATCAATTGTAATGTATCTGGGAACTATAGAAGTACGTAAAGGTAAGACATGGAATAATTTATAATCTGCGCATCTGTCTTCGTTTAAGTTTTGAATGAGATTGTTTAAAGTGATCATCGATTTTAGGTAATTTTGCGGATTTACTTTGAGGTCATAAATGACGTTATTTTTTACAAAAGTATCATACGGTAAAATTAAGTTTCTAATCCACAGGAATTTATGAAAATCCCTCATATCACTTTTGAATTCTGGATCTGTTGATAAGATATCATACTTAATGTTGTTGTAGCGTTCGTTAATTTTTCTCAGTTCTTCCTTTTTTTGATTTGGCGTCAGTATTGCGCTGTTGGTAATTGATAATTTTTTATCTTTGACTTTGAATAAAAGGTTAACATACTTACGCACGTGATTAGGAAAATGTTCTTTAATGTTATTGTTGATATTTTTGACAATATCAACGCATTCATAATTCTTTAAAATATAAGACAGTTTATCATCGCAAATAAGGTCATCCTGGCAAACCAAATGAACATAAAACTTATTGTAAAACTGGGTTAGTTTATCAATAATTTTTAGTTTATCAATTGAAGGTTTTCGTCCAGATTTTTCAGTTCTTTCGGCCAAAAGAGTCATAATTGAATAAACAAAATCTTTATCGATAACAGGAAATTTTTCACCAGAGTCAAACAAATGTAAAATATATAATTTAAGAAAATTATATGTATGAAAAACAATCTTATTAGTTCGAATAACAGCATCATTGAGGACTTCCAAAATTTTTTTTCGGTTGAAATCAGAATATTCATTTTTGATAACAAGTTCGTTAGGGTTTTCTTTGATAATGTTGGATAATTTGTTCTTACAAACGACAATGTTTGTATCACCATCCATGACTAGATTGAAGTATATAATAAATATTTATATGATTTATTAATAAAAATGAACGAAAGATTTAGCAAAATATATAATAAAATTCTGAAAGAAAAAAACGGAGTGAATTTGATAGAGTCAATTAAAAAAATAATAATAAAGCTAGAACAAAATAAAAACCAAAAATATATAAGGAACCAGAGGCACACAACAAAAGAATATATTTGCAGAATAATAGAAGTATTGAATAATAACATATCATGGAGAAAATATAACGGAAAAATAGATGGATAAGTTTTGAACAATAAACATAATTATTATTGCAAAATAGGAGTGTGTGAAGAACTGTATAATAAAAATTTAAAGGAATATCTAAAGAAGAAAAAGAGGAAAAGATAAAAATATTATCAATAAATAGTACTTTTATAGAAAACAAGAATGGAACAGAAGAGATAGGAAGAAACATTTATTATAAAACAAGGAAGAAAAATAACAGCGATAGTATACACAAAAGGAGTACCAATAATACTAGATGTATCAGAAGGTAATCATGATTGTAAGTTATTCGATAAAGCATTAGATAAATTAGAGAAAAGCAAAAAAATAACTAAAACAAAAAAGAAGAAATATTTCTTCCCGGCGGACAAAGGATATAATAGCGAGAAAATAAGAGATGATATAAGAAAACTAAAATACGAACCAATAATTCCAAAGAGAAAAAAGAAAGGAGTAAGATCATCAATAAAAAAAGGAGGGATAAAAATATACAAAAAGAGAATAATCGTAGAAAATACGTTTTCATGGTTAAAAAGGTATGCAAAAGTAGAGAATATATGAAAAAAGAAAAAAATCATACGAAGGATTATTATTAATGGCAACATCAATAATAATTTTTAATAAACGATAAACAGTAAAAAACCAAAGATGTTTAAAAAAATAAAACGTAAGAACCATATTTATCAAAAGAAAAATTGAATGAATTTATAGTACACAGCTGAAGATAATGACACCGCGTTAACTGCCAAATTAATGTCAGATAATGGATCAGCTGGATCAGAGTACATATTCAAATCTAATTTAGCTTCGACTAATGGATCAGGACTTACAATTGTTACAGAACCAATGCTCTTAGAATTGAGGATAGTGGAAGTTGCGACGAATGCAGTTGGAGCGATGGGGATATTTATGATTTGCATGCGACGGACTCCATCATGTGGAGAGACTTGCGGATACATGTCAGTGAAAACTTCAGCCTCGAATGGCACATTACCGCTGATACTAGATTCTGTATTTTTGGAAGTTTGCGAGTTCACTATATATGATTAAATACAATGATTTTATATTGTTTGTGCAAGAATGATATTATTAATAAAAAATTTAAAGAATTTATGTTTATATTGTTTATGCAAGAATGATATTATTAATAAAAAATTTAAAGAATTTATGTTTGTAATTGTATGAAATATTATAATATTTCATACAAAAATTATATAAAGACAAATACATATGATTTACATACATATTTTATAACCAGCATATTCGTTTTTCTTACACATAAATATATTCGTGACTGATTTCATTTTGCGAATTTTTTCTATATTTTTGCATAATTCTGACTGCCAATTATATTTGTTGCTGTATACATCTTCTTGTAGTATTCTAATCACTGAATATTCATTTTTGTTGGCACACTTCATTTTATAGATATCGCGTTCTTGTGTGAATTGCGGATCTTGCCAATTTGATACTTGCGCGAAATGTTGTCTTCCGTCTAATTCTATTATTATTCGAGATTTTGGTAAATACATGTCAAATGGCAAATATTGTCCCGTTTTTTTATTTAAACACCAGTCGGCCTTAAAACAATGAATAGCTGATGGATATTTGTTTGCCAAAAAATTGTAAAGTTTTTGTTCAGTTTTATTTTTACAAAAGGGGCACCAGCGACCACGACTTATATCACCTGGCCGAGACGTAAATTCCCGATTACATTTGTTGCAATTAAAAAAGTGTGAGGTGTCTGAATGCAAAAAAACATCTCTTGGCGTAATTTCATTTTTTAAACTCCAATATTTCATTTTTTTATGCGATGCGAATGATTTTTCGTAACATTGTGTACATGAATCATCCTCACATAACCGCCGACTGACACAAAAAGGACACCAGTTTCCGTTTGTTATACCATGAATACTTGCGGAAAATTGATGGTCACATTTGTTACAATCAAATTTAAACTTTTTATGTGAACAATAAAAAACTTGTATCGGTTTTAAATCGTTTTCAGAGCTCCAAAATTCAGCCTTTTCATGTAGTGCAAATGACTTTTGAAAGCATGTATCGCATGATTTTTTTCCACATAATCTTCTATTCGCACAAAATCCGCACCAATGTCCGTTGTTTACATGGGCTAAAGTGTCGTCAAATGTATGTTTACAATCGCCACATTTAAACAAAAATTTTTTTCGACAATTTAGCGCAACTTCAAATGGACTTTTTTCGTTTTTGTCACTCCAAAATTTAGCTTTCTCGCTTGATGCGAAACTTTTCGAAAAACACAGTTTGCATTTAGGATCACCGCAAAATTTTTGCCCCCTGCAATATAAACACCAGTCTCCTTTTTTTATTCTATTCAAACATATATCAAAATCGTGATCACAGTTAGAACAATTAAACCAATATTCTTTGTTCGAACACAAATAAACATCTTCTGGTTTTACTTTATTCTTATCACTCCAAAATTCGGCTTTGTCGCTTCTTGCAAACGATCTTTCATAAGGTACGATTATTGGTGGCATTATATTTTAACTATAACAATATGACCTTTATATCATAATTATGTACTAAAGTATTGAATATTTAACCCTAGGGCCTATAACCTCCTCGCATCAATAGACCCAAACGCGCAAGTAAATCACATGTCTGTATACGCTAACGTAACCGCATTCTATGAAGTTGTCTTGCGAGCAGGAGATCCTGCAAACTTCTTGATTGCCAACGGTTATTACAAAAATGAATTCAGAGTAGACGAAGATGGTAACATTTGTATTTCCGCCTTTCACGATGTATTTCTGGATCTTAATTTAATGCCACATACTCCGCTTTTAGAAATTCCATGGGACCTTCCTATCACAAGTTTATAATCAAAAAATAAATCAATCGATGTATCTTTTAATTTGATAAAAAAAATTGATTCTAAAAATATTAAGAGTTGCGGTCATAATATGAATTATCAAAATGTTAACGTTGTGTTATGACGTAATTGCAAGATTATGTAATGGATTATCAAATTACAATAAGATCCAGCTGACGATGACTTCAAAACAAATGAATGAACTAAAATACAAATTGAGATATTGGGAAACTGTTTACGCTGATAAGATAGTTAGTCTTTCTTATTTTGGTAACTTTGAAAGTGTGATAATAGATGATTCAAGAGAATATCCTCGTTTCAGTGGCCAGATTCATTTTATATCATATTCCGGATATGTACCGCAATTTGTTACACATCTGATATTCAACGTTAACGAGCAGATCAACAGTATCATACCAGAGACTGTAACTCATTTAACAATAGGTACCAGCTTTAATAAATCCATCAAAGGTTGTATTCCATCCTCAGTTACACATTTAACATTCGGATACTCTTTCAATAAATCTATCAAAAATAGAATACCGTCATCCGTAACGCATTTGTCGTTTAGTTGTCTTTTCAATCATTCAATTGATACGTTGCCAGACTCGATCACTCACCTAAAATTAGGATGTAATTTTGACCAAATTATTAATAAGCTGCCAGCATCGTTAAAGCAGTTAAAGTTCGATAAAAATGATAAGCGTGATATTGTCAATGACATCGTTCGTAAATCTGGTGTAGAGATAATAATAATTGACCATTAAAATATCTACCTTTGTTGGAAAACAAAGACGAGTTGCAAAACCGCAATAAATTAATTGATAATTAAAATATTTTAATCATCAATCGACAGAACCCATATTGTGATCATCGGCAACTATTAATTCTTTTATCGAACACGGGAGATGCATTTTGACTCTATTAATATGTTTATTGTCCGAATAATGAATTTCGTTCGCCGATAATTCAATAGTCGTAACCTATATTTCTTTTTCCACCAATTCGAAGATGTGTGATCGAATCGGGCAATTGTGATTTGAATTTATCAAATTTAATGGCAAGTGTTAGATGAGTTACAGATTTTGGGATTAGATTTATTAAAATATTTGCCGAATACCAAATGGGTCACGGAATCGGGGTTGAATTCGGGGTGCAATTTTTTATGAGTTGATTAAATTTTAAATGAGTAACTGATTCCGGGATGTAATCATATATCGGTTGATCAAAAAAGTTACCAAATGTTAAATGGGTTATTTTTTCTATTATTCTGTACGGCATACGAAAATGCCGACAAGTACTTGGTCAGTGATATTCGAATTTCCATCGTCCGATAGTATCGTTTCGACATATGAATATTTTTTTACATTTTTAGGTAAAGTGATGTACATACGATCTGTATATGTGTATTCAAAATTATTATAGTAAGGTAAATTCATTACATGCACTTCATTTATTTATCAGTGTAGATTAATTTGTAAAATAAATTTTTTCTACATTATTCGAATAAGCTCATATATTGGAAAATATATCGTAGTTGTACATTATGATTTATTTTCATCGACAATAATCATATAATTATATATTTCAAATTTTGATGATTAAAATCTTTAATCGTCAGTTTGACTTAAATCTATTGCTCCTTTTGTCGCCTCTTGATAATTCTTCTTCATAAAAAACTTCAAAATAATAGTTGCGATGTCATCATATGTGCAAAATTTATTAACAATGCGTTTAATTAAATGATATATGTCGATCATCGTAACATTATCGGCAAGTATTGTTATTTTGCGATAGTCAGAACCAAAGTATTTTAAAGTTATTGATGTATTTGAATGCATCACTTTTTCATAAAATATATTAGTAATATCAGGCTCATAATTTTCTTCTATTCCTATTGTGTCCTCTTCGGGATAGAAACATATAGAACGGATTTTTTCGTTTATCATGTCATCTGTAACCATTTCTTCCATAACACCATCATTTCTTTTAGCCAGATTGGCATATGATTTTTTATTAAGATCTTCAACATAGATTTTTCTGTTATTTGCCCAAGTGAATAAAAACGACGACAAAGAGAGTTTTATATGATAAGTAACATTTCGGGAGGGTAAAACCATATATGGTTGAAAATTCATTTTATGACACCATTCTAAAAAAAAGAACACACCTAATTTCAGTAACCCCCAATAATTCATCAAAATTGCCCAAACACAAATTACATGAAATATCAGAGTAAATATATCATCTATCAAAAATACGAAAGAATATATACATAACATAACACCATATACAAACATCATTTTTGTAAATTGTATAATATTAACTTTTTTTTCAATACAAAAATATTTCCTTCGATATATACATATTATTCCAATAGTATTCAAAATTGATAACAAGAAAAGTAAATTACTTTGAAATGATAACAATAAAAAAAGATACAGTGAAGATGAAAACATGTTTCCTGCATCCCCTCCTCTATATACTATAAAAGTACGTAACAGAAAAAACCATAACTGATATATTTTGTTGTCATCATAAAAAATGAACACGGCGAATAAAGATCCTATCATCAATTCATCATCATTTGTAAAACTATCGTAATAATAAACAGCCACACATATAACACCTAAAATTATCATCGTATGAATAGTAAATCCAAGTAACCATGTTATCGCGACCATTAAAATTTGTAATTTTGTTATTTGCGACAAAATAATATGATAATCGCACACATATATCCTTGCCAGACTGTAAATTATTGATACAGGTAGATATATCGCAAAACTCAGAGTATTATATTTGATAAATTGTACGTTAAAAAAACAGTAAATACCAATAAAAAAGATTTGAAAAATATAGTTACGGATTCTATCCATCGTTATTATGATACAGTATTACATATTTATTTTAGACATATTATTTATCAATTTTTATCAAAAAATTGATAAATTAATTCGTTCATGGGTATCGATAACATTCGATCAAATGTTGTCAATATATAAAGATCTGTTCTCCCCGATCGGCGAATATTTATCAAATCGAGAGAAGATATTATTAACTGCTACCTGCAAAATTTTGGATTCGTTAAAATATTCATTCGTTTATCGCGACAAAGTTCTCTCTAATAAGATAATTCATTTGCCATACAAACATAATTTTAGATATGTTACATTTGCAACTGCATTTGAATCAGTCCCTGACTATGTCACTCATTTGGAATTTACAAACATGTATTCGATACCGGATTATATAAATATACCGTCTAGCGTAACTAGTGTTAAATTTCATCGTCATTTTAGTGGACCGATAAATGGTTTACCAAAATTCATAGCACGATTAAATATGGGGAATGATTTTAATGCGCAGATCGATAAATTACCAACATTGTTGCGACGATTAAAACTAGGACATTTTTTTAACAAACCGATGGATAACTTACCCGAATCGTTAACACATTTAGAAGTAGGATATTATTTTAATCAACAGATTGATAACTTGCCTAAATCATTAACACATTTATCGATCGGTACGCCGTTTGATTAATCTATTGATAGATTACCCGATTCGTTATCCCATTTATTTTTTGATCAACCCATCGGCCCTAAAATCCCTCATATTTGGTAACAATTTTAACAAACCTATCATCATACCAAAATTAGTAACTCATCTACGCTTAGGATTTGAATTTGATCAATCAATTGAGATTCCTGATTCGGTAACTAATCTTGATATATCCTTTGATAGAAACCAACCTATCAATATTCCAAAAACAGTAAAATATCTCAAGGTGGGTTTTTCACCTGATAAGTGGATAGATAATTGTTTGCCACACGGTATCACCCATCTCACATTTTATGATGATTTTGATTTAGAGTTAGGAAACAAAATTCCGAATACAGTTACACATTTGTCTTTAGGTTATCATTTTAATAAATCGATATATGGCATTCCCAAATCAGTTACGCATCTAATGTTAGGTAAGGAATTTAATTATGATATTGATGGGCAACATCTCACAATAAGCAGGACATATGCACGATATATTCCGCAACATGTACGCGTTACATATTTTTGATCTTTAAAAATAATGATAAAAAATTGAAAATGGAATTATAAGGCGTATATTATCTATCAATTGACCATAAGAATGCTGTCGTTATGCAGTGACATTATAGTGCTGTTATGTAAATATTCAACGAATCGCGAAAAAATCAATCTTTCAATGGCGTGTACACGATTGGACAAACTAAAGTGTGTATTTATGTACTGTGAAAAAATACACATTGGCAAAATATTGAAATTATCTTTTTTTGATAACTTTGAAAGTGTTCAAATATCAAATGAAACGTATGAATATCCTAAAAATGTTAAGGAGGTACATTTACGTACAGAGACAACTAATATTCCGGAAGGAGTTACACATTTAAAGTTTGGGTATGATTTTAACGAACCTATTGAAAATATCATACCACAATCCGTTATCCATTTAATATTTGGTGCCTGTTTTGATCAACCAATAAAAGATAATTTACCTCAATGTTTAAAATATTTGGAGTTCGGTTCTGATTTCAATCGTCCTATTAGGAATAGCATACCTTTATCGGTTACTCATTTAGAATTGGGGTGGAATTTTAACCAACCAATCGAACAAGATGACATTCCACATTTTGTTACTCATTTAAAATTTGGCTATCATTTTGATCAAAGTATCAATAATAAGATTCCAGCATCTGTTACACATTTAACGTTTGCCGATAATTTTGATCACCCACTTGAAGGTATATCTTCAGTCAAATATCTATCGCTGCCCTATGAATATAAAAGATTGATAAGAGACATGATCCCATCAATAACTCATATAGTTCTTGGTCTTCATCTGAATCATTTTACTTATCAATTGCCCCCGTCGGTGACCCATTTGATCACACATGATTATTATAACAAAACGGTTAAAAACATACCGCCAACAGTAACTCATTTAATTTTTGGCGATTGTTATAATAAACCTATCAATAAAAACATATCAACGTCTGTAACTCATCTGGCGTTTGGCATAGGTTTCAATCAAAATATTAATGATGTTCCGATGTCTGTGAAAGAAATAACGTTATGGCGAGGCTATAGCGGAAAAATAAGTGAAAATGTCAAAGCACGAGTAAATATTATATTATTATAAAATTATTTTAAAATACATATCATCAATGAGGTGCAGAAATTGTTTTGAATCGATACCCGCATACGTTCGATCTGAATTATGCGACACTTATCGTTGTCTAACAATCAAATTACAGAATACAATAGGACAACTTATTAATTGTAAGATCATACGATAAAAAATTGAATTTTTAATCGTAAGACAAATATTCTATCGAGAAAGAGCAAATGGACCAAAGTGATACAGTATACCAAATATTCAATGAATTATCATTAAACGATATTGTAAGATGTTCAACTGTTAATAGACTTATAAATCGTATATGTGATTTACAATATGCGAGATTAATAAAAGACTATGAGAACATCCTAGCGAATATTTTTATAAAAAGCTCATACAAACAAATGTATGTAGCTTGTTATGAATTAGAAGGTTTTATAAAAAAATATACAG